TCAAGGATATTAACCCTGATCCCGTGACGATAAATATCTTCTGGATCAATCTTGAAGCCGACATCATCAGCTACAAGCCTATCACCGATTAGGTAACCAACTGTCGAAGAGTGAGACTCTTCCCAATCCATGTCCGGTTCTGCTGACTCAATGACCTTGACACCTCTTGCTCCCACAAGTTCAAAGCTATACCAGCCGAACTCATTAGGGCGTCGTCCCTTGATTCTGAATGTTCTATCATTAGCATAGACAGTATTACCACCAATCCATGGTGCGACAATAGTTTCATTGTCCTCTGCCAATAGGTCTTGCCAACTCATATCACGCCAACTCATCGAGGTATTTGTCAAAAATATCACAGCCGCTACTCGGCCACCGTGACAGTCTTCCATCCTTATCTACAAGAGCGATGTTGTCTCCGAACATCACATGGTCAATCTCAAGCTCGCCTCGCTTATGAAGAACACGAGCAGCGTATAGCATAGTGATGGTGGACACGTCAATGATATTGGTTCCGCTATCTATTTCCTTACGAATAAAGTCCATTGCGTCAGCATCAGAGACAGCCGTAGCGTCATCGTTCCATCGAATGATCATTCTGTACCTGCAATCCTACCAATGGTAAGATGAAAAGGGTGGACATCAATTAATTCTCCGCCGATTACCTCAACAGGTTGGGTCGAAAAATCAAGTGACGTTCTGATATCTTCAAGCCAAGGGCTGACTATCCGGAACCAATAGTGAGTAGCATTGTTCTGAATGTACTCAGGGTTGTATGAGAACTCAACAATCTCTCCGTGATACCCTTTCGACAAAGGTTTTTGCCTGACTTCTTCAGGGCGAATCACAGAGATATGGCAGCCGGCCCGTTGCCTGATAAGGATGATCCCTTTCTTCCTCAGCAATGATCGGTATAGTCGAGCAATATCTTCATCTACACTAAGGTACATAAAGTTAGGTTCAACTACGATCTTTCCCGTTGCCTTAATCATTTTTAATTGGTGGGATACCTTCTTCGAGGATATCTTCCGGACTTTTGTTCCCCGTATCTATTGAGACCTGTTGAATTGTGTCTCCACTAATGTGGAAAGCAACCAGGATATCTTCTCCACCCTGATTATTCATCAGACCTTCTGGCTTGACAAGTTCTCCAAAGAAAAAGAATTTGCCACCTGATTCTCTAACGATCATTCGTCCAAGAAGATCAATGGAAAGAAGGGTTGTACTCATGTCCAGCTTGTCCTCATCTATAGTACACGACGTTAAAGGAGTATAAAAACCTATACACTATGCTATAACATCTTGTGAGTTTCTTAGAAAACTTCTCTCAAAGCTCTACGAGAACCGCTGTGCAATTATCGGTACTGCCCCTGGCAATAGCGTCATGACACAGATGTTCTGCCGGATTCCACCCTTCCTTCAGCGCCTTATCAATCTCTTTAACCATCAGATAATTGAGGGAGATTTTGCGATACGGATTCTCAGGATCTCTCTTGCTGTAAGCTCCAGAGACTCCATCAGATACCAGAAGAACACAGTCTCCCTTCTCGAATTTGACAACATCAATATCGATGCGTGTAGCAGACCCAAGACAACTCGTCAATCCTCCGCTAAGGACAGCGTGATCAACGGTAAGCTGAAGAACCTCTTTGTTCTTGTTGATAAAGTAGATTCTCGAATCTCCAATGTGAGCAAGACTAATGAATCTTTTCTCTTCATCAACATGAACCGCGATTAGGGTCGAGCCTCTGTTGTCATCTGACAACTCGCAGTCTTTGTTAGCAAGCCTGACGGCCTCAAGCATCAACTGACATGGAGTTCCCTTTTCATTGAAATTAATAGCACTAAGTCTATCTATTCCTGCCTCTGCTGCAAGCTCTCCGTTGGCATGACCACCCATCCCATCACAAACTGCGACGAGATTATTCTTGACAAGATATCTATCCTGCTGGTAGTCTCTCTTTCCTTGTTCGGAATGTGCATATACCTTCATCTTCTTGCTCCTAAAAATGGTGTGGATGTTACGCTTCTAATCAGCTCACTAACGATGCCACGTCACCGATACAATGCTACGCTCCGTTAAGAAAAGAGCAGGAGCCTTAGACTCTCTCTTTATGTTCGATTGGACTACGGAGTATGGCTTCTGCAATGCAGACATGCTTGTATGACACGTTGAAGGAGTCCCTCGAACAGTTCTTTATTCTTCTTTTTTCTCTTTACATTTCGGACATTCTTTTGGTAGGCTCACACCTCTGGTGCTTTGCCAATGGCCGCACTTACTACACTTGTACGATGGCTCACTGCAAGCTGGGCCATAAGGTCCTATCCATTTCATATCAGATACCTTTTAGTAAACTCTTCATTTACCCGGTCATCAGTGTATGCATCGCCACCATAACGTAGCAGTTGTCTACACTCATCACACCACCTTGATTTGACGTTCAAAATCTTATGAGCGCCGAGCTTAACTGAGCCGTATTTTCGAACCATTTTGGTTTCGATTTTGCAGTGTGGACAATACTTTTTCACCTTGACTCCAAAAAAGTGGGGAGGCTTCAATTTCTGTTTGCTTACTAACGAGAGGTACTAATGTACTACTTCCCTCTCGCTTCCTTCGCCCATACTTTATCCACCCACAGGACAGGATTCGAACCTGCGGCGACCGGGCGTATATACCCGCGCTCTACCAGACTGAGCTACCTACGTTTCCCCATAAATTTTTACGCCCAAGCCGGCTTAGCAAGAAGCTCTGTCTCCAAGATCGTATCAATCAAAGTCTTCCTTGGTGCTCTCGCACTAGAAGCTCCGATAGGCGCAGACTCAATCAAGTGAGTAAACACTCTCTGAACTGCGTAAGGATCCTGAAAAGTGTCCTCCTGAATCCTGACACATGGAATGCCAAGAGCAGTAGCCGTTGTATCGACACAGCGCCCCTGCCTTCTGCCTACCTCAATGAGAGCGAAGGAGACGGGGTTAATGCCAGAAGCTCTGACAACACTTGCGAAGTTACTACGGACACCACCAGATGCATGAGGGTCCTGATCTCCAACGAAAAGCATGATAGCATCTTCGTCAGCAGCAGGCTTTCTATTCGCCAGCGCAGAAACACCGGCAGCATAGTTAGTTCCACCGCTCGCACTGTGACCCATGAATGCCTGAGTAACTCCGGCACTCGACCTGTTTCTAATCCTAAGCTCTCTACCTACAGTGTTGAAGATAGAAACATGGATCTTATCCAGTGGGAAGCCATGAATGAACATGGAAAGATACTGCTTCGCCTTCTCGATTGCTCCATCCATAGATGCAGACTTATCGACAATGACATAGAGACGAAGGTTAGCAACCTTCTCCTCCACTGCCTTCTGAACAGCAGCGTCAGCACCAGCCTTCAAGACATCAGCAGTCTCTCTGCTCTTGACATTACGAGCAATGTTCATTGCTCTCTGGTTTGTAGCATTAAGTGTGGCAGTCTCCCACCTCTGCTTAATAGCCGCAACCTTCAAGAGTCCAAGCTCTTCAAGAGTAGGAGTGAGAATGATTAGGTCAGCATCAGATAGACACCCGCCATCAATAGCCGCAGCCATAATCGCACGAGTAAGCCCAACTGTAGTCGTCCCAAGCAGACCAGTGATCCGCTTGAAGTTCGGCTTGTCAGACATAATCTTCTCGCAAATCTGACGCTCAGTAAGGTTCACCCAAGACTCTGCCTCGGAAACCTCCACACCAATCATCATAGTACGGCGACCATCTTCTGACTGCTTCTGCTTCCACCTAAGAACCTTGAAGAAATCCTCAGTCTGAGGCTTGTATCCGACTCTCTTAGCGAGAGTCATGATCATCTTCCTCTGACCAGACTTGATAAGGCCGGCGAGCATACGAGGGTTATTCTCGCGGTAACGCAGCCACTTCTCAACAACCTTATTGTACCTTCCCATCGCAGGTCTACGAGTAGAGATACCGAAACCAAGCTCACGATTCATTGCAGCGATATCATCCTGACGGAGAACATCACCAATACGGATCAGCAGCTTAGCATCAATGTCTTTACCCTTACTCCTGACGAGACACATGGCCTCACCAACATCACGGTAATCATCATCATAGAATAGGATTTCTCCACCCTCTCTGATTGGGGCACCCATACGGTTCTGAACCATAGAGAATGCAGCAAGAACAACCTTGAGATCACGGTACTCCTGATTCATAGACCAAGATGCCCAACGAGCTACAAACTCATTGTCCATGTCCCAAACATTAGCGACCTGCCTGTAAAGGAAAGATGCAACTTCCTTGTAGATTCCAGGCTTACGGTACTCACCGACGACACGACCGTTGCTACGGACGATACCATCTTCACCACGAATACCAATTCTGGTGCGGACACTCTTGGCCCCAACCTTATCAAGCCTGTAGACAACATCCTGTCCTTCCTCACTCTTGTGAGTAACAGGATACCACTTTGTGCCCACAACGTTGCTATTGTCTGAAACAACAATGCCGGGACGGTTGTGGACCATGTGGTCTGTAGCTTTGATAAGAGCACTGATGATCGTCTCGGCTGGACCGAGAGACTCAACTCTTTCTGTATTTGTATTGGTCATTTGGACCTCCTATTCCTGTCGGAAAAACTCAAATTCCTTTCCGAGAGTATCAATTTCTGCAAGAAGAGACTCTTGCTCTTCCTTGCTAAGGGACGCAAAAACGTTTCCGATACAGGTGCCGCTCTGCGAGCTAAAAGATACCCTTAGCTCTCCATTAGCACCACTATTGGTCATCCAAAAAGATACTGTTCGTCCCTTGTTTGCGTAACCGTAAAAATTGCTAACCCGATAGATATATGCGTAGCAATATTCAAATGTATTGCAGGCATCCAATACGGGGTTTCCGTGAATGTTGTGATACTCTTTGAATTCACCAAGCATTAGCTGACTCCAAACAATGCGGCCATAGCATCATACTCTTCCATAAAAAGAATTCGCTCAATTGGCGCAAGACGAGTGTAGATTGAACCAAGACACTTAGCGGAACCTTCAATTATCGGAGAACCATCATGCATCCAAATGCCTACTGTTCCAGTAGAGTTACTGTAAAGGTAGAAGTCTGGAAAATGAGGATTATCAAAACCAAACCACTTGAAAATCTTTGACTCATCAAGGGTTGGGTGCCCATACTGTTTATGGCTACGCTTATCAGTACCGTCGTACATATCTGCCTCTTAGCAAAGGGTCTATACATAAATGAATTGATCCTGCAAATCAGTTTGTGTGACTTGCAGGATCAATCTATTGTTTTGAGCGGAGTTATATGGTGCCGAAGGTTGGACTCGAACCAACATTTTTGCCCGAAGGCTGCTTGTAAGCTTGAAGTGTTGACCAATTATTTCTAACGGGTCGAGGTTTAAAGCTGGTGACTTTTTAAAGACAGTTCCATATACTGTTGCGTTTACCAATTACGCCACTTCGGCATGTGCGTCACCCTATGATTATCTGGTGACTGGAGCACTTTTCAACATTCAATGCATCAAACGGTTATTGAGCCTACGCAAAGATGTTCGCTTCATTTTACATCATGGAACACCATGATGAAAGGGCTCCCCGTCCGAGGGATCAATCTGTTTTGTTTGCAGCAGGGATCGAACCTGCAACCTTTAGATCTCAATTCTAATGCTCTACCAAGTGAGCTATGCTTGTAAGATTGAAATGATTGGACGGGGAAAATGGGAGCCGGCCCCGCGATTTAACGAGGGATCATCCGGCATAAAATGTAGTGATGTTTCTGTCCGGCTTCGAACCGGCTTTTGTCCCGCAGAGGAAACGAACCTCTCTTCCCCTATTAGGGGTGCCATCCAGGCTCAGAAACATATGTTATGTGGTGCCCTCAAGAGATTCGATACTCTAGTTCCGGTTTATTTGGCCGGCGTGTTAACTTGACACTATAAGGGCAGAAGGGGTATCTGTTCGAGGTACAAAGCTGGGTTTTTGTTGCAAGGAACGGGGATTGAACCCGCAGCCTTCGGATTAATAGTCCGATGATCTAACCAATTGATCTATCTATGCTTGTAAGCTTTGTGATGATGAACAGATAAACTAATTCTAAGTATGGTCGAAAGGGTTGGACTTTAACCAACGACCGTCCCAGTAAGGGCCGCACCTTCTCCGTGCTGCCTTTCGTTAATACTTATTTAAAATGTGTTCGGTGGGGCCGGCTGGATTTGCACCAACAATCTTCTACTTTTCAGGTAAACGAGTTACTATGCTTGTGAGTTTGCTGTGGGTTGCTCCACGTAAGGAGCGAGGCTTCAAACTGAATTGCGAATTTCTCCACAGCCCCGGAATTTTTGGAAGGTATTAACTACCCTCGTGCTGTTGTTATACGAAGGTTTTTGTTGAAAGTCAAATGCGCTTCCGTTTTTTCTCCATCGATGGTAGAATATAACGTCCTACAGGAAATTTAGAAAAATTTGAAGTATCGCGCCGCAGAACCGAAGGAGCCCCTTATGGACAGGGAAAACCAAATCCATGCATGACGATGTGCAGACAAGAGTGCGCGAATGCAAACACTCCTCCGCCGGCAGCGGTAAATCTGGTCAGAACAAAGTTGGAGTAGATAAGCTTACTCAAAGGATGAACCTTCTTGTGCTCGCACTCTTCATTACTCTTACACATATTTCTCTCCTAGTAGGAACGAAACGCTTCCCAGAGTGAATCATTCCAATCATTATGGGGGAGCTTAAGCTCTGTAACGTATCCAGGCTTTGGATATCCAGCGTATCTTGGCTTCTCACCAAGACTAACAAACTCATCCTCATTCGCAAAGGAACTCGGACCAGCCTTGACACCTACGGCATCAATATACATGCTGAACTTACCCTCCTCAAGAGTGTAAAGCTTAGGATCAAAATCCGATAGGTCTGTGCTTGCTGCAAGGATAGTATCAATACCAATCCTCGGAAGCTTCGAACCCTCTTCTTGAATCTCTGTCACGACACTCAGCCAGTCGGTGTCAAGCTTGTTCTCGGCATACTCTGCACCTCTTCCGGTTGTCTTATAACCAAGAAGAGTCACAGTCATACCATAACTCCCGGCCTCACGAAGGATGCCGTCAAGAGCCCACGTACTTAGGACTTCTGGAATAATCTGGATGGTCGCCTTGCTACGAGAGATACCATTGGTATCAAGCAGGCTCACAAGATTTACTACGTCCTTCTTAGAGTCCGCAGAGTAAGCGAATGCTCCACACTCCCGAATGATATCTACCCACTGAGTAGGATCTCTGAGCCACGAAAGATTCTTCGTGGTAAAATTCGGAACAATGTTATTGAGTCTTGCATACTTCAGAATCGAAACGAAGTACGGATGCATCGTTGGCTCTCCGCCACCAATGGCAATCTCAAAAACATTCTTACTCGAAAGCTCTCTGATGAAAGCATTGACGGTCTCTGCCTTCGCATGAAGGCCAGAACTCGTACTGCCCATGTAACAGAACGCACACGCATACGGACACATATCCGTAATCTTAATGTCTACAAGCTCAGGGTATGAAGACTTCTCAATAGGCTCATCGCCAGAGATACGGAACCTTAGCTTGGCCCCATTACTTCTATTGAATGAGGTCCAGTAGTTGTATTCTGCATCGAACCTAACAACGTTTGAAGAAAGGCCATCAAGGGGCAGATTCGCTTTCTCGATAAGATCCCAAGCCTCTCCCGAATAAGAAAGGGGATGGGTACGATCATCATTGTCATTACCACCAAGGATAATAACATTGGAGTTGACCATTGCATCCATGAACGCCTTAGCGAATGGAATGTCAATCATCTTTCCGTCCCAACGCATCGGCAAACCAGTCAAAGACTGGTGGTCAATGCTACCTTCCATGTTCGTATAGCGGTCATAGTTCTCAAGGTCTATACCTGCATCAAACCATGCATTCATCAGGTAAGATGACATATCACCTTTGTCCTGCCAGTTAAATAGACCGGATTTACTCAGCACCCTACGGATTGTGCTCTGAATAGTAAGCATTGCATACTTACGCTTAGACTCCTCGTCAGCGGCAGTGAAGTATTGCCACCCAAAACTCTCCCACTCGTCTGTGGCAGGCATAGGTGTGCCTTCAGGTAGTACGATCACACTGTGCGTGCTGCTGCTATTGGTAGCGAAACCAAACCGTGCATTCATAATCTTCATCTGATTTCCTTACCCTTATCTACTTTAGAGCAGATTCGTCAACGCAAGCGTAGGTATTCCACATGGTCTTTACAAGCACATCGTCACAGGTGACGCAGGCTTTGACCTGCGTGACAAGGATAAATGCAAGTACACCTACTATCATGAACCAAATGATAGCCTCAAGAGTCCTTTGAGTCTTACCGCTAAACATCTTATTCCTTTACCATGTGTTCTTCTGGATTAATAATGTAGTCGATATGACCTTCAGGGGTCAATCTTCCTACAATTCTGTTGCCTCCATCCGTCAGGTGATCGACATAGCTTTCTCCACTCTCATGTGCTTGAACACACTTAAGCAAAAAAGAATGTGGCAACCTTCTTTTGATAGAAACATTAGAGAAGTTGGTCCAATCAAAGTCTATCTCACCAACTGGTGCTTCTGTAACTCTCATTGAACTTACTCCGTTTTAAATGGTAGGACCAGTGGGACTTGAACCCACAACCCGCAGTTTCCCGTTTGTGTTAGTTTCCTAACTCCGCAGACTATATCATCACCCTCGTCATTACACGTTAGGGTGGAGGGCGCTAATGTTGTATTACGTCAGAAGTTCGTCTGACACCAACTAGTCGTTGCACCTTCCAGTCACGCCTGACTGGCTTGGCTCAGAATTGTCATAGAAGCTCAAAAGACCTTGCCCATTTTCTTACAGCGTTATCGCTAACACCATACTTTCTTCCAATGGCGAGCCAACTCATACTCTCAATGTCTTTTGCTAACTCTTCACTCGAAGGTCTTTCAACCTTACGAGTTCCGATGCCTCGACATTTGTTTGAGCAATAAAGTTTCTCTTTAGCCTGCAATGTTTTTTTGCAGACTTTGCAAAACCTATTGATTGTTCTTACTTCCTTAGATTTCTCTGAATTCACCCTCTTAACGTATTCAGTCTCCTTAAATACGCCACCATTTTCAAGCCAACCATGAAGCTTAGCGTGCATAGCATTAGAAAGTACAAGCAGATTTTCTATTCGATTGTTAGAACGATCACCATCTAAATGATGAACGACCTCTTCCTCTCTCAAATTTCTGCCTATCATTTCTTCTGCAACTACAATATGTTCATAAACATAACCACTCCAATTATTACTGGACATGGCCCTGTGGTATTCAGGATTATAGATTACACGATAACCATTCAGAATTCTGACTGGCTTTACCTTGACCACAATCATTATACAAATCTCCGTAAGGAAATTGTACTCAGATTTGAACCGAAAATCAAGGTTCAGATGAGACTGCTGCTCTAACCAATTGAGCTATGGTCCATCAATTCTTTTTAAACTATTTTTATCTACCGCTCGCTACGTTTATCATACGCAGCCCTAACCTTTCTCGCAATAACCTTATGCATTCCAGGGTTAACCTTCAGCATAGCTGGCACAACTTCGTGCCTCACAAGGTTGCGAGTGTACTTCGTATCTTCGTTAGAAGGATCCTCAAGGTAAGGAACCCCCTTTCTTTCACACCACGATTCAAAGACACTCTTCCTCGTCAAAAGAAAGGGTCTAATTACCTTGGTCTCGTTGTTGCTATGAGCAATCAGCCTCGGATTACCCGTCGCTGCTGTCATAATCCATGTCTCCACCTGATCATCCAAGTGATGACAGGTGATGATTGCATCAAGCTTCATTGTCTGTGCAATGTGACGGTAAAACTCATACCGTAGCTTGTGCCAATAAGCTTCGACAGATACACCATTGGGTGGTGGATCGAATGTCTTAGGAAAAACCCTCATAAGATTCTTGTCTTCACAATACGCCTTGAGCATTTCTCTTGCTCTTCCGCCGTACTCCGTGCCATGATCGAAATTGATCAGAATGACTTGCCGCCCGCCTTTGATAAGGAAATCAGCAACCGCCATTGAGTCAACGCCACCAGAACATGCAAGACCCACTCTTCGAGGAATGTCTCCAAGAATTTCAATTCTTTTCACATGAACCTCTCAGAGAAATAGTCACCATTCCATCCAGAATAGATGACACGAGTGATTCCAGCCTTCGCAATGAAGCGCTGGCAGTGTTCGCAAGGACGACTCATTGAAACTTCACCGCCCTTCGTCCATCTAACGACAACCAATGTGTCGCCAGGACGGGCAGCAATCAATGCATCCATTTCAGCATGAAGAAATGACAACACCTCTCCATCCTCAACCCTAATGAATCGAGCATGAGAGACATTGCGATTGACACCAATCCTGATAAGAGACTTGCTCCGCTTAAGGAATGCCGCCAGATGAAAATCTTCTCCATTCGAAAGAGCCATCTCTTTCCCAGTTTGGAAAGCGCCGGTTCCAACGAACGAATGAATGTTGTTTATTCTTTTCATTCTCTGCCGTTATTTTGTCGAAGTATCTACACTATTGGCAGAAGTTTTTTCCGCGACAGTATGGCCGATCACTTCCCATGCTTGAGCATAACACCTCAGGAGAAATGTAGAAAAGTTTTATCTATTACGGCTCTGGAGCACGCCATCTTTTTCTCCCCGTGAGGGGTGAAAACCCCTCGCGACGATTCTAAATTGATTAGAAGATGTCTCTCTCCCTCAGAATGTAGTACGCAACAAAGCCTCCGATGATTGGCATACCCGGATCGAGTCTGACAAAGCCATAACCGATGAACAGAATGGCGAACAGCAGCCCGACAACGTGCGCCACATTAGTGGCAGTATCTTCCTTACATCCCATGAGACACAATCCATTCTTAAGAATCCTGCCACCATCCAGTGGGTACGCAGGAATCATATTGAATGCCCCAATGAGGACATTGATACCAAAGATTACACTGAGCACAAAAGTTAGAACATCCGGCAATGAGAAAAGAATGTACGGAACCAATGCTAGAATCGCAGTAACAAAGTTAAACAGTGGACCTGCAATTGCAATCCAAAAGTGTTCCTTGTAAGAGCCTTTCCTCTCTTCCATCATGGCTGCGCCACCAAGAAAAAACAACATAACTCTTTGAGTGTGATATCCGAACCTTCTTCCCATCAGAATGTGGGAAAACTCATGACCCAAAATGCTCAGTGCGATCACAATTGGAATAGTAATACTATTAGTGAGGACCCCACAGAACACCATCATGGCAAGGAATCCCCAACGAACCTGAACAGGAACATCAAAGAGTCTAAATGTAAAAGCCTTCATATAATCTGATCCTCATTCTACTATGTGATACGAACCATTAACGCTCAAAGTAAACATCTGAACATCAAGAAAATTTAAGATCATCTTGCGAGAAAACTCCGTTACCATATAGTACAGAGAGATCAGTTCAGGATACTCATCCTGAGTTAGACTATCATCATTGTGAAAATGACGCAGATGTATCCTGTTTTCCTGAAGCTGAATTTTTATGTGGACAAAGCTGTAGTCAGTTAAGACACCCCTTGCCAGAACAACACTCCCTACAGGCGAAGCATAACATTCTGTTTCGTAATAGATTTTCAACTTAACATGGTAGAAGTTACCATCTTTATCGTAGAACCATTTCAAAACTTTGTCTGCCGTAGACTCGAACAGGAACATGACAAGGCGATCTTCTGATAACACCTCAGTCCTCCTTCACCTGTATCACCTTCTGCTCTGGAAGAACTACTCCGGACAGAGTCCACTTGTCTGCTTTGCCCCACCCGATCGTATCAAGTGCAATGAAGTGGTCCTTTACTACAGGACGCTTAGTGTACGAGTGACCGAATATCTGCACTCCATTGTCAAAGTGATACAGGTTATCCTCTGCGCCCCAGAAGTCTGGTCGGCCCCAGAGGATACTGCCATGGTCATTCTTGGTAAGACGTTTCATCATGGCGATGTCGCCATCTTTTTTCTTATGCTTCTTCGCAATACTGGTTTGCAGGCCAGCGTGCAGGATCCAATAGGTCTTGTCATCCAGCCAATCAATCATACCGACATCATACATGTTCAGTATGTAACCGATGTGATCTTCTGGTAACGCCTTAATGAACTCTGCCCCAATGGTCGCCCAACCATCTGTCCAACCAAGATCCGCTATGAGCTTACGCCAATCAACTCCATACGATTCGAGAGTAGAATAAGCATCCAGCATCTTAATCATGTTAGGATTAAACCTTTGGTGAACTATCAGTTCAATCATCCAAAGGTCATGGTTTCCAATTACTGCTTTGATTTCCTCTTTAGAACAGATGTCGATAACTTCTTTCTCTGTACCGCCTCTGTCTACGAGGTCACCACAACTCCAAAGCTCAACATCATATCCGTATTCTTTTCTGACTTTCTTTAGGAACTTGGTAAGCAGGTGTGCTTTGCCATGTATATCTCCAAAGACAATTACGTTATTCATTATGCACCTTTTTTCTCAGTGCAGAATAAATTACTTAGTCAGACACCTTTAAATGTTTAGATGAAGGAAGAGTAGAATCATCGCAGAAACAACGACCAGCCAATGAATTTCGAATTTACCGAACTTCACTTGTGCCTTCCTCCCATACAGTCAGTACGGAACGAATCTGCTTATACTCATCAGAGAAGATGTTGAACGTATGACGAGCGTAGTACAGGATAGCTCTACCTGTCAGATAGTCCTTCTTCTCAGAGAGTCCCCAATCTCTTACAGCCTCAGCCCACAGAATGATTCCCTCTTCAGTCAGGTCATCCTTTGTTGGAACAATAGGACAGAGACCGGAAGGGATCAGCACGATTGCATCGTAAGGCCGGGAGGTCTTAACAATCGTTCTCGGGCAGTAATGCGAATCTGTCTCGCTCTCAGCATCCTTAGCAGGATTGAGAGCTGCCTTCTGCGGAGCCTTCTTGACGAACTCTGTTCCGCAGATCGGACAGAGCTTCGTCCTGACACCAACAAAAACACCGCAGTCAGTGTTCTGACACTGCTTCTTGCCCTTACCACCAGACGTATAAATCTTGGGTTTAATCTTAGGCTTAACAGCCTTGTCTTCACCGAGATCGAATAGAACATCATCCATATCTACTACCTATTATACCAAACTATGTGAGTAAAGTCTTCGAAGTTAAAGAATGGAACGTCTGAAGGGTAGACAACTACCTGATGAACCTTTCCATCCTTCATAGGAGAAGCATAACCATCGTAATCAATGAAGCCTCCTGACTTAACGGTTTCCCGAAAATCATCAAGAGTCATCACATGATCGTCTGGCTCCAAATCCTTATAGATTCTGATTCTTTCTTCTCTACTTCCCACCGCATTCTCCGTTGGGGTTCTCAATCTCAAACAGGTCGCCTTCACAGTGGATGCAGACCATATCCTTGAACTCATGAACCACAGGGACAAAGTCCTGAATGGTAACAGAAGTAATCACTCGGCGAAGAACTACCGCATGGTTGTTATAGTCCCGAATGTCAGTGATAAAACTACCCGGACCATTCCCAACGGACTTCATGGTGTAATAGATGCCGTCAAATTTTACGTCTCGTGAAGTATCAAGCCGAGAAAAGCTGGGACGGATTCGCTTGATGATAATCTGAAGGTCAACCTCTCCAAGAATGCGAGAGGCTTCTGCATACGGATCGACGAATTCACCATTGACATAATAGATGTGAGAACTATTACCCCGAGCACAAATCCTGGTCACAAAGCGACCAACACCATTCTTCGTCTGTGCCTCCTTGAAAGCAGCATTCGGAGTCTCGGCATCAATGTTGAGAGTTTCATCGTCAGAAAAAATTACTTTAAATCGCATAGGTCATACCACTTGGTTAATTATTCAGATTCCACACAGGAAATCAGTAAGCTCACTAAATACAATGGCGTCATTTTGTGCAGCGTAACGCTCAATGTTCTTGCTGATCCAGACAGTCAGATACAACTGCCCAGCAATTTCATCGCCACAATCAGGAAGTCCCGCAGTAACCGAAATAGTTTCTCCGGTCACAGGACGGAAGAGGTAAAGGTCCAGAGAGCCTCGAAGATTCACCATGCCAAAGACATAGTTCTTATCTCTTCCACCGGATTCCATCGTGGAAGCCACAGAGTCAGCAAGACTCGCAAGCTTCTCGTTGGTCATTGCCCCGATCACTTCATCGAGAATGCCATTGGAGACAAGGCTCTTTGCCATCACCATGACACCTTCGCCCTCTTCCCCCATATCACGAAGGGTCACTCCCATCTTGGAAAAGGTCTCGTGAAAGCTTCGCCAATCCTTTTCAAGATGACTGTAAAGGGTGGCCGCGTCCTTGATAGGATTCATAACAGACATGCGATTTTCTCCGTAGAGTTTAGCGTTACACCTCGGATGCCTATAACGTCCCATGAGTTTCGTAGAAAACTTCTACCTACTCCGGCGCAGTATCCTCGGCAATGAGACTCAAATAATCATGCCCGCCTTCAGCGAACCATCTGATCATGGTCTCTTCGTCTCCCCATTTGTGGTCCCTGCAAAGCAGAGCCATCTGCTCAATCATGGTCGGAGGGAATGGACTCTTAAGGAACCTTGGGAAACACTTTGCTGTGTCAATTTCTGTGACATAGACAGCTTCAACACCGTTAACCTCAGTGAAGAAGTTAACATCTCTCATGTCATCAAACAGCAATGGAGCTTCAGGATAAAACTTCCTGCTGATAATGTCACCAAGAACAGCAGAAGAATGAATCCAAGCAGACTGAAGAATCTCAAGGAACTCTCTCTCATCAACTATCAGCTTAACCAAATGAACTGATATGTTGTTAAAAAAAGTATACCCATCCTCCAATCTATCTGGGTCAACCTCTACCCCAATCTCCTCCATGGTCTCCCTTACAGCAGCGTCTCTAATGGACTCTCCGCTGTCAATGAAACCGCCAGGAAAACCTCTCGCGCCATCCCATCTTGAGATAATGATCATGCTCGGACACTTAATCGGAGCAACACGCTTAACGTAATGAAACTCCCAAGGCTGAACAGACTCTGTCATGATAGCAGTGAAGACTGCCTCACCATGCCCCGGCTTCTTTTCTCCAAATTTTAGTCTCTGCATTCTACCTCAATCTTATCCTCTCTCGAAGTGGATTTGTTCTTGCGATTCTTGTAAGCAACGAGAGCTACTCCGAGACCACCGCCGCAAGCGGCTCCCAAGACTCCAACATAATCCTGCTGAGTCATGAAGTATACTGCGCCCATCGTACTGAAGAAGAATACTAGATAGAAGAAGACTGCTTGCAGGACACGACCTTTGGTGGTTGCATCCACACTAAGCATGTAACCGCCGTCATCCAACAGTCCAAGAATAAATCCTACCAAGAATGAAAACATCATCCGTCAGTGCTCCACAATCTTAATGGAAGTGTCATCAGTGACAGAGTTGATGGCTTCCTGGCAAGCCTGCCTCAACAGACCTTCCGCCAAAGCAATCTGAGTCAAAGCGACATCTCGGTGACCAGACTGTGCTGCCTGCTCTGCAAGGTCAAGAGTCTGACCGGTATAGCTAATGAGTGCATCGAAGTGAGACATCGTATCTCCTACTGACCAAAGTACATGGCGTTAAAGTAGATCGCAAGAACCGCAAGGACACAGACCACATTAACTACGCCCGAAATGACTGCGCCAATCGCTCCAGAATTCTTTTTCTTATGAAGACTCGAAGCCATTTTGAAACTTACAAGCGCAATACCTACGTTGATAAGAATCAGACCGAAATATTGAACTGTAAGCCAAAGCATTCTGTCAGTCCTTCATCGTTGGCATGAGCCACAGCTTATCAACAATAGCCTTGCTGTCCTTGTTCTCACTCTTAACAGACTCGAAAATAGCTTCGGTGTAGAGAGGACTGATCTGACCGAGGAAACGCAAGGTCGCAACGGTATGAGTCCTCATACACTTCAGCAGTTCATCGCGTCGTCTGTTGACAGACACAGCCGCCAAGTTGGAAGCGAACTCACCACTCAAAAGGATACTCTCAATCTCATCGTCAGGCTGAAAACCCTTCACGATAATGAAACGGATGGCTCGAATGATTCGCAGAGAATCTTCCTGAAACCTCTCATGAGCAGCGCCAACACAACTGAGGCGCCGACGCTTGATGTCATCAAGACCACCGACAATGTCAATGATCTCTTCAGTACCAACTTCTCTTGCCAAAGCATTGACAGTGAAGTCTCTGCGGAGGATGTCATCCTCAAACGTCCCCATCTTTACCCAATCGGGTCTGCGACCGTCAGAGTATGGCCCCTCGATACGACAGAGAACGTAGTCTCTTACATCGCGGGGACCCTTTAGCGCACGAATGGTGAACTTGTCGGGAGTCTCAAGAAAGATTGCGGTATCCTTCCCCTTTCTGTTGGGGTGAGTTGCCTCAATCCATTCCTTCATTGCCTCGTAAGACTCTGCTTCAACACAGTAGTCAATGTCGTTGCTCGGAATGCCCAGGATACTATCACGAATATGTCCACCAACCTCAAAGATTCTAACGTCAGACATTGGTTACCTCTTTATTTAAAACTATACTCTGATCTCTCGGTCCCAATACTGTCCGTGAAGACCGCAACAATGAAACCTAATGCCGCCAATCTTCCACTTCTTAAGCTTGTGATGGTGACCGAAGTACCACTTCTTAGGCTTATGATCTGAAAGCTTGAGCGCATGGTCGAGCATTCGAACTGTTGTGTTTGAGTTTCTTCCCGCTCTATTGAACGGAACTCTCAGTGGCGCATCGTGAGTAACGATAGTGTCAGGCTTATGAGCCTCCCAAGAATCAAAGAATCTCTGAAACTCTTCCTCGGAAGGCTGTTCCCTATCCCACCAGCTAACTTCCTCCACCCTGTTCTGTCTGTCATTCGACAATGCTCCGCCAAGAAAGAGATGCTTCACACCTTCAATCTCAATGACAGAACCTCTGCGAACTACATAGACTCCAGAGCCAGGATAAATCTCAAGAAGATCCTCATCAGGATATCGAGCGCAAAGCTCGTAGTAAAGATTCCAATTGTCATGGTTACCAAAACTGGTAATGATCTTTACAGTCCAAGCACTCTCTGCCCTTTCCTTGATCCACTTGTATAGGGGACAATCATCAGGGGTGAAGACTCCGAAGTCCCCAACCTGAATCATCGTGGTGATGCCTGCATCTGCGGCGCTACTAACCATGCTTTTGAGTTCGTCAATACGGCCGTGAGTATCACCTGCATATCTAAGAATCATGGCGTTGTCCTGAACGGCGGAGGCTTCCTAAGACTATAACACCTTAAGAGAAGTTTAGAAAATTTTCGACTTACTGCCCGTAGTTCGAAGCTACTTATAACTATAGCAACAAATCAGTTCGTGCGGGCAGTTTCCTCATTCTCTACTACATTAAAGTTGCCAACATCAGTAACCTTTATGTTTCCATCAGCATCTATCATTACATTCTTGCTGTGCAAATCATGCCACCTTATCCCCGACATACGTTGAAGCTTAAGTAACTGATCGAAAACACCCAAATGCTCCGGAGGTACTTCCTTTCTTACCTCTTCGATATCATCCTCCATGATGTTGTAGTAATCCGGGACTCCTCTATAGTTATCTTCTCTTTTCAAATAAGGCTTTAGTTTCCCAACGTAATCCGACACGCCATACCATACGGGCTCTCTAAGACTGTAATCATCTTCTATGATTTTATTCTTTTCATATATGATATTAAGTATACTGGAAGCCATAGTCCCTATGATTTCAGATCTTGTTTCATACCTGGAAGCCTCAATCTCCAACTCTTCTATTGTCGGAAGCTCAAGCTCAATACTTCTCCCCGGAAGCAGTTCTGCCAAACTCTTTTGAATCTCTGCACTTAAAGCATCTTCACGATAGATATCCCTATACTCCACATTTGACTGCCCCAACCTGGGCACCTTGCCTGGGCCTCCCCACACTTTAGCTACCTCTTTTGGTAAGGGATATAACTTCTCCATTACAATGATTGAGTAAGTTGGGCTATCAAAATCCGAAAAGAGATCGGATGATTCATGAGATCGGATGACCTCATATACTTCGGGGAATATGTTCGCTACTGACTCCATCTGAGGAGACTTAGTTGCGGCAAGAATCTTATCCCATATGTTTGCATCGGATTCGTCATCCATTGTCAACTTGGCTGCTGCTGGCTTACCATTCCAAATTACATTGTAAACGGTTCCGTAACGGCCATTACCTAAGTACGCCTCTCCGTCTGCTTCTATTGGGATCAGCCCATGCTTTGATAGAATCTCATAATCAAGACCGGACACATATGATCCAGCCGGATTCATCTTATCCTTATCAAGATATAGCGCAGATTCTTCCAGCCTTTTGCGCTCCTCAGTTTCGAGATTCTCTACTGCTGACTCATGCCAATCTTCATCCCATTCTTCTGGTTCAGCTAAGCCGTCTACTTCTTGCGCATATTTCTCGAAGCCTAAGCTTCTCAATGTCTTAGATAGAATGTGTAGACTTCTCATTTAAACCTCCCACTGAAACATATTAAATAATAGTTTGCACAGAAGCTGTGCCGGGAGGTAAACCGAAACTGTTTTCTTAGAATCAACAAAAGGATTAGTCGTTAAACTAATCCTCTTGTTTTGCTCTGCACTAACTCAGATCCTTCAAGGTCTCCCTTAGAGCATATGCCAGTCAACTCTGGAGCCGTTCATATCGAAAGACTCTGCGTAGTCTGCCCCATGAACCACGGTAAGAATCTCGACACCATTCACAGTGACACCATAGGCGAGAGGTGTATCAAACTGCTCAGAAAGCTGTCCAAGACGGTAGCGTGTCGCTACCATGTACGGGTCCATCCCAACGCTCAGCATCCACGGACCAACGGGGCCTTCAGACTGAGCAGTAATTGACGGAGCATCTTCGCCACCAAGCGCAACAGGGCCGGGATTATCAGACTCCGGGTCTTCCTCGGACCACGGTGCCCACTCAACATCATCAGACTTACTACTCTTAGAGCCTCGGATCCCCCCATCAAACAGGCCAACAAGCCAAGTCTGATCGCTACTGCCAATATCTCCTGCCGGACCAGTAGGATTCCATTCAGCACTATCATAGCTAGGCATATAACCTGGCCCATAGATAAGCTGATCAAGAAGGGCCTGCGTAGGCATGAGAAGCCCATTGATCGAGATCAGTCGGCTACTGATAATAGCCATATACTGATATCCGGCAGCGTCAGCCATCGCCAAACCACGACGAATCGCTGCGGCTCTCGCCTCCTGATTGAGGATGACTTCCCTGAGAGCAATATAAGAGCCCGTCCCAGGGATAAGCTTCTTAAGATTCTCTCGATGGCGAGCAGCCTGATCTTCCATAGTCATCACGGTAAGACGAATCTTACCCGCGATAGATGGAGATGTAGTCTGCTGTGCAATTAGCTGTTCCAGTGCGTTAATAGCCTCAGCATATGCAGCCTGCTCAACAGGATCAGTTGCAGCTTCTGCGGGAGTGCTAAAGGAAAGCGAACACGCGAGAAGGAGCGTAATAATTTTATTCATTGATATTTACCTTTTTATATTCTTGTCGGGAGAATGGGAATGCGCTGATTGTTTGTTGGCCGGACTCCGCTTAATCGCGTCTCACCCGGCAGTAGATTTTTACCCTGCAAATTGCAGAGGGTTGGAGATTCATAGCAACAATTAGTCTAAGCACTTGCGAGGGATTTCCCGGTAAGTTGGGACCGTTCAGCTAATATGACTTTGACGACAACCTGACCCTGGTGAGGTCATTGCATTACCCGGAGTCGGTTACCAACCAGACCGCAGGGCAACGGAGATTTAAAGGGGAGACTCTTTATTCCATCTTTGAGTCAAGTCTAACTAAGCGCACAACCTCTTTAAAGGAGTGGAACTTATTGTTATTTGAAATGGAGGCGGGGAGAATTTACTTGTGTCATCAAGTCACCGCCATGGTCTGACACTCTTCCATTCTCAAATCTTTGCAGGATCTCTACAAAGCGCGGAAGAGGACCATTTCGTTTTAAAAGGGTGATCAAGGCAGGATTGGATACCTGCGAGCTTAAAGTGCTCCACCTGTCGGCCGTAGCCAGTCGGCTTCTACGCAACTCATATCTCAAGGAAGTGTGTTTCCCATTCTAAGACCTGTTCATCACAGGCGGCTTCACAAACAGACAAGCACACTGTCTGTCTTTCGAGCCTCTTGATCATAAATTGTTTGTGCCCGAATCCGTCAGGACTCTAGGGAGAAATTCTTTGATGGCTTGAGCCATACAATACATGGATTGGATTCGAGCTTTGCGTCTTCAACATCATCTGCATCAAACACGAAGTCTACATTTCCACCAACCTCTTCGGAAGCAGCCTTGATAAGCTCATTCCTAGAAAGACTAGTCTTCACTCTGATCATGTCAGAGAAGTCCTGCCCATTGACTGGGTTTGGATAAGTTCTAACAACAAAATAGCTTTTCTCTTCTGGCATCTTGTGCTCCCTTGAATTGGCACGCTTTCTGTTATTGAGCCTCAAGTTCTTCTCAACATCGCGGACAATCTGCCGTAGCTCCGCGTCCCAGTTGATAGGCTTCTTACTTTTGTCGTCAGACATCTTGCGCTCCTTTGCTTCAAGGAAGGAGATTGTTTGCCTTCTCACTAAGCTCATCATATGCAAGCTTCAGTTCCTCAATTGTCATATTACGAGCAGGAGGATTTTCTGCCATTGACTGAATGAAATTGAGTGCATCACTCAGCGGAAACGCATCGCTTGTGCTAACGAATTCCTCCTTGTCATTGCTGTACCCTCTGCAAATTACTGTCTCGTACTCACGTCCGGCAGCATCTTCGGGAATGAAGTCGTAGTAATCCTCATCGAACCAGCCGACATTAAGGATGAATCTATCATTAGAAGACATCAGGAACTCCAAGTTATTTCCGAAGAGAAAAGGGGGCACACTTTAACCGGTGTGCCAGCGGCCATCTATGAGTCAACAAGTATCAGCCTGCTAGCTTACAACAGGGCTCTCTTCAAGATGTGGCCTATGTGTGCAGTCGATGGAGGTTGAATTTTGCATCGACACCGTTCTCTGGCTTCATTGTCCAGACCGTCTCGCCTTGAGTGCGTTCAACTACAAACAGGAACTCACGGATTCAGGTAGCACGACTCGCGTGCCTACACACAATGAGGCTCTTAAGCCTCAGAGAGCCTCAACATCAATCTCATCAACAGCCGCGAGAGCAGACTCGATGGCAGACTCCCAACCATTCGTACTGGCATAGTTCTTCTTGATCGCCTTGACAACCATCGTCACAACAGCACCAGCATCCATACGCTCAAGGAGCACACTGGAGCTAACACCAGTAATGTCGAAACCAGACGATGCGCTGTAACGAACCTTCAGACACGCAATGTCAGTGAGCGTAACACCGAAGGCAACACAGACTCGCTCCCACAGATTACGGGGAGCACGGTCACCCTCCCACAGAGGGACGAGGACAGCCTCAGCAGTTCCCATGGCAGAGATAGCCTCATTTGCAGAGAGCTTCTGAGCCAGAGCAGATAAAAGATCGGTGTTCTTATAAGTAGACATGTTAATTCTCCATTACCCAGAATACATTAAACTTAATATGTCCTGGGCGAAACATATAAGCGTTTAAATTTAGGCATCTCTACCTGTTAAAAAAACATCTGAATTAGTTCCAGCCCGCCAAAGACGAGACCGGCATAGAAGATCATGATGGACACTACCATTCCAACGAAACTTGCGATGAAGAAACTCGATACATCACTAAATGTTCCGCCCTTTGTCGAAAAGACAATCTTAAAGACGGCCCCCACGCAACCAGCAGCGAACAGAAGGCCGAGAATGATTCCTACAAGGATCATAATCATAGCAGCAGTGAAAGACATGAAACTCTCTGAGTTAAATTGTGACCGAGCCTGAGGCTTAGTCTTCCGACATAAAGTCCGTAGCGGTATCTGTTACGTCTCTTGGAAAAGTATGAGTTATATCCCAACAGGTTACCTCATGCTCTCCTGGCACAATCGCCAAAAGCCTAAACCCATCGAAACCAGTGAAAGGAATGGCCTTTCTGAAATCAATGTAGGCTTCTGACTTTGTCTTTGATCCATGGAACGTGAAGACCTTTGTTCTTCCCATTCTATCTGCAAGCAGTGCGGTATAGATCATCACTTTCAGAACTCCTAAGGGCAAGCATATTCGCAAGACAAGGGAGCCCACTCACACTCGTTATCAAGTGCAGACAGATCCCTTACACATTCCTGACCAGCTTGAGGATCATAGTCGCAGCTTTCGAATGAGGATAGGTAACCCTCACACTCTTCGTTCTCACTACAGGAGCAGAGATACGACACATAAGCATCAACATACTCCGCCTTAGTCGGAGAAGCACAAGCTGTCATCAGCAGAAAAAGGAATCTAATATGAAGCATCTTCTTAATCTATATATTTATCAGTCACACTGCCGCTTGCCAACGGGCTCGTAAAGCTCATAGCCAAACAGCAACACAGGAGCAACGACAGTCTCCACAAGAAGGATGCCCCAAATGACATTCTCAGTAGAAGCACGGTACTCAACGCAAGGATCTCGGACCTGATGCTCATCAATCAGGCCATAAGGCTGATAAACGCGACCATCAATCACCTTAGACTCTGCGCATCCAGTGCCGATAGCAAGACAGATTGCCAGGATTCCGAAAATACGATTCTTCATTGTGTGTTCCTTAGTAGGAGTATTGAGTTATCGACGCCAACGACGATTGGCTCGATGATTGTAACGGTCGTCATGAAAACGAGATACTGGACGATTACGCCAGCGATAAAATCTAGAACAACGTAGCATTTCTTTACCTTAAGGTTTGACCCTCCTTGGGGGAGAGCCTGAGTATTTATGTCCGTTGTGTTCAACGACAACAGAATCGAGATCAATTCCCTTCTCTTCTGCGAGAAGATTGATCAGAGTTACGATACAGCGCATAGCCCCAATAGGTCCGGAACCTTCCGGCCACCACATTAGTCTAAGCAATGCAAGACCCTTTGGAGTCACATCAATCTTAGTTGTAGGCATCGCTATATCCTTTGAAGTTTAACTAATCAGAATTTGCTTCTGAAAAACAAAGCTTTTCAAATGGGCCTCCGATAGACTTAGCTAAACCTTTCTATCATGCTCGGAAGAACACACTATCGATCTTTAACGGCTCCCCATTCCTTTACAGAAAAGAGCTACGATCATCGAACGGAAATATGGTACGCGCGGCAGGGCTCGAACCTGCGACCCTCGGTTTAGGAAACCGATGCTCTATCCAACTGAGCTACGCACGCATGTCGGAGCAAGGGGCCGACGCCCCATCTACTCCAGAACCTTATTGATTATCTCCATGACCCTATGCCAAAGGCAGTCGGGTTCATGCGTCTGAGTCTCATCTTCGTCTACCACAATGTAGCAGCCCAAACATTCTGTACCTTCATACAGAGTGCCTCCCCAACGCTTCTCTTCCATTCCGTCAATAAGATTCCTTACCAAAATCGCTTCTTCTTTTGTCATATAACACCTCCGTCTGTGTGTATACATACGGGTGCATGACTCTGATTTACTTTCTTGGCATACCCTGTCCTAACTATATAACTGTCGTTCTCTACCGCGATACAAGGCAAAACGCACAGGACTCTTTGGCAGTTATATAGCCTAAGCATTAGGCTCAGTCACGGACCCCACTCAATTAGAATGGAAAATCCATATGTCTCAGAATTCTAAGAAGAAATTCCATCAGTCACCTCCTATCTATAGTTTGAGTATTAGCTACCACTACAAATAGCGATGTACTCTACGGAAACTTCATTGTCACGAATGGTGGGGCAGGTAGGGATCGGGCCCTACAGCAGGGGATCTTTACCCCTCACAGTTTGTCGTTCGCTCGCGGTCCACATATGGCGTACCGCCCCATATTCATTCAGTCAGTCGAGACTGCCCGAACCCGAACTCGACTACCACGGTAGTTGGTCTTCATAGCCTCCCGCACATAGACCTTGCGCTCAGCACCGGACATATCAGCATCGGGAATGGAGATAGGACGCACAGTCGCCCGACCAATGGCAGTCTCAGTGTGAGGCTGCTTCGTCCACGGGTCATCACCCGGGCGATAGATGGTGGAACCGAAGAGGATCTCGCCCTCATCAGTGCGAGTGTATGCGATGGTTGCGATCAGAGGACCGTCATCATCCGTCTCGTGAAAATGCGCAACACGTCCGCCGTTCTGACAGAAGTTACGAGTAGTCTCAGCGTTAGCCATTATGGCCTCCTTTACTTTGTTTGCGTCTCTCACTAAGAGACTGTGGGGTTCAACTTATCGGTGGCACGCAGCCAACCAGATCCATCATGTGTGCAGAGAACAATGATCAGATTATCATTACTCAATTCGTCCCACGAATCCAGAAGCTCCTGAGGATCTTCATCTGTGCCACAAGACGTGAGCCTAAGACCGAAATCGTAAAGGTCTTTCCCTTCACCCTTTCCGGCACCTTCCGGGTACACATACCACCGTTGGGCTTTAACTTCGTTCATCCTATTTCTCCAGGCATTGGAGGCGAGAGTCGGATTTGAACCGACGATACACGGGTTGCAACCGCGCCCCTTAGGCCACTTGGGTATCTCGCCATTACAGAGAGTTGTACCCTAAGTGGCTCAGGGAGTCAATCACAGACTGAAAAGCTCTTCGAAATTCTTGACCTTGCTGCGACGAACACCGGGCTTTCCAGTGCGAAGCTTCTTCACCTTAACAGACTTCTCAGGCTTCTCAGGCTTCGTGAAGAAACCAAAGTCCTCGCGGGTGAACCCTTCCTTGAGTGCCACAGCACTAAGCTCCGCACCAAACGTGAGGTGAACACAGCAATTGAGATGGAATCCACCACTCATACCGGGGATTCTCCCAGCCGTACAGACCCACCGCCTAAGGCTCGTAGAATAGGTGTAGGTTCCATCATCAGTGGTAACAATAGGAGTGGCCATTCAAACCTCGGGATTCGTTGGGGGCTTCGTTCCCTTCAGTATAACGCCCTACGAGAAATCTATAAAAAATCCGAATAGGATCTTCAAGTCCTCTTAATTCGTTTAGCCTTTAGTCTGCTCTTGTTCTTCTTCTCCAAACTGAAACATATTTCTGATAGCTGAAGTTCCATCTGCTTTGGACAGAGCAGCCTCTTATCGTTAAGAATCTCGTGCCAACTCATCCTGCCAAGAAAAACACGACGAGTTGTTCTTTTGCCAAATAGCTGAGCTACTTTGCCAGGGACTTCATCAATGACGATCAGTCTGTTAAGAGAGAATGGGTTGATAGGATCAAGATCATAATGAACGACGTAATGACTACTGCCAAAATAGGCAGCGGTATCTGTAGTCAGTTCCTTATCAAGCTTGAAATCCTTCTTCATTTCCGTCCTCTACTGGTTCCCACAAAATGTCGGTGTAGGTTTTAAACATGACTTGGGTGCCGGCCGAAATGACTCCTCCCCCAACAAGAGTAAGATCAAAGTCATAGACGTTGAAAGGTTTCTCACCCTTAAGAAGCGTATACATATTGCCCATCATGAATGGGAATCTGTCTGTAATCCAGATGTCACCCTCGAAGCTGCCAAGAAGTTCCTCTACTGCTTCTTGGCCAGGATCTGAATCAAATAGAAATGTATATTCTCTTTCGGATCCAGATGCTTTATAAGCATGTACCGTAACAGCTTCAGCCATTGTCCCTCTCTCCATATTATTCTACTACATATGAATAGTTTTATCATCCACGATGATTCCATCGGGCTATGCCAATCCATAACATCCTGCAAGAATTTTGGAGAAGAATCTTTCAACTAATAATGAGAATCAATAGTGAGGATAGAAAGTACCATGCCCTATAGTGTTAAAAATCCGCCGAAGGCTTTAGTCAAACGAATCAAAAAGCGTCACCCTAAAGCTGGCAAGAAAGAAGTCAAACAGTTCATCCACGTCTTTAACGGTGCTATAGCTGATGGAGATGGTGAGTCTACCGCTTACGCAAAAGCTTGGGGCGTCCTTAATAATAACAAGAAGCTCAAGTCGAGCCATCATAAAACCGATCCAACAAAAACAAAGAAAGAAACCAAGAAGCAAGATAAGAAGACTAAAAAGAAATCCTCTTATGATAAGCTGATCGATCTTTCAAACACTTTGATATCTCTCGGGCAAAAAGATGCCGGGCAAATCGTCAGGAAAATCGCCTATCAAGCTTTTCTCCCCGGTGGCCAGGGTGCCGCGTTGAGTACAATAGATTAAGCACCTCTAACTGAAGATGCGACACAACTAACTAAAAGGAACATTATGAGAAAAGTAGAAGAGAACCTTTTAACAAAAGGATATAGCAGGGGCTGGACACGTACCCCTTGGGCTATCGTCCTTCATTATACTGCCGGCTATACTGAGCCTCAGACGCACAGTGTGCTGAAGAACAGAGGCATCTCTGTTCACTTCTGTGTTGAACGAGACGGCAAGCTTGTTAGATACCTTGAGGATGAGAACAGAGGATGGCACGCTGGCTCCAGTAGCTGGTGCGGATACTCCGGCATGAATCATCACGCCTTCGGTGTTGAGATGGTTAACTTTGGTTGGGGAGACGGAGAGTTTGATGGCTCCTCTCCTCGCTATGTATACAGAAACAAAGGAACTCCAGAGGTTATGCAATCTGATAAGGAATTCTATCGTGATGAAAGATATAAATCATCCAAGGGTAAACTAGTTACTACTCGTGTGGTAACAGCACAGGATATGGATAAGTTCCCCGACCATAGAAAGGCTTGGAGTAATAAACTTTGGGCAGAGTATCCTGACCAGCAAGTAGAAGCTGTGGCTTGGCAAGTATGGAATTGGATGAAAGAATATAACATTCTTCCAGAGAATGTCATCGGTCATGAGCATGTATCTCCTACAAGAAAGACTGACCCCGGGCCTGCATTCCCCTGGAACCAATTAGAGATTTATCTAAGAGCAAGAATGGTGAAGGAAAAGCCTGCATTGCTTGATGTTAACTTTAACAGGAAGCTTAGAGTTAGAGCAGTTCAGAGTCACTGTGCAAGGATGGGTCTCAACGTTGGAGACATTGATGGCTGGTGGGGCAAGAAGACTGAAGCTGCAATCAAAGATGCAGTAAAGCTTTACGGCAAGACTTATAATATTGAGAATCTGCTGATTGATCCAGATAACCTCACTAACATTGCCTTCGCTTTGAAAATGATTCCCGGCTTTGACCCAGGAAGAAGATAACTTAAGCATATCCCAAACGCAGAAAACCCCGGTAAGCCTAAGCCTACCGGGGTTCCTGTTTGTTTGAGACTTACCTTAGCAAATCTTCTGCTCTCTTTCGTTCAAGAATCCTCCTGACACAACACTTCCCAAAGGCTCTCATTCGAGACTGTCAACCAACCCTTAGTCAGCAACATAGTCTGAATGTCTTGCAACCTCATCGCTCGCTCTCTACCAAGATACATCCGTGTTGGAAGTGTCAAATCAAGAGACTCTCTCGCCATCCTGTCAAGGAAGCCATCCGGATGATGATAGAGTCTCTTGCTCAAGTGCAGTGTGACATTTACCTTCGTGGAGTAGAGCTTGTCATACCACCATGTCTCATTCTCTGACACATGCTTAGCGAAAGCATCCTTGGATCCAAACCATCTGGTTACCAGAATATGAAGAGGCATACCGTGCTGCTCACAGCATTTAATCGCCCTCTCAAGAGTTCCCGAAGAGAAGAACTTAATCTTTACTCCGCCAGTCTCCGAGGTGAACAGAACCTCCTCATTCCCCTTAGAAGAATGAGTCTCGTCAAGGTCTCTGTCAAAAAGAACGATTCCATTCATCGATTCACCAACTGAACAACTGTCTGAACAGAGGCAGAACCGGAGATCCTAAGAGCAAGAAAGATATCAGGCTTGCCATACTTGCCCGTCTCTGCTCTCTCCAGATTCTTCTTTCCAAGAGCAAGGACCGCAGACTCCCATGCTTCCCGAGACTCAAAGGGATAGATTTCCCAATAAGCTTCCGGAGGTGGAGTCGAGTAGCCCGGATCACTTTCCCAACCAGAAGAAGGAACAATCTTACTCTGTTTCAGAATGACGAATTCTGTATCACCCAAGTCTTCCGGGTTTTCAACCTTCGTTTTGCGATCCAAAATATACATCAGAACTCCCGCAGCTTGAAACCAAACGCTTGCTACCTTACAGGCTTCTCAGCGCTGAATGTCAACCACAAGAGGTTCGACACTCAGACGGAAAGGCTGGTCACTGAACAGATAGTCTCCACTCCACTGGTAATACTGCCCGCTAACAGACCAGAAGTAGATATACGGCAGAGAACCACCACCGCTCCAAGTTCCCTCGTCAGAAGGGGTCGGCATCTGTCCATAAGTACCGCTGAGATCATAAGGTCTGGTCAGACGCTTACCACCAGAGGTCAGCTTGCCCTCAGTAGCAACATACATGATGGGCTGACCAGCATCATTCAGAAGCAGGACATAGCCGGTCAGGCCAGGAGAAGAAGTCAGCTTGAGACGACGCTGAATGTTCTCAATCTCTGCATTCTCAGTGAAATTGACTGTCTCCGCAGCCCTCTGAGCCTTACGAGCCTGCTTCTCAGACGCAGTAGGCGGAGCAAACTCACACGAAGTGAGGGTGAGAGCATAGAGGGCAGCAAAAAATAGACGCTTCATTGTATAAAACCTTAGTCGCAGATGGAGAGAGAGTAGCTGGCAGGAGCAGTACGCCCCTTGAACATAGACACGTTGACCTTCTTCGAATTCGCGTTGTAATCAGACACCATGCTTCGGCACGACTGACGCATCGCGTTAAGCTCCGTCCGAAGACGCTGCTTCTCAGCAGGATCAGTCTCGTCTGCAATATACTGAACATAGTCAGCAATCTGAGGAAGACGAGCCTCAATGGCCTCACTCGTGTCGTGGAACCACTCGTAATTGTGAATAACATTGTCAGGATCAAGAGTCCTGTCAGCAACGCCCTCAATGGTACCACACGCCATTGCGAAAGAGAACAGGAGCATGGCGCTAAGATTGCGAAGATTCATTGACTTACCTCTACAGGTTTTTTGTTTTACCGATTAATATCTACTAAGAGTCTCGGCGCTCTCTTAGTAGTTTTTCTGATTCATTTCGTAGTAATGGGCAATCTTTTCAGTTGCCCAGGTCATGGCATCAGAGTATGCCGTAGAGTCATCATCGTAGTCCTGAAGGTAGAAAACCTTACTGGACGAACGGAATGCAAACACAGGCTCAGACTCATCTTCTCTTGACTTGACGCGTACCATGAAACCCTTACCATGCCATCCAGTGACATGAGCAATTTCACTATAGCACACTTCATTTTCAGGGCCAGGGTCTTCTGCAAAATCAACTACAGTTTGAACCGTAACCATCCGATAGTTCTCTCTGTCCCTTCTCCAAACCTTCGGAGTAAGTAGGATATCCACAGGACCATCATGGCTAATGCTCAGGGTCTTTCCGTCCCTATCTCTGAATGTAAAACTCGTTGCCATCACTTCTCCTTTTATTTCAGCCAAAGATGAAGAAGAGGACCGCCACAAAACCCCCTGAGAGTGCCATAGCAATGGAGACCATAAGGTATCCAAGATTTCTTGAGAACTTCATGGCCTTAAGCCCAGCCTCTTCAGAAACCATAATGACACCATCGTTCATGTAAGTTCCAATGCGAGGATACTCTCGAACCGGCGCCTTACCATCCTCAATCTTCACGGTATAGAAACCAAAGACATTGCCGGAAAGACTCTGAGAGAGTAGAGCAGAATGAATGGGATCAATCTTGTGACGAACACAAATCATCATGAATCTGGAAAACTCAAGAGAGTAACTCTCGTCAATCACCTCCTTAAAACAATCCATAGTGAACGCCACCCGATCTGCAACCTTGAAATTGTGCTTGATTTCAACACCATCAATGATGCACTCAGCATACTTCCGGCCAATCTCGAAAGACCTACCGTAGTTTCGCTTTGCATTCAGAGAGAAAACATTGTTGGGATCAAAACCTTCGCCATCAGTCATCAGATTTCCTCAGAACCTATACTGGTTCCTTAGTCTGTGTGTACGTTTCGCAGGCCGTGCCGGCCTTTCTTTTATTTACTTCGAGCAAGAACCACAGGAAGTCTGCGGGATCACATTCTGAATATACAAAGTGGATTGTGTGCCAAAGGAAGTAAGCAGCAGACCAGTTGTTCTTGCGGAGGATTCTGCGAACTTCGATCATGAATTCCTGAAGTGAGATAGTCTCCGCAGACATGCTATCTACCCTCTCTGGTAACGGTGACCGTCTGACCAACGTATGGAATCTCATTGATCCCGCTGCTACTCAGCCAATGCTCCATTGTGACAAAGCGTCCCGTGCTTCCGCAGTTACAAGTGACAGCAGAGAGGTCAATGCTATCGTTTGGAGTCACAGAACTCTCTTCGCAATAGGAGCAGACGTGAGTGTTGTTCCAGCCTTCGATCTTCGTAACCGTCTCAGTAACGGTGATCTTCGTGCTCTCTCCGCCCCACTCAATAGCCTCCATGTCTTGACTGAAGCTGAAGCAAGTATCTCTGAAGAGAACCTTTTCTGCTTCCTCGACGTAATCAATGGAGATTTTCCGTTCGGTAAAGACCCTAACCCGATCGAGAGGGATCTTCCCAGGAATATACTTTGGCTTATCCGAATATGTATTCGAAGGCGCTGCTCCGAAACACATTCCTCGACCATAAGTCAATACATCTACAAAGTAGTAAGAGCTACTCTCCTTGTAAAGCTTGACCCATTCATCATTGTGGTAATACCAAACGATAGACGGAGGCATTTTATTCTCGGGGACAAAGTATTGCCAAGGAATGGCGGCGACCTATTCCTGACATTGTGCGGGCTTACATAACCCTATAACATCCTGTGAGAAATTTAGAAAACTTCCCTTCAGGATGGGGCGGCATCATTTTCTGAAAATGTTGCTACAAATGCGTTGCCAACAGCATAGTCAAAGGGCCAATCATGCTCAACACCTTCTGTGTCTCTTACCCTTACATGCTTCTTGTCATCCAGGGGACAAATATACACTGCCCCAAGAGGCGTCTCCATTTCAATCCCAAGACTCCTGACAGACTGCCATGGCCTCATCAGGTGGGCAGGAGACTGAGACTCTACCTTCTCATAACTGCCAAAGGTAGTCTTGACAAATAGAATCTTTCCCTTTGCGGTCCATGTTCCTACGAAAGACAGACCGCCATCCTCTTCTGGAATCAAAGAGACAATGACTTTAACAGGATCCATTCTTGAAAATCGGAAACCCATGTTACTCCTCGTCAGAAAGATACAGCTTCAGTGCATCCCTGATTGAGATCTCAATTTCTCCATGCCACTTATCCCTCTGCTTGTAGGTCCCAACAGACCAAGCGAAAGACCCATATGAAGGATTGGAAGGAGCGTCGCAACCATACCCGCCAATAGGATCTGACAGGTAGTAGTCTCTGCCCTTATCTTCGGGAATGTCATTCTCAATGAGCCATTCTCTAAGGAGCCTTTCCTTAATGTAATTTTCGATGTCGTCTTGCAACCACTCGTTGATCTCAATCGTCGGCATCAGAACCCTCCGTCATCATTTCCATTCTCTCCTCGAAAACCTCCATGAAAGGCTTCAGTCCATCAAAGAGAGACTGACCCTGCTCACGGTAGATTGAAAGACCAGTCGCAGTGATGCCGAGACTGTATGCGTCGATCATTCGATTCATCTTGTCGGTGTTGTCAAAGGCAAAAGCCATACAAACCGAGAACATCTTTGGCTCACCCTGATCCTTGCAGTATTGCTTAGACTGAAGGGCGATGTCCTTCCGACTACAAGCACCCTTCAGGCCAGTGAGACTATATGCCTCAATGAACTTAAGGATGTGCTCCTTTCGAGCATTACGCTCATTGATGTACTCTTCGAAATCAGGACGGAACAGAGTCAGAGTCTCCCAATCAACACCGAAAGCAAACAGTGCGGCTCTCAAAGCCTCAATGTCTTCGATGCCAGCAGCATAGCACATCTTGCGAAGCTTCTTGCCAGAGAATGCATACTTCAACGAGTGAAGTCGGATGTAATCCCAAGCCTTAATCTTTGCCATGTGAATGACATGCTCTACGCCATCATAGCCAATCATGTCACCAGTTTCACACCACGCAACAATGCCCTCGGCATCTGGCCAAGCCTTTACAATCTTCACAAGCTCTTTCGGATCAGAAGGCAGATCGTGAAACACAAGAGCATTGACTCCGAGTTCTCCTGCAATCTCCAAGTTCAAATCCGGGGTAGCCCAAACAAAGTAAGGCACATTCCTTGAACGCTTCATTCCTCCAAGTAAAGTAAGCTCGGCTTCCTCATACTTCAGAATGATTCTGTTGTTCGGCGAAGTGTATTCGAACAGAGCAGAGATGCTCTGATCATACATGGTATCGAAAACACGAGGATACCTCTCTTTCATCATACTCATCACAGGAGTGTGAAAGTCTCCAAGGTGATGACTGCCGCGAGTCCGAAAGTGAACGAAAGGATCAGAGCCATCCTTCGGATGAAGAACGTCTCTTACAATGAGAGAACCATCCATCTTGTTAGGATAGTACACCGTGCCATTCTCAATGAGATCGGCAGTGATAGCGTCCAAGTCTTCGCGTTCACCATAGTTAAAGAACTTTTTGAAGCCGCTGCTTATGATCTCCCCGTCAGGGTCACACAAAAGGGATCTCAAGTGTAGCTCGTCGTATTGCCAATCATGGGTCGTCTTGTTTGAGCAGACAAGCACAACAGGACCATAACCTTCGATAAATCTATCCTCAACATTGAACCTGTCTCTATTAATTTCGCCAAGGTTAATGTGCATAGTAAATCCATAGGAGAAATGATGAAAGGTTACAGAAAGTACAGTGTTGACGATACATTCTTAGAAGCGGTAGGGCCAGAACAAGCTTATTTCGTCGGCCTAATGGCTGCCGACGGCTCTATATCTAAATCTGCAAAAGCAAAAACTAATCAGTTTAGATACTTTAGGCTAAGTCAGTCTGGGGAAAATGGGCTAAAGACTATCAAGTACATAACAACTCTGATAGATTCCAATTGTAAGGTTTACGCTGACCCGAAAGTGAATTCCTATTCCTTTCAGATAACTTCAGTTCAGATCACTGCGAAACTTATTGAGCTTGGAGTTACCCCTAACAAAACGTTGACACTTAAGTGGCCGGAGCTTAACCCTAAGCTCTACAGTCACTTTCTTAGAGGATACTTTGATGGGGACGGCTCTGTTGGCATCTACAAACGAGGAGCTGGGACATATCTTGCTGCATCATATGTAGGAACAGAAGAGTTCATAAAAGAATCAATCAAGCATATCCCTGTTAAGAAGTTCAGTGTGTCCCACATTAAACGATGCAAAAACCTTTATCAGGTTAGTCTCAATGGGCAGTATGCTGAGAACTTTTGCAAATGGTTGTGGAATGAATCCAGTTTCCAGAGTTACAAGTTCGACATCTATCAAGACTGGATGGACAACTATGACCCACCGTATCGAAGGTATGCAGTGTTAAAGTCTCAAGCTTTCCTAATGCGTTCCGATGGCGTAGCCGTCACGGAAATATCAGAAGAGCTTGAGGTACCATTCCAGACCATTTACCGATGGTTTTCTTCGGAGAACATTTCTTTCAGGCCATCACCTGCGAGGTAGTCAATAATCCCACTCCACATTACTACTCCTCCAGCCAATCGGTAAGAATAAACCCTCGATCAACAAGCTCTTGGTCTGCAAGTCGAAAACATTCTGATAGGTCAGACTCCTTACCCATGTCCTCCCAAATCTTCCGACCGTATCTGACATCGGGAATTTGACAGCCATTGCTGCGGACATCAAGAGTCAATCGCGTCCGACCAATAAGATTATAATCGGTTCTGATAGTCATGAATCGAAGCCATGCTACGTTGTTGTGCGGCTCTGTATTCATACCGCCAAGAACTGGAAGCCTGTACCTATTGTGATAGAGAGCCAAAGACTCTCCTCTGTGGAGCCAGCCAGTCAAAGCACGACGCTGCTCCACCATCGCAGCATCTACCGCTGCAACGTAAGGACTCCTAAGTTTCTCTTCTGCCTGAAAAATCACATCTGCCTTTCGCATCAGGATTTCCGCTTCATACCTCAAACGTTCGGCCTCTTCAAGATTGTTACCCGGCTTGTTATCAAAGGCTCTAAGCCGCTTGTTGGCGGCGGTAAGTGCGAGGATCTCAGGCATGATTCTTCCGACAGGACAAAGGTGGAACAGTCAGGCCCTTATAACATCCCATGAGTTTTTTACAAAAATCCCTAGAGCTCTGTCTTATCTTGGTATGTCATGCCAGAACTAACCCAGCCAACCTTAACTCCAAGACCTTCTTCCATTGTCTTTACAATATCATGAGTCTCTTTAAACTCAGGATCAAATAGATCTGATAGCTCATCACAAATCTTCAGTCCAAGATGAGGATTGGAGAAGTCTCTGCACCTGAGAGCTTCCTCCATCACGTCGGAGATATCCTTCTTCCCATCATAGTCATCGACATACTTGCCGTCAGATACAATGTCCTCGTGAGTAACAAAAAGCTTGGGATTTACAAACATATTGTGAGCCTTCACAACCCTTACTGCATAGCGCAAAGAAGGAAGGTCGAGACATCCGTACCGCATAGCTGCTTGCCACTTGTTCTTTACGTTGTGAGGATCGTACCCCTCAACGTCAATGTGCTCAGTAAACAATGGGCCTGCACCATGGCGACTCATATATGTTCTGGCACAAAGGACATGCCGATAGTCCTTATCCTCAAGGTAGCGCAAGACATCGAATGGAGACAGGCGTGTTACATGAGGGAAGAACATTCCATACGTTGGGTCAAGCAAGACACCCTGCGCTGACTCAAAGATCCTATTCTTCGCTGACTTAATCCTGTCAAAGATATCTCTCCCGCTTCTGACTTGGACACGGGCGGAGAACTCCTTGTAAAGATCGGCAGTATAACCCACAGACTCTTCCGAACCAATGAACTCGATCATGCTTTCAATCTCTGGATTGCCAGCAAGATCGTAATGCTCCATGATGTTTAGAATGAAAGACTCGTAATGTGCTCTGACATTCTCAAGTCTCTTCTCCAAATTATCATCGGTTAGATCCCCAACGCATAGTCCGATCTGCTGCGAAGCAAGAGTGACAGCCTCATTGACTCCATAGCCACATGAACCATGACGCTCGCTCCCCCTTAGGATCTCCTTCAGTCTGTTGCCAGCCTGATGATAAGGAGTCGTCACAATAGAATCAGCAGAGACAATCACTCTGCCGAATGCCTTACTATCAAAGCTCTCCAGAGCCTTACCTTCCTTTACGAAAGCAAGAGGATCGCAGACGACACCAGCGTACAGAGTATCTGCTCCCGCAAAGAAGCCGGAACCAAACTGTGCAAAAGTGTGTGACGTTCCATCGGGAAGCACTACGTTATGCGCAGCTTGTGGGCCGCTTGTAGCTCTAATAACAACAGGACTCTCAAGTCCTCTTGCGAGATAGTCTACTGCGGTACCCTTACCTTCGTCTCCGTATCCAAGACCTGTCACAACAAATGTAGTCATCGTCTTCTCTTAAGAGCAGAGCGGGCCAATGCAACAATCGCAGCGGTAATTGCCAAACAGAGATAGATAAATTCTCCAACTACAGGAGTAAAGCAGAAGATAATTATAAAAGCTCCGCCCAATACTATTCCCTCATCGTTACCAAAGAACTTTTTAGCGTAACGAGCGAACAAAATGACGGGAACAAATCTTGTAATCAGATAGTAGATTAGCAGACCAAGCCATAGGGATTCCATTTCTTTACCTCTTATACTTTATTGACAACACGGAAGAAGACAACGTCATCCACCAAGCTGAGGACTGGAAGAGCCAAGCAAAACTCTGCTACACTTCGGACAAAGAGCATCTCTTGTGTGCTGATCAAGATCATAAAGATTCCCTCCCCACCCACAAATGCATCTGACGTAGTAATTCGCGATAGATTCCTTTTTTCCAAGGATCTTCTGATACTCGTCATACATAATTTTCGCCTTTGCATACCAAGCATTGCAATCTACTTCTGGCGAGACACGCAGAGGAACTCGAATACAAAACAGGTCATGCATTCCATATACAATTTCGTATGAAAACAAAAGATTGTATTTTGTCAGCCAACTGGCATCTGACTCTATAATCTGCGTTGCCTCTTCGAAAAGAGCACACCACCTATTCATCTTATTGATCATAGACATTACTTCCCTTCACAAGGGCTGACACAATAACACATTTCAAGATAAGAGTTATAATTGGATCTCTCTGGGAAACAGCTTTCAGCACACTCTTTTCTAACTGCCTGAGTAGCAGAGTTGGCTTCATTCATGTCGTCCACAATAGAGCACATCGCAAGAAAAAGAATTGCAATGGTAATCGTAGTGACCACGACTACTCTATACTTCTCAAGAAACTCAGTCATTTTAATTATGCTCATTGTATCAACCCCTATCAGGTTTTAAAGTCTACGCGAGCCCTTAGAACTCTTTGTCATAGCAGCCGCAGTACCAGTGCCAGAAGCTCTAACCAAAACAGCACCGCTGTTCTCCAAAGGAGCCAGTGCAGTCTCAGTACTCTCCTTGTTAGTGGCAACACTAACTGCATCATCCAAAGATGCTCCATTGACCATAAGGCAGATACCCTTAATCACATCACAGATTGTCGTATAGTCATCAACCATCACGGCACGCTCACCAATCAAAGCTCTCCAGACCTCAGCGGTCTTCGTAGAGAAGTTTCCTCCCTGACTAATCATGATGTGGAATGCCTCAAACTGATCTCCAATCTGTTCAACTACAGAACTAAAAGAAGTATCGGACTGAGGGTTGCACCCTGTATGCTTTCGCACAATGCTTGCCGGAATCTGCTGGTAAGGCATCTCATCACCGATAGTGAAAAAGATTCCCTTACGACCCTGAGTTAGGCAATCCAACTCTAGGTTCTCAGCCTGAGCAAACCAATACCAAGTAAGCTCATAACTCTCACGACCACCTCCGCCACCACCACCTTCAAGCCAAAGGTCAGACAGGTGATCAGACACCCTGTTATCAGACTCGAAGTGAGTAATCTGAAGAGGGGAACGATCAGAGTACGCATCGCCAACTGCACAGACGCAAACCTGTGGGTCGGTGACAACGCCAGAGTCATTCAGAGTGTCCATAAGGTCACCAAGAAGCTCTCTAACGAACTTGTCAGGAATGCCATGCATCGATCCGGTAACGTCAAACGCTACAACAATCGGTGTAGGATTCGGATGCTCGTCAGTAATCAAAGACTGCCGCCGCTCAATGTTCTTTGGGTCAAACTCATCCTTGCAGGAACGAGACTTGAAAACTGTGGCTCTTGGAGCCGAACTAATACTGCTGGAAAACGAATCATATGTCGCACCAGACCAACTTCCACCACCCATATTTTCTCCTTAACTTTTCATGCTGCACTCTTTGGCAGCAAGTGGGTTGTATACCTTGGGAATCGCCATACCAAAAGATAAAACGATTCTCCTTCCTGAATGAATCTCGGTGACCAAATGCTTCTCAATGTCTGGACGGAACAGATGAACTCTGCCGAATATAGACAATACATTATCGCATCGAAACTCTCCGCCTTCATCGGCGTTTCTTAAGATAACGTTCAATCGAAAATGATTGAACCCATCTACTATATCTACATGCTCGGGAATGTATGAACCTTCGTCAAACCTCAGCACATAAGAGTCAAAGAAGAGGGCGCTGAATAGCTTTAGCTTCTCATATCCTGTGCCTTGTCTTCCGGGTACAAACTCGAACACTTTTAATCCATTGTAAATGGCATGAAAGTTCTCTTCCATACGCTGTCAACTACCTTCTGAAATCTCTTATAGATCTCGATAGTATTCCTTCCTCTATAGTATCCGCTATAGATGTTTCGGTAGAAATTCTTAATCTCGGAAGGGATGTTGTCTTCCCCTGCCAACCACTTGTAGATATCAAACGCCATGACAACGTCTGCGTACCTTGCATCATCTGGCTTATCAAATACGAAATCAGGGTACTTACCGAATGACTCTGTGTCCGCAACCGCAATAGGCTTGCCAGTCGTGGAGCAAGTCCAATCCAATAGTACGCCACCGTGAGTTTCCGGTATGATAAGAATGTGTCTAGGAAGAACTCCAAGGTTTGCAATGCCATTTGAATGTGCGTGACAGAGAACCTCTAGGATCCTATTAAGCATCCAAGTGCTATGCGGAGCAGAAGTTATAGGGTATTTCTCCTTCACCTGCTCCAACGTATAGCCTTCAACGTATTGATAGTGCTGGCCAGGATGGATCACTCCGCCCATGTTAACGCTGACGGGAGTAATCTTTCCGATTAGATACTGATCAAAGTGTTCATGGCCTCGAAGTTTTCTCAGATGTTTCTCTGCGTTTCTATAGAGGTCAGAGTCAGAAGGGTCTCGAAGGATCTTAAGGACATCTGATCCGTTGCGTACTACTAGACCTAGATCTCCTTCATGGATTACGTCAGTGAATTTGATCTTCCTCTTGCCAATGGCAATCTCAAATTCTACCTTACCAGGGGTAATACCTTTCTCGATAAGGTTATCTAGGGCATCCCTGTACTCACAGAGAAGCGTGAAGATGTTGTTCGCCCACTTAGTATCCTCACGATCCCCTGCGTGTTTGTCAGGATGAAATTTAATGGCAAGCTTCTTAAACGTCTTTGCTACGTCGTCCTTCGTCTTGGGATTATCAAACAACACCTCCGGTGCCGTCTGTGTAAAACCCAAGTGAATGTAGTACAGATCGGAAGTCATGTCAGAGCCTCCTCAGTTCCTTTCTCCAGTGAGGACCGAAAGCTTTCTCCTTTGCATTAGCAAAGAATACATCGCTATCTTCGATTCCTTCGTCGTTCCAAATCTTTGTTTTTAGGATCTTAGCAGCCTCACAATAAAGCTGCGTACCAATACCTTGTCGGCGTTCGGCTTTTCTTACGAACACCATGACCAACCCGCTTCTTTTTCCGAACAGAATACCAATGGGTAGGTCTTCCTTATAAGCTAGGACGATCATCTTGCCGCCCGGCCTTAGGATCAGTCCGCGTAGCTCATATGATAGCTGCCAGCCAGAAACATAGAGCCTATTCTTCAGTCCAAGCTTCGCTGCTCTGATAGAGTTCGGTCTCTCGGTATGAACCTCGTACCTAAACTTACCCTCTGCCACATTAACACCTGTGTCCTGTGAGAACCTAGTTGGTCTCGCGATAGTATTGAGTTAGGATGCTATTCGCAAGTTCGTCCATATCTATTCGGGATTTTCTAACCCAATAGATACCGCCGAACAAATTCCTGTATTTGCTAAACAGTCTTAGCCTTGTCCAATAGTCTACATCTTCATTCCAGGGAGGTGGCCCCTTCCTGCTTGCACGATTCTTCAGAACGTATGGAGTGCTTGCAATGAAGAATGTCCATGGCTCACACTTCATAAACGATTTGAAGTATTGTCTGTACTGTGCCTGAGAGAATCCGGCTCCCTCTGTGTCGATCAACGTGATAGACGTTAGGAACGTCAGCCATTGTCTATCGAACACCAGAAGGGTATCATCATCAGTCTCTGCCAGTGTGCGCCGGACATATCCTGACAAGAATTCTACAATTTCTCTAGCCCGATCATTGTCAGTGAAAAGGTAGAAAGGATCTGTGCCAAACTCTTTGATCGCTGCCTGCCAAGGCTCAGCAATGTGATGCTTAATGCCTCCGTCTTCAAGAGACTTGCGCATAGCAGCGATCAAAGGAGTCTTGCCTGCTCCTTTATGTCCTTCAACAACAAGCGGTCTCATATCACTTTCCGTATGGAATGTAAAGATCCATTATCTCCATGATCTTCTTGGAACCATCCGAAAATTTTACGACGACATAATTCCAGAAATCAATATCTTCGTATTCGACATATACCTTGACGATAGTGACGGGCACATCATCATCAAAAGTACATACATCATTCGTCAGATAATGAGAGCCGAAACTAACAAAGTAACCCTTGCCTATATCCTCTTCAAGATCCTCTGGAGTAAAAACATCAAAGAGTTCTTCCTCTACTGGAATGAGAGTGAGCAGATAGTCTCTCGTCATTTCTGCTGTGCGTCGAGAGATCCAGGTGAACTTCTTTCGGCACTTTCTACCTTCCTGAGTAGAGACAGCAACTGCTTCGTCACCAAGGAAATAGATCACTTTACCGACAGCAGTGTCGGTACACAACCATTTGGTGTAGTTAGCCTCAGTCAAACGGACAGCATGATCCGCATCGATCCATTCATGGCTGCCAGTGAGATCCTCATAGAGTTCTCCGGCAGACCAAGACTTCTCACGCTTTGGCTTTACGAGTTCAATGATTTCCTTGAGATTCATTATTGTATCCTTTAGTTACATTACCCGAAGACGAATGGGTCTAAAATCCGAACAGTTTTAGCAACTGCTTTACAGAGTCATCGAGAGAAAACTTCTCATTCTTTTGACTCAATTCATTTTCGGGAATGCCAGTCTTACCAGCCATTGTATCGGCAGTTCCTCTGACATAATAATAGACAACCCCATTGTGAGAACCAGCAATGCTGTCGATCACAACAGGAACATCTGTGTCTTCGGTATGCCATGTTGCAGGTTTACCAATCTTTAGCTTAGGCACTGTCAGGTCCTAAGTCTTTCAATGACTACAAACGTTGTAGCAACGTTAGCATCATCGCCAACATCGATCGTATGAAAGACATCAACAACTGTAGCGTCACGGAGAATGACCCTGTCACTATGTGCATGGAGATTTACAGTCTCCCCTTTCCTCGGAACAGGACCAGGAATATCAGAGTAGTAGCTCTTAACTGGAGACTTACCGCTCTCGTAAGTGATCAGGACAATGCAATAAGATCCACTCATCGCTCTGTCCATCGCTTAGTCCAACAGAATTCAGAACAGACTTCGTTGCCGCTCTTGGTAAGGAACTTCAACGCACCACAGTGACACTTAGCAGTAGGGTTCATGATCCTACCATAAGTATCACGCATTCTATCATACATTCTCTGGACGATAGCGTCAATCTTGCCGGTCCTGTTGACTCTTGTATTCTTAACGAGGCCCAGCCAATTACCCTTAGAGTTCTTATGCACTCCGCAAATCCTAATCGCATCCCTACCAACAGAACGAACCTGATCACAGTCGATGGTCGTATAGACAACTACCTTTCGGTCAGTGCCAGGAACCATACGGTAAAAAGTCTTCTCGCCACTTGCCTGTGTGTCCTGAACAAAGCCACATTCGGTCAGCTTAAATACAAGAGCACTTGCAAGAGCACGCCTATCAAGGTAGGACGCAGGATTATACGGAGTCATTAGGGGAAGCCTACCGCTTAGGTTTGGGGCAGACGCAGACTGCGAAGCAGCACCTGCAAAAATCATAGTCATCGACACTATCGGAATCAGAAGAGTCTTCTTCCTCTTCTCCGTCTTGCATCTCGTAGTAATCAATTGGTTCTTCGTCATCGTCACAGTTGAAGTAACGTTCAAACTCGGCAGCATCTTCTACTGAGTTTGAATAAAGATCGATGAACTTTCCGTCAGCGTCTTTGTTCATCGAACCCCCTAATCTCCTTCTTAAGCGAAGCAAGCTTAGCCTCTGCGCGAGTAAGTCTCAGCAGAAGACGATATCCAATCTGGTGAGGCTTATCATCCCACCAGCCATTGCATCCTTCTCCGGCGAAATGCTCCCAAAGAGAATCGAGTACCTCATCCTCTAGGTCATTGCCAATGAGTTTATTGACAGATCCTTCTAGTCTGCCTTCTGCCCTTAGCGTGTCGAAGTATGCCTCAATGTTATGAGTCTCAGACTCTTCATCAAGAACTCCTTCTCTCATCCCCTGCTGTACTAGCTGCTCATACAGTGGAGCAAGTCTGTAGCAATCAGTATGACGATTCATTTCAATCTTCCTCTTCGGCAATCAACGCATTAAGCCTGTCAACCTGAGTCAACAGTCTGTCTCTCTGCTTCGCAATGAAATTCGGATCAGCCTTGCCCTTCAGGAGTCTGCCAACACCAGCCCACTTCTCTGAATCATGATGCCGAGCAGCACTGATCAAAGAGCGGTTGTGCTTCATCGCGGCATCCCTATCCTTTCTTTTTCTAGAATAGTTCCGCATTCTATCATGCCAGAGATCATTGTCCTTCTTCGCCTGGGACACCAAAGAGCCCCACTCTGGATCCTCGTAGCTGGTATAAAACTCAACGAACTCAACCTCGTCAGAATAGACTGGGACCTCTGTATTGACAGTTACTTCGACATCGTCTTCCCCATCCCATTGATATTCTTGGTAAGACTTCTTCTCTGTACCGATCTGAACACGCTTGGGTGAAACAGTGAACGAACGAGTGGGAACCTCGGAAAGAAGATCCATCATCTGCTGCACAGACATATCTGCTTTGATGATAGTCTTGGAGTAAATCGTCTTGCTCTGATAAGACGGAGACTTTCTTGGTTCATTGCCAGGATGCGGACACTCTGTCGGAACCTTCCGCAGAGGCACATACTCTCCAGGGAACATATCTCTGAGAGCCTTATAGATCATCGTTGGGGTAATCTTTTTTCCAGACATTTCAATCTCCAAGCTGTAGGTCTTTGGGGTAATCTTTTTTCCAGACATTTCAATCTCCAAGCTGTAGGTCTTTGGGGAACTTAAGCAACTTAGACAGTTGCTCATAATTTTCCAAGAACTGTTCTTTTTCCTCTTCGTTCATGAGTCCGAAAAACTCTCCGAGACAGATATCGGTAAATGCAGGATGTCTATACTGTACTCGTTCTCCCGGAATTCCAACGATAAAACAACTTGGATGATTTGCACTAGTTTGCCTGCTACGCATAAGAGACTTCGTGGTATAGACCCTACAGCTACCCCAATCAACATAGTAAAATGGCTCAATGAGTTCAAGCCCAGGAATTACATTTGGCTGATTGTCACATGGCTTTCGGTATACTCCAAGCGAACGAGTATCTGACATTTTTAATCTCCGTTTGAAATGATGGCCGCGAGTTCGGCGTAACGAGTCTCTGTGATTCCTAGAGCCTTCAGCCATCGACGGAAGTACGCATCAAGTGCATCGCTCCGGTCATGGGTATCTCTATGGTAAAGCTCGAAGTCTTTCCTGTTCTGTACCTTGTCAGCAATCAATGCTTCATTCACATCAGGATCTTCACTCAGTTTCGGAGTGCAAGGATCGTGAGAAGAAAGGTGAGCGTTAGCTACCGCTCTGTATTCCATAGCTCCAATGAGGACATCGGGAGAGACGTGGCTAAGGCCAGGGAAGTCATACGTTTTGTCACGGTAAACTTCCTGCAACAGACCATGAAGGGCATAGATCCTCATAGCCCTCTCTGACGCTCCGATTTCTTCCAAGACTCCTAGTCCTTCATCAACATGAAGCATGTAGGGTACACCTGTCCTCTTTGCAACTTTGTTTGCCCAGTAGAGATCGATCAGAGTGTACTCTGAGAAGATCGCCATCTTACCTTGCTGCTCAGGATCTCCACTCATTCTGTGAGGATCAAGCATCAGATAGGAAATCCCCTTGTCATCGAGATAGTCATCAACATTACAAGCCCACACAGTCAGAACCCGGCGGGGAGAAAAGCTTGATAGCTCCTTCTGCGCCTCAGCGTAAAGCACCGGGTAAGCTCCTTGTCCGCGATTACTGCTCAGGACATAGATGATGAGAAAATTCTCTCCATTGAGTTCAACTACCACCGCAACGTCACCACTCTCGAAAGTGTGATGATGAATGAGTCTCGCGCCAAAACGAAGAAACTCTTTGACTCTGTACTTCAGATACTGAGTAGCCTCATCAGAAGTGTCAGCGTGGTAATCGAACCTATTCACCTGTCCCCCTCGAAATGATTATTACTTCCGGCCAATGAATGAATCATCGTCTCGGTAGTCCATTCCCATTCTGCATTTGTCCAAGGAATAAACTTTCGCTTCTTCCTTCCAATACCTTTACTCCACTTGCCAACAGAACCACAGTTTGTGCAGACGAGTTCCGGTTCCCTAGGAAGAGTGCGGAAATTTTCCCATCTCTGTTTGAAACCGTCACCACAATGGCGACAATGGGCTGCCTTAATCCACAAAGTTGCGCTCATTGAATATCCTTTAGAGCGATCCAGTCATTGACAAACTCCCTTGCCTCTCTAACAGTATCAAAGAGCTTGAAGTGCCTTTTGGGAATGGTGGTGTCGAGATAAACGCCACAGTAGTTCTTGCCATCTTCTTTGCAAGTGTATACCTCACCGTAGAAAACGGAGTTTAGGCACCAAGTTGCTCTTGCGAATCGTTCGATTGAGTTATGCTTATCGGCATACTCTCTTTCGAAGAGTTCCTTATCATATCTGAACTCCCAGACTCCATCATCCGAAGGATCACGGTCTGGAACAACTAGAGTCCAATCAGACGGCGGAGAGATTCTATTGAGAGGACTACTCATTAGTCCTTCCAACACTCAGAAGACATGAACGCAAGGTAATGCTTGGCGCGAGTGAAAGCAACATACTGGAGGTTAATCTCCTGCTGACGCTGCCATTCCAGCCGAGCGTAACGCGAAGGCATCAAGTGAGAATCAAGGATGAAGACCCTATCCCACTCATGCCCCTTGGAGCGATGAACAGTGCCCAACTGGACACCGACATTGTCATCATCAGAGAACAGAGAGTGAATGCTCTTGCAGAGACCACTGATAGTGAAGTCGGAACGATCGAGATTGTCCAAGAAAATCTTGATACATTCGACCTTGTCATTGATCATTCCAATCGCAGTCTCACTGCCCTCTTCCTGTGCCAGTCGAGCAGTCTGCTTGTCAGACCAGTCCTGCAAGTCACCACCAAGAGTATTGATGGACTCAGACTTAAGATCCTTGATCAGCTTGACCAGACCAGCACCAATCTCTCGACCCATCACCTTTGCAGGGACACGACGACCAATCAGACCGTATGCGAACCGAATGAGAGGTGCAGTGTTACGACACAGGATCGCATCACCAGTCTTGAAGGTTTCTGCGTCATAGTCAGGCAGACTCTCAACCTTACCCTCTCCATTGCCTTCGTAGTATTCAATCTCGGGAACAATCTCCTGAGCCTTTTCTACAATCGCTCTGTCACAACGGTAACAGATGGAGAGAGGGAGAACCTTGCACTTGAACCAGCGAATCAGCTTGTCAATAGCCTGACTGTCTGCACCACGGAAACCGTAGATTGCCTGATTGGGATCACCAACTGCAATCAGACGGCCATTCTTGCGAAGAAGACGCTTCAACATTGCAAGCTGAATCAGGTTTGTGTCCTGTGCCTCATCGACAAACACAAGATGATTTCGAAAGAAGTAACAGCCTTCCAGAACGGGGAGATACAACATGTCATCGAAATCAATGACAGTACGCATCTTGTTGTTTTGCTCAAGCGCCTGCCGACAGATGCTGATCAGTCGAGACTTCCGGTCAGTACCACCATCAGAATCCGAACCAATATTAACGCAGTGATGGGACAACAGATATGACCAAGCATCCTCAGTGTCCTCACGAAGCCAAGTACCGATACCAGCATTCTTCGCCAGTCCGATCAGCTTACAAGCAACTCCACTGAAGGAACGATACTCCTTCTCTTCCAAGAGATCCTTAAGGATACCGCGAACCTTTCCTGCCTTCACTTCGAGACGAGACTTGACATGACGCCCCCAAGTGAGCATTCCAATCGAGTGGAAAGTACCACACTTGATCCAGTCAGGCATTCTGCTACCAAGCTCGGCAGCAATACCCTTGTTGAAAGCAAGCATCAGAACGAACTGACGCTGACCGGAAACACTCTGATTGAGATTCTTTCCAATCATTTCAACAGTAGAAGTCTTGCCAGCACCAGCCTTTGCATCAACAATGCAAGAACCAGTCTCTTCCTTCAAGAAGTTATACACTCCCATCTGGTAGACAGACGGGGTGTAAGAGCAACTCAGAGTCTCCTTGACAATGGAGCTGCCAGAAGATGCAAACGTAGGAGTGCGACGAGCACGAGGCTTGCGACCAGTGCTACGCTTACTAACAGCCCTCTTTCTCGGCTTCTTAGCGGGCGGCGTTCCGAGACTGAAAAGTTCTTCCATTGTGCTGCCTAGCTGCGGGAGAGAGAGAAGAGAGTGTTTGGGTCACTCTTGATTGGGACAGTGCGGAAAGTCACCTTACCACCACAAGATACGTGAGTGTAAAGATGAATCTTCTTCGCGCTCGGCTTACGCTTCCTGCTGCCAATGACACACTCGCAGCTAGTGCAATAGATCTCAACCTTATTGCGGCGAATGTTCCTAAGGTTGCTGACATCGTATGCGTGATAGGTGTGGTTCTTACGCCAACCAACCAGACGATGCATCAGATTCTGAAACTCAGGGCCATGACCACTGATACCGTGTCGCAGAACGAGATAGGCATGAGCCATTTCATGAGTGAGAGTATTCTCAATCTCGGCGAGATTCCAGCCATTCTCTCGGAACAGCTTAATGCTCAGCCGAATGAATTCGATAGTGTAAGTGCTACCTCGCCGAATCCACCTGCAAGTCCCGGCAGTAACACGAAGACTGTTGCACCACTTGACATCGAAAGTGTCAGGAAGATAGCCGCCGAACTTCTCAGTATTGATGCGGTTAAACATCGCTCGGATATCGGGAGTCGCAGGACCAGTAACAGGCTTCGCTGTTGGCTCAGGCTTTACCGAAAGATCGATCAAGATTTCCATGGTATCAGCCTTTAGATATAGGGGTGGCAGTCGAGCCCTTTACAAGCTCGTCCTCTACTACCCTATAACGTCCTGGGAGTTTTCTATAAAAGAATGCTACCAAACAGGATTACTATTAGAAGTAACACCCGAACCGATGCTTCATGAAGGAGATGTTAAACCCATTGGCAAATACATTATGTATTTTGGAATCTTCAATCAAACAGATTCCCCACTCTACATCCGGAGCCTCAGCTCCATTTTTATGTCCAATCTCGGCCTCATATATTGCAGGGTATTCCGCAGCAATTACTTCATACATTTCTTTGATAGTATTTCCACTATCAACGAAGTCATCAACGATTACAAACACCTCGGTTTGAGAAGCAGGCCACGGCGTACCATACTCTACCTTCGTCCCATGACTATCCTCAAACTCCTTCCTTACATAGAATGCACCAATCTCTACTCCCTTTCTTGAAGCCTCAGCAAGTATTGCTCCTGCAATGGTTGAACCAGAGAGACCTCGAAAAACAATAGAGACTTTCCTACCCTTTGAGACAAGAGCCTCATTGATTTCCGCAACAGCTTTTTGAGCTGCATAATTCAATAGACCTGAATCCAATGCGAATGCGGAATGATGAGAATATGAGCCTAGGACTCGGACCCTATCTGGCTTTCTCAATGGATTTTCTTCTTCGGCCGGAGCACCTGTTATAAACTTTTGCACCGACGATGTAATTGACTCTAGCACTTGAAGCATTAACGATCTTCCTTTTCGAAAACAATGGCAGAGAAAGAGTTGCACTTTCTCTATTGTGAATCAGATATACTGTGAAGAATAGACCAATGATCAAACCGCCAAGGTGCATCTGCCAAGAGATCATATCATCGGCAGGAAAAAGCCCCCCCACTCCGAGCAATGTTGTAAGGAATAGGCAGTAGTACAAACCTGTTTCAATCTTAGAGAGCAGCTTGCTCTTTAGGTATCGGAACGTAAAGAGCAAAGCTACCACCATGTAAGCCCAAATCAATCCGCTTGAACCAATGTGAATCGCTTCTCCAAACTCCCTAACGTCAAGTTGCCACGCAATGAATCCAGTACCAAAGATGCCAGATAGTGTTAGCATCACATATTGCGCGACGGATAGATATCTTGTGAGGAATACATAGCACATAGCAAGCATGAACATGTTCGAAAGGTAATGACCCCACGAAGCATGACTAACTACGGCAAAGACCGATCCCATAAAAGCAAACCAAGGTTCAGAACCAGACACTACACCTAACACCATACTCCCGTCGAAAACATAATAGTTCATTAGCCAAGTCGTTGTGATGACTAGACACAGAATCATGTATAGGAGCCGATTCATCAGGTAGCTTCCATTGGAATAGATCACTTGTTCTCCTATTGAGGTATGCTTACCATGGTACTGACAACACACAGGGCGCGAGGCAATTTTCTTATCAAGATAATTAGACCAGTCAGTCTTCCTATCTGCGACAATCTGTGAGTCATACTCGGAGCAGCCCTTCGGGACTGCTCAGAAGATACCGCCTCACAGAGAGGACAGGGGATGCCTTTCGAGCCTTAGCATACCTCTTCTTATAATCTGTAGCCTAAAGGCTATTGCTCCGCTCGTAGTAAGCAGGAAGGAAATACTGCTTAGCCTTAGCAAACGCCGCAGACATTGCATCACTGCGACCAACAGACTGTACCTGATTGAGAATGTCCTTCTCCCTTACCCACTTACGAATGCCTTCCTCGTTTTCGATAAAGAAGAACAGGTCACCAAGAGACTCAAATGTCTCCTTGACCACATGAGAACCCAGGTCATACTTCGACGGCTCCGTTTCTGCTGTGCATTTCTCAGACATCAGTTCGTTCGAGAGATCCATAACGTTAGTATAAAGCTCTCTGGGGTAACGGACGGTCTTATGATCCATCTTGAGGATCTTAGGAGGAGTAGATTCCTTGACCAACTTATTCCGTCTGGATCTAATCGGGACATGGTCCGGTCTGTTGATACCGTAGTAAACGTCAGTATCTACTTTTCCAACATACTCAACATCATCCCAATTCGTACCAGAATTTTCGGAGCTATCTGTGATAAAGCAAATCTTAACGCACTTTCCATCGGGCGTTCCGTACCAAACGGGCGTTAGATATCTGCGGGTGTTGGACTTTTTAGAATACCAAGCATGTCTAATCGGCATTTTACTTTCCAATACTAAAGTTAGAACAAGAATAAGCATCGCAACTTTTGGCCTTATTCTCTGTGTAGATTGTAGGAGTAGCCTGTGTCACCTTAGGAGAAAACGCGTCAGGAAAGAACGTCAGTCCGATAACCATTACCATGGAGCCAATAACGAAGCTTCCAACGGTGACCTCATAGAGACCCATTACATTTCATCCGTCTGCTCATCTTCGTAAGCAATGAAAGGAGAAGTGGTAGAGAAGCGAACTCTCTTGATCTCAGATGGATCATGACCATCCCAATCTTCAGAGTTGGGATACACCGTACTCAGAATGGTTCCATCCTTTAGCTCAACGTCATAGAACGTTTTGACATAGTCCCCAGGATAGTCAACCCACTCCTTTGACAAGAAGCGCGGATGAAACAGGATGTCATCTGCCTCACTGAATCCGATACCAAGAATGGTCTTCGGGTCGTGAGTGATAGAATGATCCATGATTACTCCTTTGAGAATAGAGAGATAAATCTGAGAGCAGAGAGGATTCCAGAGATCACAGTCATTGTCACAAGAACAGTGAGCTGCGGGTCCTTACCGAAAACCCATGCAAAGAATCCTGCGATGATGCCGAAAAACGTCCAAAGCATAAAGTCGAGAAGAATACCTCCGATAATGCTGCTCCGCTTTTTGAAAAGGCCCATGAGAATAAGGAGGGCCCAAGAGAGCCCCGTAATCATAAAGAACAACTGTGGGTCAAACATTTCCGCACCTACTGTTAAGGTTGTTAAGATCAAATCCATTAGTACCGATACATAGCTGCTGCTTCACTTTGAAACCTGCGAGCAAGGAATCGATAGAGATAAAGAGAGCCTCCGTCTCTGTACCTTCAGAGAATTCTACGATTCCAAAGGGCTCGTAGTATGTACCTCTGTCCTTGTAAAGAGTGACTTCACGTTCCCCATTGAGAGTGAAACCACAGAAGCCAAGCTTGTTCATCCAAATGAACAGACCAGTGAAGAAGAACTCCCTGATGTGATCATTGCTAAGAAGAGGGCTAACCTCTTCATCCGAAGTAGACATGCTTACTCCTTTAGAGCCAAAGACAACCTATAATTAAATAGGATCATCATCAATGATGAGAACCTTCACTTTAGATTTCTTCAAGCATGTTGTAGTAATGGTCAGACTGCTCACTCTTATCCAAGCCACCAAACAAAACCCTTTCATTGCAGATTTCGTCATGATAGCCGCAGACATAGACGAACAGTTCCCCTCCCCTCTTCAGAAGCGGAAGCAAATCAGGATCAATGCGATCAAGGCGAAGCTTCTTTGTAAGCTTCTCTTCAATAACCTCAGTGTCGTAGGTTTCCTTGGTAAGCTTCCGATCATAAGGGATAAGATGGATCATTCTAGTAAGCCGAGTTCTTGGAGGAAAAAGAAGCTCCAGCAATTACTACGAAAATCAGTGAAGACCAAATCCCAATGTGCATTGAGATCAGACTGGCCGCAGTATGATAATTAATCACAGAGACGATAGACGAAGCAAACCCGCAGAACAGACAGTAAGCCGCCTCAAAAAGAATGACCTTGGTTTGAAGAGAGAGCTTCACTGTCCCATCCCCTGCACCCAAAGATACATGAAGGCACCAGAGATAATGGGAAGGACCATGATGACCCCACAGAGAAGGTAAGCCAGCCAACGATACTTGTTAGCGATAACCTCTCCAGCCTCCTTAAACGCCTGCTGCTCTTCGTCAGAATCACACCCAGGGAATAGCTGAACCAGAGTCTTGCAGCTACAGCAAGTCTCGCACGCTTCACAGGAAGAACACAGTTCGTCAAGATCACACTCGAAAAAACAGCATCCACAAATAGATTCAGGACTCTTCATTACATGTACCTTTTTTTTAAATTGATTCTGCAACTACCACTTAATTGTGTAGACCTTGATACCCTTACTCTTTGCCAGAGCCTCAATCTTCTTATGCTCATTTGCAGACAAAGGATAGTTGCTTCGGAAATCTGAAATGATAAGAATCGTTTCTCCATGATTCATTTCTTTCAGCACCGTCCAGTATGAATACCAAATCTCTGTGCCGCCAGCAGGTGTCACTGTGTTGACGTACTGTCCATCACGACAGTTAGTCATCTTCGACAGGATCACCTTTGAACCATAGGGGAAATCATACTCCGTTATCTGAGACCAATGGGAAGAGATAGATCCAGAAGCGTCAATCAAATAGACATCAGCCTTTACCGCATCCATGTTCCGAGTCATCCAATCCTTTCGGGTTGAAATGACAGCCTTTCTATCAGCCTCGGTATGATTGTGAGAGTTCGTCTCACCATAGAAAGCTATTGAGCTACGCTTGCTCTTGCTCCCAACATACTTTCGAACAGCATTTGCCCGACGTTGTGAGAGACTTAGGTTGTGACTGGAATTGCCGCATGAGTCAGCGTAGCCAGAGATATGAAAGTTGCCAGATACTCTCTGAAGGTAAGCGTCAAGCTTCCTCTTCGCAAAATCTGAAAGCTCAGAAGAGTCTTCAGCAAATGTGACGTAGGTTTCGCCCGGCTTCTTTTGCTTCACCCGATTCTCTCGCACTTCGCAAATACAATCCTTGACAGCACAACGATCAGCACCGCTTGCATATGCAGGATTGAACAGCAAAGAAAGAATCAGGGAAATCATTATCGCTTTCAGAGACTCATGGTGAATCGGGTAGCACACGCAATAGGACAAACAGTAGGAGTGGTACTCACTTGTTACACTCAGAGCAACGAATGCAACGAGTGCAGTTACGCATCTTCTTCGCCTTATTCTTATTCAATTGCGCCACGGTCATCACAACGTTGACAACCACGAAACCAAAGCACGCCATGAAAAAGATGGTATAGCTGACAAACTCATTAAAGGGCATTACGAATCCAAGTCATAGTCAGAAAGAGCATTCCGAATCGTGACACCGTCTCGCTCGTATACTCTCATCGGAAGAAGAGGGTTGGGAGTGTTCGCGTCATCCGCAATCTCAATCGGAGTAAAAGACACTCGGACAAAGGTGCGGTGAGTTCCAGGCTCAATGGAGGGCCTGCGATGAATGAAGTAAGGGTCAAAGCAATAGAGTGTGTGAGGCTTAAGCCTTCTCACATCCAAGCTCGCCCTGTTCTGAATGTACCACTGAACGTTATGAACCAAAGGATCAAAGTCATCAGGGAATTCAATGGGCTGAACCAGATACTCTGTCGGAGTATGGTTCACAGCAACGTAGTTCGACTCAGGAATGTGTGTGATGAAGGTAGAGAAGCCGTCAACATGCCACTCATCGTCAGTGACACTACGAACCTCTCCATGTCTCACAGTGACATAGCAGAAGCTGTGAGTCACTCCTACTTCCTCTCTCTGATACCGATAAGCCTCTTCGATCATATCACGAAGCCACTCAAGCTCAGAAGGGATTCGGAAGTCAGCGTTTCCTACCTTAACCAGCATCCGAAGAATGTACTGATCATCGAAAGGACACTCAAGATGGTAAGGGCCAACCTCTTCTGCCTCATTCGCACCGGCAAAGTGTTCGAGGCTTACAATCTGTCGAGCCCTTTCGCCGATAGACATCACTACACTTCCTTATGATTCTCGTTTGCAGCTTCGATGCGGAATTTCCCTGTTATCAGTGGACACTTGTTCCTCCAATGATGTTGGAGCTAGAACGAAACGCCTCCTTCACTCCCTCTTCATGAATTTTATACAGACGCTGACCCTCTTCTCCGCGACTCCACCGCTCTTTCATGTAAACAGTTTTCTCCGGCCACCCAGAACAAGCGAGATTCAATCCGTAAGTGAAACCACAATGAAAGGCATCCCTCTCAATTGTGCCCTCAGCATACTTGTCGTAACCAGAAACAGGACGCTTCTCTCTCTTGGGCTGGACAGTGTCGTCAAAGCCAAAGAGACTAAGAATCCAACGCAGAAGGTTTCTCATATCAATTCCTCTCAGGAAGGTTGCGGAAGTTCGGAATACTGGTGTAGCCATAGACTCCGTGTTCCTTGCCACACTCTGGACACTCAGCTTTGTAAGAGTAAAGGCGCTTGTAAACATCCGACCTTGTGATCTGGAAGGTAACGCCGCAACTCCAACTGAAACACCGAATGGTCTGACTCCACGGAGGTTTCTCTCGATCCAAAACAGTCGCCATCAGTTTACCCCTTTGAGGCCCTACCCTCAAGTATCGAAGGTTGCCGCCAATTCATTGATCAGAGACATCACGTCTTCATGCCAAAGATTCACAATAGAATGTGGCACGGAGTCTGGAAAGTCTCCCTTCTCTCCACACAAATCTTCGACCCATTCCCACACAATCTCATTCAAACACACAGGCTCCCGTGAGGTCAGATTGAAATGGACAGCTCTGCGATACAAAGTTTTGATGTCAGCATTAGAGAGAAGACGACCAGTTGGCGGACGCTCTTTGTAGCAATTGGAACACACGGGAATTCTCTCAATCTCTCCGAGACCCGTGCCACAACAGTCTGTATACACTTTGCTTTGCCTTATATGTAAACCTCAGAAAAAAATTCTGAGTAAAAAATTTCGAGTTAGGGTTACTCGTCCCAATTCTCTGGGAGATACACTCGATCATCAGAACACTTTGTAGCATTCAGAATGCCCGTAAGCTCTCCAGAGTCCGAACATTGCTCCCAAATCATTTTTTCAAGCTTGAAATAAGCATCCCTCGTGATGCCATGATCGTCGTCAAGCAAAGAGATCAAAAGGTTTCGCCAGTCAGTGATTGTCATGCCATATCTCCAATGTTTGTATGAACCTTTCGGAACGTGTCTTCTCTGTAGAAGTTACGGAATGACCAGACGGTGAATGTCTTTCCCGGCCACGCTCTCTTACCTCTATTGATAACACCCCGAAGAGTCTTAAGATCACGAATGATCAGCTTGCCGTCAGTCCCCAAAGGAGTCCCGCCAATCTCTACGTCACCCAGACAAAGAAAGTAATTCATCGCAAACCTCAAGGCACTTGTGTGTGTCCGTATGTATGTCAGTCAGCCTCAATATCGAGATGACCATTCAGGTACAGATCCCCAAGCGCAAAGTGCGCCAGGAAATCGTAAGTAAGCTCGTCAGTAATCGAGATCCAAGAATCAGTGGCCGGACACCAGACCATCACACTCTCATAGCCAAGCTCACGAGCAAACCAGTTCATCGCAGGAATGCTGCGAGTCACAAGGACGAACTCGAATGTCTCGTCTTCCGTTTCATGAAGGTCTTCGATTTGACGGTACTCACACAGACGATCACGCACACTCCTGGGTGAAAGTGTGAGGCCGAAGTCGTCAATCATTACCTGATTGTGACTGGCGTTTGGGAAGACACAGTCGTCGCGAATGATGTAGAGAAGCATGGACCCTCTATGTAGCTTATACAAAAAGTTGTAAAAAATTACCTGTGTGCGAAGTAACACAGTGTGCGGTACTTAAACCCGTCACCGTAGAAAACTTCAAGATGTATGCGATTCTCTATATCGCGTTTCCACAGGAAAAAGTGTTTTTTCTCAGAAAAAGAGGTTCCGTTTCTACAGGAAAAGTCGATCTCTCTGAGAAAAAGAGTAAGTGTGTACCGGATTAAGTCGAACTCTGAACCACAGACAGCGCAAGTAACTGTATTACCTACGCTATCTATGACATCATATAGGAATCAGAACTGATTCAGATCGAACAGGACTTCGAGTCCGTTGTCCTTTGACTTCCGATCAGATGATGCTCTGCTCCGGCGAAGCTTCTTCATCTTTTGTCCGTTGGGAACGCGAGTGATCTCCCCACCACTCTCAAGGAATGCAGCGACATCATTGCTATCCTTCTCGCGATCCTTGGTTCTATCATCGTATCGGTGAAACGCCATTGTTAAACTCCTGACAGTTGGGTCTGATTGATCCGGTACAGTTCAACTACTGATAACGTCCTATGAGAAAATTAGAATAGAGCGATGCTTATCACATTCTTATCAGTAAAGGATAGTTCGATTTGCTCTCTGGATTGAATGCCATAGTATGTACCCTAAGGAGTTGAGTGGTATGTGCTGGTATGTTTGAGTCTTGAATGATGATAGATAGACATGTTAAACCTGATGTTAAAGTTTTCACCCCGGTGGTGGGTGGTGCCGTGCAAAACTTTTCTCCCCGGTGGGGGCAGGGTTAGATGATGGTGTGTTGTGGTGATACATTGTTCTTTTCTAAATAACTGGTAGGGGGTTATAGGGTTATGGAAGAGCCCTGTAAGGGACTTTTTCACTTACTAACTGTTAGGTAGACCTTCGGGAGAACCTTCAACACACCGTCGAGAATAGAAGAGGTAGATAAGTGCGGTAGTTAATTACAAAGAAAAAACTATCGTTTACTGGGTAAATTATCCGGGCCAAACCAAGTCATTCAATTGGCATCTTCTGAAACTGAATGCGGCGTGTACATATTCGAACAGCCATGCCGGGAAGGGTGGTCTATGTTCGTTTGATAAGGATGTAAATCTTTTCTCCCCGGAGGGGACGAGGCTAAACCTCTCCCCTTATCTCGTGGCGTTCAACCTTGATCAGTTCCCCGCTTCCAAGCAGACCAATCATCGTGGTGGGCCAGTCAGTCATTCCCCAAAAGTAGAACGAATATGACTTCACCTGGAACCGTTCGATAAACTCCACACCACAGTCATGGTAATGGAATCCCATCCATCCAATTCCCTTGTAGCTTGTGAGCTTATAGAATCCGTGCGGAAGCAGATTGATCCAGACCGGAGGACTCACTTGTCACGCAGGAGTCTGAAGACCTTCAGAAGCGTCTTGTTGGTTTGTGCCACCGCATCACCCTCCAAGATAGGCTCAGCGTCATAAGCCCTCTTGACGGTCCACTGTGAAAGCCCCTTATGCGGCGCGAACAGATCTGGTCTGGACTTTACGGCTGCCATCACGTCACCTACGGTGAGGCCCGAGTAACCAACCTCCAAAAGAATCTTGGTCAATTTGGAGATGCCGATCCCACCAGTGGTTATTTGTCGTACGAGAGCGTAGGAATATCCAACGATCTGCCTTTTGCTTCCCGGCCTAACCGTGTAGCTCAGATCGATTTTCGAACCATTGGCGAAGCTCACCATCCACTTCTTTGGGAAGATGGGAAGGATTCCCTTTGCCCACGGTTGCGGCATGTACGCACGTCCGAGGTTGTCATCGAAACAGGTGAAGTCGCAGATTTTCCTGAAGAGCATTGACCGTGCTGGCTTACCACCAAGCTTCTCATTGACACTCAGGTGATAACGCGCCGCTTCCATGGTGACACCATGGAGCACTGTGAAGCTCTGGGAGTTGTCAGAGTACAGGCGAGTCTTTGCGATCACGTCAGGCTTGAGATTCTGGAAATTTTCCTTCGTCGCCATTGCCTGCTCCCTACCGTTTCGTGTATATGAAAGGACTATCACTACGCGCCAAGATGAATCAGATCGTCCTACAACCTGATACTCTCCCGAATGGTATTGGTGAGTTACTCCGCTTTGTAGCGGACGCGTATATGTGGAGTACACCCCGAGCACTCAAAAGAACACGGGATAAAACACCCTGTAGAGAGAAGAAGGCTGAACATGATGCATGTCCAGTATTCTTGTGAGTGTTCGGGGTTACTCTTTATTCCGGAGGCTCAATCACGTTTGCGTTCGTGATTCTTTTCGCGAGTCCCACATGAACCGAAGTTGTGTGTGATTCGAAATGTCCAGCCGGAGCTGTGTAGTCGAAGACGATTTGTGCGCTTGCGTTTGGGCGAGTACCAATCAGCACTTCGTAAGACCACAGATCGAAACCGTCAGTACGCAGGTTCTTTGTTTCTGCTGGGACTCCATTATCCCAGGCTTTCACGACATCTCTACTTCTCATGACTCCCCCATTTTTGGTACTGTGGATGGTGTTATGTTTGGGTGTGCGGCGGCTACCATTACTATCCTTACGCCTTATGCAATCAAAGAACGGGTGTGCGTGCCCTTCGAAAGCATTTACGTTGCGCTTAGACCAACACCTTACCAAGAAGTAATCCGACCCAAACGTTACGACCGCATCTAATGCTGGTCGCCATGTCGTTACACATAGGGCTCGACGGGCCCTCGTCTATGTCCACCTTTATGGTTATCGTTTCGGACAGTCTCAACTGCATGTGCTACAATCAAGACACAATGAACGCAATTTTTATTCAACTCAACTCTGTCAACTTAACTCAATCGTTAGTCACTTAAGATTCCCACTCGTTAACTGAGTGGCGGGCTAGTCGCCCACTAATCAAAACATGTCTGAACCTATTGGCTATCTAAGCGCGCGTGTCTTACGCAAGGATTGGGTTGTCTTGGCGGATGTCAGGGACGTGAAGGTAATGCTGTCTTACCGTCTATCCTCCCCTGCTACATCCTACCCCGCAGCAAATCCGGGGCATGGAGGGTTGCACTGGTTTCGTCTTTCGACATGGGCACCAGCCCCTCTTAAGAATCATATGCTCTAATCGCCCATCTTTTCGTCCACGGCTGAGCTTGTCCGTGGATGTGTGTCTCGGACAGGATCTTCCCCTGCATCTGGTCTACTATTCCCAACAGTCTTATTCGTAAACCCGGGCCGTATATACCACGCCGAAACGTGTGTTGGTTGAGCCCTGCGTATTGCCGCCTCCGAGAGTGTGTGAAGTGGTACCGCCTGCTGGACTCGAACCAGCGACCCCCGGCTTAGAAAGCCGACGCTCTATCCAACTGAGCTAAGGCGGCTCTACGTTTAAAGTTGACTGGCCCCTAAGTGGCTTAACCCTCGCCGTCAACACAGCGCCTAATCAGCGCTCCCTATGACACTCGCTTCGCAGGTTCCTTCCCGCTCAATCAGCTTCCATGTCTCAATGGTATATCCCGCTCATTGCCTAATGCTTACCTTGCAGGTTCCTGCCTGCTCAGACGGCTTACATTATTTGGTATGCTTGCAATCATCGCAGTGTTTGCTTGCGTAACTTCCGTTGTATCCTGCTCTCTGGGGACACTTTAATATAACACCCTACAAGAAGTTTAGAAAAGACTAATGTTATAGTTTTCTCCCCTTGGGGGCTGCAAATCTTTTCTCCCCGAGTGTCCCCTGGAAAACCAGGGGACACAGGGTTTCTCTACTCTGCGGAGAGACGTGCGCGCTCCTTCGTCGCTCCGATGCCGACACCCAGACGGGCATCGAGTTCGGCGATCTGCTCGGCGGTGCTTCGGGCATCGCGTGCGGTCTGTCGCTCGGCAGCCTCGGTGCGACGGCTGGGCTTCCGCCATCCGAACTTGCCACCATCGGAGCGACCGAGATACGGGGTTTCGAGAGTTGTGTTCATGCTGACCTCACTTCGCAGGCTTTCGCCTCAGTTGGGTGGAGTGACGATGAGAGAATCGAGTCCGAAATCTCCATCATCCTTTGGGGTGGGTGTGTTCGTGTCTGCCTTCATCAGACGCTCAATCTCAGCATCTCTGTACCGCGTCTTTGCAGCTTCGAAGAGACACTGGAGAACGTCCGCAAGCGGACCCTTGAATTCGTCTGTGAACCGCAGTCCATCGGTCGGATATCCTCCGACCTTTCCGGAGATCATGAAGACCATCATCTTCTTGCTCGCACGTCCTGCACCGTACTGCGTTCGGATATACATTTCACGAAGGGTGAACCCATCATCAACGTATCGGTTTTCCTCTCCGATGATGAATGGATGACCACGGTATGTTCCCGTGTACTGATTGCGGACGCCTGCCTTTTCGTAGACCGTGACCTCCGTGAGGATTCGTTCCACGATGTCTTCGGGGTTGTTCCGGCTGTTCTCTTCCTCAGCGAAAGCTGCCAAGGATTCCTCATCGAAATACGGGAGGAGCATGTCCACTCGCGCTTCCTGTTTCGCAGTCAAAGGCATCTGCATTCCCCGTTGTTTGGCAACATTCTATAACACCCTACAAGAAGTTTAGAAAAGACCTATGTTATAGTTTTCACTCCTTGACAAGGATGTATATCTTTTCTCCCCCATCGCCCACCGGATTTACACCCGGTGGGTTTGCCCCGATACCAGTCCCACTTACTCTTTCGAGAACCACTCCGAAGAGTGATTAGACGCAGCCCCCTTCCCGGCAGGCTAACTCGATAGCGTGCTCAAATAATCTAGAAACAAGATTAATAAGCTTTATGTGTTCGAGTGTCTTTAGTGTACTGTCTATACCGAAGCGAGGTTTTGGCTCTTCCTTGCGTCCACGGATACTTATGCGGCTTCCTCGAAACCATTTAGGCAACAAGTATGCCTTTTCACCGTTTCTGCTCAGATCTGCCGAACATAATTTAAAGCGGAGCAACCTTTCGGCTGGGCGCGGCCTTCACGCGCACTGTCCCTAGCATTCATGTTCGGACGTGTGTGACTCAGGGGACCGGGACTGGCCCGGCCCCCATTCGTCAGATTCTCAGCCGGCAGTCGGCGCGGCCGGGACATCGGCGGGCGGGGTCCAACCATCGGGGATGACCGACAGCCGCTCCCGGTCCGCGCTGGTCATCATGCCGCTGGTCGCGGTGGACATTCCGAGCGCGATCATGAGGGGCATGTAGTTGCTGGTCGCGTTGCCGTACGCGAAGGCACGATCGATCTCATCCAGCCGGCCCTTCTCCTGGGCGATGTACTGGCGGTACTGGCGGATCTCGACGAGGGTGCCGCGCTTGTAGTCGGTCATCTTCGAGATCAGGGCCATCACCGACTCGGCCGCGTCGTCCAGGGCCTGCCCCTTGGCGTCGGCCTGCTTGGCCTCGACGGCATCGCGGAGGGCGGCGGGCATCAGCCGGAGGGAAGCGGCATCGGTGTCGGAGGGGAGCGTGCTGGCGGCGAGAAGCAGGAGAGCACTGGACATCTGGGACATGTGGACCTCGGGGTCATGGTTTGGAAGCTAACCGGTTAGTTCTACCGGCGTCACTCTATAACACCCTATGAGTTTCCTGTGTGCTAAGGTTTTCACCCCAACCCGGCCGCCGGGGAGAAAACTTTTGCGTGTGCTTGCAGGTATGGGGTGAAAAATCTTACGAGCGGGGGGTGAAAACTTTTGCATGTGCTCACCCGCATCTGGGGTGAAAAACTTTACAAACACAATGAAGCTCGAACCAGCCGGGATTAACCGGCTGGTTGAGCCTTGGTTTCGGGGCGGTTAAGCCCCTCAACCTGTGACCGTTCAGTCCTCGTCACCGATGCCGTCGAGATCGACCTCGTCGCCCTCGTCCTCGTCCTCGTCCGCGTCCTCGTCCGCCATGAGCCCCAGGGAGATCAACCGGCTGACCGTCTGGTCCACGTTCTTGTCGAAGAGGGCCAGGAAACCATCAATCTCGTCCACCGGAACCTTGGCGGGCTTGGAGCCCTTGGACGCGGTGCCCTGCCCCGTGTTGCTGTTCCACTCGTAGTAGTCGCGTCCGCCGAAGGGCGCGGGCGTCACCTCGTTCTTCTTGTTGCGACCGGGACCGGGATTCGCGACGAGCGCGAAGCTGCGTCCGAGCAGGATCGGCGCGGGGATGTAACCGGCCTCGACCGTGCTCCCCTCCCCTCGGGCGACACACTCGTGCAGGGTGTCGCGGAACTCGATGAGCTCGGTCGCGCGAACGGTCTGGGGACCGGAGCCCTTGCCGCCGTTGGTCTTGAAGACGACGCAGAGCTGCCCATCCTTGCGACCGGCGGTGAAGTTCGCGCCGAGAATGTCGATGCTGCTGAGCGTCTTGTTGTCGGAGAGGTCAAGACCGTCGAGGGCTTCGAAGTCGGTGTTGGACATGGGGATTTCCTTGGCTTTGAGAGACAAGCTCTCGGGGTGTTGAGAGTCAAGCTCTCGGGTTGGGTCGTTTCAGACGCTCTATGATAACACATCATGAGTTGTTTAGAAAACTTTGGTCTATTCCTCTGAATGACCGACTCAGTATGCGTTGCCGTAGCGTGGGCCATCCTCTCGGCCTCTCTGACGACACTCTATAACACCCTATGAGTTTCCTGTGTACTAATCTTTTCTCCCCGGTGGGGCATTGTCATCTTTTTCACCCCATGACAATCTTTTCTCCCCGGGGTGAAAAACTTCCGGCATAGCTCTTGCAGTGTATGCAAGGATCGTGCCAACATTCCTGACAAGAATAAATCTTTTCTCCCCGCTTTGGCAATGCAATCTTTTTCTCCCCGGAGGGAGGGCGTCAGCCTCCCACCTTTGCCTTGAGCTTATTCAGGTACCAAACACTCTTCGGAGAAGGGCGCTTGAAGCTTTCGAGCATGCTGATGGCCCAACTGATCTCTTCGGGCGAAGCATTGTGCCCGTTTGCGATCGTGCGTGCCAAACTGATGTAAGTCTGTCGGACACCATCGGAACCTGGGATACTCATGATTCTCTCCTCTCAGCAGAATAGATGGTGGGCCGAAGCCCCGTGGTCAGACCCGGCAAAGATGCCGGATCTTTCGGTAAGCCTTGTTCGCGGGATCATCCGGGTAGCAGTTGGTCCACATCTCCAGGTGAGCACCGAACGTGTACAGATCGAATGACCCGTTCACAGTTTTGCCCCTGCCATAGAGTTCCTGCGTCCCGGGGCGGTACACACTGAACTGCTCTGCCGTCATGACCTTCGAGGTCACGCGGCTGTAGAAGGCTCTGAAGTCGGGGTCCTTCTTGAAGGTAATCCCGGCGAACTCGTTCCCACGCGAATCGACCTTGTAGTTTTGGATGGCATCTCCGAAAACCTTCACCCAATCATCGCAGCGAGACTGGAAGGCTTCTTCCGCTTCCTTTGCGGCGGCCTTCTCTGCCGCACGGATGGGCGCGAGAGCCAGCCGCCAACCGAGCGTGAAGTCACGGATGAAGTTCTTCATCAAATCGACGGAGCGATACCTTGGGTTGTCCGTCCACAGGACGTACCGCGCCATCTTGTTGCCGTGGGTACTGTAGCTCTCCCGAACCTCTTCGGAAGGCTCAGACACGAACACGCAGTTCCAGACGTGAAGGTCGCTACCCGCACCGAACATCCCTGCCAGGAAATCCAGATTGTCCGACGATGCGAGCGGACAAGCGTACTCGTCCTTCTCATTGGCCGAGGGAATCTCGAAGAAAACGGAGGACTCCCAGTAGGGGTCCGCGAAGTCAATGAGACCTCGGAAGCTACGCGCCTGACTTGCCAGCTTCTTGAATCGTTCGATGTCCATCAGTATTTACCTCGGGAGAACAGAAACGTCACGAACGGAATAAGCGGAAGGAGATAGATGGTCGTTCTTGGGACAGCGAAGACTTCGAAGTCAATCAGCATTGCAACCGCGAAAAGCGGAAGCGATGCGAGGATTGAAGCTTCACTGTATGACCACATTACCCTCTCCATGTGTCACTCTATAACGTCTTATGAGTTTCCTGTGTGTTAAGGTTTTCACCCCTTATCGATAATGCAATCTTTTTCTCCCCTGAGGGAGGGCCGAAGCCCTGACTCCCTACTTCTTCTTCTTCTTCTTCTTCTTCTGGATCAGCTTCCCCAAGACGTAGGCGAAGACGAGTCCTCCCACGATGTAGCTGACCCTGTACGTCATCGAATCCGTGTATGCCGGTTCGAAGGTACATGCACCGGGGTGCTTGAAGACCTCCGGCACGAGGGAACCCCTTCGCGACCGTGCCGAGGCCGCTGGTCGTGATCTCGTTCAGGGTCGAAGGGTTGAACCCCGGAAGAACGACGAAAAGGGCGGCGGTGGCGGCCAGGAAGACGAAGACGCGAAAGAGGCGATTCATTGAGACTCTCTATGATTGGAGGCGCCTCTCTATAACATCCTATGAGTTACTTGTGTGTATTTCTTTTCACCCCGCTCCTGGCTCGGGGAGAAAAACATTGCTTAATTTGTAATAGTTTTCTCCCCGGAGGGAGGGGACTATTCCCCCACCTCGTAGACCTTACCCCGAATGGCTTTCGTCTTCTGGAATCAGAGCGTAGAAATAGATGGCGTCCTTTCCGTAGTTTCCTTCACTCCATTCACGCACATCTTCGTAGAAGAAATCGGTCATCAGGGAGAACATGGAAGCCCAACCGAACTCGATTTCCCGCTCCTTGCAGACATCGAGGATAACGGGCCATGTGTTCTTTTTTTTCCGCCGCAGCCTTGTAAGCCGCAGCGAGAATGGCTTGGGCATCCTCTTCTTTCAGGGGCTTCATTCGGTACCTTCCTTCATGGTTTTCACAGCCGCCGCCACGAGCGGGATCGCTGCTCGGAGCATCTTGGCCACCTTCTGGATGTTGCAGGTTTCGACAAGGAAGGTTCCACGGGTGCCAATCGGACCATGCCACATGAGGCGGGTACGATCTTCGAACATCCCCTTTCCGTCGCGAAACTTGATGTACGCCGTTGCCAGCATCGCTTCGATGTACCAGTCCGTGGGCTTCAGGTCAGGGAATCCCACCACCTGAACGACCTTCCCGTCCTGCCATACGGCAACCTCATTCCCCTGAAGCTCACTGGGATCCATCGCCGCAAGCTTCTCGTATGCGTCCACGAACGCAGAGAAGTTTTCCGGAGCGATATGGGCAGTTGCCATGCTCAGGTTCGCGGCGAAAGAAATCAGGACATTTCCGGAATCCATGTCAAGCATGAACTTCGAGATCAGGTCTTGGTTGTCCCAATCGATTTCTGGGGCGCTCATGTCATTCCCCGATGGATGCGAGACGAAGGGGATCACTGTCATTCTCCGATGCTGTCGAGGACACGCTTGAGCTTGAAAAGTGGATCGGAATCCACAACTGCGAGGTCAGGGGTACAGCCGGTGTGATCGGCACAGTCCACCAGGGCTCGGGCGGCCTCGATCAGATCGTAGATCGGGATCCTCTCCCCTTCCAGAACCGGAACAGGATTGCCCTCGGCTGACTCCGGGTAGTGGCTTTCGTCGGTGAACCGCCGGAAGGCGGCCTCCTCAGCCGCACCCCAGGCCGGATCGCTATTGTCGGGATCGAGGACGATTGCGAGACGGCGACTCACCAGGACTTCTGGACGGCCTTGTCGGCCCACTCGCCCGCACCGACCGTGTTGTCGAAGTCGCCCCAGACTCCGCCCTGGTCGTCGTCGGCGTCGTCGCCGTCGTCGCACTGCGTTTCGGCACCGAAGCCCAGATCGTTGGTCAGGTTGTCACCCTCCCGATTGATCTCAGCGATGCGGATCTCACAGTCCTCCTCGTCCGCCTCGATGGAGACGATGGCACCGTTCACCAGAACAGCCCAGTTGTCGAGATCCTCCGCGTCCAGGGTCGTGTAGGTCTCCAGCGAATCGTCATCGATCAGGAAGTAGGTCGGTCGGGCCATGCTGCACTCTCCGGGTAGGTTGCTCTCACGGCCTGATATAACACCCTATGAGTTACTTACATGAATAGTTTTTCTCCCCGGTGGGCATAGGCAAAAGGCTATATGGCATAGGTCTTGCAGTGTGTGCAAGAACCGTACCAATCCTTATCAAGAATGTATATCTTTTCTCCCCGACAGGGTGAATCCCCTCAGCCCGAAGGCATGAGGGTCCACTTTCTCTGGATCTTTCCGGTCGCGAATCGGTCATGCCTAAAGTAAAAGAAGTCCTTGCAGGGACCGCAGTACTTGTTGTTGTTCAGGCTGTTGATCCATGTGTCATCAGGACACAGCTTTTCTTCGCAGCTTCCCCGCGCACAGCAGCCTGCACGGTTCCGCTCGTCGTAGGTCTTGAACTTCGGTTCGTTCAGCCCCAATGGAATTTCCCCTTGAGGTCGTTGACCTTCCGCTTCTCGTCCGCGACCGTGATGGATCCCCACCGGATCTTCGCGATCTGAACGATGTTCCGAAATCCCGTCTTGAAATTCCGGTACTGTCCGACAGGCTCGTTCCCGCCATTTGGCAGCTTAACGGTGCCCATGTTGTAGCCGCGACCGAGATACTGTCGCCAGTCCCAGCACGCTTCCGAAGCCGAGAAGACCCGGATCTTTCCGCGCTGAGGATGGTGAAGATCGAGGGCGACGAAGCTGTCGCTCACGGTCTCCTGCCAGACCCAGCCCTTCGGGCCACCGCCGTTGATCTGATCGGTGATCGATGCCTTGAGCAGCACAGCAGCATCGATCATCGTCTGGTTCTTCGATCCCATGATCGAAGGGAGAGACTTGTTCAGACTGTTGAGCAGAGACTTCATGGTTTCCTCGATATCTTTTGGTGTCATTCTATAACATCTTATGAGTTTCTTGGGGGTTAAGGTTTTCACTCCTTGACAAGGATGCTTATCTTTTCTCCCCAATCTCCGGCCGCAGCCGGAGCGGGAGAGGCTCAGTAGCCTCGCCATCCGCTGATATGAGAACTCGGCCGGTGGGCGAACCCACTGTGACCGGACGCGACAGCGAACGCAGCACGCTCATTGACATCGACCGGATGGTCGTACTCGTAGCCGTTCAGGTAGACCGCGTCGATCGCAGCATCGAAAGTCCACAGGGCGAAGTGGATCGGCGCACCGATCAGCGTGATCACGGCCTCCGTGATGAACTTGGCAGCCTCAACGCCGAGGGCCCAGGCGATGATCAGACCGCAGACGCCGATGTGGAAGGGGATTGCGTAGGACGGGATGTTGCTGTTGGGAATCACATTGTCTCCGGAGAATACAACCTCATATAACATCTTATAAGTTTCCTGTGTGTTTTCTTTTTCACCCTCCAATCTTTTCTCCCCGTCCTTCAGCCCTTGAGCCGAAAGATAGCTGCATCGAAGTCATCCAGAGCCAAACACTCTTTCGAAGTGCATTCAGCCCAAGCACACCATTCCCTGGGGAAAATGTGCCAGCCGAAAGCTCTGACATCGATCATCCAACTGAAGATGCCCCATTTGACAAGGGCCCAAAGAAGCCTAAGCATCAGTTACTCGCGGGTTTGAGAAGTTTACAGGGTTTCCAGAAGGAACTTGAGTTCACCCTCGCCTTCGAACGTGTACGTCTCCAGTTCTCCCTCGATGACGAGAGGGTAAGGGATACCGTTCACACGCAGGGACATGAGAGGCTCGGAATCCCCCAGCGAAGGGCTCACCGTTCCGTCTTCGAAGATCAGCCAGAGCGGACGCCCACCCCTGCGCACGGGCTGAAGGGGAGCCTTGATGATACAGTAGAACCCGAGCCCTCCATTCAGATCGTATCCATTCGAGATAACCTTTCCGCCCCAAGGATTGCCATTCCAGTGGACGATGTTGCCAATGCGAAGCTTCGGTAGACTCACTTGGCCTCCTTCTCTTTCTTGACGTTTCCGTAGTGGTAGAACAGTTCGAGATCCGTAGTCTCACTCGACTCATTTCTCCACGGATCCAGTTTGTAGCTGTAGCTAACGGAGTAGCCGTCGCAGTAAAGGACTCGCACATCACCGAAGCCGGCGACTTCCCAGATCTGACCCACCATCGGACGCCGATCCTTCTTCTCAGGAGCGGACTCGTGAGTCGTCATCTTCTTGTTGACCCGAGAGTAGTTCATGAACTGCCCGAGAGTAGACTCAGTAGTCAGATCGTCCGACCATCCACCCTTGTGGTTCTTGGTCTTGTAGACGATCCGATCTTCCGCAGGGTAGACTTCTGCGACCAGAACGGTCCCCTTTCCTTCCACCCACCAAGCCTGCCCCACCATCGGGAGCTTCTCGGGGACGGTTTTCCCATCGTAGAAGTGAGAGTAAGCAGAGTAGAGCGAAGCGCAAAGCGCAGTCACCCCAACCACCATGCCGACTTTCGAAAGAATATCCATTCTCTGCTCCCGATTCTGTGCCTCTCTATAACATCTTATGAGTTACTTAGTTGAATTGTTTTTCACCCCCTATCTGTGCTTCGGGGAGAATACCTTCACAAGAATGATTATCTTTTCTCCCCGACCGAGCCTCCTTGATTGGAGGCTCGGCGTAGGCTCAGGCCAGAAACTTCCAGAGTCCACCGTTTCGAATCATACCGATGGCGGGCTCGTTACCAGTTCCCTCCATCCAGTAGGCACAGTGCCGCGCCTCGATGAGCACCGGGAGCCGGTCATGCGCAACCTCCAACCAGATTCCCTTGGAGATATTGTGGTGCGGAAGACCGTACATGCGTGGCTGAATCACTCGGGGCCAGAGTTCCCGAAGGACCACCATCACATCATCTTCTGACGCCTCAGACCAGTAGCTCTTTCCGTACTGCTCGTACGCTTCCTCCGGCGACTCCATCTTTGTCGCAGAGATGATGCCAGCGATCTCGAAGAGAGTGATCTCGCGATCAATGATCGCACGCACACAGAAAGAGAGAGAAAGTCCGTACTTCATGCGAAAGACCCCAACAGAAAGAACATCGTGAAAACGAGGAACCCGATCATCACGATTTCGCCCAAGAAAGGCACCAGCGCGACGAGTCCTGCCCAGATCCAGATCTCGCTCTCGTAGTGGGCGTAGCCATAGGCCATCAGGCCAGCGAAGATGCCGCGAGACATCAGGTAGTAGAACACCATTCAGTACTCCACCTCAAAGAGGTTCAGAAACTTGTCGAAGTCCATTCCGAAGATCAGAGACTCTCCGCACGAACATTCTTTCTTGATAGGCTTCCAAGAAACCCATCCGGGGACTACCACGTCAGGCTTTCCGAAATCCTCTGACGAACACGTTACAGTTTTACCGCACCAGCATTCCGCCGTCTCAATCAGGGGTTCTTTCTTGCCCATGATCAGTCCTCCGATCGGACGGGCTTCCGTCCGGTCTTTCGTGCAGAAGTCCGACGCTTATCAGACAATCGTTTTTCCTTGACGGACTGCGGGATTCCCGTGGGCAACCGCTCCGCCTTGACCTCGTTTGCCTGAGCGATCTTCTTTGCCAGACGTTTGAGCGCTTCGCTCTTATTCCGTCCCTGCGTGGAATGGGAACGGGAACCGGCTTTGATTCCGGTGGGACGATGCGTCAGACGCACCGCCGTATCCCGTTTGTTGACGTTCTGTCCACCCGAACCGCGCGAAGCAGCGTAGGTTTCAACGTCACACTCCGAAAGGAGTTTGTTCAGGTCCGTTCCCATTCTTTCTTCATCCCTTTGTTACGCTTTGATATAACATCTTGTGAGTTACTTAGTTGAATTGTTTTTCACCCCGGCTTAGGCATCGGGGAGAATACCTTCACAAGAATAACAATCTTTTCTCCCCGACCTCAGCCCCGGTAAAGGGACTGACGTGTGGGATGGGTTCGCAGTTCTTTCTCGATTTCCTCGGCCGTTTGGTGCCGAGCATCGAACTCCCTACGATTCCACGGATTCACCCGCCTCGTACGCCATGCGAACACCACATTCTGCTTGGCGGAGCTTCGGATGCCAAGCACACGCAGATCTGCCATCAGACTCTGCGCAGCTTCGGTCGGAGCCGGACAGTCGGTTGTCCAGATTCCATGCGGGTCCCACCAATGCCCGCAGCGAACGCAGCGCTGAATCACCCAGCGTTTGCTATCAGACTTTTCGTGACTTTTCATGGAAGCTCCGTCCCGACGAAGGAAAGGCTGTCGCCACAATGGGAATCATCCCATCGGTAGAACCCCTCCACGGGAGTGTCTTCGCGTTCGTTCGCAGAGTACCAGACGATGACGATTTCCACTTTGCCCCCTTACATCTTCTATTGCTCTTTTCACCGCTCGCGGATGACCGCACGGATGAGCATCATGTTGCCGCAGCCAAGGCGTGCCCGGCCGTAGTGGATCGGCTCTTCGAACTCCCACACACGAGAGTCTCCGAACACTCCGCCGATCCCATTGACGATCTCCCGCCAAAGCTCCGACGTTTTCGCTTTGCCACCCGGCATCCGACGGGAAACCGTCAGAGCCATGCACCGAGTCCCCGGAGACTCAAAAGCGTCCCACACAGCATCTTCAAGACCATACTTGATGGCCTCACGAATCGAGCCGGTGATGTCCCAGTCGTAATACGCCCCATCGGCATCCGAAACTACGTCGGTCTTGAAGATGTTCCCCTGATGGATGGTCGTGTCGCTGATCTCGTCCCGTGTGAACGTGCGAGGGAGCCGCTTGAACTTCCGCCGCATCTTGCGAAGCTGGACAGGATCCATCTCGAAGAAATGCCGACGATGGAAGGGCAAAAGCTCCTCCATGTGCGCCTGGACATAGTCCCCCGTGAGAGACACTACCTCGGGACGATTTACTTCGGCCCGCAGGATCTTCTGAGCCCAGAGAGACGCCGTCCAAGCGACCCAGGACTTCTGAGGGTTCCGCGTGTCGCGGCTATCACCGGCGATAGTCATCTTGATTGCTCTTTGGTTTTGTTATACTTTGATATAACACCCTATGAGTTACTTAGTTGAATTGTTTTTCACCCCGACACGCACACGCAGGGGAGAAAAGCTTGACATACGGGGAAAACAAAAGGAGCCGCCCCCCACTCATGACCGGCCAAAGGCGCGTGAGTGGGGGGCGGTAACTTTACAGGATTTGCCTTCGTAGGAGCTACCTCTTCGCGCAAATGTTATGGACATCTTGGTCTGCACCGGGCAGCCCATCTTTTCCGTGTCCATCCTCTATAGTTATCTATGTCGGCAGAGTCCCGCCGGAAGTCTTTAGTCTCAGGTTGCTTAACCGAGTAGCTTAGATTCCGTCGCCTGGATTGACCCCGCCATGGCGGTGGTGATCGCAGACTTTCGATCCTTTTTCGACCTCATTTCCTCAGTCCCGGATTTGCCTTTCGGTGTTCTCGGCTCCGGTTGCCTGCTACATCCCTTAAAGGACTGCACTTTGGTATCATGCACTTACGAGACAGACTGGTTAAGCTTTCCCCGAAGGGCGCGTATCACGTTACTGGGAGTCTGTACTATCGATTTCGCGTTTCCGGGTCGGCTATTCACGGTGCTGCCGCTTCCCTTCCCGGTATCCACCACTGCTGTTCTTCACGTCGGACTGGCAAACTGTCACCACCGGTACGCATTCGCCTGCGTGGTGACTGAGGTATTACGAGCTACAAAGCGTTGCGTTTAGAAGAGAGACACGCACTTCTCGCAGACTCTATCGATTCTCCTTATCCATCTGTTTGCCGGGTCTTTCCGGCACCCTTCTATAACACCCTACCAGTTTCCTGTGTGCTAAGGTTTTCACCCCAGCATATACATATGAATCTTTTCTCCCCTGGGTGGCACAACCCTTGCATTCTCTGCAAGATTCATACCACCTCATCAAGATAAACGCAAAAGTTTTCTCCCCGGAGGTCCCGATCACTTGGTGATCGGGACCTTTTGCCGTTCAGAGCCCCAGATCCAGGGGCACGAAACCCTCCGGCATCCGAGCCTTCACCTTGCGAGGCTGACGAGGCTTGCGCGGAGCCTTGGGCGCACGCGGCTTCTTGACCTTGGGCTCCACGATTCCGAAGTCCGCGCTGGTCGCACCCTCGGCGCGAGCCTGAGCAGAGAGACTCCCGGCGTACGCATACGGCACGAGGACACGGGGAGCAAACTCCCGCCGTCCCTTCCGGGTCGTCTGGATACACAGCCAGCGACGGCAATCCGTCTGAAACTCGAACATGCCGTCGTCGTTCTGCACTCGCATCGGGAACCTCCTACACTTTAGAATAACATCCTATGAGTTACTTAGTTGAATTGTTTTTCACCCCGACACGCACACGCAGGGGAGAAAAGTCTCATATCTTGATAAGGTGTTATGTTTTTCTCCCCGTGGGGGGGAGGGAATCGAACCCTCCGGCAAGCTATCGCTTGCGACCGGCTGATGCGGGAATCGAACCCGCGTCCGCCTGCCCGGCCCCACATGCGTCAACGCTTCTTCTTCGGACGCCGGGCCTTTACGGTCTTCCCCCGCGACTTGTGGTGTGTCGCGAACTCGGAAGCCTGTTCCTTCGCGGTCGCCTCGTCGTTGCTGTGGAACGTGATTCCCGTGCGGACGGGTCGCCCGTCCTTCCCGTAGAGATCCACGATGATGATGGTCGGCGTGTCCATGTTCAATGCTCCGCTTTTGGGTTCCTTACACCTTGTAATAACATCCTATGAGTTACTTAGTTGTTTTTCTTTTCACCCCGACACACACGCACAGGGGAGAAAAAGCATACACATATGCTTCTGCAATGTTTTTCTCCCCCTTCGGGGAGCCGAAGCTCCCGTCAGGGTGCGGCTCAGCGCCGGCCACGCCCTCGGCCGTAGCCGTGGTCCGCCTGGACCTTCACCGGATCCAGGCCCGCCTTCTTGATCTTCGCGCGGAGGGTGTCCCGCAACTCGCGGTGGGTCTGGCCCCGGTGCTCGATGTCGTCGCCCTCGCCGAAGAACGCCATGTAGGTCTTTCCGCCCTTCCCGGTGTAGGGGTTGACGAACAGGCGGTCAGAGCAGGCCGCGACCTCCTCGTGCAGGCTCGTCAGGAAGTCGAGGCCGGCGGCCCGCGAGACCTTGACGCCGTCCAGCATCAGCCGGGCGTGCTTCACCTCCCCGTTGGCGACGGACAAGGCGCTGATCACCTCGCGATTGTCCTCGGCGTCGGTCGGCCACTGCTCATCGTTGGGGAACCACACGGTCAGGCGCGTCCGCGCCCCATCCACAGCCTGCTCCGCCGACTTGAGGGCGATGAGCGCCTTGTCGCCGGAGATCATGACGGCGACGAGAAGCCGTCCGAGGCCAGCGACGGAGCGGGAGTGCGAGTGCGGAGGCGTGAAGGACATGCGATTTCTCCAGAGTTTGGGTGCCACGGTCTGTCGGGCACCTCTCTATAACATCTTATAAGTTACTTAGTTGTTTTCTTTTTCACCCCCATACACACACAGGGGAGAAAAGATTGATGGAATGACTCTTGCATACATGCAATATCTGTGCCAGTTCCTTATCAAAAATGAAAATCTTTTCTCCCCGGAACCCGGGGGCCGAAGCCTCCCGGGGCGGGGCGGAGATCACTCCCCGTCGGTCGCCTCCTCGCCGTCCGTCTCGGGACCCTGCGCCTTCTTCTCGCAGGCGGTGATCATCCGCTCCACGAGCGTTGCGAACTCGATGGCCTCGGCGGACGACATCGTGATCGTCTGGGACCGGGGCATGTGGCTCAGCTTGAAGCTGATCTCCCCCTCTCCCGTGCGAGTCATAGTCTCCACGGCGACCTGGAGCGGGTCGGGACCCACACCATCGACGGCGTTGCGGATGGCCGTGCAGAAGTTCTGCATGTTCTCCGGCCGCAGCAGCATGGCCCCCCCCGCCCCGCAGCCACCGTAGCCGGGGATCCCGACCCCGACGACCGGGTTCCCGAGGTCGTCCGTGCCGAAGGACACGGGCGCCTTGCTCATCACCTTCTCGGTGAAGGTCTGCCGCTTGGGCGCGGCATCGGCGAAGAGGGGGGTGAACTTGTCGGACATGGTGGGATGCTCCGTTTGGGTGTTTCTCTCACGTCCTTCTATAACACCCTGTGAGTTACTTAGTTGTTTTCTTTTTCACCCCAGATTCTCAGCCAGGGGAGAAAAAGAACATATAAACTGGCATGGCATTTGCAGTGTATGCAATAACCGTGCCAACCTTTCGAGGCTTGAAATGTTTTTCTCCCCGGAGGTCCCGCTGGGCAACAGCATTTGCTGCCCAACGGGGAATCGTTCTTTGCTTTCTCAGAACCGAGCCGTCGCCCGGTTAATGCTCAGAGTCACAAAGGAGGGTTTTAGGTGTCATGACCAGACCCGGCAGAGTCCTGTCTTCACGTTCCCTCACACCCGGTGCTTCATCGTTACGTTTAGTTTGCCCCAGGACTGCCGGCCCCAAGGTATCCACGCAAGCGACTACTCGCCGCCGTCCGTTTATGCCCCGGACGGTGGGCAGCGATGAACACGTCTGTGAGTCAACTTCAGCCTCTCGCTATTAGTTTCGTCGTTGTCGGTTCGCCGAAGTCGTCGGCGCCGACTCGCTGTCATGCTCAGTGCCGTCGCGGCACCCCTCTATAACATCTTACGAGTTACTTAGGTGTCTTTCTTTTCACCCCCTCACAACAGGGAGAAAAGATTGATGGCATGCCCCTTGCATACACTGCAAAGTCCGTGCCAGTTCCTTATCAAGAATGAAAATCTTTTCTCCCCTTTCGGGCCCTCAAGAAAACACCGCTGACCTTGGAGGAACGAATGCCGACACAGGCGGCGGTCAGCGGTGTTTTCTTGAGGGCCCGAAAGGGCCCGGCTCAGCCCTGGGTCACCTCGACTCCTTCGACCTCGGAGGCCAGCACGATGCAGCCCTTCATGAGCCGCTCGGTGTAGTCGTACCCTCCGAGCATGTTCAGCGTGGCCGGCGCGTGCTTCGCGTCGAACTGAAAGTCCTCAAGGACCTCCAACGCGAGCCAAACATCATCGAACCCCGTCCCCCGCATGGTTGCCCGTCTCATGGGCTCCACCGGCGCGACCTGCGGGTTCTCGGCCGGGCCATCGTAGTAGCACATGCGCCCGGGAAGCGCGGCGCTGGGCATCTGGATCAGAAACATTGGAAGAACCTCCGGTGTCTTGATATAACATCCTGTGAGTTACTTAGTTGTTTTCTTTTTCACCCCAGCCCCAGGGAGAAAAAAGGCACACGCTCACACGTTGGCACAGTTGTTGCATTCTCTGCAAAACCCGTGCCAGCATTTGAAATGTTTTTCTCCCCGCTCCCCGGCAGGCTGGCAACCTGCCGGGGAGAAAACTATCGCGTGCCCCACTTAGCCAGGATTCGCGCCTTGCCCGTAAGCTTATGCGCGACCGCACGGTGCCGACCGTCCCGAACCTTCCACCGGCCATCGGGCAACGCCTGGACCTTGATCGGAGGCATTTCGACCCCTTCAAGAATCGCGTTCGCACACGAGAGCGTAGCCGGGTTCAGGGGCATCCGGTCAATGACCAACTGCCCCACGGGGATCCATCCTTCATGCCGCATCAACCCATCCTCTGGAGCTTGACGATCCTCGCTCCGAAAATCTCGTGAAGCAGATCGCGTGCCTGTGCGTTCGGCTGGCCCGACTTGGTGAACAGTGAAGCCGGATCGATGTCCCGAACCCGCTCCACCGTCCTGCCATCTTCCGCGAACCAAATCACGCGGCGCGTGAGATCCTCGGGAGGCGTGTTCGCACGCTTGATCTCATCAAAGGCCGCATCAAGCACCCACCCAATCAGATCCTCATCATCCGGGTTAGGGTTCAGCCGGTTCCAATTGAACCGCGAAAGCTGATCGGCGGTCGTGCAAGCGTTCATCCGCTTGATCAAGAGCCGCCGTCGCCATCCCCGCCAGTCCAGCCGCCGGATGATCTCAGCCTTTGCGGCCGGAATATCAATCAGATCCTCAATCTCGTGCGGCTCCATGCGCGTCTCCTTTCCTGCCCCTAATGCCCCGTCCGCCGAAGCGGTACGGGGCGGGGTTCGGGGGCCGGAGCCCCCTTTGTCTCAGCCGATCATCTCACCCTGCTCTCCGGTCCATTCCAACAGTTCGCCGTAGCTCTCCGGCAGGCGAGGGGCGTCCACGGGCGTCCACCCGTGACCCGTTCGGGCGTGGCTGATCTTCGCCGACAGGTAGCAGTATTTCCCGCGCCCCCGCACGAGCGGCGAGATCGCGATCGCTCCGCCCTCGCCGAGCGCCACGATGGGCGGACGCTCGCCCGTGATCGCCTCCAGGCGATCAAGCTGACCGCACGCGGCCATGTTCGGGATCTCGGAGTGGAGCAGCTTATCCCACCCCACCGTCAGGTTCGGGCGGCGCTCCCGCAGAATGCGGCCTGCGTCAAAAGCGCAGCGCCACCACTGCCCGCTGGCGTCCTGCCAGAACTGGATCACCGGGAGCAACGTCCCCCGCTGCGCCGCAAGATGCATCCCGAAGTAGTGCTCAGCCTTGGAACCTGAGATGATGGAGTTTCTCGGGGCGTGATCGTCGCCGATGTAGTCTGACACCTTCAGACTAATCCCGATCTCCAGCCCATCGAAAATCCCGTGAACGTCAAAGAACACCTGACCGCGCCCGGCCTTCGACTCTTTCGCCGGAGTAATCAACAGCTTACCGCCGCCGTCCACCGGGTTCAGGTTCCCGTCCCGACCCATACGGTCGGGGAAAGTAGCGGAGACGAACCCATTGGGCACGTCCCGCGAGTAACTGACATTCTGTCCAGTCGCGGCGAGTGCCGCGTCGATCACCATATTGGTCAGTTCGACCCGTGAACCCTTACCCATGCTGTCCGCCCGTTGTGTGTAGTTTTTCGCTCCACCCATCTATAACACCTTGTCAGTTACTTAGAAAGGTTTTGCACCCCATGCAAGATCCATGCCAGGTTTCTGGGCTGCCGCTGCTCGCGCCACGTTGGCATGGTTCGTGCAGTGTATGCAAAACCTGTGCCACCTTTTCTTTCTTTGCAATAACCGTACCAACACTTTTACTTTTAATAAAGTGTTGACATAAACTTAACAAGTAAAGATCGTTTCATGTCTTGACAAAGTCTTTACAACTTATATGGCACGATTCTTGCTGGGGCCGAGTTGGCACGGTTCTTGCAGATATGCCGCACCGTGGTTTCCATTTTAAACAAATCTAAGCCATGTTTTATGTTTAAGCGATTCCCTAAACTGTTTTTTATGTTTAAGCCGTTCCCTAAGCCATTCCATCTTTAAGCTATTCCTTTACCTCTTATGTTCTTACGTATAAGTTATTCCTTATGGGTTTATGTTCATGTGGTTCTTATGTTCCCTATGGGATCTACATATTCCTTAGGGGATTTATGTTTCTTATTCGCCTATGTTATTTGCTCTTGGGTTCTTATCTTGTCTAGGACTAGTACGCATTCGGATAGAGCTTGTTCTCTTCGACGTTTCCTTTTCAAGTTATAATATTCCGCCCGATTTGATTTGGATATTTGGATTTATAAGTTTGCTGTGGTAATGTGGATTAAAATGGTTATGATAATCAGGTAGTCTTTGGTTTGAAAAGAGTTCAAATTGTGGCATTAAGTATTTTAGGGGATTTTAATTAACATTAAATTGATGTTCAAAGGGAATTGGTACAATAAATTGGAGAGAGATAAGAGAGGCAGAAATTGATAAAAACTTATAAGGGGCTGATGATGTTATCGGAAGAGTTGGATTTGTGGTTGGGAGTGGATTTATGTTTTCGGGATCTTTTTAATGGAGTATATCCTGTGTGGTTTAGTACGGGGATTATTGATGAGCCTTATGCTTTGGCATTGGGTCCTGAGTCGGTTGCTTCTTTTGGTCCTGATGTTGAGTTATATCCTTCCTCTTATGTATCGGTTTACTCTATGGTATTTGAGAAGTATTTATCTCCATTGTTTTCTATGAAGCATGGTGGTTTGGGTGGTGGTTTGGATGGTGCTTATGAGTTCCGTTGTTTTGAGGTTGATGGTGAGTATCTATTTAAGAACATTGATGTTGATCCTATGCGTGATTCTTCATTGGACTTTATTGGTCGTGGTTCTTCGAAGATGGTTGCCACTTTGAATTGGGCATTTGAGGTTATAGCTGAGTGGAAGTTGGAGTTTATGCCTGGGCTTCAGGACTTATCTTTGGGGGATGCAGGTTCGGATTGTTTCATTGATTCTGAGGATCGTGCGAGCATTGGTGTTGAGAGCGTTTATCAGTTTCGCGAGAATGATTGGCTTCCATTCCTTAATTCTTCTGCCTATACCATGATTCACAAGGGTTCTTATTGGGGTCATAGCATGTCTGAGGGATTGAACCATATTGGTGAGGTTGAGTTGCGTGAGGGTATTTACCAGCTTTATTTTAATTGGGTGGAGGTAAATGATTCTCCTCCGACCATGACTTGTTCTAATGGTGCCTATTCAATTAAGTTATCTGAAGTTGGGAATCCTGTTCCTGTTGAGGTAAGTTATGAGAGCCATATCATCGGCAGCGGTGGGGATTTGTATGTTGGTTCTGTGGGTTATGATCCTTATTTATCTTCGAGCGGTGCTGTTGGGACTTCTTTGATGGATCTTATTGACAGTCCGATTCGCACTTTGAGTATGGGGTCGGTAGTTGCGGAGCCTTCATGTTCTATATGTGACAATAAAGAATCCGGTAAAAAGGATGTAGAGTGATTTCGATTTTAGATTTGCCGCCGCCTCATGACGTATGGGAGGGTGACACCTATTGGGGAGTTCTTTACTATCATTATCCTGATGCCATTGGTTCAATGCATTTTTGTCGGGATAGTACGGAGGTAACTTATCTACCTAACGAATTGTGTCACACGATTCTGGATATGGAGCGCGACAAATACATCGCCCCCATGTTTTCCTTTGAAGGGTTTGAGGGAGAGATTGTTATTTTTTATCTGAAAGCTATTAGGGATCCTGAGGATTCTGAATTATATGTTGATGCTCAAAAGGTTATTAGGAGAATAGAGGATGTTAAACGAGCAAGTATTGCCGGCTGTGCTGGCTGACCTTAAGGATATCAAGGATGTATGGGAGAATAATGATTCATCTCTTTCCATTCTATTCTGTGAGTCAGGGATGAAATCAAAAATATGCGAGAATGATATCCTGAACGAACACTTTGAATCCCGTCATGGGTTTCGTGAGTATTGTGGAGATACCATTGTGTATATAGGAGTTCTCACGTTGTTTGAGGGTTTAGCTCATTTATATGTCCCCGCGATTAGGATGGTTGAACATGGGTAGTAGAAAGAATCATGGTAGAGTTGTGAGAATAAAGACTGATAAGGAGCGCCTCAAGGATCGTGTCTTAGAAGAGAGGGAGGCTCAGCGTAGGCTTAGGGAGAGGCATGGTGTGCCTAACCTTTCTCTTATCGAAGAATTTTTATCCCTCCCTTATTGGGCGAGATATGATCTTGACAACACCAGCACAAATAGCGCATTCTATTCTTGGGTTCTTGATCATGATCTATTTGATAGAAAACCTCATAAGATTCATAAGTGTATTGAGGCAGATTTCTATACTCATCCTGCTTATGTAATGGAGTCCATGGTGACTAAGCCTATACACTGGTATGTCCGAGGGACTCCAGGGAGAACTGCGGCTACCTTAAGCATCCCATGCGACCATGAGTATGTTATTAAATCCATTTTCGATATGATTGCTCGTATTGATATGGATATCACATCTTTTGGTGTCGATTCTGAATCGAAGACTGTTCATATCTTATTGGATGGGACGCATCGCATGGAGGAATCGTTCAACGATGAGTATCAAGCCATTATGAAGCTCTACCGTTTCGTATGGGAGCTTCATAATGAGATTTTCTGCCCATCATTATCGGATCTTAAAGGGCAGTATGATATCACCTATGACGATGATGCTGGCGAGAACTACATCGAACTATTTGACGTAGTTGCTTTAGGTTCTTTCATGCAAGATTATAATAAGTTCGCAAGGCGGGGCGTACTCCTTCCCCTTAATCAGATTAGGTCTATTCAGAACTCATATCTTTATGACAATAGTAATTTGGGTGTAATTGAATTAGGAAAAGCCACCCTACTTGAGGGTGACTTTATCATTTGTTATGCTCTGAACAAACTGTCGTAGTTCATTTAACAATGAAAAACATTGTTAAATCAGAGTTCGGGGAACTCTAAGACGTTTCCTTCTAACTCGGGTCCTTCTGGAAGACCGACATCGTCAGTCATTGGCTCATCGCCACCAGTAAGGGCACCGTACTCATCTGAGAAATGCTTTGCAGCATCCTGTGCTTCCTCCAAGGTTTCGAATGCTCCACCGAGTAGGGCTTCTACAAAACCAGAAAGAGCTTCAAGTTTCCCTTCCTCGCCGAACTCTCTAATGTCATCTGACAGGGGAGGAGAGAGATCGCTTAGACCAGAATCTTCCTGCGACATTCCTTCATCGAATGATGGGAAATTAATTAGTTCCCCTTCTTCTGCCAATCTTACCAAAGCTGCATCGATTGCCGATGCGGCTTTTGTTTTGCCCTCTGCATCCATTTTGGTTGCGAGGTCTGCTAACTTCTTTAAGCTCATTCTATTCTCCTTGCGAATGATGTGTTTGTGTAGCGCCCCTGAGGGCTATTGTGTGCCTTTCTTTATATTCGGTAGGTCAGGACATGTTTTAATGTCCGCAAATTATATAAAGGCCCCTACGGGTTAATTAACCCTCTGATAATTCTTAAGCCTCTTGGCTACCTTACGCCAATCGACTCTTCCAAGAAACCAATCAACGTAGGCTTCTTTATCCAATCCAAAATCCGTGTAGTATGCGTGTTCCCACATATCTAAGGCAAGGACTGGTACACTATGAATAGATGCTCCAATCTCATGGAGATCGAATGCATCAAGGTATAGTTTCTTTTCTTTAAAGCAATAAGAGAGAACAACCCAACCATTTCTGGATACGTTAGCCATTCTTTTCAGATCGCCATCAAGATCTTTCCATTTGCCATCATAAGCAGCTTTGAATAGCTTATCTATGTTGGCATTTTTAGTTGTAGCATATGGCTTAGACTCGTAGGCATCGGTAAAGTAAAGTTCGTGAAGGAACTCAGCATTACCGTTATGAGAGAGACCTTTTGCGATCTCTCTAAGCTCACCCATGTTGGGCGAGTCCTTGTTGTCTGTACCGTTGAATAATCTCTTGTGTTTTTTGGAGAAAGAAGAGTTAGCCTTTTTGTATGCGTCATACAGCTCTGTATGCTGCTGTACTGTTTCTTCTTTTAGTCCGCACTTATGATAACCTTTCTTGGCTTCTTTTGTAATTTCCTTATCAAGAAAATCTCCAAGTTTATTCCAGCCTTTACGGTCTGCTTCATCTGCGAATTTAACAAGTTCTTCAAGCTTTTTGCTCATTTGATTCCTCATTTCTGAATTTTTAAATCATCCATAATCTCAGATGTTCTTTCATGTTCAGAGATATATGCATTCTTTAGTAGTATTTGTTAATTCTTGGAGCTTAACTTCTCGTAAGATTCTCTCAATTCTCTTGCGAGTCCTTTATCGATATAATGTTCTCCAAAGTAATGTTCCACAAAGAGTTCGAAGTTAAGCTCATTAGCAGCATCTACAGCTTTAGGGTTTTGTTTAAAAGAGAATGGAAGATAAAAATCAGCCTCCAACTCCGAGACACTAAGCACTGCCTTAAGGAATAAAGCAGGTACGCCAGCCTTAGCTGCCAATTCGCCAATGCCATCATCATTATGGAAGATGGGCTCCGAAGGCTCAGGGGTCGAAAGCGGAGTATCCCCCTGAACAGGGAGACTATACTCCAACTCTAACTCCCTATGGACATTCGAAGCTTTTTTCTCTTTCTTACCACTCAGTAAATCATCAAAAGCTTGCTTGGAGTCTTTTCTTTTCTTTCTTTTCTTTAATTTCTTACGAAACTTATCGAGAAAATTGCTTTGATAATCATTGCTCTGTTTCATTTGAGCCTTACTGCTTAATTCTTCTTTTAGTTTATCTGCATCAATTGGATCATACTTATATTCTTCATCAAAAGATGGTTGCAAGAATCTGTTACGAACATGTTCTTCTTCCTTGTAATTATGATTCCTATATGGGTCAAAAAAGATTGGCTGCTCATTATCTCTATATCCGAGATTGTCATAATGAGTGTCATTTTCTTTTCTTAAGAAAGAATAAATTATTGATCTTATCATTTTATGAAAGTCTTCTCTTGATATTGCTTCGCTCATTATGACCTCATAAGCGAAACTACCTCTTCCGATTTCTTTTTCTACAATATGGTTTGCGATATTATCAACGGTATCGGTGTGTTTTCCAGAGAGAACTAAGTGAGCAATCTCTTTTAAAGTTGTCTTTATATCATTTCCATTATCGGAAATTGTAATTGGAGCTTCAAGATATTGGTTTATATCTGTCTGTCTAATGCTCTTGAATAATCTCTCGAACAATCTTGCATCTTCTTCTGAGTTATGTTCTTTTTTGTTTAATCGTTCTTGTATAACCCAAGCTCCTCTTCTTTTGCGAGAGACTGAGTAAGGAAGTTTTAATATTCCGAAGTCATATACTTTAGCATTATACTTTGCATAATCACTATCTATCATATCTTCATTAAAGAGTCTTTCATAAAAATAAAGATCTCCTGGGTCTTCAGATAACTTCAGAACTTTGTCATCATCAGTTACGAATGCGACTCCGTAAGAGCCTGAACCAAGATATTCCTTGATAGGGTATTGCAAAAATAGTTCTGGGTTCTGCTCTACTATTTCAAGTATCTCTTCGCTTTTCGCGTGCTTAAAATCAGTGATGCTTTCTATTTTAGAAAAGGAATCTTCCAAAATTTTAAAGGTTCGGTCAAGCTGACCTTCGGGGTTTCCAAATAGAGCATCAAGTTCTTCCGCGAACTTTTTAAGAGCTTTGATTCGATTTAAAATTTTATAAGCCATATTACACCTTGATGATAAAAAATTTGTTAAAGCAGATAGGGGCACGGTACGAAGTAGTAGGAGGCCCGCCCAGGTGGGCTTTCATTTAATACTTGAATAATAGTTGTGTCTACGATACGCAAGTAGAAAAAAGGACTCAAAGATGTTAAAAGATAATCAAATAAGGGGCTTATCCCAAAGAGAATACTCTTACGATGAATTAATACAAGAAATCAAAAGACTTGATAAGCTTGACGCAGAATTCTTCATCGGAACAGATTCTCAGGTAATCAAAAAGAAAATATCCATAGTTACTTGTGTTTGTGCAATCCTTCCGGGTGAGAACAGAGTATTCTATGTGAAACAAAAGATTAGCAAGACAGATCTTAAGAATATGAGCATGCCTGAATTTATCATTGAAAAGACAAGAGATAATTCAGCATTAAGATTAAGAATGTTGCTCGAAGCATATCGAAGCATTGAAGCTGCTATGGAAGTCGAGCCTTATATCAAAGGCAAGCTAAATGTCCATCTTGATGTTGGCTCAGACTCTAAAGTTAGCAAGTCTGCAATTGCTCAAAAAGAATTGCAGTACCTTGTTCAGTCACAGGGATATGAATGTGCCGTGAAGCCTGATGCGTGGGCAGCTTCAGCAGTTGCAGATAGGGTTGCAAAATCTTAATCAATAATTAGCGTACAGTAGACACACGAAAGGCCAGGGGAGAAATCCTCTGGCCTTTTTCTATTTGTGTAATATCAGTTGTAAACTACGCACTTCTCACATACCGTTCCGCAAAGATCCTTCTTCAAATGAGCCGCCCTTAAGTCTTGGAACTTCTGGCTATTCCATGCGTCCATGAATGATACTTCTTTCAGATCGCCCATGTGGAACTTGCCATCATGATCGAAACAACATGCGGACAGGTGACCGTCCCATGTAATGTGTCCTTCAGTGAATGCTGCCCAGCAAGGGACAGGTACGGTGAGGTTATCAAGCCGCCCTCTGTTTCCTGCGGTTACCGTCCAGCCTTTCTCTTCTTCAGCTTTACCAACAAAGTCGGCCTGACTGTAAAGGGGTAACGCATAAATCTCATCAAGGAAAGGCGTCAAATCATCTACCACCGTCTTCATCTTCTCGCCTTGGCTACCATCATACTGAATGTAGCTTGCGTAAAGTCCGCAACGATGTCCTGTTGCCTCTTCAACATCATCTCTGATGTCCTGTGAGTTTTTCATGTTCTGGATCATCTTTTTGTAGATTGTCTTTTTTACCTGAGCAATCTCCACAAACTGATCTTCATCAGCATAATTCAAAGAAAACTTAAGACTGTCAAGTCCTGCCTCTAAACATGCTCTGACTTTCTTCTTAGTCGCCAAGCTTGCGTTGGTTGTCAGGAACACGTAATCATATCCGCATTCTTCTTTTGCGTATCTAATTGCATCCGGAAGCCACTTGAGAAGCATCGACTCCCCAAGGTAAAATAGCCCGAGTTCTTCAACTCCGGCTTCTTTCATCTCCATTGCAAGGCGTTTGAACATGTCGAAATCCATGTCCTGCTGCTCTCTAAGCCGCATAGAGCGAGCACAGAAGAAGCAATTAAAGTTGCATCTTCCCGTTAGCTCAATCTTAACGGATTTAGGAGCAGGAAGGAATTTCGCACTATACTCTTCAGTCATATGAGTAATTCGGTCAATTCTGTCTGTAATAGTCATTTATACTCCAATGTTTGTTACGGAGCTTATGGTTAGCTCCTGCTATACTGGAATTTAATAATAGACCCTTTTGTCTGTTATGCAGTGAAACTTTCTCCGCAGCCACATTTTCTTTTGTCCGACATGTTGTATTTAAACCCTGATCTCATCAGCGTATCTTCATAATCTATTTCCAATCCAACTAAAAATAGGTATGACTTTTTATCGATGGCGATAACGATATCATCAAATGTAAAAAGCCTATCGGTGGCGTCAGGTGTCTCAACCATCTCGGTCACAAACATTAAACCGGAGCAACCTCCGCTTCGCACACCTATCCTCATAGCCCCCTCCTCAATCTGGAGTTGCTTGGATATCTTGCGAATCTTTTCTTTGGCTGCCTCGGTTACTGTTATCACTATTCCTCTCCGTAAAGTCTCTGAGCTACTTTCAATAGAATAAGATATCCCATAAGGTCACTACATGTATCCTCGTGAATCTCTTTTTCCCCTCGTGTCGATAAGCGCGAAAGCTTGTCGTCAATCCTGACCTTGATTTGCTCAATTGGATTCGAGTTTGAAAAGATTCTCTTTGGTTGCAATGCAGAGTTTCCATACTCTTTGTTCTTCATTATCAGAAGGTCTCTTATCGCATTGCATTCTTCCGCTATCATATGCTGAACATTGGCTAATGCAAATGGATCTTCTATGTACTCAACCTTTTCAAAAATCTCAGTTACTTTGTTTTCAAAGTCCAATATCTCTTTCATTCTTTCACTCATTGTTATCTCCAGCTAAGTTCACAATGGCATCATAGATGTGCCAATTAATTATCCCATTCATAGGGAATTCGTATTCCGATAATTCGTTGGCTTTGACCCACTTGAAGTCATCGCTTTCATCGTTAATCTTCACCTCACCTTCATAGGTTCTTGTGGAGTAGATGTACATATCGAAACTTTTATATCTTACTTTGCCCATAAACTCTAAATCAGAAACGGTTATCCCCGCTTCTTCCTGAGTCTCTCTCTTGGCTGCGCTCATCAAATCCTTATCGGTAGAGTCGTACTTTCCACCAGGGAAATTCCAACGTCCTCCCCATGATTTTCCTGAGGCCCTTTGGAGCAATAGTATCTCGTCGTTCTTATTTAGAACAACTGTCGCAACTACAATCTTCTTCATGGCTCGCTCCGGCTTTTCTTTTTTCTAATTCACTGCAAAGCGATTCAATTCGCTCCGATCCTTCATATTTATACCAGAAGGGAAAGACCCCATGAACAAATAGAATTAACGCGATCTTAAACACGCACCAAGATTTTCCGCAGGCATATGCCAAATGCTCGGCATACGTCTCCCCTATACTATTTGGATGTTCAGAAAATAACTTCATCCTCATTGACTCCTTTTGTCAAGAAGCCACGCCTTGCAAGCTTCCTCTCTAAAGCTACGCTTTTAGTAGAGAGCCACTCCGCATAGAGGCCGAGCATTTCGTCGTCGCTGTAGTGCCTCCCGGCGTCCGCCACCTCGTTAAGAATATTTACAAGGTCGCGGTAGGTCTTGGCCATTTCCAAATATACAGGATTGTCAAGAATATAATAGGCTTGAGTATACCCCTTCTGTCCCATCTGGACATAGAAGTCAATGCTCGATCTCTTCTCGACAGATTCGGGAAAGTACCCAGAAAAAATTAAAGCCTTGTCCCCGATTTCTTTAAGCAGAACAAGTTGCTCTGCCTTATCGGTTTCAAGGCTTTTACCATATAGCTCGGTCAATGTAGGATCCCAAGATGGAGGACGAGTAACTGTCCTCATCATCAGGGATGATAAGTGCAGAACAACGGGCTGCGGGACTTTGAATTTGTAGACCCGAATCACTTCATTTAGTTCTGCATCAAAATATTTCTTTAGTTCATTGACCGTACAGGTTTGTAATTTACTCATCATATAGCTCGTTAATATATTTATCTGCGAAGCCATTCTTTCTCAAATAATGATCACGACCCAAGATGGAACTGTAGGCATGAGCAAGCTTTAACTTGTTCATAGGCTTACCCTCTGTTGAGACAACATTAATGTCTACCTTCGCTCTTAGATTTGTACCGTGCTCTTCGTCATAAGCACTCAGAACTTCATCAACTCTTTTAATATATTTTGAGTTATCATCGTAGAAGTATACCTGAGTTACCTCAGGTTGCATCGCTACACTGAGAATGTAGTTGCCCTTATATCTTCCTGAGTTAGGACTATCCAAAGGCTGAGTTACAATCTCCATCGGAGGATGATCGCTTAGAATTTCAGCAATTCTTTCTTGCATTCCAGGCCCACTCTTCCTTGCAGTAAGGATGATGGCGTTTTGATGATTGGCTTCATAAAGCTCAAGCATTTCGGAGTTTGGGCCATGCCTTCCGATTGTATTTGGATTGAGATAATATTGATCATCATTGGTGATGATAGCAAATGGAGAGAAGTTTCTATTAACCCTAATCCCTGCCGCACTAAGCTGCTCAGGTGTTATGTGAGCCTGTAGCTCCTCAAGAGGCACAGGCGCCCCCGCTTTGTCAGTTACCTCAAAGTAAATATCTCTACCATCAAGCTGATGTTTCTTCTGTGTCTTAAGCTGAAGAGTCATTAACCTCTCAGGAATATCCTCTCTGGCATTGAGCTGAGTAAATAGTTCCAATGCGTTTTTTAGATTTCCACTTTCTCCAGGCTGATAGATGTATCCATCTCTATTTAACCTTGCAGTTTCATACCAGTCAGATGTCCAGTAGAGTGTGTCGTCAAGATCAAATATGTATACTGTCCCTTTGAAGTTCATGTGGTCTCCGTGTTGATAACCTCTAAGGTTTCAATTTCTAATTCTGCCCTCAATAGATTCTGAATCTGAGCAAGTGTGCTCGTAAAGGCACTTGGACAACCATCACAGCCGCCAAAGAAAGAAAGAAAAACCTTTGGCGGCTCTCCGTCTTTTTCATCTTCAACAGCATCAAGAACACAGAATCCGCTGTGCATCGCCAATGCGGGATTGATATCTTCTTCGATAAGCTCTTGCAGCTTATCTATTGAAATTATTTGACTCATCTTTTTCCTTCTATAAAAAATCAACTGTTCCCGAATATATTTCCGGAGCATATCGCCCTATCAATAATCTTTCCCAAACGACGGTGCCAAAATAGAATCCCTTAATTCGCCATTGACCATCAAAATGATTTTGGGTCTGATTAGTATATGACTCATCTGCGCTCTGCCAACCAAGCTCTCCTTCGAGATAGATACACCCTGAAGCCTCATTATAAGCTTTGGTAATTTTGTTTTGATCAACGTGACTATCCGGCCTATCGTTTATACTATTAGTTTCTCTGTATTCCCAGTAAATTGCTTTATCGTCCATCTTCGCTCTCTAAGGTTTTAGGAATTTTTATTCAGCTTCTTGATTGGGTATGTTTTTCCAATCGCGAAGGCAAACCTGCTCAAGGGCTCCCTGAGCAAATTCGGCCGCATCTTCTGGCTTAATCATACCAGACGCAAGCACCTCCAGACTTTTGTGCATCACAGTTTGTTTAAACCTGAGATGCTTGATATAGGCAGAGACAAGCAACTGCACCTGTCCAGGCCAACTTCCAGTATCGGCTGCTACCGCTGCTCTGTCCTCATCGGACAAGCCATAAATCTCCACCTGTTTAAGGGTGGCTTTGAATTCTTTAATGGGATCAGTGACCTGCTTAGCCCACTGAGCATCAAGCTTCTTCTCTCTAATCTTGGCCTTCTCTTTTGCTGTTAACTTTTTCTCTTCAGACATATTATCTCCTTACTTCTTGATAAACTTACAACGTGGATAACCACTGCACGCAACGAATGCTCCGTAACGCCCTTCGCGCTCAACAAGGTTATTCTTTTTGCATTTCGGGCACTTCTCGCCAGTGTCTTTCACTGCCTTCTTCTTGCCCCACTGCTTCTTCTTCTTAACGACAATCTTACCGTCGTCATCAAGCTGTGCAGTAAAGTTACAAGTCGGATAGCCTTTGCATCCAAGGAAATCGCCGAATTTGCCGCTTCTCTTTACAAGCATATTGGTCTTACATTCCGGGCACTCTTGGTCCGTTGTTTGTGCTCCACCTGACATAACAGGTTCGCCTTTTGCGTTGAGCTTACCTTTCCAATTGCATGTAGGATAAGATGAACATGACCAAAATTCTCCGAACTTTCCATTTCTCTTGATTAACACATTGCCACAGTCAGGACAAGGAATACCTGTCTCAACCTCTTTGGCAATGAACTTTCCATCGTCTCCGATACTGAATGTGTGCCCACATTTCGGCCAGTTCTGACAACCTAAGAATACTTCCTTATTCGCAATCTTCCTGACCATTTGGGAGCCGTCATCACATTTGGGACATTTCTCATCAGTTTCGAATGCCTTACGTGACTCGCTTTTCTTAGCCTTAAAGATATCCCTATCAAGCTCTGCATTGAACGGAGTTAAGATATCCTTGATAGTCTTGGAGCCTGCTTCGATTTCATCAAGGTGTGCCTCCATCGTGGCAGTCATCTGAGTGTCAGTAAGGTTTTCGAAATGCTCTTCAAGATAGTCGCAGGCTAAGATACCGATCTCTGTGCCAAACATGGTTGTGCTTTTACGAGTGACGTAGCCTCTGTTGAGCAAAGTTTCAACAAGCGCCGCATAGGTAGATGGTCTTCCGATACCTTCCGACTCCATCTTCTTAACGAACGCTGCTTCAGTGTATCTTGATGGTGGCTTGGTGAAATGCTGCTTTGGCTTGTACTTCTTTACTTTAACTTCCTGTCCAACCTTAAGCGCGGGGATTGACACATCGTTACTTGATGAGCCATATACCTTAAGGAAACCATCAAACTGCATAACGGAACCTGTAGCTTTAAATCCAAGTGGTCCGCTTTTAAGCTCAATCTTTGCGGCATCGAATTTGGCATGAGCCATCTGAGATGCCATGAAACGATTCCTAATCAAAGATAATAGTTTGTCTCCATCAGGAGTCATAGCCGCAGGTGTCGCTTCAAAGGTTGGGCGGATAGCTTCGTGAGCATCCTGTGCTGCCTCCTTCGGACCATACAGCTTTGGAGTCTCGGAGAGATACTGCTCCCCAAGCTTCTCAATAATTTTCTTCCGAATCGCTTCGACTTTCTCAGGATCAGATCTTGTACTATCAGTTCTATGATAGGTGATGAGCCCCTGAGAGAATAGGGACTGCGCAGTATCCATTGTTCTCTTGGCGGTCCATTTGAACTTTGCACCAGCAGTCTGCTGCATAGATGCAGTTACAAATGGTGGCGGAGGACTTTTGGTTCTTGTTTTCTTTTCATATACAGAGACAACAAGTGGTCCATCGATTTGATCGAGAGCCGCCTTTGTTTCTGCCTTGCTTTTAGGGACATATTTTTTGCCGTTAAGAGTGACGAACTCTGCATCGAACTTGTGGTCAGTGTTGGCTGTGACGCTCCAGTATTCTTCTTTGATGAATGCCCGGATATCCTTCTCTCTGTCCACAACGAATTTAAGAGCGGCCGATTGTACTCGTCCAGCGCTCGTTCCTTTGAGGCCCTTTGCCCACATGACAGGGCTTACTTTAAATCCAACGAAGCGGTCAGTGATACGCCTTGCCTGCTGTGCATGAAAGGTAGTCTCTCTGAATCCAAGAGGATTCTTGATACCTGCAAGGATGGATTTCTTATTGATTTCCTTGAAGATTACTCGATGAATGTTCTTTCCACGCTTCGGCAGAATATCCAGAATGTTGTAAGCAATCGCCTCACCTTCACGGTCGGCGTCTGTTGCGACGTAGATGTCATCGTGTCGCTTGGCAGCAGCTTTAATGTTCGCGACCACATCCTTCTTGTCAGGATTGGTGACATACACCGGTGTGAAATCTGGTAACTCAACGCCGAGCTTCTTTTTGCTGAGGTCCATGATATGACCTACAGAAGCGATTACTTCGTAGGAAGAATCGAGCGATTTCTTAATTTTCGGAATCTTGTTAGGACTCTCAACTATGATCAGGGCCATGGGCCGTCCTCCAATAAAAATAGCAGAAGCCCAGATGGAGCCTCTGCTATATCGTACCGACAACGATATAGTTGTCTCAATTAAATTATCTCCAAAATTTTCCAGTCATCCTTGTTCTGACAATTGCGATGTTGGCAGAGAAGGTGTCTGCTGGGTTTGAGCCGGTTGCGTCACGACTATATCTGTAGGCAATTTTATCGCCCGGAAAAGAGCCGTTAATGTTTAAAGTAAAAATAGATATAAATGGTTTGTACTGATTATTGTTTACTGAGGTTAATACAGTAGATGTTGTGCCTGATTTTGCTCCATCAAGAAGATCATCGGGATTAAGCACAGCGAACTCAAAATCAATCTCAATGTCTCCAACGGCAGTAGAGAGCGGAATCCATTCTACCTCAAATGTAATTGGGAAAGAGGTATCTATACCTTCCGGAACTAACACGAGGAACCCATTGCCATCTAAAGCGTTATTATTGAATTTATTATCTTTCGGAGTAATGGTGATATTGGAGGCAAGATTTAATGCCTGATTTCCTGGACTTGATCCGGATAAATCTTCTGCCAATTTAAAATGCACATTTATATCGCGAACAGGTCTTGCATTCCCAAAAAATTCAACAAAGCCATCTGCGTTAATCTCAGTTCTATTTGTATGCATTTTGAATTGCTCAATGATGGGAGATGTAGTAATGGTGCCAGTAATTCTGATGCGGATCCAATATTTTTCTGAACCGTTTAATGTAGATTTTGCCCATAATGTCATATCGCCAAACCTTATCTGCTGAGTTTCTGCATTTCCAAAATGGTCTGCTCCATACTGAGTATATGGAGGAGATGATAAGGTGGACATTGCATCAAAGATTTGCCAAGCACTTCCATCCCAATATTCTGCGATGATACCACCTGAGCCTATGTTAATAGCTCCAGTTATTAAAGCTTTTAAGCCATTAAAAGCTGTATTCCCTCCAATATAAATTGATGCATCAGTTGTAAGTGCAGGAAGCATTGTAAAGGTAGATGATGTATTACTAATCGCAGTGTCTGTTACATCAACCCAAGTGCCAACTGTTCCATTTGTGTTTGTGAATACCTTCATTCCAAACGTATGACTGTCTCCTTCTCCAAATGTAGATTCAGATCCTTTATCATATCTTCCAACATGTAGTTCGCCAAGAATGATGTGGCCTTCGTCGCCTCCTGTATCTGAGAAGAAAGACGCCTGAGATATAACGCCTGTAACTAAAGAGACTCTATCATTTCTAATTCTACAACCGGAGGACCGAATTGTGCTGCCCGAACTTTCGACTAAGAGGTCAAAAGTTGATGTTCCAGATATGTCAACGCCAACAATACTTATTGTGCTCGTATTTGTTGGGCCGACTCTTATCATATTAGTTACAGAGCCAGCTAAGTGAATTCCATTTGCCCGGATCGTTCCGCCATCATCTACAAACAAGCCATTGATTCCTACTGAAGGTTCAGAGTCTGAACTGTTAATGCCGATTGTAGAACCCGTTCCTGTTGCGAAACAGAAAGTTTCTACAGTTGTTCCATTTCCAACAGCTATATCTGAAAGTAATGCTTTGCCTCCAGTTTGAGCTAAAATTCCAGTGCCAATAGTCCCATTAAGAATGCACTCTCTAACCCTAACTTCATTTCGTCCTGTAGCTTCAGATATAATTCCAATCTCACAATCTGAAACCTCGATGTCGTGGAGATCTATATTTTGAATAGATGAAGAAATGTAAAAACCTGCAAATCCTGAACCAGAAACATTTGAAATATCAAGTCCCACAATATCACTGTCGCTCCCCATAATCATTCCGTGAGCATTTGGATTAGAGCAATACATCTGAACTGTCTCGTGTCTACCAATTGCATTTATTGATACATAATTAGGGACAGTTACTGGATTTAGTTCAGAGTATCTACCTGGGTATATAATTAGAATATACCTATTTGATGTTGACGCATCAGTTATAGAATCTAAAGCATCTTTTATTGATGTAAAATTTCCACCAGTTTTAGCCACAGTTATAACATTCTGTTTTTCAGTCTCAACTGTGCCATCTGATAATAAATCATTTAGTTCTGTTATTGTGCCACCAACCAGATTCGCCAAAGATGTTGCATGGGGATTGCTCTCATCTGTCAGGTGATAATCATAATCTAAAATAAGAGTTTCAAATGTAGAAAGCCGAGAAGAGACTGTCCCATAGTCCCCGCTCGGCGCAGTGCCAAGCTCACTTTCAATATTAACAATAGCGGAACGCAACCGGTTGACACTTGCCGCATCAACTTCGGTTGTTCCGTCTACTGCTAATGGTAATTGTAAGTAACCATCAAGCGCGCTTGGATATATACTGTAGTCTGACATCATCACCCTCTAAATAGGGTCAGCTTATTAGTAAGTAAGTTTTTCAGGCGTCAGAAGATCTTCTTACTAATCCTTTGCGAGTGCTCGCCTTGGTAACAGTCTGAGTTGGTCTAGCTGCCCTCGTAGACTTAACTACAGGCTTGCCATCAGTGCTGCCAAATCCGCCATCGCCTCTTTCTGTTTTTTCAAGCTCAGCTACTTCTTCAAAATCAGTGCTTAATCTTTCTTTGAGAATAAGCTGAGTCAGCACAGGCTTCTGAGAAAGAATAAGGTTAGCTACGTCATAGAGCGAGCGAGGCTTCTTATCAAAAATGGTAATTATGCCTCCAGGGAATGCCTGTCGGCCAAGGTTTTTTCCAAGCTCCGAGTGCAACACTTTGATTGCAACAAGAATCTCTCCACGGTAATGCTCATCAACAATCCCTACAGAATTTGCAAGAGCGAGCGGGAGTTTAGAAAGCGAACTCCTGGGCACAATCTCAAAATAGTGACCCTCTGGCGGTTGGACTGCAATGCCAGTTCTGAAATAAATTGTATCTCCAGTGATTGTTTTTACATCAATCATGCGAAGATCATATCCGGTGTCGGACTCATGAGCGCGGGTAGGCACCTCTGCTCTGTCATCAAGTAATTTAATTTTAGTCATTCCCATATTCGGCTCTCCTCAGTTTTATGGCTTAGGTCCATCAATTGATTCGTACCCTTCCGGGTTGATGGACCATGTTATATATTTCCCGATGGCGGATGCCATCTCCTCCTCCCATTTTACCACATCCACTGGGATGTTAAGTCTCTTGGCAAGAGATAATCCTCTCTTCCACGCTTCTATTTCCTCTATAACCGTAAAAGTTCTTTCTTTAAAAGTTGCGGCCTTATGTCTGCTTGCTTTCTTTTCAAGGCTTAAGAACATTCCATTTTCCCATGTAAGGATATGTCCACACTCATGCAGCAATACATAGGTCTGAAGTTCATAAGAAAGTCTTTCATCAATGACAATTTCATTAAAATCACTGTCAATGATATTTAGTTCGCCTTCTGTTGCGAAGTGAACTATATAACCTTTTTTATTCTCAATCCAATTAACAAGATAATTTCTTAGACTATTCCAATCAGACATATCATTTTAACTATTTATGAGCGCAGTTTCAACTGTGAATCCAGTAATGCCTACTGCACTGGCCCATGAACCTGTATTACCAATTGATATAACTAAGTTCAAATCGCTTACCGAAACCGGATTTGTATTATTCCTTCCAGCCGCAGTTGTTGAGCTATCCAGATAAACTGTTGGCTGAGCACCAAGTGGCCCCGAACTTCCAAACGGAATCCATACTGTGGTAGTTACAGAGGAGCTTGTTGAAAAGTTAGCACTGCTCGTAGCCAAAGAACCTCCTGGCGAGATCGTAGCTGCCCTTCTAATTGAGGTAGCCGATGGAGATGAATTTATTCCAGCCAAAGAGCCTACACCTGTTGACTGTAATAATGTGTCAGAATAGCCAACCAGAACATGAGTATCTACTCCGGTTCCTGCTCTCCACTCTGTAGCTGTCATCCTTACCAAGATGCCATTATAATCTGCCCAGGTTATTCCGCTTTCTACAGCTTTTGCTAACCATATGCCATCACGTCCAGCATCTATTGCTCCCTGAGTTCCTGTAACTGGAGTCATACTGCTTGTAGTGCTCCAAGTTGCCGAGCTTATTAAACCTGCCGGATCATTTAGAGCAAAAGTATTTAGGTCTTGAGTTGTCCAGCTTATACCGCTTGAGGATGAAGCGGAGCGTGCATGCTCTGGAGAATTATAAGTAGCCATCAGATCTCCTCAAAATGTAACTGGATGTATATTCCGCTTCCATCGAAGTTGGCATCATTGCTTACAAGGCTTAACTGCCATCCACCATTTTCGGCGAGAGCAAGATTTGCATCAGTTCCTGACAACGGAATCGATGTTACGGTAGCCGCAGATAACCCATTCATATTATAACTTGAACCAGATAACATTGAGGCTACTGTAGCTTGATTATTTAAAGAAAGAGTAAATGTTCCTTGAGTATTCAGGCTGACCATAACAACTGTTAGCTTATCAAGCCTGCACCCAAATGGTGCCCATCCAAAATAATTAATCGTATTATTTGCTTGAGCAGTTCCTTCTGGCCAATCCATATGATGAGTCCACGTCCTGTTTCTTCCCCATACAACACCTTCAGAGTCTGAACTGTCAGCAATTAGTGTTTGACCATTAGTACCTACTGACAATGCCAATAAGTCAGAGCCATCAGATACCAAGACTTGTCCCTTAACAAGAGTTAAATCTGAAACGTCCTGAAGGTTGACACTCTGTGCCTGGACATCTGTACCAATTTGCAAACCCAACGTCACTCTTTGAGCGGCAGAGTTTGCATCGTCCAAGATAGCCCTTCCTGCTGAGGTCACTGAGGTTTCGGCCCATGTATCTATTGCGGTGGTGTAAAGCATTTTATCTGCTGCGGTACCCAAAGATGTAAGACTTGTAAGTGTAGCATCATAAGCCTGAACATCTGAGCCTATTTGTAAACCTAATGTCACTCTTTGTGCGGCTGAATTTGTGTCATCTAAGATTGCTCTTCCTGCTGAAGTCACTGAGGTCTCAGCCCATGTATCTGCTGCGGTGGTGTAAAGCATTTTATCTGCTGCGGTACCCAAAGATGCAATGCCGGTAAGTGTGGCGTCATAAGCCTGAACATCGACCCCGACGACTAAGTCATCCGATTCTTCAGACTCCAATACACCTATGCTTTCTTCGATGCTTTCAAGTCTGCCAACTACGTCTGCAAAATTTCCACTTGGCTCAACACCAAGCTCAGCCTCAATGTTCACAATTGCACTACGCAATCTGTTGACACTCTTTGCTTCAACAGGCGTGACCAAGTCTACAGCAAGAGGTAACTGAGAGTACCCATCTAATGCTTCTGGATAAATGCTATAATCTGACATTCAGACCTCTTACTTACTCTTTTTGGTTACAATTTTCTTATTGCGTTTGATTGTAATGATAGGCAAACCTTTTGCCCTTGACTTCGAAGACGGGTTTCGAACTCTTGTTTTCTGGTTTGCTTTCTTTCTTTTGGCACAGCCACATCCCATGATTAAAACCTCCAATCAAATGTACACCAAATATTAGCAGTTGTACTTTTTATTAATAATCATCCTACTTTGGGGAGCCTGTATTTACAAGTAACCCCCTTTGAACATACCGAATAAGAAAACGTGGAAAAAATATAAAGGAATCAAATTGAAAAACGCAAAATTCCTCGCTCTGTTTTTGGCACTGACACTACTATGTTACTTCGTAGCAAGTCCCCAAAACATGATCATGGTGAACGATAGGCCAATAGCCGAACTTTACTCCTCAGATAGCAAAACTGAAGAAGTGTCTGTTAAGAAAAACTACAAAAGAATGGTGGAGCCTGTTGTGGTCATCTATACATTGAGCGGCTCACAGGTGCAGAGTAGTGGCACTGCCTTTGGCATCGCTTATGATAAAAAAGCAGATGAAACTTACTTTTTATCAAATGACCATATTTGTAGCATGCCTATTTTGGGTATTACTTTTGTAGGGGAAAAGTTAAATGACTCTCAGGCTTCGTTCAGATATGATGGAAAACCAGACATGCAGATGACTGTCGTGGATAAAGATCCTGCTAACGATTTGTGTCTATTAAAAGCAGATGGCTCGCACCCAATAGTTAAAATCGATAAAGACACAAAATTAGATGTTGCTGAAAAACTGTACATCGTTGGAGCACCTAATTCTAATGCACCAATCATTTTGGAAACATTCTTTTCGGGATATGTTCCTCGTTCTCAGTTAGGCAGTTTAGGTGAAGGAGAACAGGGTGCCCTTATGGTATCCGAAATGTTACAACCGGGACATAGTGGTAGTCCCATCTACAACAAAAGAGGAGAACTTGTTGGTATTTCCTTTGCTTCTTCGGTGAGAGATAGAGTTGGTCAAAACTCTGTCATGTTCTCATACGGAGGGTTAGGAATCGGAATGCCTGACATTTTGATATTTCTTGAGCGAAACAACATAAAATGATACGGAGTTAATATGTTCGGCAAACTAAAGCTATATGGATTAGCACTATGTGCAGCAATGACACTAACCTCTTGCTCTTCAGACATTGGCGTTGTAGCCAATTACACTGAAGACGTAAGCATCTACGGAGAACCTATTGTTCAAACTGGTGTGGTCTATGATCAAGCAGTAGATATTCTATTCATCGTTGACGAATCAGGTTCAATGAGTGATGACTGGGAAACCTTAGCTGCAACTATGCCAGAGATATATAGTATCCTTATTGGTCCCGAATTCACTGACCTCAAGTGGAGAGTAGGAATCAAATCTACCGACTCCGCTGGAGAAATCTATGGCTGGGTTGATTACAACGATCCTGATGCTCTCCTGAAGCTTATGTCTTTGACCTCTCTTCTTGAAAATCATTACAGAGAGGCAGGGCTCGACAGTGCTCTTGAGACTGTAGCGTGGGATAACTCTGGTTTTGAAAGAGAAGAAGCTGATCTCCTTATTGTATACATCAGCGATGAACCCGACCAGTCCTCTGTCTCTCCAACAGAATACAACACCCTAATGGACCTTGTAAAATCAGGCCCCTTTGAGGTTACCGAGTCGGCAATCGTTGCTACCTATGAAGGTAATCGTTGTGACTCTGCTCAGTTGGGCGTAGGATACCTTGATGTATCAGAAACTGTCGTAGATCTTTGTGATGAAGATTGGTCTGCCGTTCTTGATAGACCTAAGGAGCACTTGCCAACCCTTAATGAGGTATGGCACCTTGATCACCTTCCTCTTCAGATTGATAAGCTTAAAGTGTTCTTAAGCGAAGATGGAAGCAACTCTACTGAATATGATCACTGGAGATACGACGAAAATAGAAACGCTGTCGTTCTTACGGACATTCCAGATTCAGGAGGAGTCCTTACTATCGTTTACACGATTTGAACGCTTCCTTCTAAGAGATTTGCGGCCCTCGTTGGCCGCTTTTTTCTTGCCTGACATTTTACCCAACCTGTCATTCGTGCTATTCATGTAAACCTTGAAGAAACTAACATCAGGTTGGTTTCTTTTCATGATGGTTCCCACTATCATGTTCGCCACATCAATAGCCTTCATGCCCTCTTCCGTTAAGGGATGCACCTTTTTGCCGGAGGTCTTTCTTTCATTGATCTCCTCTACAGCTTCGGTGATTGTCTTCTCATATTTGATATCATGCTCGGCCATATAGTCCCGCCTTAATAGATATAAGCTCCGCTATCAACTTAACTACCTGCTCTTCTTCAAGCTCAGCAGTCACGATGATAGACTTCTTATCAGATTTAGTCTTGATAGAAATGCGTGCCTTGTTCTTTAGTTTATCTTCTTTTATCTCGATGTAACTTTTATCATCCAGTTTTAATTTCATTTTAGCTCACAAATAGGGCGGCCTCGGTTTTTCTTCTTCCTGTCAAATGAGCATTCTCTTTTCCGCCAGCATTGTTGAAAGATACAAACTCTCTTGCAGCTCCCTGAAAATCTCCAGAGTTAAGCTTCTTAAGCATAGATGATCTTGCAAAGTTCCCTCTTCCTATATTGAAGATCAAACTGGTAAGTCCATCAAATTGATTCTGATTTAACTTTGAAGTGACAAGCTGCTGAATAGCTTTGGCAGCAGCGGTAGCATCGCTGACAAGCAACTGCTTCGCTTTAGGCTCTGAGATAGAAGAGAATGATTCCCCTTTCTTAATTACATGACCATACCCAATAGTCATATTACCGAATCCGTCATTGTAAGCTCTAAGCTTCAGCTTTTCATGAGACTTAATGATGTCATAAGCTGACCGGGACGGCTGCATGCCCTTGTTCGGATAGCTTGGCTTCGCTGGCAAAGTGATCTCTTGACCAATCTGTAGCTTATTCCAATTAACCTTAGGGTTGGCGTCCATAATCATCTGATGATATTTTGCATCTCCACCAGACAACGACCACGGATTATCACCTGACTGAATCTTATAAACCTCTTGTGCCAACGCAAAGAAGCCCACCTCAGCCGCCTCTTTCGAGTGGCCAAGATGAGCTAATAGCTTTGCAAGTTTTTGAATCTTCTGGTTCATGTCGCAGACTCCTACGACAAACCTGCTTTATTAGTAAGGATTCTAATTCAAAGTAAAATCGACATTTCCATCATTAAAATCAATGGTAAGGTCAACAACAAGTGGGTCATCAGTATTTGACCTGTATCGACTAACCGGGACTTCTTTCTTTAATTTCTGCTCTTCTTCCCATCGCCTTTGTAGCTCTGGGTCGAAGTCATCATGAATGTAAAGTGGAACTCTCTTCTCTTCGCTCATAGAATCTCCTTAAAGTACTGTCGCTGCGTAAGTAGCAAGTGCGCTACGTTCTCCCTTGAGTAATTTGACGTGACCTGCAAGCTCTGTATCCTTGAATGCCTCAATGATAACGCTTAAGCCAGAATTTTTATGACTGAGCTTAGGTGAGTCAATTTGATCAAGATCGCCAATAAGAACGATTTTGGATCTCTCACCCATTCTTGTCAAGAGGGCCTTCGCCTCATGCCTCGTAATGTTCTGTGCCTCGTCAACAATAAAGATGGTGTCGGGTAGGCTTCGTCCTCTAATGTGAGAGATTGCCTCAATCTCAAGGTGGCCTTTCTGCATCATCAATTCGATGTAATGAAGACCCTTCTTTCTGTACAACACTTCAAGGTTGTCAAAAATCGGCTGAACCCAAGGCGCCATCTTCTCTTCTTTCGTACCGGGCAGGAAACCAATATCGTTACTCGTACTTTCAATCGGTCTGGAAATGATAATCTTCTTATACAATCCCTGCTTATGCTGCGACATGGCAGACGCAATTGCAAGCAAGGTTTTACCACAGCCAGCAATACCGTTCAGAGTTACCAAAGGAATATCTGGGTCAAGAAGCAATTCGAGGGCGATAGTCTGCTCTTTGTTGCGAGGAGTAACTCCTTCAACATTAAACTTGCGCCCTTTCGTGTATTCTAATTTGTCAAGAGTATTGCAGCCGTTAGCAACGCACAGAGCGGTGGACCCCGGAGCAACTAACAGAACTCCCTGGTTAGGAAAGAATTCTACATCTTCAAAATCGAGGTAACCATCTTCATAGAATGCTTCGATTATCTCATTTGAAACTTCAAGCTCAGTAAAGCCTGTGTAACCAGAATCTGTAACCTTTACAGCATCAGCGTCTACTGATTCGGCTTTTAAACCGATTGCATCACATTTCACTCGGAATGCGATATCATTTGAGAGGCATACAACATCAATCTTTTCAGAGAGGTGAAACGCTGTTGAAATAATTCTATTATCTACAGTGTCCTCAAAGATTGGGAGCAGAGCATCGTGCTTAGAAACGACCTTTACGGTCACTCCTTCGTCTACGATGACGCCTTCAAACAGACTACCTTGCTGTCGAAGCTGATCAAGGAATCTATTCACGTAACGTGCATTTTTTCCAACATGATCAGATCGTGTTTTTAGGTTGTCAAGTTCTTGTAGCACTTCCATCGGAATGAGGTGTGTGCAAGATTCAAACTGTTCTAATAGCTTGGGGTTTGAGATTAACGCAGATGTATCAAGAACGTAGTTAATTCTTTTCTCTAAAGGATGATTTTCTAGCATTAAAGCTTATCCTGTTTTTTATATGTTGTTGTTATTCGGTTAGCTCATGTCGATTTCTTCATCCAAAATAGACCATTGTTGGATTAGAACCTCATAATATAGCTCACCTGTTTCTTTATCTTTCTTTAACGTGAGTTCTGGGCCAGCCCACTCACCTATTAGGTCTCCTTCGTACACAACCGCCATTGCCCCCAGACTCGGGTAGTCAACAATATCTAAGTTCATACTATACAACAAATCTACAAAAACATGAGGCAACATCTCTTTTAGTTCAACAGGGTTCAATTCAAGATACATAAGAATATCTTCAAGCCAAGAATCTCTAAGCTCATCTATATCTTCTTGATAATTAAACCTGTTCACTAAAAGAGTAATTTCCATTTATCCACACTTACTATAGCCGCAATCTTGACAGACCGGGCATCCACCTGCATAAATTAGGTTTGGTGATTGACAATCATCACACTTGCCGCCGCCGTCCGCGCCGTCTTCGATATACTTCTTTAATACCCGAGAAACTACAGCCGAAAAGGAAAACATATCAGAATACTTATCTTTCTTTAATTGTTCGGCCATGTATTGAATAGGAACACCGTGCCTTAAGCACATCGATACCATCCTTGTCAAAGACCCATTATTTGGATTGTCGAATACCGAAACCACATCTTTGATTAAGATTTCGCTGCCCTCCTCTCCAAATCTAAGGTCGTATCTTGCATTAACGCTTTTTCTCGGGTTTTTTAGCAAAGTACCAAATTTATATTTCTTGGGGATCTCAATATTACTTGAGAGTCCACCAATTACTTCATAAGGTCTCTCATGAAGTAGTCCAATCAAGATGGTCCAGTCTTCACCCTTGATTGTCGCCCTATGTATTTCACACTTTAAACCTAACGGTCTCTTAGGAGCCTGACTATCCCTGATCTTCTCTTGATCAGACTCACTTAGACCTTTAACTCTCCAACCTACAATTTTCTTTTCAATCTTAACTGTCTGCATTACATATCCCCATACATGCCTTCTTTCAGCGCATCAAACAAATTGGCCGCATTGTGAAGCTCACCATCGTACTCAATTGTATCACTTCCGGATACTGTTATTTCTTCATTATCTGCGAGGATGAAAACGTATTTCGTATTTTCGAGATCCTCTTTGCGAACAAGGACACCTGAAAACGCCTCAGGATTATACCTGAAGGTGGTGATGCCCTTAAGCCCCTTCTCCCATCCCATCATGTAGATCTTTTTGAAATCCTCGAATGGGTAATCAGTAGGAACATTTGCCGTCTTAGATACGGCAGAGTCAACCCACTTCTGAATCTTTGCCTGGATGTTGATATGATCTTCGACAGATAGGTCATTGGAAACCCTCCAATGACTTGGTAGCTCTCTGTCACCATACATCTCTATCCATAGATGGTATTCAAGACTTCTTACGATTTCCTGAACCTTCGTCTTCTTTCCATGCTGCCTGAAGTTTCTTGCGTACTCATCAGTGAAGCTCGGCTCAACACCATTGCTACAGTTGTTACCCCAAGTTAAACTCATGGTTCCTGTTGGTGCAATGCTGGTAGCGTGAGAGAATCTGAGACCATGCTCAAGAATCTCCTGCTCTAATCCATGCCTTAAATCGTCATCAAAGGTTGATAACAACCTCTTCATATATCCTGAATCAATAGCGTTCTGTCTGGACACTATCGTGTCGAAAATGGGAGCATGTCCTTTCTCTTGCGCAAGCTCCATGTTCATAAATAGAGATACTTTTGCAATCGTGTATGCAATCTTATCTGCGAACGCCTGAGAAGCATCATCACCATAAGACATGCCGAGCATGTTAAATACAGTGCCAAGACCTGTGAAGCCTAAGCCATGCCTTCTCTTCTGGAGAATCTGCTCTCTCATTTCAGGCAGAGGCAGGTTGTTGATCTCAACAACGTTGTCCATCATCCTTGTAGCGACAGCAATATCTACTTCGAAAGCCTCCCAATCAAAAAAGGAATCATCCGCAAATTTATTCATCACATATGGAGCTAAAATCATTGAAGCCAATAGGCAACTTGCATTGGCAGGTAAAGGCTGTTCGCCACAATTATGAACATAAATGCCGTTTGCATCAAAAGCGTTTATACCTGGAACCTGTACGTCATAAACGTCGCAAATGCCTCCGTCACTAATTGATGATATCGTTACTGCGTAACTTTCTTTGTTTAATTCTCTTTTGTAGTCACTTAATAAGTTTACTAATTTAGAATGCTTAGTGTCATCAGCAAAGCCAATCAATCTCTCAAAAGTTTTTAAATTACTTTTGCTAATAACTAATTCGTGCTGAGCTTTTGTCTTATAAAGTTTCTTTCCACCTTTCCCGTTAGGCAAAAGTGACTCTCCACTTTCTCGCCTGAATTTGTAAATCTTAGATACGATTCCAAATCTAAGAAGCATTCTTTGCACAGCTTCCAAGGTCTCTAAGTTACTTTGAGCAAGCCTTACAGAAACTCCTTTGCTTTGATCGCCTTGGACCGAGCCATCTGCATCAAAAAGCCCCCTTAAGAACCCGGCAGAAAAGGCATGAGATGCTTTCTCCATTTTAGGAGTAATAAACTTGTTTTGATTGCTCATTCCAAATTCATGCGCCAAATCTCTTATTCCAGACAACTTAAGCCTATACTCATTTCGGCCAGCTATTTTGTGCCAACCCTTAAAATCTGCTCTTTTCTTAAGGTGTCTTATCGACATATTTACACGAGACATAATAGACTCATAACCATTTTCATTGTCAGAACTCCAAACGGACAGGATAGCAGAATCTTTCTTCAGCGTTCCGTCCCCAACGAGTAGCCCCATCAGGTATCCCTGATCTACAGAGTAGACTCCATTCATTTTGTCTGTTCCTAACCAGTAAGCAGAATCACTATGATCATGAAGAATAACTTTATCACCAATCTCAATTTCGCCTGCTTCTTTCCAATTGGAAATAATTTTATCACCATTATTGGAGCTTACTACCATAACTTTATGATTAGGAGTTAATCTTAATTTGAAGCCTTCTTTGGTTTCTAAATTCAAAACCGATTTATATCCGGTTTTAAAAAATCCTTCTGATTGATATGGCTTTCCGTTCACCATCAAGGTGCATTCTTGACCTATAAGATCGGAAACCTGCTTCGGGCCTTCTTCTGTATGAACCCAGGTATCAGAAGGTACACATGGATTCGTAGCTCTAATAACTTCACAGAACCAAAGGATATTATCTCTGTTCACCCTATCGATAAGAATGAATCCAGGCTCGGCGAAATTGTATGTTGATGTCATAATCTTATCAAAGAGTTCAACGGCTCTAAGCACCTTGAATACTCTCTTCTTAAAGATAGTTCCTACTTCGCAGTTACCGCTAAGGACTTCAGTGTGATCTGCTGCATAACTGAAGTAATCGTATTCAGGATATCTGAAAGGGATATCTCCAGCTTTCATCACTGCAACCTCATCTGCACCAATTTCCTCTATGTCACATTTCTCGCAACGCTCCCAGAACCATAGCTTCCACATGGCATCATCTCTAACAGCCGTCATGAAAGCATCTGTGATTAAAACAGATAAGTTAAAATATCTAAGAACGCCATCTTCTCTTTTACAAGTGATGAAATTCTCAATCTCTGGATGCTGAATGTCGAGGCAACCCATTTGGGCTCCACGTCTGCCACCGCCGCTCATAACTGTGCTGCACGTTGCATCGAAGATTTTCATAAAAGAAATGACGCCAGAAGTCTCTGCTCCTGCGCCAAATACATACGCGCCGCTTGGCCTAATTGGGCTGAAATCATAGCCCACACCAGCGCCTGTGCGCAGTGTCATCGCAGATTCTTTGGCGGTCTGCATGATGCCATCCATCGAGTCAGGGATCTGCCTGAGCACCGTACAGTTAATCGGGCTGGCGTCTCGCTTGAGGTCGCCAGCGCCGACATTGGCCATAATACGTCCGCCACCTGCGAACTTACCTTCTAATAGAATTCTGGAAAACTCAACTTCCCATTCTTCTGGTTTTGGCTCAAGTGATGCTAACCCTTTTGCGACTCTCAAACAGGTGTCTTCAGGTGTTAGATCGATGGGTTGTCCTTCGGAATCACGAAGCCTATACTTACCAGCTTCTCCGCCCCATACTTCTTGAGAGATATTTTGAATAAACATTAAAACAGTACTCCTACATCATAAAATTCTCATTGGTATCGTGCTCATTGTAGCACTTACACTGCCAAGATTAATAGAGTTTGGGTATATGAAAAGCTGGTTGCAAGGCCCTTTAAGGAATCTGTTTTCATATATTCAAATCCAAATCTTTTTGCGAATCAAACAATTTGGATATGTTTTTGTCTCTACAAATCTGACTATTCTTCTCTAATAAAAGTTGAAAAAGCCACCCAACTTGGGCGGCCCTTTCCTTAAAAATAAGGTCAACTACTCTTGATCGTCTGAAGGATCGAACTGTTCGTTCACAGCACCGTCTTTCCATTTTCGCACGATGCGCGTCTCTTCGGACAATGTAAAGGTAGCTAATATATCATCCCGCTTGGAGAATGAGGCAGCAGAGATATGTCTGGTGCCTGCCCCCTCGGGGATGTCTAAGGTGGGATCGTCCACGGTTAAATATATACCAGATCCTAGTATCTGCCCACTATCGCTGATAACAATTGCTCCATCATCACCACTCCGCACCATGTTAATGAACTCCTCTTCGTGAGCACCAACAACATTGATGTATTTTTCAAGCTTGCTTCCTCCGAATTGTCTCATCCCGTCGACTTGGGTTTTAAAAACTCCAAATACAATAAGGGATCCTACGAATTCATCCTTCATCAATAGCTCTTCTGAGATATTGCGGAGGTTCTGAAAAACTCTTTTCTCAATTCGTTCACGCGATACGGATAATTGATATGCAAAATCTACAACAGGTTCAGTCATTACTTTTGTTTCCTTCTAATAATTGTGAGACCTTTTTCTGGATCGACATCACTGAAACCTTCCTCATCGAAAGTGAAGTGGAATGGATTGCCTGACGTGTCCCACGTCTTCAGGTCAATCACATTGCCCCATGCCTCATATAGATACTCCATAACCTTTGGAAGATGCTTATAAGCAATCGTTCCAATCTCTGGGCTTCCATGCTCAAGCTCAAGACTCATAGATGTTACGTTAGTAATCGCAATCATAGGAACTCTGTAGTTATGAAGCTTGCTGGTCATTGACTCAACAATGTCCTTAACCTTATTGCTCTGAACCTGAACGTATTGGTTTTTACTTCTCGGGTCCCTTCTCTGAACATAGGTGAACATCTTAAGCTCATCAACAATCTCCTGAGTGAGGTAGATGTTCAAGAATGATACATCATCTTCTTCCTCGCATACCTCAAGAATCTTCTGAAAACCTGTAATGGTTGACTCACCTTTCTCGTATAGCTCATCCCATCTTTTCTTAATGTCGTTGAAAATCGTAAAGCCTAAGAAGTATGGGTTCATATTGAATGGATCACGTCCTGGCTGAACAACTCTCTCATGAATCTTAACGAAATCAATATACTCTGCTGCGGAAAGCATCTCCTCGCCCATGACATACATGAGTTCTGCATGAATATAGCTTGCAAAGCCTTCGTTCATAATCTTTGTGATGTACTGAGGGTAGAAGTAAAAGGATTCTTCTCGGATAATAGAGAGGACATCACGCTCCCAATCTTCAAGCTTAGAAGAGTAAGTCATCAAGAACCAGTTGATATCAATCTCTTTTGCAGGTGGGAACTTCGTGTTAACCGTTACCTCTTTTCTCTCTGGACTTTTGATTCCAAGTACATCTTCGAATTCACCAATCTTACGACTCTTGACCACCTTTCTTCTGCCAGGGTATTTCTCACGGAATAAACCTTTATGCCAATCAATATTCTTCTCAACGGAGAGACCAATATCCATGATGCGTTCAACTCTTTCTAAACCATACCTCTCAATATAGCCTTCGATTCTTGCAGCACGTTCAGCAGCATGGTAAACCATCTTCCTGTCTGTCTGCTTGAATAGGTAGTTATTCTTGAAGAATGCGCTGTGTCCGTAACAGTTATGAGCTACAATTCCGCCATATAGCGCAAAGCTATGATCTCCTTCCACTTCCATGTCCCAAAAACTTTGAATCTTTTCTGTAGAGAATGAGCGAACCCATTCGATTTGTCCAGCTATATATTCATCTTTCTTTGCAGAGAAAGACCAAGTTCTGGTCGGAGCATATTCAGTCTCATATCCAACTATGTTATATAACTCCAAGTTGTCTTCGCCACTTAAAACCAATTCATAAGAAGTTTTTCTTTCCCCCTTTATATCAAAAGATTTCCTGTTTCTTGAAGAAATAGATGAAAAAATTCCAAATGAATTCAGAAGAAATTTTAACTGATTTGCAAGCAGATCGCTTGTGGTAGAAAAAGAAGAGCTTCTATTTTCATTATCAAAATAACCATCACCTTCGAAAAGCCCTCTTACAATTCCCTTTTTAAACTCAAGAGGAACATTGTTTGCAAATACAAAATCAGGTATCTTCTTGTTCTCACAACCTTTCCCACAGCTTTCTTCAAGCCATTTTCCAATCCATTTGTCAGAAAAATGAACAATGCCAGAATTATCACGCTCTCTTTTGGATACATGTACAGGAAGTTTCGGAGATAACTGATTAATTGCATTTGAAATTGCTGCATGATAATCGTCTTCATCCTTGTGCATCGCAAAATGAACTTGTGTTCCGCTAAGATAGCCTTCAGCAATATATAGCCCGATCATCCTTCCGGATTCTTCATTTAATTTTAAAGTATATCCATTGCTTTCATGGAAAGCTTTTTTCCTAAACAGCCTATCATTACTCTGAATATTTTCGATTTCAATTAAAATCTCTTCGAGAGCAGACTCCTCGTTCTGAGAAGCCTTAGGGTAAATGATTCTATCATCTTCCCTTATTTCAGAAACTTTTACCCAAGATGGGCCAACATCAGTTTCTACATAAATCTTATGATCAGATGTAAACCTATAAACCTCATCGGAACCCCTTACTTTCAATTCAGTAATTTCTTTTTTTCTTGCAGTCTCTTTACACCAGTTAACAGTAGAAATTCTACCTTTATGTGTAAATACTTTATCGCCCTTTTTTACTTCAGAGATGGGCTTTACTCCATCCAAAGTAATAATTTTAGCATCCTCATGGACACAGTGAGCGATGACCATAATCTGTGCAATGTCAGGGTTGGTATCAAGAAGGAAAGCATAAGATGGATTGTTGTTAAGGATTAGCTCGTAAACCTTTGACATACCCATTTCACCATTAAGCTTCTGGTATTTGTAACTCTGACCGTATGTCCAGTGTCGTGCTCTGGTCGGAAGACCATAGCTCATTACCTCAAGCATGACCTCTTCAGGCACAACTTCCCAATTGATTGGAAAATAATCTACGCCCATCTCATCACACTTCTTCTGACACCATTTGTCTACTTCGATTAATCTTTTTTTCATTTCTTTTCAGCCTTTTTTGACACACCATTAACGTTAAAGAATTGCTTTAGAGCATCGAAAACGCCATCTTTAGAGTTAACTCTTAAGGATACAAATCGCGTTCTTGAAATCTCATTATTGAACACGTTGTAAAGCTTATCTTCTTCCTTGAACCAAGGTAGCTCCGCTTGCTCGTCCGGCACAATTTCACCATACCCGATTGCAGTGCATAAAGGCAATAGCTCCCTTACAAGACCTACGCACTCTCTGTTATCCTGCATCCAGTTGTCGCCATCGCTGAACTCAAAAACGTAATTGTTCCAATCATCTGGCGGATGGTTATTCTTGATATGATCAAGAGCGAACTTGAATGCAGAACTGCACTTAGTTCCACCGCTTGCCGAAATCGTAAAGAACTCTTCTTCTGTAGTTTCAAATGCAGTTGTATCATGAGCAATGAAGATTAACTCAACATTTTGATAACGTCTTTTTAGAAACTGAACCATCCAGAAGTAGAAGCTCTTAGCAATATAGGTCTTCTTGTCATCCATAGAGCCAGATCTATCCATCATGATATAGACCGCAGCATTTGAGACGTACTCAGTCTCCTCTTCCCACACCTTATATCTGAGGTCTTCGTTATGAAAATCTCCAACGTGTGGATTTCCAAGCGCAGCATTCCTTTTGATGTTCTGAAGGAGAGTTCTTTTGATGTCAAGATTTGGGAAGATTCCCTTTCTATCGATTGACGAAACTTCTTCATGAACTACTTCAATCTGACTGGACTTGTTTGGCTCCATCCATGGAAGATTTAACTCTTCCATTAGCATGTTGACCAACTCATCTACAGAGATTTCAGCTTCAAAAATTCTCTCGCCCTCTTGGTCTCCTGGGCCGCCAGGAGCAGCTTGTCCCTTCTTAACTTCATAGTTTTTTCCGGGGACTACGTCCTGACCTTGACCAACCTGAGAGTCATCTTTCCATTTTCCATATTTGAACGTATGCTTATCAAGAAACCTTACAGGAATCTTAACTTTCTTGGAGCCTGAAGAACGAATGATGTTATACTCTGTGATTACGTCTCGCCCATGCTTTCTGATTGCTCTTTTGACAAGCTCTTCATGTCGATCAGAATCTCTTTTACCACGTTTCTTCAGTTTCCAAATATCAGAAAGACTATCAGACATTTTACTCCTCCATACCAGACACTATTCTTATTGTATCATGGTTTTGATTTTCATCTTCATAAGCATCAGACTCTATAAATGTACTTTTTCCATAATTAATTATAATAGTCATTACTTCTCCTGGTTTAATGTACAGCTAAGATTCCGTAACAATCTTTCGTATCTTTAACAGATATAACCAACTGAAACGGGTCTTGCCCAAGTTCTGCACGGTACTCTTTGAGAAAAGATACCAAACGATTCACAGTCTCCTCTTCGGTTTCATCTGTACTAAATGGTTGCCCAAGTTCTATGATATCAATGAAGCTATTTTGGAAAGAAAAGCTTCCATCCTCATTACTATATCCATTGAAACTTTGCCCTAGATATATAGGGAGCGCCTCCAAAGGAACATTATCAAGCGTAAAGAAATCCTCGGAAAGTTTTAAATTCTCCAGCCTTTGTTTTATCATAGCATATATTTTCAATATATTCATAATCTTCCCATGTTACTTACAACATCCATTAACCCAAAGTACGAATCCAATCGAAAGGGAATCTGCCTCTTCACACGGCAAACAAGAAAGCGAGAATTCATAATCAGAAAGATCTGTCTCTGAGCTTTTCACTTCAAACATAATCCGCTCAACAGCCTCTTTAACCATCGCGTCAAACTCACCATCAGGATCTTTTGCATACACGATTCTGGTCCTCATGGGATTCGCCGCAAACTCTAATGAGCAAGCAACAAGCAGAACACCTTGAGAAAATCTAATGTCGTCACCAAACTCATCGGTAAGGGCTTCCCTCAGCGCCTCTACTGGCGCCGAGGTAACCTCATTCTTCATGATGCCGAAGAACATTAGTTTCTTGCCATAAGTGAGCTAACGTATCTAAGCAATTCGTTGGCACTTCCGACAGTGTAACCGTGATGGTCCGCAAGGGTCTCGATGACAACATTGATCTTCTTAAGCTCTTCCTCATCTGGGTTTCTGGAACTAACAGTGATTCTGATAACGTCACGTCTCTCGTCAAAAAGCTGCTTCTCAAGCGCTTCCTTGAGTCTTGGGTGCTCCTTGTAGGAAAGGGTACCATCGTTATCTCTTGCCGAACGAAGCATCTTACGATACACTTCCTGCCTGAAAGATCTCTTGCCAGAGTCGGAGATTCTAATCTTCTCTTCGACGCTTCTCATGAGTCTCTCATCTGGCTGAACATCATTGCCCCACTCATCCTCAAGCATATGACCGTCAAGGTATGCCTCAACATGGTCAAGGTAGTTCTTGAGAAGGTTTTCGATCTCGCTCTCGAAGTTAACGAAGAATGCCTTCTGAACATCGTTCATTGCCATCTTGGTGTATTCTTCAATTACAGCAGTAAGGATACCCTCTAATCTGTTCTGTTCTTTCTCGTCAACCTTAGGGTTAGATTCAAGCCCATCTCTAAGGGATCTTACGATATCAACCGGAGTGATGTAACCCTTCTTGCCAGAAGCAAGGATGGAAGAGATTCTGTTGATAACGTATCGTGGAGATACTCCAACCATTCCTTCATCTTTGAATTCTCCCTTGAACTTAGGTACTTCGTGCTTAGAGAATCCATCAACCTCATCACCGTTGTATAGTCTCATCTTGTTCAGAGTGCTAAGCCCCTGGTGGTCAGATTCAATTAGTCTCGAAAGGATAGAGAACATTGCTGCGCACCTTAACGTATGTGGTGCAATGTGAACACCCTTGAAATTCGCCTGACGAATGAGCTTCTCGTAAATCCTTACTTCCTCATTGACACTGAGGTTGTATGGGAATCGTAGAACAATAGTTCTATCATGGAGTGCCTCCATCTCATCTTTCCCAAGGAATCTCTTGTACTCAGTCTCGTTAGTGTGAGCGAGAACAAATTCGTCCGCATAGATAAGCGGGAACCTTCCGGTCTTGATGTTCTTTTCCTGAGCAAGGGTGAGAAGAACGTAAAGGAACTTCTGATCAACCTTGAGCATCTCAACAAATTCCATCATGCCACGGTTAGCAACCATGAGTTCGCCATCGAACTTGTAAGCTCTTGGGTCAGACTCTGTGCCGTACTTACCAATCTTACTAAGATCAATGGAGCCAACAAGCTCAGAGATATCCTGACTCTTCTTATCGGAAGGTACGAAAGTACCAATGCAGTTTCTTGCCCTTTCGGAGATGAAAATCCTACGAACCGGTAGCTCCATGATGTTTCCACCATACTTCTCTTTAAGAATAGCCTCCATGTAGGGAGATAGTTCTCCCTGGACGCGAATACCATACTCCTCACGCAGCCTACCTCTAAGCTCCATAGGGATTGCCGTCATTGGATCTTCGTTCATCGGCGAATCGGAGAATGCGTATAATGCACCGTCCTCTGTCTTGGAGAAAGCCTCAAGCCCTCTCTTCAAAAGGATGGCCAGTTGGGACTTGCCGGATGATGTTGGTCCGTATACAAGAAGGATTCTACGACCGACTTCACTGCCTGCTGCGGCAGCCCTAAGGTACTTCATAAACTCTTCGATCTGATCCTGCACACCGAATAGGTCATCTTTGAAGAAATTATACTGAGTTACCTCATCTTCTTCGTCCGTCTCAAAACCATGGCTCTCAATCATTCTAAGAACTCGTTCGTGTGCTCCCATGTGAATAGATGGGTCATCGACCACCATCTTTAAGTACTCTCCAAGGGTACCTTCCCATGCTTCCTGCTTACTCTGCTCCATGTGGGAACTTACAAGCTCAAGTAATGAATCTGCTGATGTCATCTGTTCTCCGTTAGTCATTTTTTGTATGGGTTCTCGCGGTGTCCGTACACATCCTCGATGGCTGCTTCGTCACCCTCACGTACCTTTTTTACGATTTCTCGTACTTCGTCCTCTATCTCTTGTATAATATCTTCTTTCCTTTTCTCTATCCTGCCCGTAGGAGGGGATAAGGAAACCAAGACTTTTCCTTCGGAACACTCACAACACTCCTCAGGATTGCTCCGCTGTTTCATGAAGCTTGATATGCTCATAACTTCAGTGGATACTGCTTCACACTTGTCACATACGAAATTATATACCGGCATCTTTCTCCTCATTCTCATCGCCTATATAGACAATTTTGTCACCCTCAAGCTTAATCTTACCGGCAAGAGATAGATCTCTAAGTAACTTCTTCTTAAACTTGGGGTCAGTCACTCTTATTGTGAAGTCGAGAACATCCTCTTCTTCACAATATGTGACGCTCCTGATTCTTCCTACAACTTTTTCACTCATTGTCCAATATCCTATATTGCATGCTGAGGATACGATCATCAGTTTTTCCGAGCAACATGAAAATGTCTTCTACTTCCTTGAAGAAAAAGCCTTCGAGGTCTTCATATTTGTCTATCATTGTGAAATATCTGAAATCCATAACATCAGAGTCCTCGTAAGGCTCAGTTGCTAAAAATGTAATTTTTTTTCGACTGTTTTTTATCACAACACAATCGATTGCTCCCCAGTTCTTCGAACGTAGGTGAATAAAATCAAAAGCTTTTAAAGCTTTGTAATTAAACTTCATTTTCTTCGCCGTCATCTTTAACCCAGTCTTCGGGATAATTGTTAATTCTCGATTTTTCAAATTCCTTTTCGAGGTAGACAACTCCCTTTGCACCATCCCTGTTCTTTGCAATATGTACCGGCATATCCTCATGAAGATGCTCTTCATCTCTTGATTCGATGATCAACACAATATTGGAGTTATCTCCAATCATTTTACTGCGTCCGATTTCCTCAACATCATTAAACGATTTCTTGGCCTTTTTATCCTTAGCTTTCTTCTGTGCAGCAGAAATGACAGGTAAGTCCTTCTTTCTACACAATTCATGAACATCTGCCGCAACATGACCAACCTCAAGCCAATCTTGACCGAAATCTGTGTTTGGCTTCATGATACCAAGGTAGTCAATGCATAATAGATCAATCGTGAATTCTGCGGATACAGATTCTAGTCTTGCCTCAATATCCATTGTCCTTGAGCCTCTCGGCATATCAATGATGTAGAAGTTTTTATGGTAAATCTTCTGGAAATCAAGAGAGCGCTCCCAACGACCCACTTCGTTTTCAGATAAATAACCTCGACTAAGCGCCTTATGTCTAATCTGTGCCAAATTGGCATCGACTCTTGCCTCAAGCTGAGACTTACTCATTTCAAGAGAAACGTATACAACATTTTTCCCGTCATCAATAAGGTCTTGCCCAAGATACTGGTCTGGCTTATTTGATCCAAGCCACGAATTGATTGCCATGTTCAGCATGAGCATGCTCTTACCAGATGACGATGCGCCTACGACAACCAGGAACTCTGAGTTTCTAATACCAAAAGTATAATCATCAATCTCTCTGTATCCAGAAAGAACACCTGCCACCATATTCGGATTCTCTTTCGTGTACTCATATGTATCAACACGATCCTGCACAGTTTCAGAAAGTCTACCTTCAGAAAAAACAGAACCCTTCTTGAGCCTCTCAACCTTAGATACAATCCTTCTGAAGTTATCATTGATATCATCAAGCTCTGCGTCTTCACTTGCGAGCTGTGTGTCCTCAATTACCTTCTTGATCAGAAAAGCGTTATATCGATCTTTAATCTTATCAACATAATACTCTACTTCGCCTTCTGGGCAATCTGTCTCCTGTAGGATCTTAATTACCGGAAGCTCCTCAATATCCGTGGAAGTCTCGATAAGGATATCATAAGTTGGCGGAGCTTTATACCTTGAGTAATATTCTAAAACCCTCTCAAAGGTGGGCTTGTATTGTGGAAGCATAGCCTCTTTCAGCAGCTTTAGATCAACAACTCTTGAAACTCGGTTAAGTTCTGCGGAACCTTTAAGCATCCAGCTAAGAACTTTCTTATCAGCTATATCCATTTATCACCTTTTTCTAAAATCTTTTCCTGTGACGACATATACCGTCATGTACATATTTCTAAGAGAAGCGAATGCCTTCGCGAAATCATTTGAAAGAACCTCATCAATGTCGGCCGCATTCGAACAAACAATTGTCGGCATGCCATTTTGAAATCTTGTCCTCAGAATGTACTCTAAATTTGAGCCGAAAATCCTTTCGACCTTCTCCGAAGGAAATACCCAACGAGGATCAAACTCATCAATAACCAAAACATCATATTCTAATAGGTCCGTTAAGTAACCCTTCGTATCTCGTCCAGACAACAAATTGTTTACAATTTCTGCCATCTGAGAGTAGTGACAATCGTAACCTGCAACAACAGCAGACTTCAAGATACAGCATGCTGCATAACTCTTACCTGTGCCGAGGTTTCCAATGAATGCATATGATTTGCCTTCATCGTAGAAGTTGTCCATGTCTTTCAAAATAACCCTAACGCTATCCCCAAATCTCGGATCGCCTTCAAAGTTCTTGAATGGAAGTTTCCAATATACAACCGGGATTCCGGCCTTTGCATAGCCTCTCATTCTGCTGACCTTGCCTGCACACTTACTACATCCCGTCCCGCTGCACTCACAACTTTTTCTAACGTTGTTCGCCAGCCTCTCCATTTTCTTGGTAGGTACCATATTTATCCTTCGTCAAATTGACCTCTTATATTTTTTCGAAAATCAACTCCAAAGCTTGCCGAGAGATCGCCTATGCTTATTTCTTTAGAAGACTCCAAGTCTTCAGTTTCGAATTCTGGCTGCTCAGCCTCTTCTCCATCTTCTGGTAAAAGCATGTGCTCAGGAATAATCGAACCAGAGGTTTTTCTCTCTCTGGTTCTTGCCTGCTTTCTTTCGTCAGAAAGAGTCTCTGTAATCCCAAGCTCCTCTCTTAACTCTACAGCTTCCACCGTTGCTTCTCCGAGCCTCTCCTGCAAATCGGTGGCTGCGGGTCCCGGGCCGAGCTTGGCCTTGGCGACTGCCGGCAGCGGCATCGCAGCCGCCTCCCTTATATCGTACCTCGGCGCAGAGGCCGGGACTAATGGCTGAAGCTGTGCATTTGCAAGGCCCATCGCGGTCTCACCAATAATCTTTGAACGATCCAGCTTAATCACTCTGCCTTCCGTCTCAATCAAAATACTTGCGTCACTGAACTCTATAATTCTTCCGGACACTTCCCATCCACCATCAGTAATGAATATGTATGTTCTGCCGATGTAGTGCATCCTGTCCCTTGAGGTTAAGAGCTTTCTGATAAGTCTTTTTAACATTAGAATTCTATCCCTATTTCTCTTGCTTTGGCAATCACTCTGCCCTCCGGCTCTCCACCAAGGATAGCATAGGACTCCATGTACGCTTTAAGCATTGATAAATCTTTCGGCTCAGCCATCTGATGCATATCTAAAACTTGCGGATGGTTCTCCATGCACCAAGTGATGAGTTGCGCCATTTTGTCCGTTGCCTTCTTTCTGTTCTGATGAACATTGTACATCCTCTCGAACTCTACGATCAAAGAGGATATGTGAAATAACCTTGTGCCGTTAACAGAACCCATTTTCATTCGGAACTTGTAGTCGAATACCCAATTGATATAATTGTATACCTTCCAATTAATCTCCGAACGAGCCGCCTTCTTAGCTTTCGCACCCAAATCTTTATAGTTCTCTGGGGCAAGTATCCTGAATAGCTTAGCGAAATCTCCAGCCTCCTTACCCATAGTTGGACCTTTACGTCCTCTTACAAGTCGGAACTTAACTCCGTTAACCTTTTCGTACTTATGACAAAAGTATGCAAGGTATGTGATATGATTCCAGGTCTCCTTATCTTTAGAGATCCACTCTGGAATGTTTTCATGAAATTCAGCTTCGTTCATCACTACTCCGTTACAGCATTGCAATCAGCAAAAGAAACCCATATTGCTCGTCTTCAGTTAAACCTTCTGATTCAAAAAGGTTTCCCTCAATGAAACCCTTCGGATCGGAGGTGGCCATCCATGAGCCCTCATGGCGATAATACCAAATGCCGGCCTCAATCTCGGATGCCCTCCTGGGTATATCTACGCTGACCCTTTCTGCAAAAACTATGCGCTGGTAACCTCTATTATAGCGGCACCTCTCTGTGCGAGAATAGGCAGGATTCTTTTGCAGTTCTTTGATCAAATCGGAGGTGCCGAATAAGCTTCTCGATGCCACTTTCTTTTCATTGCTCAATATTTCTCCAACAATTTCATATATAGAGTTACAGAACTCTACTCATCCTCGATAAGGTCAGGAGAGAAAATGTGCATATTGCAAACAAATCCTTCTTGCATGTAATCCGGAACGTCATCAAATATGTCCATAAACATCTGACGAAATTCAATCGGGTGAATGTCAATGAAGTTAGTTCGCTTCGGCTCAACCGCTGCTCTCGGATTCGATCTTTTAACTCTAAAAGGCTTCCTCAGAATAATCTTTCCAGAGTTCTTAATCATCAGCTTGGCCTGCTTAGAACTATCATCAATTTGCCAAGACAAATCTGCATAGGATTTCGCGTTTCCTTTTACCAATAACCTAAATGGTGTTCCAACTAACCTATAACAACGATTACCACCATGGTCTGTTACCTGACGAAACATCTCCGTTGATACAAGCTCGGAATGAATTCTCAATATGAATGGCCTCTGGCCACGTTTCTTTCTTCCGTAAACTTCCATGGTTAATCCTGCATTATTAGCAGCCGATAGCCTCGATCCGTTTGCGTGCTTCCTCTGCATAATCTTCTGAGATTTCTACGCCTATGTAATCTCGACCGAGCTTCTTTGCAGCCACGCAAGTAGTTCCTACGCCAACGAATGGATCAAGAACTAATGCCCCTTTCCAAGAAAGCATCTTTATTAATCTCTTCGGTAGCTCCTCGGGGAACATCGCGTTATGTCCGTACCGTTTCATTTTCTTCTCAGGAGCAAAGGTCCAAATAGAGTTAGCCCATTTAATAAACTCATCTCTTTCCAAATCTGTCTCACCCTTGTAAGATAATTTCTTTGACTCCTTGGCAAATACCAGAATCCTTTCAAAGGTAGTAGGAAAGGAAGGGCAAGAAGGAGACAGCCAACTGCCCCATGCTGCCCTATTGGAGGTTGTGTTTTTATTCCAGATAATATGAGCCATCGGAGTCCACCCAATGTCTTTCGTCATAAACTGAATTATGTCTGAAGAAGTTGGGATAGCGCCATTTTTACCATCATTAACATTGATAGCAATTCGCCCTCCTGCTTTAGTCTTCTTATAAACTAACTCAAATATCCCGCTAAGCCATTCCAAATATTCATTGTGCTCCTTGTTATCTTTGTAGATATCATAGCCGGCCTTTCGGTATTTGTTATTACCTAAGTCTACATTGTAAGGTGGAGATGTCACCGTAATATCTATGGTGCCATCTTCAATCCTTTTCATTACCTCGAAACAATCTCCCCTAATTATCGAATTGATCATTTCTTTCTCGGCATCTTAATCTGAAATCCTGGTTCGGTTTTGTAAACCTTAAGCCTTGCTTTAGAATGCTCCCTAAGGAATTTGCAGTTATCGTAGAAATCAACCACGATAGCCTTCTCTTTCCCAGGATAATTTCTAATGACTCGCCCAATCCTCTGTAATGCTCTTGCGCTTGACTTACCAGAGCCAGCGAGAATCAATGCATCAAGCTGAGGAATATCAATACCCTGATCGAAAATCTTTGATGCTACAAGCACATCAAGATCACCATCTTGCATACTCTTGATTGCTGCTAATCTATCTACAGTTTTATTGCTTCCGTCCAGAGATGCTACTCTAAGGTCTTGCTCTAACATTCCTAAAAGCTTTTTGCCATGACTAAGCTTAGTTACAAGAATCAAACATTTCTTTCCACTTGCGACAAGCTTCTTAGTTGCAGCTATAATCCTACCATTCCTATCTTCATTTTCTACAATGAAGTTCTCATAGACCTCATGGTACTTTTTCCCGATGCCTCTTTTCAAAGGCACATTGATAAAGTGAATCTCTGGCTTTACCAGCCAACCTGCATTAATAAGCTTTGTAGCAGACATATCAAAAAACTTTGGGCCACCTACTGCTTCGATAAGAAGATCGTCACCAGACTCCCTCCATGGAGTTCCTGACAAAAGGAACCTGTGTCTTGCATTCACAGATACTCTGTCCAAAAATTGCACAGTCTGAGATGCTGCGTACTGACACTCATCAAGAATGAATAGCTCCGCATCTTTAACTGCCTTCTGAACTAATGCTTTGTTCAGGTTTTTATTCTTACGAGCCGAGTCGTTAGTTAGATCAGAATCGGTCAACTTGACTTTCTGATTGAAAGCTGCCGCTGCACTCCAGATTGTCATAATCGTAATATCGCCGATGTCACAATTTCCATCACCAACCATACCCACATTCAAATGAGGATATGCTTTCATAAAAGTTCCCTTCATCTGATACAGTAGTTCGATGCCAATTACATATACAATTGTCTTAACTCCGAACTTAGCTGCTATGCTGGCAATGCAAAAGGTTTTTCCCGCTCCGGTAGCCGCACGAACGATGCCACCTTTGTGTTTCCATGCAGCATCAATAAGCTCTACCTGATAGTCTCTATGTTCAAAACCAGATTTCGGATTGATAACCATTTTGTTTTGATAATTTAATGGTGGTCTGTTGTCTACTATCTGATACGGATGACCATTTTTCCTCAAGATAGACTCAACTGTAGGCAACATCCCGACAGGAAAGAATCCCTTCCTATCGAGAAGCCTATGCCGCCCATCCCAATTGTTGCGGACATTCATAAACTGAAAACCTTGCACCATGTAAGAAAGACGAGTATCAAGCTCTCGCAGAATCTCATCATCTTGCAATGACATCAGTTTGCATCTGTTATTTCCTACAATAATTTTCGTCATAATAAACCGTACCTTTCAGTTTATTATACGAAATTAGCATTACTCGTTAGATTCTTCTTCCAGATACTTTTTTCTTGTTCCGAAGAGTCTATCAAACATATCTGACCTAACTCCCCAGTTCAAATGCTGATTCTTTCCCATGTGATGATCGTGGTGCCATGGCAAATGCTTTTTGCCCCATTCGACATCAACATGACTTTTTCTGTGAATGTAGTAATAATGTAGAGCTGAAGCCCAAACAGTAAGAACAAACCACGGGGCAAATGCCAGAAGCGGAGCATGAACTACCACAAGAAGAAGTAAAGCGGTAACCTCTTTTCCTATCCTGTTCCATCTAACAGTATTCTTACAAGACTTATATCCTGGGTCTGCGTTTTCGTTTCTTCGACAGATAGCATGATGCTCTCTGAAATGAAAAGAAAATAAGCTCTTTTTTTTGGTTCCATGTTCGTGTAAAAATTGGTGAAGTGCCCATTCTGCAAAGTGTCCATAATACCACGCTATCACTACTTGAATCATTACCCAAATCATTTTACCAACCTCCATATTTGCCGAAGAATTTTCTATCGCCTACTAAATTCATACGCAAAAATCAAATTAGCTCGCAACTTCAAACTTACTATTACTTCTATTATATTTGTAAAGGAGTAATGTTATGGCTAAACTAAGAGGAATCTCTTCAACAGGTGGTGGAGGTGGCGCTGTTGTTGTCGCGCCATCCCCAACGAATGAGGATGTATCCACAGGCGGTACTCCAAGCGGAAAAACATTCTCTGCTTTCACAGATACCGACAGTCTAATTGACAACTATAATGCTGTAATTTCAAATCTGGTAGGCTCCTCTGGAGTATCAGGTTCAGGGCTAGGCCCTTATAGCTTCAGTAGCTATTCTGACGGTGACTCGTTTGTATTATTCTTACAAGCAAGGAACTCTTCGAATGAGGTTTTGGCATCTGCTGCGCATACTGTTAGCGTTGATCCTGCTGATGCAATTGTAAGCTCTGCTGCTCCAACGAATGAAGATGTTAGCTCTGGAGGCTCACCATCCTCAAAGACATTCTCTGCATTTACAGACTCAGATAACAGAATAGATAATTATAACGCGATAATATTAAACCTTGTGGGTTCAACGGCAATTGCTGGTGGCTCCGGATTAGGAGCTTATACTTTCAGCGGACATGCTGATGGCGATTCATTCGCCTTAGTACTGCAAGCAAGGAATACCGGAAATGAAGTATTATCTGTATCCGTTCACACTGTTAGCATTGCAGCAGCAAGTGGCGGAGGAGCTTTGGATCCCGATGATGACACGCAGTCAATAAATACTACGAATGTGTCTAATGCAACAAGCGGATGGGGTGCTGGCTCAATAGACTTTAGAGGCCCTACAGACTCAAGTGGAGCGACACTTGGAGGTTCAGATGCCGCAAGCTTCTCCCTAAGCGGAGGATCAGATGGAACTGTTTCGATAGCCGCAGCTACAAATCTCAGCGCAGGTGGTGGTTCTGGCGCTGGAGGAGAGTACGAGTTCACTCTATCTGTTGATAACGAAGGCGGATTAGGATATACAACGAGCACAGTTCAGGTTGTAATTACTCCTGACACGAGCACGCTGCTCATGATTGTCAGCGATGATGGATACGTTTACTATCGTCACGCTGGTGGTTCATGGGAAGTGGATCTTGTTTGGAGTGGGCAAAACCTTCTGGATATTGATATCAGTGAGGACACAGACAATTTCTTGGTAATGTTGTGCAGATTTGATCAGACTACTAATGCAGACACGCTCCAGTCAACGGATATTGTGACTCCGACGTGGAACGGCAATACAAACATTGGCGGCACCAGTTACGCTGCACAAACCACTTATGTTGATGATGTAAATGGATATGTGTTGTTTGGCCACAACAACGGCAGAGGCACTTACAAAGCTATTGCTGACGTACTAACTGATGGCAACTTCAGCAGCTTCTCTACTATGCGATTCAACAGCGGTGGGGATTGGAGTGGTAACAACTATTCAATACCAGATGATTATATCTCTTTTGCAAGTGGCCGGATAGTTGTTTGCGGATGGCACTGGAACAGCGGTAACGGACAGCCACATTTGTCTACTTGTGATGGTGCCCCAAGCGGAACTTGGACCGAACGTGTCCTGGGGGGATGGACGCAGGGTTTCCCACGAAAGATGTGTACGGATGGCACTACGCTGGTTTGCGTTGGTTCGTCTTCAACCTGGGGAGTCATGGGTTTCTCATCTAATGAGGGCACTACCTGGGATACAACTGTCGCTTATGCTTCTACCAATTTCTATGGTGTAGCGTGCAAGCCTGACGGGAGTTTATGGGTCGCAGTTGGTGTTAGTGGAGTCATTTACACCACTACCGATCCGACCAGTGTAGCGTGGACCTCACGAACTTCAGGAACATCAGAAACTCTAAACCAAGTTCAGTGGGATGCTGGAGCTGGTGAATTTGTAGCAGTAGGTACAAATACTGAATGCATTGCCTCTACAGATGGTATTACCTGGGCGGCGGAAACTCTACCTGCCGGATCCTCAGGTGCTTTGCAAAACATTAGGGCGCGGACTACCGCAGCACCAGCATAAGGATAGATGATGAATATAGAAAAATTAATCAAAGATCATAAAAAAGCTCTTCTTGGCGCCGGAAGGCCACCGGACCCCGTCGATCCTCAGAATCCCATAGCAAAGGACTCTATTGTTTTTAAAAAATGGTGCCTGAGTGCTCCCAAGAAAATAAACCTTCTTGAAAAAGATTTATCTGATTCTGACTTTTCGAATGCTGACCTCAGAATGGCCGGATTGAAAAAGTGTGATCTGAGTAATTCAGATTTTAGAAAAACAGATTTAAGAGGTGCAGACCTTAGGTGCTGCAATTTGGAAAACGTAAATTTTGCTGGTGCAAAAATTGATGCAACAACTCGCCTTTCATGTGCAATTATCGGCAAAGGACTTGCAAATAAAGAAAGTTTAGAGCTGCTTCTTTTGGCTATCGGTGGAGACCCTGAAGAAGAACAAACCAAAGCACTTATACTTGCGGCAAAATCAAAACTCAAGTAACAAAAAAGGCCCCGAAAGGGGCCTTTTCATTTGAAGATTATCTCTTTCTTCTTCGGTCAATCAAAGAACGCCTTGTGCCACCTTGTAGCTTACCAAAGCCAGACTTCTTGCCTCGAATCTTTCTGTGAATCTCATCCTTAACGGAAGATACCTTGTTCTCTTCAAGGTCAAGAGTCATTGCGGAAGCTCTCTTTCCTTCCTTAGCTGCCGCAGCAGCAGTCGCGTCCTTGCTTTCCTTCTTAAGATTCTCGATTCTATCCTGAGGAAGACCAAGTCCTGCAAACCAAGTATATACCCTTACATTCTCAACACCCTCCTGCGCATAAACGCCTCGATAGATGTTGGCATCCTCAGTCTGCTCAGAGATAACGTGGAACGCATAATCAATGTTGATTGCCGGAAGGTTCTCTAATGCTTCCTCAGAACCTACGATGATAACGCCACCGGTTCTGGTCTGTGCAAGATCGAATCCTTCTGCGAGCATGTTGCTATTAAGAGAGTCCATCATTGCTTCTGCAATGCCAACCTCATCCATGTAATCTTCAACTTCAACCATTCCATACACCGAGCAGTCACCGCAAGAAATTACCTTACCAAAGTCGGACGGGTCCATAGAGGTGTACTTGGATGCCTGAGAAGTAAGGCTGTTGAACAAGTGGATAGGCTCAACGATTGCGTTGTTAGCCGTGCTCCAGAACTGAGACTGACCAAGCCCGCCATAGATCTGCTCGATACGTGCGTTATCTGCTACGACCAAACAAGACACCTTATCGTCTGCTGTCATTCTTGCAAGCTTTGCAAGAGTCTCAATGGAGTTCTTCTTAGACTGAGCATCTTCAGTCGCTTTTGGAAGCACGAAGATAAGCCCAAGAGGCATGCCGGTCGAATAGCAAAGCTCAACCATTGTATCAACGGAGCTTGAGCCAGTACCTCCTCCACCAGACATTGCAAGGAAAAGCATGTCATTTCCTTCTGCAATCCTATCAATGAACTGAGCACATACCTCTGTGTTATCAGAGAAGATTTCTCGGCCGAGATCGAGGTCCTTACCTGTACCACCAAGGCTTCCCTCAAGCAATAGCTTCTGGGTTGGAAGCACGTCAACGAACCTAAGATCCTGTGCGGATGTATTGATGACGCCTACGTCATACCCTAACTTGTGAAACTGCTCAGCAAGACGGGAACCAGCCTGTCCAACTCCTACAACTCCAATATTAATGCTAACCTCTTGCTCTTCAACTAATTCAGGCACAGGTTCCTCCTTTTTTACTTTTGTTTTCTTCGCCTTAAGCCTCGCCAGAATGTCCGGATCGAGCTTACGCTCCGGCTCTGGTGCCACCTCAGCCGGTGTTTCGGCCGGTGTTTCGGCCGGTGTTTCGAATGCGTCCATAAGTGCTGCGTTTTCATTTGCGACATCTTGTTCGGACTTTGGTTTTACTGCTGCGTCTTTTTCACTTACGCTTACTTTGTATTTAGCCATTGATGATATCCTCATACGCTTGTTTGATTTGATTATATATTTCGTCTTCGTTAACAAAGGCCAATGGGATAAATCCCCTGTCCCTTTTTAGCTTATCTACTCTGCATAGGTAGTCTGCTTCAACTTCGTTCATCGGTGCAGCATCTGTGGTAATGATTTTGCAACCGCAAGCTTGGGCCTCATATAAACTCAAACCCAGCCCCTCCTTTTGAGAAGGTGCCAATACGACATCAGCTTCTCTATATATTTTACCGATTTCGTTCCTATTAAGTACCCTATCTATATGTAAAATATTAGTATGGTTATCAATAGCAATACGCTCTGTTGAGCCAGTGAATATAAGCTTTGCCTTGGGATTATTTACCCTAAGAAACCTGTTAAAAGCAGCCACAACCAAGTCCGTATTCTTTGTGCTATGGTCTGGATTCAGACTTCCTGCATGATAGAATGTGACTATATCGTTCTGCTTGGATTCCGGCGGATAAAAAATGCTCCGGTCTACAAGGTCAAAGTTTACCCGTTTGGCTTTGGGCATGTCAAATACCTGCTTAGTTAAATCAGTTAGGCACCAAATCTCATCGAACACATCGTAAGACCCGTTCTTGACATATGAAGGAGTTACCCATTCAACCATCGGAACATCAATCATCTTAACCTTGTCTCGTGCTTTAATCTTTGCCACCCATTGCCCTTTCTCCATAAGAGTCTCAAAAGAAATGACTGTATCAATCTTATATTTAATGATTGCGTTGTGCATCAGGTAGCTAACAGGACGCTTTGCCGTGAATGGCAGGATGATATCGCGCTTAAACTCATCTGGGTTCTTCTGGCTGGGATAAACTCTCCTATAGACTCTTCCATCCAAAATATACTTAGCCTTAGGAGCGTAGACTACAACGTGCCCTTCGGACAGTAGCTTATCTCCAAGATTTTTAGACAAATAGAAAAGTCCGGATTCGTAGCAGTAGGTCTTGATAAGGTATCGTCTCATTTAAAATCCTTTATGTTGAAAACCTTGTCGCCTATATCTTTTCTCACAGATAGAGATTCTGCTCCGTCATTTCTCCTGTAGGTATAGAGTTCTTTGTTGATGAATTTGACAGGATATTTTCTTGCAATTCTTAACCACAGTTCGTAGTCCTCCCCTACCCAATACTTCTCATTAAACATTCCTACGTCATCAAGCACATCTCTGCGTACAGTTACCGAACCTGAGGCGACATAGTTAATCTTCTTTAAAGTCTCAAAGGTGATCCTTGGTGCGGTCCGATAGAACAAACGACCGGACAATTTGTTATTTATCATCCATCTGTAGTTGCCACAGGTCATTCCAATGTCGGGACTCTTTTCGAATTCTTTGACGGAAAGCTCAAGCTTCTTGGGCAGCCAAAAGTCATCGGCGTCAAGAAAGCTAATTAGCTGCCCTGTAGATTTTTTTATTCCAGCATTTCTCGCAGCAGAAGGGCCCATATTCTCATCAAGCTTGACCAGTTTCATATCTCTACCAAAAGTATAGTCGATCTTCGTTGAGCCATCGTCAATCAGAATAATCTCATGAGCCTTAAGAGTTTGGCTTCTTACTGAACGAATTGCTTTATGAAGCTGATTAGGACTCGGATCTTTAAATGGAATGATTACGCTAACTTGCATTTATAACTCCATACATAATTATGTTATATTCCTGTACAATTTCCACATCGGAGAATGCCTTGTGTGCGAGCCGACTTGCTCCATAAGATAACTTTTTATGCAGAACATCATCTGACATAATCTCATCAATAGCCTGCACATAGTCCTCAATGGTTCTATTAGTTATGATGCCTGTTGTATAATTGATTCCAGGCATATATATCTTTGGATGAACAACAGATGGGACTCCAGCCATATGTTGTTCCCACAGAGCAAGACCCATCGTTTCACTTAGTGAAGTGCATATGAAGAGCTTAGCTTTTTTGGCCTTTTCAATGTGAGCCTCATAAACATAAGGCTTTGGATGCCCCATAAACTCAAACTTATATTTTCCCTTTAACCTTTTAGCTATCTCAATTCCGAACTTCACATCTTTAACATACTGCTTTCCGTTACCTTTCCATAGTATGAATTCTTCCCTTTCTTCATCCAGAACTGGTTTCCATAATTCAGCATCTGGACCCACAACGAACTTTTCTATTTTATTCAAAGGGATGCCATGCTCTTTTGCAACTTTGTATTTCAGTCTATAATTAGGTACCAAGATTTTATCATATTTGGTTCTGGATAAGTACTCTTGCTCATTTTTAAAATCAACAGTGTCTATAAGGTTGGGGCCGATAAGCACCGCTTTATTCTTTTTCTTTGCGTATGCACAAAGAGATGAAAAACTCTTATTGAGTCCGCTCCAATGATGGACGATGTCTGACCTATCAATTGCTTTCTTAACTCTATTTATAGATGATACCCCTGCAACTCCTTCGTAAGGAGAGTCTAAAACAGAAAAGACATTAACTGTGTAAGCTGAGTCTCTAAGGTAGGTTACTAAATTATGTAAACACATGCCGGGACCGTTTACGTATCGTCCCGCTGTGCCGTAATTAAATGTCAAAAATGTAACTTCCATCTGCCTTCCATTATCAGGTTATTTGACCCTCTTCCATGCTACGCTTACTGATGGTAGATAACGAGAACCGGATCGTCTTCCTCGATAATCGTCAATTACGTCTACCCTTCCATTGGTGGTAGCAAAATATGGCATACCAATCCATACCTCTTCAATTAAGGATGCATCTACGGGGCCACGAACTCCAACCTCATGTTCACCCACTCCTGCGACGGGCTCACCTTCTTGCCTTGGTACACCAATGACGTAGGCTGGTTTATCCGGCGTTGCCTTGTATTCGGATGGTGCAAACCCATGAGCATAATGAGCTGCTGAGTCTGGCTCCGTTGAAAAATAAGTCAATCCTATCTGCTCATCGCCAAGGTTATAATCGCCAAGAGATTCTATCCTGCCTGTCTCCTGAATGAACATCCATTCCTCATAAGACATGCCCCTATACATTAATGGTCCTTCTTCGGGCAGCTTCTCGATCCAACCGTCCTTAAGCCTTGTCCTTGAAGTTATACCAAATTCGTCTTCCTCTTCGTATACCTCGGACATATCAGAGTTGTATCGAAAAGAGCGCCTCGGGATCATCTCGCCTGAGTCCGGATGTCTCATGTATTGAAACTGCTCAGGCCAACCAGAGACACCTGATGGAGAAACCCTATAAGATTCTATATCGTCATCATCTTCTCGGGTTATCTCATATCTACCAGAATCCCTTAATCTTTTCATCTCAGGGGAGATCGTGAAGATGTCATCTTCTTCGCTAAGCTTTAAAATCTGCTCAGCTTCTTTCTTGAAACCTATCTTCTTCAATGCTTTGTACAGGCTCGCTATTCGTTTGTCCATCAGAGACCCTCTTGAATTCATCTTGAATTAAGGCCGCCAACACAAAGGCGTGCCCCATAGGTCTACTCGGATTATTAATAACATCTTTCAGTGTCATATCCAGGGCAAGATGGTTGTAACCATCATAATCCCATAAGGTAATCTGTCTTCCAGCATTGTAGCCTTCCTTTAGAAGGTTGAAAGCTTTTGTTCTTATTACCGCTGCGGCATATAGGGGGAAATATATCCGCTTTCTGGCCTCAATGTATCCAAGCTTCTTTCCGTTCCACCACGAGTATTCTGGGATGGCTCCTTTTCCCATAGGGTAACGATGAGCGCGAGTGTCACGCCAGCCCTTTTTAGCCCACTCAAAATATTCATCTGTTGGATCTCCATTGTCATCTGTATGACATTTATACACCTTAGAGAACTGCCAAGCATTCTCCACGTTTAATGCCTGAGCTGCAACTGCCCCAGGATATAGGCTCACTGGCCCAAGAATAAACGGACTGAAGCTACGCCCTATACCTTTGCAGGATGAGGTCGTGTTGATAGCCTTTTTTTCCCTTGGATCTCTTGCTCCGATAACTCTAATTGGCACTCTTTCAATTTCCATCTTTCCCCTCTATTTTTCATCTTGAAAATAACTTTGTCACCTTGCTTCATGTGCCACCTCCAGTCATAATTATGGCATATCTTGGATTAGGTTCGTCACTTGATATAAGAACAAATAAAAAGGGATAAGCTCCAATTTTTTTATAGAAATCTGTAGCCATACTTCTAAGCTCTTCAACTTCAGGCTTTGTTTGAAACTCAAACTTCGGAGTAACTCTTGGGTACTCCACATCTTTCAGCTTATAAACTACAGCTTCCCCACACGAACTCCCATAGTATGGGGAACAAATGTGTTCCGCCTCATATTTCTGAGATAAACTTACTCCGATATCTTCGGAAAAAAAATGACAAAATTCTTGCACCCTAATCATCCTCCGTTTAAAACCTCAATAAATCTCGGCCTATCATAATCTATGATAATCTCAAGTTTGGACTCAGGATTCAAAATAGCTCCCCACTGTCCTTTTCGTCTATACAAATCAACCTTAGCCCATGTGCCAACCGATGTATCAATTGCACATGCTGCCGCCAATGGATCGTGAAGCTTTTTGCCATCTCGGCAGTTATATACAAACGTGTTAAGATACCTGCGAAGTAGGAGGTTCTCGCGACCATGTCCCTTGTTAATCTTGTGTAACTTGGAATACATAGACCGCTTAATCTCGTCATCAAAGTATACACCATGACATACATTCTTAGATACGAATTTCTTCTCTGAAAAATATGGAGAGTCAACAACCAGCAAAGCCGATTTCGGATCGCCATTCAAATTATAAGTGGGCACATGCGTTTTGCCCGAAAACTTCTCAAGCTGGAGAGCAGAAGGAACTACTCCTTCTCCTGCGAAACCACCCTGCACGATTATTCTGCCAAGTTTTCTTGGCGCAAACTCCCGCAAAAATTTGCCCACGTTCTTGAGCGGGCTTCCCGTAATCAATGTTACGTCTTCGGCATACAAGGAATCTAATAGCTCAGCACCATTCATGTCTGGGGCTACTCTCGTCCTATCTAAATCTACTGTTTTGTAATGCCAACCAGACACTCTGCTTGTCGTATCATCCTCATCAAGATGGGCTCCGACCGGTACGTTCTGCACTCCGAACTTTTTAAATGCCTGCTTAACTACTGACACTTGATCCCAACTACCTGGATTTACATTCACACCTATGAGATCAACCTTCGGGTGACCAATTAAAAACAAAAGAGTTAGGTAATCATCAGGATCACCCGTCTCCATCTCCCATATTACTTTCATCTTTTCCATACAGCCTCACATTTCATCTTGAGCATATGCATTATCGGCACAATAACTCTCATCTAATTCATTATTTTAATATGTTTTCGATTACAAAAGTTGTATGCCTTCAATGGCAATATTGAGATTTTCAGGATTCACATCAGGATCTGCCTTGAACTTTTCAATATGCTTCTGTACATAATCTTTGCTTATTTTCTTAATAGCTCTTGACATGAAGCTCCACGCACCTTGCCATTTAACATTACTTTTTAAAATATTTTCAAATATTTTCATCAGAATCCTAGGCTTTCGTGACCAAGAGGTATTTCTATGTACAAGCTCAGAATATATATCCCCCAAATACCCCGATTCAGAGAGGGCGTCGGATTTATATCTTTCGACTAAGGTTTCGACTATGTCTGAGTCATTTGTATATTGAGAAATCGTGAAATCTATATCGGAATCTGCCTCATGAATAAAGGCGCCCAATACTTTGCGAGAGGCCCATGATTTCGTAACCCCTTTGTAAATATTTTCATTTACTATTTGTATAATATTTCGGAAAAACCTATCCTTATCCGTATCATGTTGAAAACTATCAAACCTTTTCTTTACCCCCTCCGTAAATGCTTTGCCCCTTAAATCATAAGGGTCATCCTCTCTTTCTTCGTAATAAAGATGCAGATTCTCGGACATAACATGAGCTGATTCGGAATCACCAAATCCTTTGCTTACATCATCCGAATTTAATTGAAGATTTTCTGGAGATGTCTTAAGGTGGCTGTCATCATATTCTTTTGCAAGCTTCTTTACATTATCAGGTACAGTTTCTCCATTGAGAAGCTTGCTGGTTAGTTTCGTTAATAGCTGGTAAGGAATATCTTCATCATTTACATCCATAAACTGTTTAGAACCAAAGCTAAACTGAACCCTCTGCTTTTCGTCAGCTTTATGCATGAAGATAATCAGTGGGTCATCAGGACTATGATAATCTTCGTAATAGCTCAAGCCAGGAGCCGCCGTACACCACTCCGTCCCTTTTCCTAAGTGACATGCTGCTGCTTTATTCGTCGGAATGTAAACCTCATATTCTTCATCTTCAAAAATCTTATTCATTCCGCCGGCAACATCCTTTGTCGAAATCCTTTCTTCAAGAAGCTTTTTATATGTGTATGAGACATTTTCGACGGCACGAACAAAACTTATATAATCCTGGTACTGATAGATATCAGGCTCTTGAAGTATTCCCTCAAAACCTTGCTCTTTTATCTGAAAAAAAGTTTCCAAAGAACTTCTTACTTCGCTTAAAATGCTTGTTCCAAGTATCTGGGGATTATGTTTGTCTGGGTCTCTAACAAAAACCGTAATAACCCAATTGAGAGCATGGGCCCTGTCCTGCTCAGTTATATCAGAAGGTATTGCCCACTCTAAAGCTCCTGCTATATCTTGATAAATTTTCATAAAATCAGAATACTCTTGAGAACTCTCATCCCAAAAGTCTTCCGGTATAACTCTTAAATCATTTCCAAAAAAATACTTCTTAATAGCTTTTTCAAATTTTTTAGAATAAAGCCTCTCTTTGACTTGGCTATAGTCTATAGAAAACTTTCGGATATAATCAGACTCGCTATTAAATCCAAGTTTTGATAATAATGATATTAATGAGGATAACTGACTCATCATGATAACTCCAGATATTCAAATCATTCTTCATTATTAGTATCTTTCTCTTCTATATATTTTTCGCCATGAACCCATCCTGACTGACTAATGAAAGACAAATGATGCTTGGCTCTCGTCGTGATGACGTATGCCAAATTATCCTCTTGGCGCAGCATCCACTCCTTGGTAGCATACGCAGAAGGTATCAATCCCCTCTCAAGCCAGAAAACATGTTCCCACTCAAGGCCCTTTGATTTGTGACCTGTGCATAAGGTTAACATGGACTCGTCGGTTTCCTTAAAGATCCTTGCAATCTCGTAGCAAAGATCATCCACTGTCCTGTAGTCCTCATCTAAATTTTGAATGAAAATATTGATACACTGATACTTGTCTTCAACAGAAATCATAAGAGACTCATTGCTTCTCTTACGAGCCTTCTCCATTTCTCTCGTATACCATTTCTCAAGCTTAACTTCAAGCTCATCAATGTCCTCGGTCCTCATCTTATCGATAAGGAGAATTAGCCCTTCGCCAATATCTCTCCCTAGCATCTTAACCCTGCGCCCCCTCCTAATGAACCCATATGCCAATGAGATTAATGGTGCCGAGTTTCTACAGATGACAACGTCGCCATCGTCAAAAGTATTAACTGAGAACTCTGCAAGCTCTTCTACGATGCCATCACCAGCGTACTTCCTTGGCTCAATATGAGGGACCCATTGCTTTGCGTGTTCTACAATCGCTTTATCACATCTATATGTAACGCTGAGAGGAAATTTAACACAGTCAAAATCATCTGCCAGTTTTCCCATTGATTCGGAGTCTGCACCGCGAAATCCATAGATAGCCTGATGCTCATCACCAACAGCAATGAGTCTTCCATCTGCATTTAACATAGACTCAAGGAGGGCATGTTGAATGGATGACAAATCCTGTGCCTCATCAATAAATATGATATCAAATCTTCTGAATGTTGCCCCATAAAGCAAAGGAAGGTATAGCATATCATCAAAATCGATTACATATCGTGCTTTTGAAGATTCTACCAACACCTTCCGTGCGTATAGGATTCCAACAGTTTGATCGCCTCTTGCCGAGGGGATTCTGAGATCATGGCGGTCAACAAGTTCGTTCCAGGCATCTAATGTATCAGGAAGCAAGTCGGTACCAATCCCCATATTCTTAGCAAGACCGACCAATTGCTTTATGAAATACCCGTAAGTTTTTACATCGTCCTCTTCAAAGAGTTTCCAAATGATTGACCAGACTTTGTCTTCGTCAACTTTTAATCTTCTGTCGTCGCAGAAGTTTCTCCATGCTTCAAAGCAAATTGAGTGAAATGTTCTTGCTGCAAAATTTGCTGGGACCTTGGATGCAAGCTCGTCCGCAATTGATTTATTGAATGCAATGAAGATAGCATTATATGTATTAATATGCTTCATGCATTCTAACAAAGTATAGGTCTTTCCAGATCCCGCTACTGCCTGAATAGAAAGACAATCATCAGTATTCTTTACGGCATCAATAATTGCCTTTTGGTATGAGCTTAAAGTTAACCCCATTCAGACCTCAATATATTTGCTATCGATTTTTCCATTAGGAGTTATTACTACAGCATGCGGAACATTTCCCGCAAAAAATCCCCCTCCAGTATACTCGGCCCACTGCTCATCCTCTGTTCCCTCGGATAACTCTACTGCCTCTTCAAAACTTATTGGCCGATCGATATCTTTCTTGTTCGATTCGTACTCTTCATCAGTTTCATAAGGTATAAGCTCAAGGCCATGAAGCTTTGTCTCCGGAATATCATTAATCAAAGATGACAGGTTGATCTTCAAAATCTTCATATCATTCTTATTCACAGGGTGCTCAGATAAACTTTTTGGAGGCACAGTGAAAAAAACATTTGGCCCTTGATAAGTTATTGCAAAAGATGGATCATCCATTCTTTTTAACCAATGCTCTCTATCCTTTTCGTCTGGATGAATTTTAGTCAAAAGCTCTTTGTCCTTAGCAATTAATTTACCGCTAAGTAATCCGCTCTGCCTTACAGAATCTTCTGCCCAATTTGGTATTGCAGAATAAACATATACGGAGTCGCCAAGCAAATCCTCAGCTTCTTTTTCAAGTCCCCAAAAATCCAATATGTCGGTCCATTGCTTTATCCATTTATGCATAGCTTACAGATTATCATCTACGAAGGAGTCAACGTTTTTTGAACCAACCATTGAGTCTACAATTTCACCATTTCTAAATGCTAAAAACATCGGAATGCTTTTGACATTAAATCTCATTGCAAGCTCTTGGTTCTCCTCAATATCTACCTTGACAAATTTAGCATCAGCAACCTGCTCAGACAAAGCCTGATAAACTGGAGCTACCATCCTGCAAGGACCACACCACGTTGCCCAAAAATCAACAAATACAGTTTCGCCTTCGTGGTCAAGGACCTCACTCTGAAAATCCTCAGAGGTTACATTCACTACAGACATTTACTTCTCCTCAGTACTATGTGCTTCTATTTTCAGATCAGGATCCTTCAGGGACTCATCTAAGATCTTCTTAAACTTGTTAACATCTTCTACTAAGTCATCTACTGTGTATCGCTCAGGAGTTTCGTCAGCAACTTTTGGGCTAACTTCCTTGCTATCTTTGTAGACTTTGACTTCGCCATCTTTTTTGAACATTGTATTTTTTCCTTAATTTTAACTCTAGGATCTAATGGGCCATTTCGACCCTCAACCTTAACCCCATGTTTTAATAGATATTTCACGCCGTTATCACCGCGAAAACCCCCATCAATAACAATGACCTTTTGGATGCCTGCATGGTGGATTAATTTGGCGCACAAAGGGCAGGGCTCACAGGTTAATATTAGCCACGCCCCTCCTGTTCTTACTCCGTTGGCAGCCGCATTACAAATGAGATTCATTTCTGCATGATGACAGCCTTGCTCAATCTTTGTACCTGAAGCAATATTTTCTTCGTCCCTGACGCAACGACTGCCACCGCATAGTTTGCCACCATTACGAGGACCGCCATTATATCCATCCATCAATACAACGTTTCTGACCGGGTCAAGCAGCAGTGCCCCCACCTTTAGCCTTGGGCAATTAGAAGCCTTTGCTAACGCAAGGCACTGCTCGATTCTTATCTGGATATGCTTGTCCTTCATTTGTTCTCCAACGGCGCTTCCGCCTGCAACCACTATCTACGCTGCGGATTACTCTTCGGACTTAAGCTCGCTTTTAAGAACCTTGAGAGAATCAATTGTGTTGTCAATTCCCTCAATTAATTCCAACTGCTCTTCCCTCTCAATTTCAAGAAGTCTTACCGCAATCTGTTCACGAGTTGCGCTCTTCAGAAGTACGGGGAGCTTTACCTTACCCTCTTCCAAATCAGATAATTTGATATGTCCTCTGTCGGGATCGGAAAGAACTGAGCCCATTTCTAGTTCGACTCTTCTCATAGCCGTAGAGTTTTTTGGATACACACGCTCATTAGCTCCTGTTCTTCTTGCTAATGGAATGCAACCCTTGAAAAATCCGGTCACCTTTGTGGTCCTGTGTTGCTTTGCAAGCCTATACTTTTTTCCAATAGAGAGTGGGCGGACCTCTCTTCCTTCCACTGGAGGATATATCGAATGTCGGCACCGAGCACCAAGCCACTCAAGACGCTCAATCTCTGTCAAGCCGCTAAGCCCTTTATTCGAAATCTTGTATAGAATATCATCCAACTCACCTGTGCCAAATGAATTAATGATTTCTTTGCGATTCTCTTTTGCCCAAGTTTTTTCCGCCTGAAGAGACTCTAATCTGTGTCGTTCCTGTGTTTCAAGACGTTCTTGTGATTTAAACTTAAGCTGTTCTTCTTCGAGTGACTTTCTTTTAGCTTCCATTTCCTCAATCTGCTCAGGAGTTAAGTCTTTAGCAACGGCCTGGACATCACTTTCTTTTGGAAAGTGAACAAGACAATCTTTGATGCAAAAACATTCCTGATCCTCTGAGTGGTCATGAGTACAGGTGCATTCTATTTTCTCTGCCCTTGCCTTCTCTGACGCCTTTGGTTCGTCCAATTCTTTTGCTGCGTCACTAAGCTCTGCGGCTCGGACTTCTAAATCCTTTTCTATTTCAAGATTCTCAGCCATTTCGGAAACTATTTTTTGCTCGCCATCCGTTGTTAACTCTTTTTTCTTTAACAAATCTGCAACCAGCTTCTTCGCTTCTTCATAAAAATCTCTTTGATCACCGCTCATCTTAACTCCTTTGGAATTTCTCCCCAGATTTGGGAGTAAAGATCTCTAATTTCAGGATCCTTCATTGCATCCATATAAATCGAATCTCTTGTCATTGTTTTATACCGTTCTAACACTGGCATGAACTGTGCTTGCTTATCATAACTTGTGCCCTCAAAAGAGCTACCATAACCATGACTTGAAACTATATTCAAACCTACGTCTGTAAAATCGATACCAAAAGCCTCAGATACAGAACGTCTGTATTCCTTACTTAGATACCATTCATTAAAATTGATCCAAATATCATTTGGCTCTGGATTCAGATAACCTTTGGCATACTCTTTCCACAAAGATAGCGCTTTGTCATCGATCCATCCTACCTTTCCAACTCGGTTGGTGTTTCGATTTTCTCTTTCAAGCTTTATAGATAATTTACGGCGGCTCGCAAACATATTAAAAGGATCACGTATTACATGTCCATTAAAAACCTCTTCGCTATGCCCGTCCATCAGTCTATTTTTGTATCGCTTATAAAGGGTGGAAACTTGTGACGGCAATAGCTCTTCGAAATTGATAATGTAGCAAGACCGGATCTCGTCCGGCATACCCCATTCCTCATCAATAGTAGGTTTGCTTCTTGCTGCAAATTCCATAATGTCATTTCTGTGAAGAACATATCCCTCAAAGTGAGGTATCAGCCAATTGATTATTCCATGATGACCAGAGCGCATCATGGCAGTTAACCTAATCTCTTTTAGATTTCTTCTTTCCGACCTCATATGCATCCCCCAAATACCACTGTGCAGTTAGCTCTAATCCACGTAGCACAGAAACTTTTGGACTGTAGCCGAACCAAGATTTTGCCTTATCGAAAGATGCCCAAGAATCCTTTACATCTCCCGGCCTATCGTCATAAGTATCGTACTCTTCGACTCCAATCATATCTAAAAGATCATTAACCGAAGTCCTTTCTCCGAAAGCTATATTGAACCCTTCGCCATTGAATCGTGAGTTATGCTGGCTTGCCTGAATAAATGCCTCCACAACATTATCCACATAACAGAAGTCTCTGGTCTGTTCTCCATCACCATATACATTGGCGCTAAAGCCCTTCTTCTTTGCTTCTAAAAATGCTGCGATAACAGCAGAGTATGCCGAGTTGCCTTTCTGTCTGGGCCCAAAGACATTGAATAGCCTTAGAGCTACTGTATCAACTGATGTATTCTTTGAGTAATACCTGCAATATTCTTCACCAATATACTTCTGCAAAGCATATGGTGACTTAGGCATAAGCAGAGACGCTTCGCTTGTTGGCATTTCTGCTTTACCGCCATAAACAGAAGACGAAGAGGCGAATAACACTCTCTTTGTCTCAAATTTTTCTGCCATAGCAAGAACATTGGCAGTGCCAACAAGATTTACCTCGGCTGTCTTCGCCGGCTCAAGCACTGACTGATATACCCCAGGGATAGCTGCAAGATGAAATACCATCTCCGGTCTAAACACTCTGAAAATATCATGTAACCCTTCTCCTTCAATACCCTGATTTTCTATCATACAGTTTGAGTTCTTGAAGTGATCTTTAATGTTTTCTTTATCTCCAGAATTATAGTTGTCAACTACACAAACCTCTAAGCCATCGCTTAACAATCTGTCAACAAGGTGACTTCCTATAAATCCGGCTCCCCCTGTTACCAGGGCTCTTGTGTATTCATAATTCATATTTAATCTTTCCTCATCTTATTTCGTTCACTAATACATGCCTCAAGAACTTCGCAAGGAACGCCGTGACGTTTCATAAAGTCTCGCAAAGCATTGGTGTCCTTGGGGAAACATGCCCCTCCATAACTAAATTGCCCGTCTGGTCCCGGCACATCAGTGTGCATAGGATTAATCCAGCCGTTTCTAAGCATAGTGCTTCTCACATCTTCATATTTAACGCCCATTCTTTTGCAGGTCAAAGCAAACTCATTGAACAATTGAACCTTTACTGCATAGAAGTTGTTACAGAATAGCTTCATCAACTCTGCTTGTTCAGCATCACAAATCGTATACTGTGCCTCGAAATGTCTCTGATATAGAGCTACAACCTTTTGGCATACGGAGAACTCAAAGCCTCCAACGACTACATGCTTCTGGTTGGCAAAATCTTCAACCGCAGTTCTTGCAGTAAGAAATTCCGGGTTATGAACCATTGCTAACTTATACTTATCAGCTAAAGCTCTCAAAGTTCCTGGCTCCATGGTGCTTTTGACGACGACGATTCCCTGGTACTTTGCTTGTGCCAACTTCAGGAAATTCTCATGCAGCGCTGTATAGTCAAAGCCGAACCCTTCAATGTAAGGTGTAGGCAGACATATAAATACAAAGTCTGTAGGAATTAAATCCTCAAATTTGTTACTTGCAAATTCCCCTTCGCCTCCTGGTATAGTCCAGAGTTCTTTCTTATCATAGGAATACATAAGTTCTCCTGCTTTCGAAAAAAATTCAAAAACGGATCCTCCAACAAATCCCATCCCAATGACACCGATCTTTACAGGCACAAACTCTTCTTTTGTTTCAGCTTCTTCACTCATTTCAACCTCTCAGTATCTTGTTCCTAAAATATATTTCTTCCCTCCCCCAATCATGCTTTGAGATGAGGAAAGTATTCTTAATGCTCTCTACCTTTCCGGTAACAGGATTTACAAGATCATCTTTGTTGTAGTAATGAATCTGACCACCGGTTTTTCTTTTGCTTCTATTCTCTCTGCAAAAAGAAAATCCATAAACTCTGCTTCGGTCCAAGCCACCCGTAACCTTCTTGATGCTATAGAGCAAAAGAAGACCTGTGCTTGGGCATCGCCCAAGGTCCTTCGTAAGCTCCAGCTCATTTTCAAGCGGAAGCACGTAATATTTTATACCGTTAGTCTTGCAGTAGTCTCTAAACTTCTTATTTCTATCATCTTTGGCGCGAAGGATAATGAGATCTAAATCTTCTAATAATTCCTTCTTCTGTTCCATTGTGTAAACCAGTTTATCGTTAGTTCCTCGGATCCATATATTTACCTTGGAGCCATAATCCTCCTGAAAACCTTGGTCCAACGAGAAATCATTGAACCTGAAGATTAACTTGTGAGAATCAATCTTCTCACCATTTTTCTGGCCAACTTCGCATGGCGAATTTCCTACTATACAATAATCAAAATCGTTTCGTTTTAAAAGCTTCTTAAACATCTAACTCGGCCAAATCCGCTTCATACATTTCCTTAAGAAGTTTCTGCCAATCGTACTCAGGCTCCCATCCAAGAACGGTCTTTGCCTTTGAAGGATCGCCTCTAAGGAACGGAACATCCGATGGCCTCATGAATCTGGGGTCTGATCTGTATACATCCTCAAATTTCAAACCTGCAAGGTCACATATATACTTAAACATATCCTCTATGCTTGCCCCATAACCAGTGGCAATTACGAAATCATCTGGCTCTTCCTGCTGCAACATAAGCCACTGAGCCTTGACATAATCTTTTGCATGACCCTCATCTCTATACGGCTCAAGGTTGCCCATCCTCAAATGCTCTTCCATTCCAAGCTTCACCTTTGCGATACCTCGGGTCATCTTTCTTGTGGCAAAATCATGCCCTCTTCTTGGCGAGGAATGATTGAATAGAATTCCTGAACAGGCAAACAGACCGTACGCCTCTCTATAATTCCTTGTGGCATAGAATCCTGCGGCCTTTGCCACTGCATATGGTGAGCGTGGATAGAACGGAGACTCCTCTGTATAACCCGTATCAGGAACATGAAGGCCACCGAACAGTTCAGAGGTAGCAGCATTATAGAAACGGGTTGCGGGGCTGAACTCTCTAATGAGATCAAGCTGCATAACAACTGCCCTACCTGTTACGTCAAATGTATGAACAGGATCTTTAAAGGAGTATCCTACATGGGACTGTGCCGCAAGACCGTAATACTCATGCGGTTTGAAATCGTGCAGAATTCTTCCGACGAAAGTTGGGTCTGTAATGTCTCCATGCATCACCGTTAGGTTAGGATGATCGATAATATGTTTAAGATTTTCGTTCTCATTATTAACAGAACGACGGCGAGTAAACACCAAAACTTCATATCCCTTCTCAAGAAGAAGGTCTGCCAAATAGGACGAGTCCTGGCCGGCACCTGTTACAACTGCTCTAAGCATCATAGCTCCTTTAACTTTGTGTTTATAAATACTCTTCCTGATTTTACCATGAAGGATGACTTGATCCTTTTAACCTTTGGTGTACCGTCTTTCTTATACTTTACAAAGTGGTTAATCTTTTTCTGTTTCATTGTTGATTTAATCCGAAGAAGCTTTGTGAGTTCTTTATCTTCATTTAAGCCATAACTATGAAATATATCTTTCCAATAAGGAAATAATTGTTCATTGACATGATGATGCCCTTTTTGACCCGGAGTTGCATGAGTTATGACCACAACTTTGCACAAAGCAAATAATGGCATAAAATTCTCAATGTATTTCTCATCAATATGTTCGAGAAATTCTGTTGACCACCCAATGTCGAAATATTTTCTTTTCGGAAGAAATGGCAGATCATCTTTAGCTGCTTTTTTCTTAGAAAAATCAAAAAGATTAACATGCTTCAACTTTGTCATCTCAGGATCTCCATCGACCCCAATAGCAGATAGCCCCAAAGCCTTCGCCACCTCAACCTGTTTGCCTGGACCGCAACCTATATCAATAAATGTTTTGGCATTTTGAAATCTATCTACCAAAGCTTTTAAGGCACCATAATCTATCCAAGTTTTGCCTTCGTGTCCGCCAACATGTTTCATATATTTCCTCAGTAAGTATAGCTGAAAGCTTTGATTTCATCTGCAAAGCGCTTTTTAACTATTTCTATTGTTTCTTCGTTGTGCAGCTCAGAATAATGTCCAACTTTTCTGATACCAGATTTCTTTCTGGTGTCTCGGATTTCTTCGGGAGTTATCTGTAAATCAAATTGCCTATTAAGCTCATTATACATTTCATTTAAGTTTTCATAAAAAAAAACTTTATCTGCTGCTATCTCTCCACCAATAGTGTATATTTTCCAACCGACCGGAAGCCCCTTAGCTGCTATCATGTACTTTGTGAAATCCATACCAGCATACTTCTCTGGTTTCACTTTGTTATGCCAAAAATATGAACTAACAACTTTGTCCCAAGGATTTCGTTCTATTGAAAATTTATAGTAGTTCTCGAATTCCTTTGGAAAAATCTTCTTAATCTTTGACAGATTCATGTGCCCGTTAGATATGTTTGTATTAACTTTCGATGTCCCATCACGTTCGGAACCGGTGCAGATATCTTTCGGCCCAAGCCTGCTTGACAACAGAAACTCCAGAGTAGAACCTGATGTTTTTTTAGTCTTAACGAAAATCAATTTATATTTATGACTGATTATCAATTGCCGCCTCATTTCCTTCAGCTATGTTACATCTCATATTAATATCGAAATAATTAGTATGGGTGAACGAATGAAGATTATATGCCATGATGACAAAAAATTCTCAAGTCATTTCTCGTTCGGAGCTAAGGCTCCGCTTATGAACTTATACGAACAGGATTTAAGAGCAATCAAAAGCTCTGGTTATACTGCCGTAGTTACGGGACTTGGAAGACTTAAACTTATATCAAAATTTGAAGAGCTTGGCATTCCATACTTCTTTCTCGACAGGGCTTATATTTTTGGGGAAAGAAAATTTTGGATACGTGTATCCTACAACTCCCTTCAGATGAATGAGATGAGAGATATTAAAGGATGGAGAAACGTCTCACCTGTAACTCCCGAGCCATGGAGAAAAGGGGGCTCTAAAATTGTGGTGTGTCCTCCAAGTAAAAAGACCAGCGAGTTCTATAAATTTGATAAAGATAAATGGCTAAATAGAGTTGTTAAATATCTTGATAAAAACTCCGATAGAGAAGTGATCATAAGGTACAAGCCTGATAATAAAATCGCAAGGTATCATGGAGATACATCATTGTTAGCTGCACTTGAAGATGCTCACTGCATCGTTGTGTATAATAGCAATGCAGCAACTGAGGCTATCTTTAGTGGGGTTCCAGCAATCGTCCTTGGAGATGCCGCAAGCAAATTTGTTGCCAGGACAGACCTCTCAGACATAGAGAGCCTTTGCTATCCTGATAGAGAGCTTTGGTTGAAAAACTTATTCTGTAACCAATTCACTGTTGACGAACTGTCAAACGGTGAAGCTATAGACTTTTTAACTAAATACCATAGGATAACCTAATGAAATTGATTTGCCATGACGATACGAGATTCACTCGTGAATTCGCAGAAGGAGCCAATGCTCCCATCACAAACATACACAAACAAGATTTAGTAAAGCTAAAAAAGAAAGGATATACCGTTGCCTTTACCGGCTTCGGAAGAATGAAGCTAATCATAAAACTTGAGGCTTACGGAATTCCTTACTTCTTTATCGATAGGGGATACATTATTGATGACGGAAAGAAGCAATGGATGCGAGTATGTTATAATTCTTTTCAAATGGAGAGGATGAGAGACTTTAGCTCATGGCGTAGAGGTATCAAAATTAAGCCTAAATCTTGGAAAAAAAACGGAGATTACATTCTTGTTGTCCCTCCATGCGCAAAGGCCGGCAGGTATTGGGGGTTTGATAACAAAAAATGGCTGGAGTCTACTGTTACCGAACTCAGGGAATATTCGAATAGGGACATCCTTATTAGGGCGAGACCAATAGTTCGAGATAGATACGAAGGTTCAAAATCCTTAGTTAATGCCGCTAAAAATGCACATTGTATTGTTGCTTATAACAGCAATGCTGCTACAGAAGCTATTTTCCATGGCACACCCGCAATCGTACTTGGCGAAGCTGCCAGCAAATTCGTATCAGCACAAAAGCTCTCGAATGTTGAAAAACTTATCCGTCCAGACAGAACAGAATGGATCAAAAATCTTATGTATAATCAGTTCAGTCGTGAAGAGCTTACAAGTGGAGCGGCCTTAAAGGCACTCATAAAAATGCATAATCTCAAGTAACTTCTTTTTAAAAGTAAACGGAACGCATTGGTAAAATAGCAGCTTATTGAGAGCATCGACTATCTGCTCCTGGCTATGAAACTTATTTCTCGATAAACTCTTTTTATTTGAAGACATGTGAACAAGGGGGCCGGCTCCTAAATCAATAAATGGCATTCCATATAGAAGAGCATCTACCGAAGCAATGCTACTATGACAAATCAAAGCAGATTTTTCGCTCATATCATTATAGATAGGATTGTGTAACATACGCTCCTCTCTATCTTTAGATTTCTTTCTCACATAGAAAGAGTCAAAATAGGAAGAATATTCTACATATTCAACAACCTGAGCCCATCTTACTGGATCTATCTCTTCAAGAAAACAATACTTCCTTGATGGAGGAATAATAATGGCGCCATTATATGCACTGTAGTCATACTGATTCTCCAGCATCTTAAGATACTCCGTCTCATAATATTTGTCATATCCCCTTAGAAACGAAAATATTTCTCCACGAGGAACGTCGTAGTCTGGCGGATGCATTGCATTTGGAATCATTCTTGTATATTTGACTTTATCTCTGAAATTACCAAGATAACCTGAGTCTACAAAAATATAGTTCTGCGGAAAACCACCTGTATGCCTTTTGATCGAGATCATTTCTTTCATCCCATTTACAAAAAGATAATCATCTCTAATGTCTGAGAATTTTTTAACTACCCTCGGTTTTAAAGCCCTTATCTCATCTCTGATTCCGCCTTTAAAACCGCTATCATGTTTTACGGAAAATTTCATAGGTTTCGTTTGTGGTATCCTTTTTGATGATCAAAAAAGTTACCAAGGTCTCCTCTCATAATGACGTGTGATTTTGACCTACCTGTGTCTCCATAATCAGTTACTAAATCTATACCTTTCTCCTTAAGCTTAGGGTTTGCATCAAGAACATAAAAAAACATGTGTGCATCGTTCCACCATTCGTGCTGTTTAAATCCAGCACCATTATACTTCTTAATCCATTTGGATAATGCCTTCTTAGAGTACTTATCGTTCTTAAACCCAAGAAGCCCTGTCTCTACGCCCATCCTTTTCTTGGTACGGTCCCTGCCGAGATGATAGCCGAATGACTTTCCTTGAAGTGCTTTAACTAAATCTTGCTCAGTAAACGTATTTGTAAAAAAGCAATCGCAATCTACCCACATAAAGTAATCATATTGGTCCGTATAATTTTCCATGGCGTACTTCATTGTTGCAATCTTCTTAGTCCACTGCGCAGTTCTATAGTTTGGAGTCTTAAATGCCTGAAAACTACTTTCCTTTGTAGCTTTGCCACCAAATTTTTCAGGTATAATATCAAGATTTGCTTCGAACCATCTTCTATAGAACCTATTATCGCTCATGTCTTCAACTGTAATATTTTTGCCATTGATTAAAGAAGTGTCCATACCTTCTACGTAACAAAAAAGGTCACCTTCTGTTTTGGTTTTCTTAAAGGTCTCAATAAGCCTCTTTCCTGTTAGATTATAGAGATGACCACTAAAAGATGTGATATATAAAATAGACACTTTACTCCTTAATTAATTCTTGATATTTCTCAAGATAACATTCCTTTACCTCGACGTACTTTTCAAAATCTTTGAACGCACCTTTTCCAACCCAGATTATACTGTCATCATTTAACATCCAATCTATATGTTTATCTAAAAGCTGATAATGATTGACAAACTCTCTGTTTTTATAAAAAGTTCCTCTTAGCGCTATCTGATCCGAATACCACTTAAGAACTCCGGCCTTTGAGACTTCCTTTTTTAAGGTCTTTGTAAATTCAAGAATTTTATCTGAATTCTTAAAATACAATACACCACTTAGTGCCCCTTTAGTTTTACTTGCGCCTTCCCTTAGTCGGAAAGCAATATCGTAGCCCTTAACATCTTCATAAAACAATTCGATATCCTTATTTAAAATAGAATCAGTATCCAAATAAATCAAATCTAAAAGCTCTCTTGACTTTAGCAATTTGTATATTACTAAGAATCTTAAGTTCGCAGAGTAAGCCATTAGCTCGCTGTATTCTTTAGTCTTATGTCTCTTATTGATTGACTCATCCAAATCTTTGAATATATAATTCTCTTCTATGAGTATGTCATTACGCAATGCTCTAAGCAGCTCAAACTCCTCTTCAAGGCTCTTCCTGTTTTCTTCAGAAGCGTTGATTATATACAAAATTAGCCTAATATTTTTGGAGTGAGTATATATGGATGATAGCATAGCCTTTGCATTTTCAATGTATGAGTCACTAAATGTTAATAATATGTTTCTCATTAGGTAGGCTTCCTTATATTTATATAAAAGTATAATAGTAGCGACGGAGAATTAACGTGAGACTGACGGAGAATTAACGTGAGACTGAAAGTTGGGATTTTTTTAGAAACGGTTGGTAACTCATCCACTGACTCAAAAAGACGAATTTTGCATAGCTTTGCAGAAGGTGTTAGGAAGTCTGAAGATAGAGCAATTATCGTAAATAAACCAGAATATAGAAACTGCGACATCGCTCTTATCTTTGGCTTTTATGGGCAAAATCTTGGGTATACCCAAAGTGTGCGAAAAAAAGTATTTAAAGCTCACTTGGCGCGCGGCAAAAAATGTATATTCATTGATGCTGATCCGCTAAAATATGCCGGCACCAATCTTCCGAAAAATCAAATTGATCCACTTCATTACCTTAGAGTCTCTCATACTTCTGTGTATCCAAGCGATGGTTACTACTTTAATGAAGGCTCTCCATCAGATCGTTGGGATAAAATTAGTAAAGAGAAAAATATTGTACTAAAACCCTATCGTAAAGAAGGTGATCATATTCTCATATGTCTTAATAGTGACAATAAACGTGGTCGCGGATGGTCTACTCGAAATTATGACGCAGACAAATGGCTGAGAAATACTATCAAAGAAATTAGAATGAAAACCGATTTCCCGATTAGACTCAGGTTTCATCCAGGTGGAGATGAAATCACTCACAGATCAAGACACTGGAAAAAATTTCTCGGAGTTAATAATATAACGTTCTCTGGAGGAATTATAGGCAGACATCCATCAATTATTAACAATACCACAATGCTTGAGGAAACAGAGCGCGCTATCGCCTGCATTACTATGACATCTTCGTCAACTATTGTGGCGGTCATCAATGGCGTCCCAATCTTTACCGATAACAAAGACTGTTTAACATATCCTGTTGCCAATCATAATTATAGCAAAATCCTTACACCAAAATTTCCAAATAGAGATCAGTGGCTGTACAACTTAGCTTATAGCTGTTGGAACTGTGATGAAATGAAAAACGGAATCGTATGGGATCGATTCCGTAGTCGGCTAAATGATAATGGAGATTACTCTAAGAAAAAAGCTCGCAGATTAGGAGTCATACCTTGATTTCTTAAGCCTCTGCCATGGAATTCCTTTGAGAATTTCATTTGAATTCCACTGAGAGTATGCTATATCAAAAAGGAGTTGCTCTCTTTTGTAGAGCTTCAATTTATTTAGTTTTTTCATATTGTTGGAAATAGGATAAGCCATAGAACCTCTATCGAAAGCTACAATCGGTACACCCATAATTGCTGCGTCAACTAAGGTATTCGAATTAAAAGCAACGCATACATAAGAATCCTTAAGATCTTTCTCCAATGACCTGTCGGACCAACCTATATTAACTCCAGCTAAAGCCTCTTTGTAAAGACTTGGCTTTGCGAATAAAGGATGAGGTCTGAAAATAACATCTTTGTCGTAAGTTTCTGACAAATAAATTGCAGTATCTCTAAGCCAATTAAGATAACCTTTAATCATCTTACTCTTACTTTTCTCTTTTGTATAATTGATGTGCTGAACATTGGTGTCCCAGGCTACTTGGCCACATAATAGAATAATTCCGTCTTCCTTAACGCGCCAGGGGGATAGTTCTATGCCTAGCTCCTTGTACCTATCTGATGGACTTTTGTGGTTATAGAATTCAGCTCTACCATTTACGTTGCTAAATCCAAGCGAAAAATAATCGCTACGCTTTAGAAACCCTCGCTCCATAATCAGCATATCTTTGCCGGCTTTCTCTTGCCCATCAAAAATAGCTTTCCTTACTCTTCCGCCTTTAGTAGCGTATTTGTGTAATCCATAAGTAATAGCTATGTCGGAGACTTCGTATTCATCCTCGTATTTGACCTGAAAATCCTTCTCAAGAGAGGACATCGATTCCATCAGCATAGGATAAATGATATCAATCATCGGCTCCTTCTTTCTTCTCTTGTAAAGGATGATTTTCACTTTCTTATAACCAAAACCTGCTTGGTATAGAATTCGCCGCTTGTATCATAAAGTGGCATGATAGAAACTTGAAGTTCCTGATCTTCCATAAGCTCATGGATAAGATTATTGCATCCAAATTTCTCTGTTCTTTTTGCAAGAAGATCTTTGTCATCGCAATCATAATAGTCATCAAAAATGATTACCTTACTGCGCCTGACTTTGGAATAGTCGTGTCTAATAGTATCTATGTGATGCCCTCCATCAATATATACAAAATCATATTTCCCTTTACGCAGAACATCATTTGTATTGCCTTTAACAAGTTCAACCTCGAAGTCTCCATTCTTATTTTTTCGAACTTTTCTTGTTACCTTATTCTCGATGACTTCTTTAACCTTACTCACCTCTGTTCTCGTAGTTTTACCGTTGAATTCTTCAGTATCAGTTTCATCGGAAGCTTCTTCGAATAAATCGTATCCTATATAGCTTACACCGTTATTATACTTAAGGGCCGCCAATAGCATAGAGATTGCTCTTCTCCCACTGAAGGTTCCAATCTCACAGATAGTAAGGGGCTCGTATTCTGCGATAGTTTTAGTTACATTTCCATATCTATTTGCCATGATTTACCTTTTAAAATCTTTTTTCATTCCAAGCTCATAAATATATGAGTTTGCTTTTCCATCAAGAACTTCCTTGTTGGACCAAGTTGTATGAGCTAGTCTGTAAAACCATTCGGTTCTATTCGGCCTTAAATTTTTTTTGAAATTTTCGTATCCAACCACTGCTGTTGGACCTGTAAAATATCTGCACCCTACCACTGTTGGGATTCCTGCGAAAACTGATTTGATCGCAACGCCAGAGTTGTAGGTAAACACCTTCTTCGCTCCTTCAAAATCATCTTGTAATGACTTTTCAAACGGAGAGACTTCTATCCTATCAGATAATTCTGTTAATCTTTTGCCGAACCTCAAATTCTCATTCTGGTGATATTTCCTTGGATGGAATCTATATATAATCTTTTCATCTGTCTTCTTTAACAAATGCTGTATACAATTATACGCCCAAGTATTGTAACTTATGTTATAATAATATGAGAAATATGGAGGGCGACTATTCTGAGCACAAAAGAGAAAATAGTCCCCATTTCTTTTCCATGGCTGTATGGAGAAACCTGTAGGTTTTCTCTTTATCAATCTTCTAATATGTTCCGGTTGCATCATCCTTTTTTTTGGAAAAAGATTGATGTGTCCTCCGCTATCAATATACGAAAAAGTCATTGTCATATTCCCCCATCCGGAGAATATTCCTTTAGTCACGATAAGCTTAGGGCAAGATGAATTCTTAATGACATCACTAAGGGCACGAGAGCTTTTTGAGTGGTTATGCCCAGTTCCCATTGGAGATATAATTAAATCTGCTTCAGGTGTTCCATCAAGAGCGCAAGATACTGTAATCTCAGGATCGATTTTCAGATATTCTGAAAGTCCCTCAACCCAAGGAATACTATCTATTGCAGTCGATTTTCTTTTAGCATAAACTATGTCAATCCTTGTCTTCTTCACTTTATATCCTTAATGATTTTCCTTTCGGAACATACAGGCAATCCTTTCCAAATTTCAGCTCTTCTACATATCCTAAATTAAATAACAATTCTCGTATTTCTTCTATATCATGAAATTCTCCATTACCCATAGAAACTTCCACTATTAATATAGGCATCCATTTTTCAATAGTCTTTGCTGCTCCAAGTAGAGCCTTATACTCAAAACCTTGGATATCGAATTTGATTAGATCAACCTGATCTGTTTCTTCTATCAAATCGTCAATCCTGCAAGTCTGCATACCATCACTGCCTTCTTCAAAATAATTCATGCCGGTATTCTCTATATGAGAGACTATTGAACCGGTTTCCTTACCTGTTCCTACAGCCTCATTGATGTGAAGAACTTTGGGGCAGTTAAGCTGAAGGCACTGATAATTTCTTTGATCTGGCTCGATAGAAATTGTTGTGTTGAATATTTCGGACATTGCTCTTGACATGAAACCAACATGAGCCCCAACGTCTACCGCCACTCTTTTTTCTTTCAAATAAATGGTTGCAAGCAGAAAGGTGGCATATTGATATCTATCGTGAGCCTTGGGAAAATGACTATCACCATCCGGAACAAGCAAAGAACCAAACATTTTCCTTTTTTTCTTTTGAAAAAAAACCTCGTCCTTAGTTGCGTTTAAAAATAGATACTTGTATTCTTTCGATAAAGCTCGTGCCTGTTTTTTAAAAAGCTTTTTGCTCTTTAAAGGATTTGTTAAAATAACTTTCTTCATTTCTTATTACTTAGGTTTTTTCGCAACTCAACCCATTCGTTAGAGTATTGAAGATCTGTAAATCTTTCAGCAATCCAAGTATCAAACCATGGTCCGCCAGTAGTGAAATGAACATTCTTTGGCTCCAAATCTTCTGGAGAGTGACCGTCAAGCCAGTTCCACTCTTCAGGTAGAGCACCAATGTCCTGATCCTCCAGCCACTTGAAATTATGAAGCCATGTTCCGGACTTCATATTAACATCTCCAACTGTAAGGTTATCGTGACCTGCGTGTCCACAGTTCCAAAGCATTACACTGGACCAATTCTTTCTCCTGTAGAAAGTCTGCGGACATCCGTATAGTTTTAACTTAAGATTTCCACCATGCTCATACTCGTGCTGAACACACTGAATTGCTGGTGCATCTTCTGTTGCGAAATTATCAAAAATCTCACAAGGGTCACTTCTGAAATACATATCGCAGTCCATGAATAGTGCGAATCCCTCACGCTGATTCAGGAATGGTACAAGGAACCTTGAGAAACTAAACTCTGTAGAATATGGCTTGCCATCCATTCTGTCATGCATGTGCCCAAAAGGATTTGAGGCCCAAACTGTAGAATCCAGATGAGGCGCCCTTGTGTATAGTCCCGCTTTACGAAGGCCCATCTGATTCAAGGTCACAATGTTAAGAGGTCTTGATGCATGACGCTCAATTGAATCAATTAAAACCTCAACTGCTTCATGCTCCCTGCTATCGTACCCGATATAAATTGTATCAAGTCTTCTTACTTTCTTTCCATCTTGATTAACTACTGATCTCATTTAACTTCTCCTCTTGATTTCTGTCCAAGATAGCCGCCATGATGCCTTTTAGAATACTCCTCAATTGAGAATTCCTTAGCTTCCATTACCATCATAGATAGAACATCTCCGATAACAAGCATCGCTGTTGTTGAGCAAGTAGGCGCCATTCCAAGTGGGCACACCTCAGGATATCCTCCTGTCTCGATTACCACATCGGAGATTAATGCAAGCTCAGCAGCCCTGTTGGATGTTACTGTAACTAGTTTCATGCCGTCAACTAAAATCTTAGCAAGAGAGACGGTCTCAACAACTTCTCTCGTCCTACCTGAGTTCGAGAATGCCAGTATCATATCGCCTTTCCCGATCATTCCCAGATCGCCATGCTGCGCCTCGCAAGGATGCATATAAAATGCTGGCGTTCCTGTTGAGGCAAAGGTCGCTGCAATTTTTCGTGCAATTAAGCCAGCCTTTCCCATACCTGTAAAGACAATTTTACCTTCGCAGGCCACGATGGCGTCAACAGCTTCTTGGATACCGGTTAAAGGTATCGCCTGAAGTGCCTTAATCTCTTCCTGAATTATCTCTTGCGCTGTTTTCATTACTTTGTTTCATCCTGTTACTTTCTGATAAAATTCTATATCTTTTATTCTATAAATCATGACCGCACTTTTTCCCGCTTCTCCACAATCTTCCTGACCCTATCGAGATCCTCTTGGGTATCTACCGATATCTTATTTACATCCGTACCAAAAGCTGTATAAACAGGAATGCCTTCGTAAAGCCAAGTTAATTGTTCAAGCTTCTCAGTCTCCTCCAAATAAGAAGTCTCCAATCCCCTAACCTTATCGATAGTCTTCTTTGTAAAACCATAAACGCCAAGATGCTTAAGATAAGGACTCTTCTTACTAAGAAAATCTGTATAGAAATGGGAGACGCTATCTCCCTCCCTTGTATAAGGAATTGCTGAACGACTAAAGTATAACGCTCTTCCATTTTTATCGGTAACAACCTTAGCAACGGAAGGATTATTTATCTCGTCTTTCTTAAGAGATGCCACAAGCGTCAGCACCGCCATTTCATTTGGCTTGAAATTGACAAGATTAAGCGACAGCATCCTGATGGTATACTCTTCGATCAATGGCTGGTCGCCTTGGATATTAATGAAGTAGTCGTAGTCCTCAAATCTTTTCATACCTTCAACTTCACACATTCTTGCGGTGCCAGATACATGATCCATAGATGTCATTACGACATCGCCACCGAAAGCCTTAACTACGTCCACAATCCTTTGATCATCTGTAGCTACAACTAATCCATCAAGTTCCGCAGACATAGCCCTTTCATATACCCATTGAATCATAGGCTTACCTGCTATGTCAGCCAGTGGCTTACCTGGCAATCTATTGGAGCCATACCTTGCAGGGATAACTCCCAATACTTTTTTCTTACGACCCATTATGAACTCGCCGCTTCTCTAACTCTCATTGCCCTCTCAAGAATTCTCTCAAGCTGGTCAAGCTGCAACTGCGTTGCTGAGTCACTTCCTGCCGAAGCAGGGTCTGGGTGAGTCTCGATAAATAAGCCATCTACACCAACCGCAACAGCCGCATTAACCATATGCCCAATCATTGCAGGATTGCCACCAGTAACTCCATGAGCTTGGTTCGGCTCTTGCAGGCAATGAGTACAGTCCAAAAATACAGGAGCGTACTCTCTCATCTTTGGTAAGGAGGTAAAGTCAACTACAAGATTCTTATAACCGAAAGTTGTGCCTCTCTCCATAAGGAATACGTCTGATCCACCACCGGCCTTAATCTTAGTCACAGCATGTTGCATCATTTCCGGAGAAACAAATTGTCCTTTCTTGACCCCAACCGGCAACCCTGTAGCTCCTGCTGCCATAAGCAAATCTGTCTGCCTGCATAAGAAAGCTGGTATCTGCAAATGAGTTACGTAGTCCGCAACCAATGCAGCCTCATGACTCTCGTGGATATCTGTGATAACTGGAAGTCCAAGTTCATCACGCACTCTCTTGAGAATATCAAGAGCATCCTGTCTGTCAATTCCCGTGAAGGAATCCAATCGTGTTCGGTTGGCCTTCTTCCAAGAAGCCTTAAAGATAAAGTCGATTCCACCAAGTCTGTCGCAAATTTCCTTTACAGTATTTGCCACAAGGAATGGAGTCTCCTCATTCTCTACAGCACAAGGGCCGGCTATCAATGTTAAATTACTCACAGTTCATCCTCCGATTATCTGGATCTTCCCAATATAGCTTCGATTATTCTTAGATCGTCATAGGAGTCCACTTGGAAACTTTCCGACTGTAGCATCTCATAACAACCGATATTGCCTGAGTAACGGCACTCTGACTCCATCAATCTTTCTTTAGAAGTAATGTAAAAAGCTCCATTCTCTGTATAAACACCGCCAGCAGCATCTTGCCTTCTTGGTCGATTATCTAATTTCCAACTGATTGGAAGAAGTCTTTTCTCTATAGCTGAATTTTTCCGATAATTTACATCTCCCCACTTGGGAGTCCAGTGATCTATATTCCCTGAGAATACAGAATCATATTGTTCCATTAATCTAAGGCCCTCTTTAATGTGGCGTAGCTTCAGGAGCGGCGAGGTTGGCTGAATGAACACCAACCTATCGAACTCAACATTTTCAGCAAAGTGTAGCAAAGCGTCCTCTGACTGAGAGGTATCTGTTGCCAACTCCGCTGGTCGCATCAATACTTTAGCTCCCCACTCTTTGGAAACCGCAGCAATTTCTTCATCGTCGGTACTCACCCATGTCTCAAGTCCGGCAAATACAGCCGCACCGATACCATAAGAAATTAAAGGCTGACCGCACACATCGATCAAATTTTTCCTTGGAATCTCTTTGCTCCCACCTCTGGCTAATAAAACCGCTACTGTTTTCATTTTTTAAACTTATCCCTTTGCACCTGCTCTACCTCAAGAATCTGCTGATTCTTATAAGTCAGTGCTTGCGTCATTGCTTTAGAGTCTCGGACTAATCGCCGTAACCCATCAGGCTCCAACGAAGCAGCGTGATCAGTTCCCTTCCACGTTCTATCGAGAGTGAAGTGCCTTTCCAATACTGTTGCGCCAAGTGTAATTGCGCCCATATCGACGGCGATTCCAAGATGATGACCAGAAAAACCAATTCCCAAAACTGCATTGCCCCATGTCTCCTTTAATCTTTTAACTTCATAAAGACATACATCCTTGAAGTCTACCGGATAACCTGAAGTGCAGGCGTACAACACGACTCTTTCACGAACAGGGTCCAGCACTTTCATTATACGAACCTCCTCTTTGCGAGTTGTCATGCCAAGCGAAAGATGAATCTCCCCTGCATAATTCTTGACCAAGTATTCGAGCATTTCATACTGAGTATTTCTTGGCGATGGTATCTTGATAAGACTGGGGTTTAACTTAACCAATTGTTTCGTGGATGTCATATCCCACACTGATGCAGAATAATCAATCCCCAACTCTTCCGCATATCTCATAAGCTCCATATGCTGATCCATGCTGAACTCTAAAAACTCTCTATGCTCGCCATAGGTAGCTCCATAAGAATTATATGGAACAGGATGAGGCGCGTCAAATTCCTCTTCGGAGAGTAGTTCTCGGTTCGTTCTCTTCTGAAACTTGACAACGTCAGCATTACAGACTTCTTTCGCAATACGCATGTGCTCTTTCGCAATTTCAATGTCACCTTTATGGTTGCATCCGACCTCTGCAATAACTCTCATTGCTCCTCCTCTATGTAGTCTCCGCCATGATATTTGTCCTGATGACCTTCGCAAGCATGGACCCAATAGTAATCGTCATCACCGTAATATTCTTCATCGATGGCTTGTGTATCTCCCCAGCATGGCTCCTCATTATCAATCGCATAACAATCTTCATTGCAACACTGCGCCTTGATGTATGTGACTGATTCACTCATCCATACTCTCCACTAGTTCTACAAGCTCCTGCTCTTTGCCATCTTCCCAACGGAAACCCCTGTCATCCACAAAGAGATGTACTGAAATCTTGTTGAGGTATAGCCCATGAAATTTGAACCCTGCTGCTCGTAGGAATTCGTCAGTATATACATGGTGCTTAAAATGCCTTGCAGTGAAGAAGTAAATCTCGTGACCCTTATCATGAAAAGAATTCACAAACTCTACCATGCCTGGTTTGACTGCTGAGTCTGCGTAATTGTTATCGGGTGATCCCTGTGTTAAAACTGTATGGTCTAAATCGAATGCTATCTTCATGTCTTCCCCTCAATGTAATCTAAAATGGTTTTAGTTGGCGAGCCTCTTGTGTGATAATTATCTGTAATGAATTCTTTGTAAGTACTAACCCTCTTTCCTTTTCTATTCGGAATAGCCTCTTGATACTTTCTGAAATACCCTACAGCTTCTGTGCAATAATGTTTATCATATAGCGCCACCATATCTTTGTCAACAATGGCTGGCAAAATCATCGCAGAGGACGGAAAAGTAAATCCCACCATATCGGCAAAGAAAACTATCTGTTCTTCTGGCCCCTCAAGTGACCCAATTCCTGATATCTTCCTAAAATTATCAGGGCTTCGAGCATGCCTTTTGATAAAAATCTGCCAATCCGCTCCAAGATCTTTACGAAGCTTATTGACCTCTTTAATCAAAGATTTATCTTCCATCCTATGGGATGTATCATACAGAACAAATGCTTTAAAATCCTTCTTCTGCTCAAAACCCTTATACCTTTCAAGCATAGCCTCCACCCTTGGAGAACCAGTGACTACAATTTTTTCCTTGCAGCCCCTTTTTCTCATCACCTGCTTTGTAGCTGCACCATAAGCAAAGAATGCTCTTGCATTATAAAGTCGAGCCCTATACAGATGACTCTTTTTTCCAGAAGCCTCAGTGTACGGCATCATAGGTGGAGCATGATCTACTATGTAGAATGGAACATTATATTTGTTGCAAGCTCCGGCAACCTCCTTGTCCGCATACCACCATGGCTGAACAAGAACGACTGCATCCACCATTCTCTTCTCGATAAGATCGTGGATGGTATGAGTCTCTTCTCCATCAGGTAATAGCTTCCGGATGTTCTTCTCTTCCTTTAATGCAAATCTGGTATAGACTTTGTGTCCACGTTCCTTTGCTGCCTCGACCAATGGAGTTAAGTTCTCCAGATAATACTGGTAAGGGGAAGAGTAAAATAAGATTTTCATATGAGCTTCTTAATCCTTTTTGTGAACCTTTTAATTCTGATGTCATGATTATGATTCAACATGACATAATTGTTCAAGGTCCTTATCTTCTGTTTTGTAATTGAGTAATTGTTGATATGCCAAATAAGATCTTTGTGCAACTGCTCAATATTCTTTCGATCATAAGTAATGTAGGTGTCCTTAGGGAAAATTTCCAAACCCTCTGTCGGAGAGCACACGAGCATACTATACGCTGCCGGAATCTGAAAATACTTTGCCGTCATAAAATTACATGTTCCACCACATGTTAGCCCAAACATATTCCTTGTCCAAAATCTAACATACTGCTCCCCGAAATACATCTTTCGAGTTCCTTTGATCGGATTGGTGACTGCGGATGTAACCAGCATATCTTTCTCCTCAAGCATGTCAAATGCCGCAATCCTATTCGCATACAGCTTCTTGGAAGAATTGTGTGCCGCCCCAAGGAACCCTACCTTTGGTTTTTTCCTTGAAACATTTATCTGAGAATTTCTTTGGTAAAGTCTTCGGTCAACAGAAAATGGCAACCAAAATGCAGGCACCTCAATCGGATGATCCAATGCCACCTTATGCCTGAAGAATGCTGCCGTGTAATTAACATCCTCAAACCACTTCGCCTGTTCTTTCCTGAACCCAGACCTACAATAATCTGTAGTTATATGAAACTTAGGAATGTCTACCTTTGATAAAGTCGGAGCAATCCATTTGAATTGAGCTACGTTATCTAATCCAATCTCGTAGCTCGAACCATTGCAGTTATATGTCAAAATGATATCGGGTCTAACTTTCTTAAGAAGCTTATCAAAATCTTTAGCTACATTGTCTCGTTTAGGTACGTAGCTTCTTTTGAAATAGAGAGGCATATGCTCTCCGTAGGCATAAATCGAATGATACTTTCGCTTCTCCATATACTGAAAAAACTTTATGTGCAGATCTGAGTTATGCCCATATACCCTATTGTCAATATATAGAATCTTCATCTTAGGCCCTCTTAAAAACTTCGTCCCATCTGTCCAAGTAAGTATCGATATGAAAATGCTTTATCGCAATCTCTCTGGAACGCGAACCATACTCCGCCCTCATCTCTTCGGACTTAAGAAGTTTATTGATTCCTTTAAGCATCTTGTTTCTATCATTTGTAAGGATACAATCCTTTTTATTCTCTACATATTTTCCAATGTCATAATTATCTGTTGTGACCAATGGCATGCCGCACATCATTGCTTCAGCCCTCGCTCTTGGCATTGCAGAGTGAAGAGTTGTATTCAGGTATAGCTTATGTGTATTATACACGTTTATTAGCTCTTCAAAATTGTCGCACTCTCTGATGTCGAGCCGCATCTTCTCGTTACCATGTCCGTATATCTTACACTTACTTCTTTTGCTAAGATATTTCCATAGATCATAACCAAGGAATCCTGCCCTTTGTCGGAATGCATTGCACACACTTAATGCCGGACCAATCCTCTCAAGAGATAAGTCCCGAAACTCGTCTGGATCGAATCCATGAGGAATATAGAAGTGTTGCTTCTTTGGAAATCTGCCTTTCCAGCGACGCATTACGTCCTCAGAGTTCCACACAACGAAAGGAACCCACCCAGGGATCGGAAAAGGATCTGTTGTCTGAACTACCGCAATACCTGTAGCTCCCCTCTTATGAAATGCTTCATATCGTTTTGCATTCAATGGCGAACGAACCATAATTACATCAAAATTATGATTGAGTAACGCATCCCTTTCATCAATGAATGTCATGTTTTCGTGAGTGGGCCTATGATCGGCATTCCAATCTGGCGGTAGAGAGTTGCAGCCTGATAGGTAAAAGTCATGCTTACCTTTGAAGAACTCGTATTGATGACCCTGATGCACGTAAAAATCCATAATTTTAAGTCTGCTCATAATTTCTTCCTGTATAGCCTTTGCCCGGCATCATATATTTTTACCCAGCCCATCTCTTCTGCATGTTCTGCTTGAGTCAAATTTCGTTCATCCATGTTGGCTCTGCATTTCAACCTGTTATAGGTTTCCTTAAAGTCAGTCCACTTCCATCCTAAAGTTTCTTTTTCTAAAAGAAATCCTTTATCTTCTAAGTGCTTACCTGTTCCGTATCTTAAATCTACCCAATAATCTATATTCTTTGCAGAAGAGGTCCTTGTTATGAATTTCATCAATTTGCTTAATCCTCCAATAACTACAAAATTAACTTTAGAACAAAACCTATCTACCTTTATAGTTTGATCAATTATTTTAAAAGACATAACTGATATCAATTCATTTTCGTAATAAAGCCCAATATGTCTTGAGCTTATTGCGCCCATAAGATGATGCTCATTTAGGAAAGCTTGCGCATCGTCATTCGATACCTTTTTGCAAATCGTTTTCCTACCATATACTCTTCTTTCGGATAATCCTAATGAATTATTTATCATTGACAGAATGATTTCAAACTTATTCTTAATTTCATCTTCTCTGAATTGAAAAATTCTTAATCCATTATTTTCATATTCTTTTCTCATGTTAAAGTGATAAAGCTTGTTAGGTGTTCTTTCTTCAGAATGCCAGTATAAACCATCGGTATTAAGTGCAATTTTTTCAGATAGTTTAAAATCTGGCTTAAATTTCAAATTTGGATAAATATCTTTATCGAAATATCTGTTATGAAACGCTATGTTTGTTTTCTTATGAAAAATATTTTCAATATCGCTAATTTTAACCTGATAGTTTTTAAGTAAAGATATAAATTCATCTACCCCATCGAAGCAATTTGAGCGATATATTGAAAGAGTACTAGTTCTGGGCACTCCATATTTTTTGGACCAATAATTTGCAGGATAACCATAAATATCTACTGACTTCGGAAGCTTCATCTTTACAGAGTTCAAAGAGGATGTATTTATTGTTCCATATTTTTCAAATTTTGTGGAGTTTATCTTCTCCAAAAGAATCGGCGAAGTCATAGGAGTATCTCCTCCATATCTTTTTAGCATAGTTTTTCGCCTTGATGAAACAATCTTCTCATCTCCCTTTGTAATATTAAACTTCTTTAACAAAAGACTAATATTATCAGGACCTGTGCCAGCCAATTCTCCGATTTCTCTCATTGATAAATTTTCATTTACGTACTTTTCTTTGAGCCATTCTGGATTATGGTGTTTTTTGATTCTCTTCAGATTAAACTTTTTTCCATAATAATAAACCATAGCATTGCTCAAATCGAATAGCTTTGCTATGTCAGATATAGACAGAGAGGTGTCAATATATTTATTGGTAAATTCCTGCCTATCTATCATAGTCTTAGCTTCTCCCTTGTAAGTTCCCTTGTTATAAAATCAGCAACAGTCTCTACCGTCATTGTCTCCCCAATCTCACGAGCTTTATACCCTTTCTCTTCATACAGTTCATGGTTCTCATAAACATCTCTCATCAACTTCTTCAAATGGTTGACCTTCGGATACGCCCAGTTCTGCTTGTTCGTATATAATGATGACCATGCCATATTCCTTACCGGCCCAATAGTGTGGTTAATGATATGAGCTGAATCATTATCGAGATGCTCAGTTACTCCGCCAAATTTGGTTGTAATAATCTGCTTGCCAGAAAGCATTGCGTCATGAATCGGCATACCCCACCCTTCTCCATGATGCGGAGAAATGTAACAATCTGCGGTCATGTGCAGCGCCTGAATATGCTCCTCAGGAATGATGTCATCCATCAGATAGACAGGAGGATAATACTTCTGGTTTAGCCTTCTTTTAATATCAAGAATTTCATACTTGATCTTCTCTCTGGTGTTTCCATTGATGTTAAGTGGATTCGTTTTTACAATTAAGACTACCTTATCGTTTCGCGTAAAGGTTCTGTAATAAGAATTTAGAAGCTCCTTATATCCCTTCCTCTCGTTCCATTGAAAAATAGAGTAAAATTTGAAAACCTCATCTGACAACATGTAGTCATCAGAAAATCCAGACGGGATTACAGCTTTCTTATTAGAGTACCACGTCTCTGCGGGCGTAGGAACCACTCTGATCCTTCCTCTAAATCCTGCCTGCTTGCAAGCATTCCTGACAAGATTGCAAGGCGCCCAAATCTCATTCACAGAGTTGAGCCCCTTCAGCCATACAGGTGGCAGCTTATCTGCTTCCCAATAGAAATACCCGATTTTATATTTGGCTCTTGACCTATGCTTGTTCCATGGCGGACCATGCAGATAAAAGTCAACCATGCATTTCCCATCGTAATGGTATAGACGATCATATGTCTCAGCATAATCTATCTTTAACTTGTTGGCAAAAGCAAAATGCGTATCGCACTCGGACTCTGAGAAGGCCAGTGCAAAATTCTTTACAGCATTACCATACCCAGAGTAGTTATTTAAAGGTCCGAAAAACCTGACCGATACGTTGCTCATATAAACCTACCCTTTAGCTTTACCACGTAGTCTCCATTCTCCATTTCAGAAAAATGTTGTTCGGAGTCAATCATTGCAATCATAAACTCACGAGCGTTTGTTCTGATGTCATGGTTCTCCTCAACATACCTTCTTGCATTTCCAATCACATCAAGCCTCTCCAAGTTTTCTTGAATCAACTTCCTGTCTTTTGCCGGAGTTCCACTAATAAAAAATCCCGTCTTGTCATGCTCAAGGATATCAGAGATGGCTCCGACATTGGATGCAAATACTATTGTACCCGAAGACATTGCTTCAAGTATAGATATCGGAGTTCCTTCCATCTTTGAAGGCAATAAGAATGCGTCAAAATTGGGATACAGTTTATGCACATCCTGCTGAAATCCCATGAAAGCAACGTTGTCCATTCCTTTATCTTCCACATATTTTCTTGAGGATTTGAGCAATGGTCCATCCCCAACAAGGACGAAAGAGTAATCAGGCATCTTTGTTGCAAGCTTAAGAATGTATTCAATATTCTTCTCTGGAGACATTCTTGCCACAGTGCCAATCACAGCTTTCTTCTCTCGTAAAAGTTTCTTCCTTAATTTCTTGTCTCGGTGTGCGTGCGAAAACTTATCAAGATTGATACCGACCGGGATCGTTACCTTCTTCTCTGTAGATACACCTGAAATATCTTTAGCTAAAGACGGAGCAACACGGAACATGGTGTCTACATACTTCCTCTTCTTCACCTTAGATAAAGCTCCCGGCCATTCAAAGTCGCTATGGTAAATCTCTATGAGCCTGGAGGATATTTGGGTGCCTGCCTTCAGTGACTCAAGCAGCCTATAAACATCTGCCCTATTGTAATACACAATGTAATCATAATCCGTTGAGATCAGAGAGCCTTTTAATGCGTCAAGGTTTCTACATAACTTCATTTTTAATCTTGGATCCTGAAGCACATTCATCAACTTATTTTTCCCAAGAAATAAGAAGTCCATTTGGTATCCTGACAAATCAATGTTCTGAATAATGCTCTGAATATAAACCTCGGCTCCGCCATAGATCCCATAAGGAATGACAAACGCGATTTTCTTTTTGATATCGAGGCCCCCGTCAAATGAGATTGCAGGAACGGGATTCCGATTCCTCTTCTTATCCTCCAAGATATCCTCGGCTCTTTTAGCTTTCTCTTCTGTTTCTTCTCGGACAAGTCTAATTCTGCTTAGCTCAATCGTTCCGAAAGAATTACCTGCCCTTTTCAAATGGATGGCTCCGAGACCATAATCTAATGGGACATCGAATTTGAATCGCACCTCTGCTGTAGAACTTCTCTGGAATTCAATATCCTCGGACAACAGAAGGGTTCCGTTCTCGGTCATCACATGCAGAGATACCCTTCCATTTCCTGAGCGCTTCTTGCCAAGGATATGAAGGGTGTGTTCTCCTGCTTTCAAATCTATGTTGTGGCTGATTCTGGATTTCGCCTTCATCACCATAATGTCTTTGTTTAAGACTATTCCTTTCCCATTCCACTTTTTGTTCTTGAGCGAATCAAATACTTTCATACCAGCTCCAAGATTTGCTTCGCTGCGTTCTCCCATGTGAATTGCTCAAGCGTTTCGGCACGTCCTTTTTTGAACTTCTTCCGAAGCTTTTTATCATTCTCAAAAGCATTTCTCATCTGCATGGATAAGGATTTCTTAATCGGAATATAAGTCCATGCCTTATCTGTCACTGTCCAATACTGGTACTGAGGAGAAGCCTTCATCGTTGCTACGTCAACAAGCAGAGAATTATTATCATTCAGGAAATCAAGCTGCCCTGTGCATCTTGGCGCAATGACAAGCATGTTAGCTGCGAGCCCTTCCAGCAATGGAATGCCAAAACCCTCTGCCGAGGTAGCTGAGACCAACACGTCGCAGGAATTGTATAGCGGAACCATAGATGGAAACTTCTCCTCAATGAGTTCGATAAGAGGTAGGGAGTCTGCTGCTCTACCATTTTGAATCATTTTATCTTGAAGCAGGGCAATGTCTCGTGCCACAAGCTGCTCGAAACGATTCCTTTTCTTTCCGATGGTCGGAGTAATCTGTGTCTTGATAACCAAACATACATCGTCTTTAGACGTAAAAGCATCGTAATATGCCTGAACCAATAAAGGAATATTCTTCCTATAATGTGCAATGGATACGTTCAGGAATCTGAATGTGTTTTTGTTTCTAAGCTTAAGCTTATCCTTGTTATTGAAGTCTTCCATGTGGATACCATGAGGAACCACAACGAGCTTCTCCTCCGGCCAGCCAGCTTCAACAAAAACCCTTTTCGAGAATTCCGACGAAGGTAGCACGTAATCTACATGCTCGTAAGCTTTGCCGAAAACCTCAGGAAGAGGGATCGTTTCATAATTATAGATGGCAGCTTTTACTTTAGCGTCGGTTGTGAAGCGGCTATGAAAATTGATAGGAGCAGTATAGGAGATGTCAAGATCGGGATCCAAAACGTTTCTTCTGCAATATTGCTCCCATTCCTTAGGCACGCACGAATACTTATTGATGCTCTGGATGTACGGATCGTGGCCATCCTTAATGAATTCTCCGAATAAAGATCTCATCGTGACTGCCCAACTATGGTGCGTGCCGAAGATAGAATGTGAACGAATTTTCAGCACAGTTTTAGCTCCTCTAATGTATTATCATCCCGAAGGATATGAATTTGTCTGGAGGGATCGGTGCAGGTCAGCCTTTGAGCCATCACCCTATTATCAAAGGTATCCACAAAAATGATAACCCTTTTTGTGCTGACCCCACAGGCGCTCGCATCCGTAGTGATCGCCTGCCAAGTCCCATCGTCCCTCAGGACAACCATATTTACATCAGTCCAGTGCATACCCATCTCCTAAGGGAAACCTTATTTGATTAACCCTTGTCTAGGATCTAGTACCCGTGATAAAAGATCTTAATCAATGATGCCAATTGAGTTTTATATCAAGAGGCAGGAAAGTGAAAATTGCAAGGAAACGGGCCCTGGACAAATGTGCCAGTTCCTGTATCACCTGTAATGAAGAAGCACTCATCATCTTCATCAAGCACCGTCTCATCGGTACACGTTCCAATTCCAATTCTATTGAGATCATCAATACCAACATCAATGTCGCTATTCATGAATCCAGCTTTCTTAAGGAATACTCCGAAGTTAAGAACCGTTCTGTTTTCTGGTACAAGGGCATCGTACAAGATATTCCTTGTATTCAATGTAACAATACCTGTGCTCATATCAAGCGAGGTACCCACTTTGAAAATAACCCCTGTAGTTACATCTTCGTAACCAATCTCCAGAGTAGCCACATTTGATACAGTAATCGTAGAGTCTGCTGAAGCATCAGGCTCAATCATAAAGCCCTTAAGCTGCCCAGGCAAATGACCCGCAGTTGAGATGAAAGAAACAATGATGTTCGTGACATCGACAGCAAGCTCATCACCCACAGCAAGTGTCCCAGGGGAGAATGTAACAATCTTATCTGCATCATCCAATAGCGGGAGGTTAAAGATCTCTCCCAGATTATCTGTATTAAGAACATTGATTCCAATAACATTAAAATCATCATCAAAATCACCAGAGACTTCAGATTCAAATTTCAAGAAAGCTTCAACAATGTTTGTCTTGCTCGTAACTGAAACAGGGAATGTGAAGGTGCCTCTTTCGATTTCATCAGATGCTTCATCTCTTCCGATATTGACGGAAGTCTTTTCATCATCTGAAGAGTAAGCTGATAGCACTTTGAACTCAGATAATCTTACGAAGAATGACTTACCTGCGGATGGAGAATTGTCCTGAGTAATTTCATACTCAGCTAAGACAGTTCCTTTGCCGGGCTGCATATCCGGGTTCGTTCCGAGTCTAACATAACCACCGAAGCTGGAAAGATCTGTCCCGTCAAGCTGCCCTGGGACGATATAGTAAGCCTTTACAACATCATTTTCTCTTCTTAGTCTAAACTTAACTTCATCGCCAACGGACTCAGGTGCATCAATTTGATATTCGAATGTGCTTAGCACAGTCATCGTGGCATCTTCAATTACACCAGAGTAGAACAGCTTAGTTGCATTGCCACCGACCAGCTTCCAACCAAGTTTCAGAGTAGCTACTGAGCTATCGGTGTTGGTAATCGTCAGCGTAGTAAACGCTGATACTTCTCCACCAGAAAGATCGCTATCAATCCATGTAGTTCTGGTCGCGAAGAAATCTACAATGAAATCACCTTCGAAATCTTGAGCGTCAACAGGAGATACGATTCTTCCGTACCTTGCACCGCTGTCTCCAGAAGTGGTAATGTCAAATACAGCAGGTTCGTTAGCGCCAGTTGGATTATCAATGTTAGTGATAGATGTATTGTTGCCTGGGTCGTCTGTCCAGTCCGAGAAGCCTGTGTAGCTCTTGTCTACAAAGGATTCAGCAACTGACTCTACGCCGAGTCCTATATCAGTCTCGTCAGCATATCCATCAAGACCGTAACCGTCGATAAGACTATCTACATACAAGCTGCAAATTGCCTTAGAGAACTTAATTCTTCCTTTAGTTATGTCAGTATCTGTGCCATCATCGCTACAGCCAACGTAGGTTCCATCTGAATACTTCATAGCTGGATAGCCTGCGGAAGTTTTGCAACCGTCGTCCTCAGCTTTAATGAAAGTATTGTAAAGATCTATAGCACAGTCATCGATCGTGCCAGGAGGCAAGGTGATCTTAATGTTCGAGTACTCACTATCAAGTCTGTGAGCTGTATCAGGAGCAGAAAGGATGTTACCATCTGGCAAATAAAGATCGCCAGAGAGGTACTGTTGATTCTTATAAATCGGATCACATGCATCTTCATCAACACATGCTGACTCTTCACACTCACAGGAAGAACTCTTTTCCTCAATGAAACTCAGGCCAACTAGTCTTCTTAAATCACAGATGTCTAAAAACTCAGCAGAGAATGGAGATTCCACAAAGGAGATTTCGTAGCTGCTTTCCGCAAAAGGAATTTGGGCAAGGGCTGTGTTGTCTGCGAAGACATTGACCTTGGTTCCACTGGTTAGCGTTACATCAAAGCCTGTGTCTCCTGCAAAAGATACACCTGTTCCGTCCTGATTCTCTACCGTCAAAGTAACGGTGGTATTGTCGGAGGAGATTGTTTTCGTTAAGATGACATAAGTGCCCGAATCGCTACCGGACTCAATTTCGATCAAGTCTCCTGGGCGAATGATGAGAGCAGCTCTGTCCGATGCTGTGAACTCTATAGAATCTGTATCAGCAGTTGTCTCTCCGGTTGAAGCATCATCTTCATAAATCTCAGGATAGTCCTGGGTTTCAAGGATATTCTCTAAGTGGAGCACAAGGTAGGTGAGTTTTTCTTCTGTGGTAAAGTTAACATAACCATCGACAGCATCCTCAAGAAGCTCGATGTCATCACCATCGACACTCTCGTCAGCATTAAGATCCGCAGCCAAGAAATCAATGATGTCAATCTCTCCACCGAGGATCGAACGTTCTGTATCTTCTGAGTTAATTGTATTGCCAACCACATCCAGCATCTCAAGAACGTCATTCTGAGTGATCTCACCATCTCGGTCAAGATCGCCAGCAAGTACCTGTAAACACTCAGCTTTAACTACTCGGTATCTGGCTGTGCAATTACAGTCTGTGTCGGGAACGATAACTCTTCCGATAAGATTGGCCGACAGGAGCGTGGTGCTTGGGTCTTCAATGATAACCTTAGTTACATCGATGAACCCGGGCTTGTCAAATGTGCCAGTAATGGTTTGAGCATCTCGGACATTCTTGTCTTTTACTCTTGCCAGTAATAGCGGATAAGTATCCTCTTGCAACTCTTCAAGTCCGGCGCTGTCAACTACGGTTACGGCTAGCGTATCTTTGATCCTCTTGAACACAAAGTTATTGGTTCGCGGATGTACGTCAGGAGTTGTGAATTCTTCTACATGGGAGAGGACAACATAGTTTGACTCGCCTTCTTCTACAGTAGCAAGAGGAATATTTTTAAGGATAAAGGAGATCTCTGCGCCACCAATAAACTCTTCGGTCTTTTGTAGCGTAACGGCAACACCTTCATCAGAGTATGCTGTACCATCTGTAACGCCAATGGAGTCACAGTGTACGACGTACCACATAGATGAATCAGAGTCGCTTATATATCTCTTTGTTACGGGATCGAATTCGAAAAACTTTGAAGTAGCTTTTCCGTATTCTTCAAATACAGTAAGGGGAACATTCTCTTCTACCTTTCCGGCCTTCGTTGAGAAGCCCTTCTGAAGAATAACGGTTCCAGTTCTATTATCGCCCCTTCTTGACAAGAGGAAGGCATAGTATTTATCCTCCTCGATTGTCGGTTCGATGTTAGGATCTGCGATTAATGTGCCAGCAAAGTTAAAGCTAACCATTGAAGGTGTAGCGCCAAGTGAGTATCCGAGTTCCTCTAGATCCTCCTGGCTGAATGCCACCTCAATAATCGGAGTGATATCAGGATCGAAGTCGATCAAGTCATCAGGGACGGCATCGGTTGGGCAGTTAACATCTGATGCAAGCTCATGAATTGAGATTACAAGTTCGCCAGACCAATCGTATTCTTCCCCTAAGGCTGCACTCTCATCTTCTTCAGCAGATAGAAGTAGATCGATCCTTTGAAGGTTATTGCATTTTGCAAGGAACTTCTGACCATAAGCTATTGCCGTGCTTGCATCAGCCTCAAGCTTAATCTCTTCTCTTCCTTCAAGATCAAGGTATAGGTCTCCAACGGAATTAGAAGCACCTAAGCCATCCTCGATCTCATCCTCAATAGTGTTGGAGGTTGCAGACGTAATGAATGTAGCCAAGCCAAAGTTAGGTGACTGTGCTTGCTCTGACATGCTCGGAGTTGGATAAACCCAAAGCGGTGGAGCCTCTCTCACTACGGCCTTACCGCTATTCAATGAGATTAGGTCTAAGCTTTCTTTGCTTGATTCGTAATGTGTTGCACCAGTACCGCCAGAGAAGTTATTGAAGTAGACTGCAATGATTTCTCTGAAGTAATAGCTGGAGATCTTTTTGCCATTGCTGGCAAAGTCAAGTACTTCTGCGGTAAGGACACCTTCGGAATCAATACCGTCGAAGATCCTTCCCAAGAGAAGAACTCTGGTTTTCTCTAACCCTTTTGCATCCACGTCAGTAAGCTCGACCTCAAGTCGAACTCCTCTCGTAGTGTCTGATACCTGTCTGTCAAAATAGATTGGCATACCATCATAGGTACCGCCCTCAATATCAAGTTTTGAGGAATTTTCGTCATCGCCATCGGTATACTTTCCAGGCTTACTTGTATCAAGCAGGACTCTTGTTTCGAAGGGGTCTGGCTGTACCACACCACTTCCGATCGCATCAAGTGCAAGCTCGGAAGTAATCTTCTGAACGTAAATCTGCTCAACGTCTAAGTCTGTCTCAGTCACACGTTGACCATCAAACCAATTTATTCTTTCTGTAGGCAAACGGTTTTCTTTAGCCATTAATTTCTCCTATCCACAACTCAATATCACGTCGTATTATTAGTAGTGTTAGCATCTTGATTTAATGAACCTTACTACGGCATTTGCGTGAGCAGGCTTAAGCCTATTAACAAGATCAACAAGTAGCTCCTCAACTTCGCCATCGTTAACTCCGATTACTCTATCGAAATTGTCGAATACATTAATGTCAAATTCAAATATACCATTTTCAGGATCGATAATCGTTGCGAACTTATCAATCCTTTCACCATCTGCATCAAAGTCTTGCAGATAGGTTGTTGCGTCGTCTTTTACGACGGGCCTTACTGTGTTTATATTACTTGAATAACCCAGGTCAACATAGTTGCCTGCCGAATCTCTCGATGTAGGTCTGATGACTCTGCTGAATCTTAAGTTATCCAATCTTCCTCTAATGTTATTATCTCCGAAGATGTCAGAGCCAATTGCAATTAGCTTAAGATCGCTGTTGAGATCAATTTTGTACTCAACACTCTTAGATTGTCCATCTCTCTGAGCGTACTGCCCATAGATGAATCCTGTGCCGTAAATCAAACCCTCACCGTATCTGATGATTCCTCCCTCTTCACCGTCAACAAAGATTTTCATTGTGTCGTACCCATTAGAGCCAGTCTTATATGTACACATTACTCTGTGCCATGTATTCTTTTTCCAATCGATTTTCTTATTCACAATGTGATCAACATTGTTCGCGGTAATTGCGAAGGTCATGTATCCATTTTCATCCTTGTAAACAGATACTCTATCTCCTGAAGAGTCAAGCGGGATGTATGTCACAATGACATCAACTTTCTGCCCCGGGAGGGACTCCGCCAAGAGTACCTTTGATCCGTTGGCAGATAGCTTTGCACCTACCGAAAAGTCTTTATCAGAACCGGTGCCACCCTCAAGTCTGCCGGAGATTTCGCTTCGAGCAATCTCATCAAAAAGGATTCTGCTCTTCTCGCTCTCGGTGTAGAATGTCTCCAGTCTCTTTGCTGAGCTAATCAGCTTAACACTGACGATATTCTTAGCCTTGTTAGGTAAATCAATTACTCTTGAAGAGGTTGACTTAATTCTATCTCTACTTGCTGAGGATACATCTACGAAATACCTACGCTCCGCATCAACGGTAGTGTCGATGACAGGACTTGCCCAGAACTCAATAGTTCCTTCTTTGTGACGGAACTCACCAGCTTCATTTAGCTTGAGTAAAGAGTTACCGTCTACGAAGTATCCTGAGTAACCGAAGTCGTTGTTCACGCTGCTTGAGCTTGAGATGTATTCTGCATATGTTCTGTAGTATTTAGAGTCGTCCCAAAGCGGCCCACCTTCTGCTCTGTGAACTTCATAGAAAGTCTTCACAGCATTGTCTTCGTCAAAGCCCATGTTGATCATCTTAAGGACGAATTTCTCTCCGTCATTGACGTACTCAAGTAGCTCCTCGATCTGTGCTCTGGAAAGATTGAAAGAATAGTTATCCTCCTCGTTAAGGAAAGAGATGCTTCTTAGCTTTCTAAGCTGTTTATCGATTGGATCGTTAAAATGAAGCAGTGCTGTAGTCTGAGAGTCTGGACAGAACGGAATGCTTTTGTTGAAATCTTCTGTAACGCTTCTTGTTCCATTAGTGTCTCGCTCCGTTACCCTGGTATCTGATGACATCTCGGAGATGATTCTAAGCTCGTCAATAGCTCCGCCAAATTGCTGAGCTTCTTCATAGTCAGAACCGATGTAGAGTCTGTCTCCAACTTGTGGCAGACCAATCCTTAGGAAAGTTGGGTAATCAACTGAGTAGTATCCCTTATGGAGTTCGAATGGGAACCCTCCATTTGAACCACTTGTAGCAAAGGTGAACGCCCCATTCCTATAAGAAAGAATGTCCGCTGCATCACCATTGTTATCTGAGGTAGTAATTGGGTTAGCCTCTCGAATCTCAATGACTCCAAGCTCGAAGTAATCTTCGTCAACAACCTCAAGCGTACCTTCCACGCTTGTTACTTCAATGAAGTATTTTCTGCCGAAATAGGAACCATTGCGTCCGATGAAGAATGTCTCTTCATCTATGCCGTCTATTGTCTGGCCATAGATTGTGATTGTGCCGGTCGTACCATCTTGGTATCCATCCTGGTAACCGTCATCAAGTGTATAGTCGCAGAAGTTCACGTTGTCTGACTCGAATCTAAGTTCAAGCAGACGACCAAGGTTTTGGCTACGGATAACTCTTCCGGACTCAGAAGATACCTTGTGGGTATCTTCGTCGAGGCTTACGTCAAATGTGGTTAGGAACTTATTGTCTCCGATCTCTGTAGCATCAAGGATCTCCAAGGCGGTCCTTGGCAAGATAACTTTTGTGATGCGTACATCATCAAGAGAGACAGGCTCAGAACTTCTTGTTCTGAGAACGCTGAGGCCACTTGTATAATCTCCAGACGTACTGTACGTGGAGTGAGGTACCTCAATTATAAACTTGCAGTTCTCAAGGTTTAACCCGAGAGTCTCAACATGCACATCCAGATCAGTCGGGAAGACTGTCTGTAGATAGCTACACTCTTCATCCCTACCAACAAACTCAATTATTCTTGTATCAATATTAGCTCTGAACTTAGGCTCGTAGACATTGCTGCCCTGTATGATATCGATGGTGGTGCCATCAACAGTGTATAGAATACCCCCAAGCTCTTCGATATCTCCAGACGCATCAGAACGCTTGATGACGAACCTATTGTTCCTTAGATCTGTCATGATGTCTGAGCGTATGCCGGCAACTGGAGCGAATTTGAATTCGATATCACTTGCAGAGGCTACGAAGGTAACCGTTTCAAGGTTAGAACCTGTTGCTAAAGTTACTCGATTTTCATCAATGTAAGATGCAATGATAAGCTGCTGCCCAATTAATGTATCGTAAAGACTGGAGCCTGTAACAATGATGCTACGGCCAACCATATCTTCTGCAAATGTAGCTGACACTGAAGTAAAGATGCTGGACAATGCCACCGTCGTACCATCAGTAAAGATCTGGCAGAAGTCAATGTCTCTTACTAAGAAGTTCTGAAGAGATTCTTTGCTTACGTCAGAGAACTTATCGTTCACTGCGACAGGAATTTTTCCACCGAATTTGTAAATGTTGGATGCTTCTTGTCCGTCAACAAAGAGGTGCATCTCGTCCTTCTCGTCAACGCTGTTCAGCTTCCAACTTGCAGCAACATGATGTAGGTCACCAGCAACGAAGTGCTTGATGTTAGTTGAAACGTTGAAGAACGTTGAGTCTCTTCCTTTGAATAATGATTCATCGTAAACCCTGAAGTTTAAGAATCCCTTACCATCTTTGAAGATGGAGAACCTTCTGTCGCCATCCTTAATTCCTGAGTCTGCGATGTATCTTCTTCTGTCTGAAGAGATGAATACCTCATCAATAGATACTAAGTCGCCGTAGCCATCGTATGCATCCCCATACCCGTAGCCATCTACATCGTGTTCGTCAATCGAGAATGAGAATTGAATTCTATCATCGGTATGGATGAAGATATCTGTGGACTCAAGATTTGGAAGTCCCTCGGTGTAGCTACCAGAGAAGAAGATTAGATCTACGTCTACCGTGTTGGAGCCAATTGCGTGGAGGTCAGCAGAATCTACGAGATCAGCGTCCGCAATATGCAGCGCCAGGAATTCCTGTGAGTAAATAGAGCCTGTGTCAAACTCGCTCGGCTCAGAGAAATCTGAAAGAGAAATCTGAGACAATAGGATGTCATCGACATAGACATTTAGAACACCTGATGCCTCGGTTTTGATAATGGTGTACTCGTGGAACAATGAGTCGTCCCATACATAGGAGATCACATCAACTACGTCGTCAGTCTCACCATCGATAACAAGCACAAGGTTTTCTCCAATAGAGTTGAATCCAAGAGATACCTTAACGCTTATGTCCCCATCGCTCATATGGATAGGAGTGATACCAGTTAAGTTACCACTGACAAAGCCAGAGAATGAACCGACTTCAGTTCCTGATACGGCCGCATATGTATCAACCTTCATTGATACAGTGTACTCTACATCCCCACCTGAACATGGCAGCTTTGTATATAGCATGTTACCAAGAACAGACTCTTCCTCTACACAGTCAAATAGATGTGCGGATGGTCCTGCTCTATAGATTCCTTTGGACTCTGAAGTATCAAAGTCGCCATGTTTAACCCATTCAACTCTGTCAGTTGGAGTTCCTGAGAGCACAACATTGATAAGATCGGAGCTTGTCTCTTCTAACTTATACCAACCATTTGATTCGAGCAATTCATTGCCGCAGTACCTAAAGGTTGCAGAGCATACCTCTCCAACATCACAACCGCCGAGTGTTTCGTCGCGATGTGATCTAACAACGGAACCAAAGTCCCCGCTGGTATAAATATCACCCTCAACTTTCTTTGTGACAGTTTCTGAGATGAAGACGTTTTGATAATCTTGGTATCCATTTACGATTACATCATCTGGGCAGAGCACAGAGCGGTCAGCCCTAACTCTCATGACCCACTGTCCAGCCTCGTCAGAGAATGGGTTGGTGCATAGTTCGTCAAACCAGATAAAGATACCTTCATCAGTCTCAATATTCTTTGGAATACCAAGAGGGCTGTCGGGTGAGTCTTCCTTGTTAACACCGAAAGGATGCACGGTTGGGCTGTAACCTGCTGCTCCAATATATACATCAGAGAGGTTAAAGATATTGTCGTAATGTCCTCTGTGTCTCAACACGCTGAACTCAGATAATACTGACTGGTCCAATGCGGCAAAGAGTACACCATTAAGATCATTGGTATCTGTTTGCACCTTGAGGAAATCTGTGTAGAAGTAAGTTACTTTTGCAGTTCCAATATGAACATCGACAAGGTTCTCGCTGGGCCTTCTGTTAACTCTGTACTCTGTGTAGTCTGACCAGTCGTAAACAAATCCCGCATCGCTTAAGAAAGCAAGAGAGCTATCGTCTCCGTCGTTGATAGTCGGAAGAACAGTCTTCACATAGAGATAAAGAGTTCCTGTGGGTAGAGTTCCATTGATCTCATCGGTCCAGTTGGTTGTAGCTGACGGATTGTTTACCGCGATTCTCTTAACGATAAGTTTCTCAAAGTCTCCTTTGATCGTCTTGACCTCATCGTCATTGTGGTCTATAAGCTTAATAACTTCATAGAAGTATCCAGCGCTATCTCCTACGAGAAGCACAGAGTTGTCATCAGTGATAACCTTGTAGTCGTCAAGTGCGTTGTCCAATTCGAATTCCGAACCAAGATCAATTTCAATCTCAAGGTCATTAATTCGTGCAAGGTCAGATTGTGTATTGAGCAAGAAGCATTTGCACTTCCTTGTCTGGTAAGGAGGATCAAAATTAGGAATCTCTTCATCTTCCATTGTCACAGTTGATACGAGATATTCGAATCCATCAACAGGACTTAGAGCAAGCTCTACGCCAACCTCTCTCTTGTCATCAAGAGTAAGGAGGGAGGCTAATCTAAAGATTGCCGGATCGGGAACTGTGTCTGTCACGAGGGTATCCATCACTAAACCAAACCTATCAATCTTCATTGTAGCTCTGAGATCAGATGGGGTTAACTGCGTAAGCGTAGTAAGTTCCTTAAATATACCGAACCTGCTTTGGTCAAAGCCTGAAGCTTGAGAATCATCAGTCCTGAAATTAAAAATGGTCGTACCAAGTCCCGTCACATCTGTCCCGCCAACTGCTCCATCAGTAGGGTAGATTACAAACCCATCATCATAAGGGCTCTGCTTGGCATTAATACCGAATTTGGCTCTTCCAAGATTATCAAGATCAAATGTGAGCGTCGCATCATTAGCAACACCTGACCACTCTGGTCTAATCCAGCATTCCAATGTTCCCTCATTGAGAGGCAAACTTGAGATCGCAGGTACAGATGTAACCACGTCATCATTGTATACAAGCCCGCTATCAAATTTGCCATCAGTGAAGTCAAGGACACCATCATAATGAATGTCTGCTGGGTCTACGTAATCTCTTCCGAGAATCCAATTTCCGAAGGCAAGCTCATCGATGTCAGGCTCAATGTCTGTGAATGCTTTAACAAGCTCAGTGAACGCAGGAATGGTAGGTCCCTTGGGGAATGCCTGTAGAGTTCCTTTTAATGCATCTCTGTATAGTTCCCTATTTACTTCAACAGGGAAGTTTTTGAAAAATGGTATATCTGTTACGCTACCGAAATTAGCTCTCAACGCCTGTCTCAATGCACCGAACTTATAAGTTATGAAGTAACCTTCGCCTTCCGTCAGCGCATCAGAGATGCTCCAGTCAATTGCGTTGTCACCATACTCATACCACACAACGATCTCGTCATTGAGATATGTGTAATCAAAGTAATGGAATTCGTAACGATAGTCCACAGCAACGGTGCTGAGAATCTCAGGAGTACCATCTGGCAGATATGTAACCTCAAATTTTTCGCCGTTTGCTATCCCTGAATCTGATGGGATTATGATAGTCATTCCAGTATCAGTAATTGTAACGGTAGGCTTAACCACAACCGTTACTGGTCCAACCGCAGGGAGTATTGCAGTAACATTATTTACTGCTGGAGACGCAACTGTAATGATAGATGTAAAGCTATCAACATCTGTGATGGTGAATCGAGATCCGTTCTCATCAAGAACAAAATCTCCGTCAGAATCCACATCAGCAATGGAGGTGGAGGAATCAATGTAGACGGTAACCTCGCTGCCGTCAAGAGCCACGCTAACTACCTCTAGATCATCGACCTTGGTAATGTTCAGTTCGTCTGAGAAGAATTCAAGCTGCGTAGATGAGCGTACACACTTAACAAATGTGTTCGCATCTGAATCAAGAATGGTGAACTCGAAATCACCGTCAGCATTCATGTACGCTCTTTTCTCAACAACTTTCTTAAGGTCAATTACATTGTCTGTGAAGGTGCAGAAAGATGAGTCACAAAGGTTTCTTCCGCCGTTCTTGGTGGCAGTTGTTAAATCTTCCGCTGAGTATCCAGGGCTGCGGTCAGCCTCATCACTCGCGTTTAAATTAACACCTTCAAGATCTGATCTTTTAAAGATGCTATTGATCGCAAGGATGTTATGAGGAACCACAACTGTATAGTCCTCTCTAACCTCACAGATTATAGCAAGGTTATCATTAAGATCAACTGCCTCAGTAACTCCGTCGTATAAAGTTAGACCATCTTCAATATCATGAATGGTTATCTCGAAGACATTATGGCCGTAGTTTGAGTAAACCTTTGTTGCAAGAGTTAAGTCCTCTGGACCATTAGTCTTCTTTGCCACAGAAGATGCTGTAAGAATATTCTTTCCGGCAGTCTTATGTGTAGCGTAAGCGTAATGAGCTGTAGATACATTTACATCCTGTTCCAAACCTACAGCTACATAGACAATTCCGTATCTGTAATCGACAAGGTAGTCTCCCACAACTCTCAATCTTTCGAGGTTGGAGTAGAAATCAGTTCCTTTATCTGCTGTGAGTGCTTGGCTGATTCCACCTGATGTTGTGGAGCTAAAGCCTGGGTTCACAAGGATAGGCTCAAAGTACCTTTCATTCTCGAAGACATCCTTGTCAGTAGCGACAAAGGAAGTGTTAACGAGCGAGCCGAGAGCATCACTATTTTTATTTAAGATGCCTTCGTTGTCAAGGTGAATGACGAACGCTCTTGGTCCAATGATAACTGTGGAGCCTCTGGTCGGCGGAGATGCAGACACATTGATGCCCACGGATGTAATCAATCCGCCTGAGTCTTCATCACCGAAGAATTTAATCTGTACATCTTCTGCGACATAGTCTCCGTCATCATTCTCAAGCTCTCTAAAGTAATACTCGTTGGAGTTCTGAGAGATAAGTTCGCTCGGAATTCCTGGGGAGAATTGAATGCTATTATTTGATGCAACAGATGTGATCTTAGCAGTGTGTGTTGGAGCAATGAACTCTCCGATTACTCCAAGCTCTTCGTTTCTGACTCTCTGAAAATTAGCCTTCTCGCCCTCAGCAGACTTAATCTCTGGAGATCTATTCCCCGCGAAAAAGATCTCAGAGTCGCTGTGATACATGGGCGTGTATAGTTCTCCAGTTGTCTGGTTAAGAATCCTGAACACATCAGTCACAGGTGTGTGTTGGGGAATAACGCTGAACGATGTATTCAGCCTATTCTCCATAAACTCTGGCATCACCTCAATATGAGACGACATCTCGTAGTCAGTACCTTCTGCAAAGACGTAGTCATATCTAATAAAGATTTCTGCTTCTTTGTTCGCAAGCTCTCTGTCTGGTGTAGCAACCAAGTCTTGGTCGCTAATAGAATAGTCAAGGTCTTCCTTGAACTCTTTTCTGTATAGGTAATCGACAATGTAATTATTTCTTCCCGTACCCTCAGTGTTGATGGTCTTACCATACACAAAGACTTCTCCGGTTTCGTAGTCACATGACCACTCTCCAGGGAAAGATGGAAGCCTTGAAGCATTAAATGTAATCTCTGTAACAAACTCATCAGGAGTTGTTCCGTCATTCTCGCTAACACTAAAGGTAAGAGCGCCAGAGGTAGCCACATTGTTTGAGGAGTTAACGACCGGAGCATTATCAAGGAAGAATGAGGTTGCGCTACTTGGTACAGCTTCGCTTATTGCATCTTCAACTCTGGACACCTCAATCTGATCGATTAAGATATGCCTGCCAAGATCCTTGTACGCATAAGTTACAATGATCGTATCATAGATCGTAGGTCTCGGAAGGTTGCCGAACTCGGACAGAAGAATCTGGTTAGACTCAAGAGTGTGCAAATTAAAACCATAATCCTGATCGTATCTGTTGCTTGTGATGGCGTACTTGTATCTTTCAACATCATAATTGATTCCGATATCACCATCGCAGTCTTCATTGTCATCACTACGAATGAGCAATACGGAAAGGATCTTTGTTACATTCTTTTTTGCAAGACTTAATAGGTATCCCTCAAAGCTATTGCCTTCGGAGTCAACTGTGATCTCTTCATCTTCAATGATAACCTGCTGAAGAGGCACAGGGTAAACCGGCATGATCTCCATTCTTGGAGCGGACACATCGCTGCTGAACTCAATGGTATCAGTTTTGATACTTTCACCGGTGAGCTTCTTGCTTATTCTTACGACCTCGTAGACGTTCTCGTTAGCCATTCTGTCGAAAGCTCCAGCCGATCTTGTCCTGAACTCGTCAACTACTGTCTCTGAAACATAATTGTTAGAGAGGACAGAGCCGATATCTTTCTGTGCTTTGAATAGTTCATTTGCCTGAGCAGAAAGAATGTTCTTAAGGATAGAGCCTTCAAGCTCAAACAGGTCAGGGATCCTTCTATAGATCCTGTCTCGGATAGGATTGACGTTATCAATTCCAACAAAGAATAGCTCTCGTGAGATTGAGTCATCAAGGAGCCTGGACCCTTTGTTGGATATGAAGTTGAGATCTGTTGCGTCAAGGAACTTAAGGAGGTAATAGTTACCTGCGACTTGTGGCCTTGTCTTGATAAGAGCTACAGAACCTGCAATGGTTACGCCAGTGACTTCAAGATCGCGCACTGATCCACTAAGAGACTCGACCTCAAAATGTATTGAGGACAGAGACTCAGAAAGGTTCTCTGAGAATGTTACCTTTAGTTCAGTGGTAGACGGTATTGAAAATGCTACTGGTCTTAACGCCATTGTTTATCCATTAAGTGATTCTAAAATCTTGTCTTGAAGAGGCAGTAAAGCTTACGCTTCCCGCTACGATACTCTGGTTGTCCAAAGATCTGATAGAAGTTTTTCTTCCCTGCTTTCCAGATTCATTGAATTGGGAAATATTTACAGACTCCACTCCGGTTACTCCGGCTGCTACCGTAATGATATCAGAGTAGTCTATTGATGAGCCCAAGGATGAAGTGTTCAGAAGATTGACTACAGCGCTGATCACATTCTCAAGTACGGTCTGACTTCCAGACTCCGCATCACTTGCGATGACAATCTCTCCTGCAACATCAATATCAATCTCGAAAGCTTCTTTCACAAGAACGTCTGCGGTGATTGGTCGGACAGTTTCAATATTACTTGTCACTGTTCCTACGAGTCTATTCAGATTATACTTGACGGAAATCCTTTCGCCTTCAGTTGGAGCTTTAAAGTTGTAAACTACGTTGTAAGTAAGTCCATCATCTGGTTGATTAACCGGAGTCACAGTTGCTGTGCCAACAAGAGTTCCGGCAGAGCTTCTGAATCCAGATGATACTGAAACAGTGCTAATCCTTGCGAATCTTTTGTCTGTGATTACTTCCATGTCTGCTCCGAAGTATAGAGTCTCGAAATCATTAGAGTCTCCAATCAAAACAGAAACCTTAACCTCTTCTCCACTAGATAGACTGATCTCGTCATTGTTCTCAGTGGATGGAAGGGTAAATTCTGTCGCATCAAGAGTATCATCAAGTCCGGCTACTCCAAAGCTATAAGTGTTATCCATTAATAGCTGACCAGCCAAGTCGTATTCAACATCTGAGTCAAGTCCTACAACGCTGTCTACTCTCGCTACAAACAATGAGCTTGGCAGAGATGAAAGATTCATAAGTTCCTTTAATTCAGACTCGATATCAAAGGTGAGCCCGGAAATAGACAGCCCTGCTGTAAGGGTTAGCTCATATCTCTTCAGGGTAGTTCCGACTACCTTAATTCTTCCCGGCTTGATTGTGCCTGATACTTCAACTCCAACCCTGGCAGGGCCAAACCTTGAAATATCAATCACTGCACTACCTTCATCGTAAACGAAGAAGACAGGCTGGTTACTGCCTACAAGGGAAGTTAATGAGGAATCAAACAGTGCATTGCTCGTACCACTTCCATTGATCGGTAGCGAGGTTAGTGATAGTGTCGGTATTAATTCGTTAATCTCAGCTACATATGTAACATAGACATCCTCTTCGGAAAGGAATGCCTCATCAACAGAGTCAAAGAGGCTGGAGCCTTCCAAGATATCCTGAGATGGGAGGGTAATTGTAGTATCAGAGAATGAACCATTTCCATCATCAATGTCGAATAGCTCAACCTTGTTATAGAAGACAACAAGCTCCTCACCTACTACGGCAGATGTATCGTCAGGCAAGTAAATAGTCCTACTTGAGAAGGTTCCATTCGCATCAATAGTGTCATAGACTTCTACCTTATCACTGTCAGTAACGGAGATAAGGTTATCAATTTCAGAGTCTGTAGCTTCAAGCTCAAGACCCTTAACCTCCACACCATCAGAGTCAGCAACCAACGCTACTGTCGCAGTAACCTCTTCCGCAAAGAATGCAGAAAGGACTCTGCTGATTGAGAAATCTGTTTCGATTGTGTATTCGAATCCATCATCTGTCTGTGTGATTATTGAAAGTTCATTTGTGATTCCATTACCAACGCCCCAGTCAACCGAATCAGATACGTCCTCATCTTCGAACATGCTAACAATTTCTGCTCCATTGAAATCAATGTAGTTATCAAACATGTGTCGCCATGTGTAGTCCACACTTAAAACGTCAGCTCTGGATGGCAGAGTCTTACCAGAGATCGAGATCTCTCCGCTCTCATTTAGACCTGAGGAATCAAAGTTCTGGTTCTCGATAGCATAAACCTCTCCAGTTGATACGTTAGAGACTCGACTCACGCTGACGATAGGTGTATGGTTAAGAATAATGATTGATCTGTCAGAGGGTGCTCGTGATGAATTCTCTCCGGAGATCTGCACATCCTGATAAACAGATTCAATCTGCTTAACATCAGAGAATCTTAGCGCATCAACACTATTGATGGCAGATTTAGTAATGCTTTCACCATCAACGTTTTTAATATTTGAAATGAATCTAACTTTATCGAACCCGAATGGACTACCGCCAGTCTCTACGTTCTCATCTTTAACAAGTTCATAATTTCCTATGAGATTCCCGTCAGCATCAATGATTGCTTCTGCAAAAATACCTGAGCTACTTCCAACTACAGAGACAATGGTATCCACAGGCTGAAGTGGAATTTTCCCTTCTTCGAAAGCTTGGACTCTCCTCTCTTCTGAGGTCAAAGAATTGTCGACACCAAACAGTCCTGGGATATAATCATTCCTTTCATCTGTAGGGTCTCCGATTCCTGACAAATCAGAGTAGATATAAGACTCAGTGATTTCTTCAAGATTCTTACCAAGGATATATACGTCTACCTTTCCGCCTGTTCCCGAGTTAAGGATACGAAAGGAGCCATCATTGACTTCGATAGTCTCTGTGCCGTCTCTAAGCATCAAAGTGCTTCCTGGTTTTACGACGAGGGAATCTAAGACACCACTCGTTCCGAGGGCGGCATTCCTATATCCCGATGCGGTACCCGTGTTAGCTCCACTGAATACAGCAAAGATCCTTGCTCTAAATGCTGCATCAGATTCTGAATTTGCTCCGCCGCTAAAGGATACTAAGTTAACTACCTTTAACCCGTCAGCAAGATCGGAACTGACAATCTGAAGTGGTGCGATGTTTCCACTGGTGCCAACTCTTGTGGCAGAGACAGGGACTTCAATCGCGAATGAATCTGTAATGCCTGCAAGGTTCAGTGCAGATCTTAGCCTGTTAGCATTAGCAGCATATTTGTTTTTCTCTGCGACAGACATAACATAGCTGCCGATTGTTTTAAACTGATAACCGTTTTTTCCTGTGTTAACTGTACTGTTAGGAATTGGGATATCAGAGTTAAGCTCATTGGTCGTGTAGACCACGATACCGTTAGCCAATGCTCCAGATTTTCTGAGCAAACCATAGTTACGGGCCCAACGATCAATGTCCCGGCCTCTTGCGAGTTCCGGGCTTTGCTTGTTAGACACAATCTTCATAGATTTATAGAGCCTGTCAAATTCATCAGCCTGAATGTCAACAAACAAATCTCTAGAAACAGTTCCGCTTTTTGTGTCCAAGTTCGGCTGTGTTAGTCTTAGCCTCTCCATCATTGACTGTACAATTTGGCTGAAGGTTCTCTGGTTTGCCATCTATCTTCCCTTAAATAATCCTAAGCTGAACAGCTTCGGTCAGAGTTGTGAGCTTTTGTGTTAAGACCGAGAGAAAAATGTTCCAAGCTCGTGGATCATTAATATCTCTGGCAACAGAAACATCAACAATGTCTACAATTACTTCTGCGGGAGATAAAAACTGTCTTTTGGACTGCTGACGCTGCAACGAAATGAGCTTACGAATTGCTTCTTCTGCGGAACTTTGTAGATCAAGTTCTAAAATTTCCGCATCAGCTACGTTACCTATCTGCAAAACACCTATGTCACTACCATATTGTGGATGATATCTGTTGTCGCCTAACTTAGTCAATAGGATTTTAACGATGTCTTGCTTCATTTTTGCATTGTTAAAGACAATATCTACATCACCGCTGGTGCTGATAGCTATATCACCGCCAACAATTTTCAAATCAAAAGACATCACAACTCCCTTTCTGTAGATACACTCGTTTAGCTTCGAGAAAATAATAGAAAGAGTGTAGTCTCAGCCAGCAATTCCTTTTACAAAAACCTGATAGCCTGCATATGCGAAATCAGTAACTTCATTAACTGCTGCAATTCTGCCTTCGCGCCCAAGACTACGATCCGCAATATTGTCCAGCGCGTCGCCAAGTGTAGCTTCTTTTAATCTGTCGTAAGCTGAGTCTGATAGGAGATTTAGCAGATGTACTTCTGAAATTGAGAAAAGAGCAAGCGAGAATACGAGCATGTCGAGATTGCCAATTCCAATGTCTGTACCAAGGATTGCGTTGATACCTTCTCTAATTGGGTCAATCTGGGAAATTACATTATTGGCCCTTCTGCTTTGGATCTCAGCAAGCCTTTCTCTGATTCGTCCACGCGGGACATCAACAACCCCAATAAGTCCGCTCATAAGGTGAGCATCGTGAACAGAAGAGTTTCTCTGTGTATTCTTCTGCAAATCAATTGCTCCAGAACTGTTACCAAATAAGGCCATCATTGAATCCTCAATTAGAAGCTGCTCTTCTAAACGAGATTTTGCAAGGAAGTCTGCAACAAGGGGCATCATCTCATCCCACTCTGTGGTGGTAGAAGCTTCTCCATTTGATGTAGAACCTAAGCCATCTGGGTCAGGCTCTGGTCCTGGCTCAGTTACCTTCATTCCAATCTTCTCCATGGACGCAACAATCTCTTCTCTGTCTTTCGCAAATTTTCTTGACAGCCCAAGGATGGCGCTCCTCAGTCTAATGATGAATAGAGCCTCAAGGATGCCATAGCTTTCACTGTAAGGAACAACTGTGTCTTCCTCTTCTCCTGAGCCTACACTGATATCTATAGAAACCGCAGCTTCATCTTCGACCATATTATCTGCCGCAATCTTTAAGGACTTCTGCGAATCTTGACCGCTGAGTCTGTCGATTCTTATCCTTATGATGCTCTCAAGAAGCGTCGGCTTAATTTTCGTAGAGTTGATTTGCCTTGCTCTCTGGTTGCCGAAGAGTGGGGCTACGATTTTTCCCGGTTCATTAATGCACTTTGAGAATCGTGAGTCTTGAATTGGTGGAAAAAGTAAGTAGCTAAAGGCATATGGGTTTTGCTCAAACTCATCAAGTTTCGGATAATCGACTTCGTCAAGAACTTCATCATTCAATGAAAGGCTATTTGCATCTTTTTTCTTGACCTCATCAGCAGTCTTTTTATCCAAATCGAAAATGTAATTGTTGACCTTAACTTTTCTGTCTGCTTTTCTTTTAGCACGTTGATCAAGAACTTCTCTTTCTACATCGGCAAAGGAAGCTCCAGGCTTATGCTCTCCGCTTTTTGTGACATAAGTAATGGAACCCGTTTGCGCACTATCATCATCTGAAGCTCCACCCGAAGCAAGCCCAAGTTCGTCAGACTGAGGCATTCCAAGCATTCTCATAAAAGCATTCTCATGAGACTCAAGTTTCCCGAGTCCATCAGATAGCTCCGGAGATAAAGCTCCATCCTCTTTGAATAGCTCAACTGGAAGAAATGATGAACGCATTGAGCGCACTTCCTTGCCAAGGGAGGAGAACTGTTTAGCCATATTGGTAAACACCTCCTCCTTTTGGTAAGCTTCTGCCAAGCCATCCTCTTGAAAATAAGTCAATGACTCATACTTATCCGCTCCAGCATCGCCAAAGGTTTTCGATAGCGATATCTTTGCTGCGTCGATAGCAGCTTTTAATTTTACTTCCTGGTCTGTTGTATCTGACATTAGTTCTCCAATGCGGTTCCGAAGGTCTGAGCTGTACTGGTTGCAGTCTTTCCGCCATCAAGCTTAATAGTTGCGGTGCTTGCAAGTCTTACGTAGTAAAGTGTTAAGACTCTGTCGACCTTAACAAGTGCTCCTGGCCTTGTGGCCGCAGCTTCCTCTACTTCGGATGGAGCATCTGGCACACAGTCAACTTCTTCCTCTTCCTCTGTGGTTGTAATTCCAGCATATGTAACCGCTGCAATAGTCCTTCCACAGACTGAAGCTCCAAGCTTAACCTCTCCCTCGTTGGTAGAACTAATCCTAACATAGTAGTCGGAGCCATTCTGTTCTATAGTTGTACCGTCATCATTCTTAAGAATCATTGCACTACCTGTACTGTCAGACAGAATGTTAATCTTAATTTTATCGGACAAGTCTCCTGGCATCTCTATGTCATAGCTGTCACGAGGCGTAACTCTAATGGTAGCTACTTTTCCAATATCCAGAATATGGCTATCACCAATACCGCCAGCAAACTCTCTTGCTCCAGTGAAGGATGGTCCGCTCTGCTCAACATCGATATTATCGAGGTCTGAAGGATCAAACACCTCCGGGTACTCTGCGAGCGGAGTCTCATCATCATCTTCCTCAATTAAGAAGGAAGAGTTTAATGGGTTCATAACAAATCTACACATGCTATCAGCAGAGTCAGTCAAACAATCGATGAGAGCCTGATGTGCTTCAGCAATAGCTTCGAGATCCATTGGGTCAGGAATTTCTCCTGCCTGTAGTGACTCCCTAACCTGTTTCATCATATCTCTGATGATGGCTCTGTATGTTTCGATACAGTCAACCGCTCCCTCTACGATGTCTGCGATATCGTCTGTGTCACCAGTCTCTTCGTTCTCAAGCAGGAACTCGTTGTAAGATGCTGCGTAACAAGAGTTCTGAAGTTCGTCAGCAATCGATCTCATGTCCACAAAGAATAGCTGAGGAAGGTCAAACACTCTGCCTTCATCATCTGGCACATCGTCATCGTCGGTATCAACTTCTTGATCATCCCTTGTGAACCTAAACTTAGGTGCAGAGATGTCATTTATAATTCTTGCTTTGATCTGATCAATATTGTTGTCGCTATCGAATTCAATTCCGTCAGGCTCAATGAAGTACAGGTTACCCTCTTCATCCATTATTGCCATTTTAGGAATATCATCAAATGTTCTGGTGACCTCTTCGATACCTGTCTCTTCAAGCATCCCTGTGTCAGGGTTAGGTTCCATAATTGGAAACTCGAAGGTGAGTGTAAGAGGCTTAACTGAACCGGTCTCTCCATCCTTTGTGATGAACTTGGTGCCATCAAGTGGACTGATGAAGTTGCCCTTACCAGAAGCGATCTTTAATGTGCCATTGTCATTATCGAGAAGGTGGAATGGAGCATCCCTATTCAAAAGAGGATCAAGAACCTTTTTCTTAAAGAACCCAGAGTTGTCAAGTTTGTCTTTGAATTTGAATTTGACAAGAGTAGGCTGCCCAAGCCCCTTAGTTGACTTAGTGAATGATACAGAGAACGCAGCATCAAAGTCTTCTCCATTTGTAGTCCTTAGAGACTCAGGATCAATATCCATTGCTTCCAGGTATGAGCTTTCAGTACCTTGATCAATAATTGAGTCTCCGAGACTATACTCTTCATAGCTACTGCCAGAGTTTGAGCTGATCATATCCTCAATTGAATCATTGGTATAATATTGAGCAACCGGAATTAAAGCCTCCGGATCATATTCTCCATCGCCAGGAGATACCTTTCCTGCTACCATACCTGCAAGCATAGAGCCTTGAATACCGCAACTCTTATCTCCAATGCCGTCGTCCGGAGGGCATGGGAAGTTGAAAATCAATTCAAGAATCTGTAGGAAGATTGCAAGGATTGAAATGATAGGTTCGAGGACATCCAAGTCCACATTCAATTCAAAAAGATACTCGCTAATAACCTCTTCAAGAGTGATGATTGCGTCCCAAAGGTTCTGCTGCTGCGTCGCTATCTCGATTGCCTTTATGATTTCATTGATGGCCACAACGGTCTCAATGATCTTAACGATAACACACTCAAGAAGATTCAAGAGGTGAAGTATGAGGCTGAAGAACATAACTGGCACAGAGATCTGTGGAAGCAGTAACAATAGATCATAGAGACAGTAGAACAACCTGATGACTGCACTTGCCAGTTTGCCTGGATGTAACAGAGAACAGATAACGTCGATGATACAAAGGATAACCTGAATAGGGATGAGCAGTGTTTGGAAACCGTTAAGCGCAATCTTGAGATCCGCTGTTAAGTGCCATGAGAAATCACAGAAAGATTTGATAAGGTCAAGCGGTACCAATGAGTTGTCAAGTTTGACCTGAAGGAACCTAAGAGGGAACTTCTTGATGAGCCCTTTTAGGTCATCAATATCAGGTGTCTTGTCCTTCATGAATCCTTCAAGCTTATCGGTCATGTTCTTTCCGATATTCTGAACGAATTTTTCTCCCATGGCGAGCTTAGCTCCAAGCCTTCGGGAGTTGGCAGTAGACACACACATCTCAATACAGTCAAATGCTATGACCGCATCTGGAACTGTGATGACAGCTTCATACTTACCACGAGAGATGCGTCGCGGCGGACCCTTGGTCTTCGCTGCGAACAAGCCATTAAAGATAACCTTGAAGTTCTTTTTGCAATTCTCTACTTCAATCTTAATCTCACTGCCGGCTGTCAATAAAGAACCATTGATCTTGTCGGGAGTGAATCCATTTGCTGCTTCGATGGTTGGTTTGATTAACGTAATTTCAGGAACGTTGCACTTGATAGTAGCAGCATTCGTGAGGTCCCAGTTTAGATATCCAACTGCTGAGCCAGTCTCGCTGATAGAGAATGATCGTCCCGTCATTACCTCCCCAGAGTCAACCTGCATATAAGATCTTTCTAAGTCATCTATTTCGTTTGAAGCCCCACCGATAAGTGACGTTACATTGCTGATGTTAATCTTCATTGACACGTTAGGTCTAATGGTTAACGGATACAAGAATTTATGTTCAGCCTCAGTTGATGTTGCCTGATTCAATAGAACTCCAGATGTTCCGCCCGGGATCATAAGATCCGCTGCATTTGTATCTGTGTCTACTGCACCATCAGAATAGAAATTGACGGAGCTTTCTCCGAGAGTAAGCTCACCATCATCCTGATTGAATGCGTATGTGCCCGCGTCGATTCCGAATGAGGCTCTCTTAGCTACAACTCCACTTGAGGTATATCTGAATACCTTATCCTTTTTCTCAATGCGTACCTCAAGCACGCCCTCTTCCTTGATAGATACATTATCAAACGTAGCAAGGAATCTGCCACCACCAAGATCTTTAATTTTTTCAGAAAGTCCAGACAGTTTTGTTTTCCCAATATAGAACGTAAGTTGCCTTCTGAGGTTTGAACCTTTTGAGCATGAGAATACGATGCCAAGCTTCGTAAGGTTCTGGAACATTGAAATGCTTCCAACGTCAGGAGTTGCTCCGCCAAATGATTTTTTAATCTCCGCATCTTTCTCTTCAATTGTGAATGTAGAAGTGAGTCCTTCTCCACCGGGTTGCTCCGCAACCAAACCAAGAACCGTCGGTCCAAGCACGAATGGCTTTCTTCCATCATTATGCCCGAGCCATGTAATTGCATAGTCCCCATCTTCTGGGGTAACAACTCCTGTCGGAGCATCTTCTATGATCCTTTTGTTGTAAAAGATAATCGCAGAACCAATCGGTGCATTGAGCAATGGGAAAAGGTTATAGTTTTGATATCTGGAACCAGGAATTGATAGGTCAGCTCTTGCGTTAAAGAATTTTCTTGAGAAATCGGCGCTTGCTGATGCTGAAAATTCATACTCTAAGTTATGAGGAACGTAGAATGTCTTGCCAACTGCTGATACCTCAAGCACATCATCGCCACCAATAGCGGTAGCTACATCTTTGTCTGTAATTCCAATGTATGCAAAGATATCAAGATTTCCCGTGAACAATCTCTGCTTTGATTTTAATTGCAAGACTGCGCTTGTCTCTGTGAGAACAGGGATTTCACTCACATATCCTGATTTGAATCGTCTAACTGAGAACTCATCGATCCTGAACTTGGCAAGCTCTTTAGACTTACTGATCTGCTCTTCACCCTCTGCTGTATTCACGTAGACGCAATTACCATTCCCACTTTCCCCAGAGATACTAAGAAGCGAAAGTTCGTATTCCTGCCCAGGTTCCAAACCAATGTAGGATAACTGAGCGCTGCACTCTAATGTTGAAAGCGTGGAACTTCCAGTGTAGACCAGTGCAGGATCGGAGAACAATGTAGTGGTAACTGAATCAGTTCCTTTGATCGTAACGTTGATGCCAATTGCATTCGTTAATCCCTCGCCAGAGAAGCGAAGGATAGTTCCTTTTAATGTGGCGAGGATCTCATCTGATCCCTTATATCCGTCAGGAGAAACCTTTGTAACCGTTGGCAGACCAGTAGAGATTGTAATGTTCTCACCCGCAGCCTTAATGATTTGACCATTGCCGTCTTCCAAGTAGAGGGCGAAAGATGCTTCATTGCTGAGTGCATCGAAGTTAACCACATCAAATTTCGAATGATCAAAAAGGAGTCTAACTTTATCTTCGTCGTCTCCTTCTTCTGCCCTATTCATCTCTATCCATTTTGTTGGAACTGTCTGATGCACTCTTGGTCTAACACCTGCAAGTACAGGCACCGCTCCGTATGCTTTTGGAGAGAAGAACCTTCTGTCATTTTTGTTTACAGCTTCCGGGCTCTCTGAGTCTGTCAGGACAATCTCTGCCCTATTCTTTTCACCAAAGAAACTCTCGGCAGAATATTCTCCGCCGAGATACGGAACGCCTGTCTCTTCGGCACTCTCTTTATCTGAACCAACACTAATACCACCCTCTTCAGGCTTGATGTAGAACTCGATATCATCCGTCTTAGTTGACAGATCATATTCGATAGTAGGCTCTCTGTTCTTGAAGTAATCATTGATGGTAAGCATCGGAATGGAAAATACTTCTAAGCTATCAGAGTAGAATCTGACCGTCCTCTTTGAAGATTCAACAGTCTGACCTACGGACAGGATAGATAAATATGCATTCTTAATGTCTTTAGCATCTGTTGCGGTATCGATAGTAATTTCTACGTCGCCAGTGTCAGGCAAAGGCACAGAGGCATCATCTACCGTTGCAAGGATGGGCAGAGCAATCAGTGGGAATTCTCCCCTACCGTAGCTCCTTCTTCCTTTCGATGCCTCAATGTAGAAGTGAGAATCTTTGTCAAAGATGTCAGAGTAGTAGCCTGCGGAGTCTCGTCCGGTTATGTCAGGCATTTTAATGTAAAGCTTCTCATCAAAGATGGTATAGTACCCGCCCTCTGTTGCTGGTCCTCTGGACTTTACAATGTCGTCCTCATTGATATTGAAAACAGCGAACATCTCAAGGACGAGATCAATGATGTCGCTTTCCTTTGGTTTTTCGGATGCCTTAAGCAACTCACGGAAGGTCTTTCCTGAAGCTCCCACGACGTTTCCAAAATCGTCATCCTCTTCTTCTGCTGGTACCACCAAGGATAGAGCAATATTAAATGCAGTGTAGGGGATGTGCTTGAACTTACACATCCTCGTAATGCTTGAACTTGACTTCTCGTCATCAAGGAGAGCATCATCACCCTGGTAGTAAGAGAAGAATAATTTTGGCGGCTTAGATGAAGCACCGGACTCAAGAACCTTGAACTCCCTCATCTTGAAAAGGAGTCGATTCAGCGTCATCCTGAATTCATTTAATGAATCGAGTGTATTCTTGAGTTGCAGATCGCCAAGGTCTGCCAGCCTCTTTCCGACAAGAGAATCTACCTTCTCATCGGCAGACAAGCCCCAATTAGATTGATCGAACCTGACGATGGAGCCTCCAGCAAGTGGAAGCCAGTCTCCGAGGAACTCTGGAAAAATAACATCAAGATCTCCAGCACCGGTTTCAGACGAAGGTTTGCCCTCACATTCGAGGACGTACTGTACGCACTCATCGAATGAGAATGGGGGAACGAATGCTTCTACAAATGATGCCATCTAACTGTTATCCATTTTTCGTTGTTAAGAGGTTAATCGCCTTACCATCTGGTCCGACTGCTTCAACCCTGTTGCCCTTAAGAGTTAGGGAGGCTGAGCTTTCAATAAGAATTTGTCCAGAGTTTCTAATGACCATTGGAATGCCTGGATTCATACCCGCAATAACAATGCCAGCTTCGCTGATATCAATCATCACATCTGAGTTGCCCATAGGGTTCTTGTTCTCATCATCTTCAACTGCACTACTATCATACTGAGAATCGACGAAACCTTTGTCAGTTAGATTAACTCTCATAGAGAATCTTCCTGGGTTCATCTGCGGAGCAGTTGTATCCTGTCCGCTATATGTACCACCAATATTAACAAAGACTCCTCCATCCGTCTGTGTAATGATGCTTCTATTGTTCTTATCCTTTCCAATCCAAGATACTACTGAGCCTTCAGTGTCAAGCACTAAGCTCTTCTTATCAAAATTATCTGCGCCAATTGACATCTCAACCAGACCCATGAAGTTTAGATTGGCCGATCTACCGCCAGCGTCCACTGCCGGATTTCCACCTTCATCAACAATCTCTGTTTCAAAGTTATCACCATCAAGCTCAAGCTCAAAAAGATTGGAGAATGGTGGATTTAAAGTATCATCCTCAAAAATATTTCCAGCAACAACTGTATCTCCACCTGGATAAATTGCAGGCTGCTCGGGACCAACACCCACAGTAGACATGAACTTAGGATATCCATCATAGTTGCTTCCTTCGATAATAACTTCGATGAGCTTCTTAGGATCTGAAAGATACTCTGCGATATCCAAGATTGCCGCGATAGGAGAGTCATTGGTTTCGCCTTCTTGATCTTCTAACGGAACCAGTACCTCGAATGGCTGACCAGTTGCGTTGCCCTGTCCGATGCCATAGTTATTTGTAAACTCTTCCGGAATATATACCTTCTGCACTGTGGTTCCGAAGAGCCTTTCGCAAGCAGCATACATATTATGGTATCTTGTCGTGTTAACTCTAAGGCTGGTTGCAACTCCAGTGTCACTTTGTGCTGGGAAGTAAGGACTCTTCCTTGAATTGGAAAACCTAACTCCAGTACCTCTGCCTTCTTCGGATTCTTCGAGGCCAGCAGGGATTAACGGAACGCCATTCTTATCCCTCAACATGACAGGGATCCTCTCGCTGGAAGATTCCTGGGCAAGAGAGACATTTACGTTGTCTCCAGGGGCAGTGTAGTCTGCTGATGATGTGAATGGAATGTTTCCTGTGTTAGTTGACCTTGGAACAGTCAACTTGAATACACCTTCTTTATCTACATCAAAAGCAAAATTTGTTTCATAGGCGCTTGGGTCAGTTTTGCGAGAGTTGGTTGCCAACTGGAAATGGTATCCAACACCTCTACGAGAAATTCTCCTCGCTCTATCAAATGACTGCTCTACTTGCTTAGTGGGTACCTTATTCTCTGGACCACCGTAGTTCAATTCGCGATAGTTAATGTCAAGAACTTTGCCGTGAATATCGATTAGGTTTCCGCCAATGATCTCTACAAGTTCGTGCTCCGCCATATGTAAAGAGTTCGCAGGTTCCCTGTTTCTTTGGAACGCATCACTATATGTGAATAGTGATAAGTTGCCTTGCAGTCGAGATACTTCATCTACAAATCCTGTGAACATGCTGTCCGTACTGAACTCATTAATGACGTGTCTATGTTCTGACATCTCAGGGTTCCTGAGTGATGTGCCAAGAGTCTGTAATCTTGCAGGGCTACCATGGAAGAACCCCTTTGGCTCTGCAAGCTGTGCGAAAAATGTATCTGCAAATAAAGGAATCTCTGCAAGACCTTCCTTCTGAGACTGAGCCCTCACTGTTGGACTAATTCTATTCGCTGCACCAGAGATGCTTCTGCCTGCCTGAGAGTATTCTGATATAGCCTCAGACACTGTAGTGTACGAAGTTCTCATTCCATTATTTCTGAGGAACGTACCTCCACCACCTGCGATTGTCTGGGAGATGTCTCCGTTATCATGAAGCGCAATCTCTGCTCCGCGATTTCCTCGCAGAACAGTAGAATGTTCCTTTATATCTGGGTAAGGTTGTGTGCCAACTCGAACACCTTTTCCGTTATTGACTGAAAAAGAATCTGGATATAGCTCTGCCTTCGGAAGAGTGTTCAGAATTACTGCGGACTCTCTGCTTCTGCCAGAGGTATATGCCGCAACAACTCTTGTGCCGATGCTTAGCCCCACAAATAGTCCTGCGTTTCCAGCACCTGCAAAGTGTGGAAGCTTAACTGATGGAACGGTATCATTCTCATTTGCAGTTGTAGGGTTTAAAGTACAGTGTCCTGTAGCTCTATTTATGTCGACAATTATTGCCTCAAAAATTAAATCAGAAAACATGTGTTACAATCCAAGGTCTACGTTTACAGATACTCCAGATTCGGAGGAAGCATCTTCGATAGCAGCTTGCACATCTAATACTCCAACTTCAATAATACGCGTAATGTTTGTTAAGTCATCTCTAAGGTCTAACCAACTACTCTGTTTGGGTCCACCTTTAGGAAAGACTGCTGCATAGTTGCCTGCATCAACAGATAGCTTATCAATCTGAGCTTTAATATTATCCTTAAGTGTAGCCCCAGTTAATAGCTGAGAGTTCAGGCATAAGAACTCAGTAGTTTCCGTTCCGTCAAGATAAACTATTTGCTCAAGAATCCTATCAGATGGAACTGGAGATGCCGCAAGACCGTTAGGAAGAATCATCGTGTTAAGCTCTTTGGAGCTACCAACATTTACATTCAGATTCACATTCAGGTCAAAAAGATCATCTCCGCCAGCACCATTTGTCTGGCTGATTTGCATTGGATTCTCCAAGAGGTGTCTTACAACCTGAAGTCTCTTTGTTACATCAGCAACATCTGCATCTCCCTTTACGAAAGCTCTGAGGAGAATCATTCTATTTCCAACCGTGATCGTATTAAGATCGATCATCATGTTTGTGTATTTTACCTGATTGTTTTTGTAATCAAGGAAAGTGCTGACATTTTTATCCGGAGCCTCAACTTGTAATCCTGCTGGGAAAAGAAGATTGCTGTCTGGCTGTAGTGCTCTGTATGAATCATCACCATCTTGGTTTCTGTATACAAGCATTGCGCCGTCTTCAAGGAAGTTCTTTGTAAGCTCCTGTCCGATGATATCAATTGGGCTTGGAAGATAGATACCTGGGGCATGTCCGTTCTCAAGATTTAACTGCGTCTCAAAGGCGCCGCCAAAAGCAAAGCTATGCGATACACTCGTGACATAATAAAGCATGCCTTGATCTCTGATGAATACAACATCACCCGGAGCATAGAATTCGTTTCCGTTTACTGTGACTACCCCCCTATTGATCTGGGTTCTCTGAAGTTGCAATTCCATAATCGCATAAGGTCTACACTGAAGCTCAGGATCACTTGCGAATGGAAGCTGTTTTGTTCCACCACTTATGTAACCGAACTGTCTCCACGAATCAAAATCAGTAGCTCCTGCCCAGAAGTATTTGTCTTCAAACTCTGACTGCAAAGCCGAACCAAGTCCTAATGGTGCATCGCCAACAACATCAATTCGATTGAATTCTGGAGGTGTCTCGGTGAATGTGCATGATCTAATGTCATGGTCCTCAATGATGAATCTTCTTCCTGAGCCTGGGCCAACAAGGTTTCTTGTATCATCCTCAACGAGATGGTCGAACAATGAGTTCTTTGTTGCCTCTCCAGTAAAGATATCCTTAATTGTCTTGATGGCTGTGGCTGTCTTTTCAAGCGGTTCAATGATGTTACCCTCAATGAAGTCCGAGATGGGAGTTTCGAACTCACCATCATCACCACCTGTAGCCTCTGTAAACTCACCAGAAAGAATGGAGTTAATCTCATCAAGCTCAGTAGCTTTCTCCTCGTTTCTGACGAGGATTGTTACGAGCCTATCTCTGCTGGATATTGTAGACGCTAATTCATCGAGATACATCTCAATTAGCCCAGCCCTTCGGCCCTCATCATGCCCCGCAAAGAAGACAAAATCTTTCTCAGAGAATCTCTGGGTGTTGCCAATGATTCCCGAGGCTGCATCGAATCCGCCTACCTTTCTGAACTCATCTCTTACCGCATTCAGCCCAGCAGCCGTAGCATACTCAATGGCAGGAATACCCTCAACGTTCATTGAGGTTGTGAGTAAGTTATTTACAAGGTTCTTCTCTTCTTGAAAAATAGGATCAAAGATGCCGAGGATTGTTGAAGTATCTGCGTTGATGGTATCGCCATCTTCTCCGGTTCCGAAGCTTACAGATAGTCCATCTCCAATTAACTGATTGCCTGTGTTGACGAGATCGCCAAGCACCGTTGCTGTGAAGCCTGCCCTAAGCAGAGTCTTTTTATCTCCACCGGATGCTAAACCTTCAGGGTTAACACCAAAGAATCTAAGGTATGCTCTGGTGATAGCCTCATTACCTCTTTTCCAAATAGTCACAAGAGATGGGTCTCTGAAGTTAGGGATCAAAGAACTATCAGGGTACCTGCCAAGCAGCAGCGAAAGGAGCACAATCTGTATATTATGTCCGTGGACTTCTCTTCTCAATGAGGATGAACGATCCTCAAACATTTGAGTAAGGAATGGGGGAATGACAGTTCTGCCTTCCTCTTCGCTCATCTGGAATAATCTTTCAAGCACAGATAGAGGAGTCCTGTTCCACTGTGGCGGACGGAACTCAAGATGCCCCTGCGGGTTGCAGAAGAATTCAAAGTTAATGAACTTGGTTGCATGTTGGCACTTCTCAAGAATTGAGATGAAGTTGCCATCGAAGATTCTGTAATTTGAATCTCTGAGTTTCAGGATGTAAGCTCTGATGTCTGTGTTCTCTTCGTACTGATCCGATACAATGAAAAGGTTGTCGTCACGGTTAAGCCTTACGTCTTCAATTCTTCTTCTTGCACCAACAATCATCATCGCTCTGGTGATATTATAATCCGCAGAGAAGTTACCAGTCAGTGGCAACACACGATTCCTTCCAAGAAGGTTGAAATTGGATGTTAGAAGATCCGCTGTATCAAGTGTAGTAGAGTTTGCAATTTTGATTTGTTCTTGAATACCCAACTGCACAGCCTGAAGTTCTTCGTTCATTGTCCTGATAAAAACAGCGTTACCTTCAGAGTCAGAAGTTCTAAGTCTTCCAATTAGTGTGGAGAGTTCGATCTTCCTCTGCCTAAGGAGCTTAATTTTTTCATTGAGTTCTCCTCTAATAAGGTTAGACGTAGCTGTCTCCTCAAGAGAGCTTTGACTCAAGGTAATCATTCTGTATGGTCGGAAGCCACCGATTCGAATGTTCTGCCTTTTAATGACATCGATAACTGAAGTTAATGGATCGGTCGGGGACAGTGAAGACGCAGACGTAGCTTTGCTGATGTTATGAGCTTGATATGCTTGCTCCATAAAGGACTCTACATTGTATGGTTGCCCAACAATGAGCAAGCTGAGCACGTTTGCAACATCAAGATTGTTAAGCACATCTTCTGCTACAGACAGGCCATATGTCTGATTCAACATTTTAAGGGTGATATCTTTTTCATTCAAAGGATCTCTAAGTAGTGCTCCTGCGGTAGCTGTGATAATGCCGGTCTTCCATCTATATACAAAGCCATTAGCGTGCTGCATAATCTTAGTTCCAGATGCAGAACCGGTCTGGTTATATTGCCCTTGCAGCAGGTTAGTCTCTGTGGCATACTGCCCATTGAAGATGCCTGAATCATAAGCCAATAGCCCAGAGTTTAGAAGCTCAACGTTTTCATCAATAAGCTTAGGCCCCTCTCCAACAAGAGGAATTCCTAATGCGTCTGTCCTAATCTCATATGGAGTTAATGGATCTTCGAGGATTCCCTGCGGATCCTGTAGAGCAGGCTCAATCATAAAGCGTGACCAGTCAAGCCACTTCATGTTGTCTTCGCATTCCAAGCTGAGAGACCAGAATCCACTGGAGAATGAGCGAGAGGTTTTAAGAACAACTCCACCATATACCTGCTGCATAGCTAAAGAGTTCTCTTGAAGAGAACGAATCTTTTTGTAATCCTCAAAGCTAATCTTCTTATCGGTGTAGAGGTACCTCTCCGCCTCAAGAATCGTTTCATCGATAGCAAGCAAATCTTCATTAAAGAGGTGCCCATCATCATAATCCTGAAGAGTTTTATTTCCTCTAATGAATACGCTGATAGCATCGCCAGCATTGATGAATGGTTTGCCCATGTAATTATATCTTAACTGATTTCTAATGTAGTCTGTGTCGATGCCAGTATCCAGCGGACCTCCGGCTATTTCAAACGCAGCACCCACAACACTTTTGGCATCAAAAGTTGCTAAATCAATCGTACCCATTCCGATCTCATTGATGATTCCAAGGGTACCATAGAGCGCCTCTTCAATCGCAAGTTCAATCTCTGATTCGGTTATGTGTGTGATCCTATATGGGTCTTCCATATAAACAGAAGCACTCGATGGTGATGCATTAAGGTCACAGGAGGTGGAGAAGTTGGTGAATGTGCCAAGTTCCATTGATCCAGTTCCCGGCCCGGTGCCAAAATTCTCAATATTGTCAGGGTCTACAATCCAAGTCGTAAATGGAAGTGAAGACTGGAAGGCTCCTCGCTTTGCGATCTTAAGGATATCATCTCTAACGTCGTTATATTCCTTAGCAGGAAACGAGTTGGTGAGGGCATTCTGAAATAGGGTTGCTGCTTCGAAATTCGTGATGAAAGCATTAGGGTCTGTGGTCTCAAAGAACTTGGCAGTGCTGAGGATGTCTGAGAAAATCTCAAGAGGGACCTCGTGATCTGTGGCGAAAACTTGTTCAAATTTTGTCAATGCTTCATAGGCTCTAATCTGAGCACACTTATATGCAAAGAGAGCTTTGACTGTGCGGAGATACATTTTCTCTGTTCTGTCAAGCCACTGCAAATCATTAAGGTGTTTGAAGTTCGAGAACTCTTTCTTCTTTATAATGATAGATGCCTGAGGCTCTTGCACTACGATGTTTCTTGATGCAGGTTGTGTCGCGGTTACGGCAGACTCACCGAGATCAATACGCAAACCTCGACCCACTACTGGATACTTTCCAGATAGGGCTCCCGTTAGAATATTCTCGATGCTTTTGTTTAATGATAAGTTGAAACTCATTTAGTACTGTCCGATCTGTTGATCGGTACTGCGTTTACTTCGGGAACAATTTCATCTGAAACAAATTCGTTAAGCGAATCTTTTTCGCTTCTAAGGTCTGGGTTAGTTAGACTTTGCTGAGTTGCTCTTGTTTGAAAAGAAAGTTCTTCGACAGCAGCACCTTGTGATGGTGGTGATGCAGGCACAGGTTTACCAGCAATATCTCTGGGACTTCTGTGCCATGGCATATAGTTCTTTCTTGTACCCCACCTACGTGTGATGACAAAGCTGAACTGATAGTTTATTATACCAGGAGACTGAGCATTCTCTGTAATAGAAAAGTTTTCGAAGTAACCTCTATACCTTTCTCCACCAAAGTAAAGGTCAATAGATGTAGCAAATGCTGCCGCTGTTGGGGTTAAGTATATCTTTTCGATTGAAGGATCCTCTGTCGAATAAGAGTTGCTTACTGCATCGATAACAGAGTTGAATCCATCAACAACTTGAGACACCGCTCCACCAGTTAATTGGTCAATGAGATTGTAAGCTGTATCCGGAGATGCTTCTGCATTGGCTGATGCAGCGACTGCGGCTATCTGAGCCTCCTTAATCCGCTCCAGTATAATTCCATTCATTTGAATTTGCTCGTGCCTATATACGTCTCTTAACAAATAAGCAGCCTCGATACCGCCTGATCCAGTTGTGCCACTGACACTCATGGTGGACAAGTCCTCTCCCCAATACTGAACAGAAAAGCCACCTTTCGTTAGTGTCTTCTGAATCAGCTTTGTATCCTGAATCTGAATGTTCTCAGGGTTTACATAGAATGGTATAACTGCTCGTGCTGAGACGTTGAATGAACTAAGGCTATCCAAATCCACCGGCACGATAAATCGCATTACATTTCTTTTTGCCATTGTATCCCCTTAGTTTGCTTTGGCGCCAGCGGTTCCTGGGCCTGTACTTGGTGATGCATCTACGGTCGCAGTGTTTCCTCCGACCAAACTCATAAATTGTCTAACCGCAGAATTGGTCAGAATATTATCTTGAATCATTGCATCAATATTCGACATCATTTCATCATACTTGGAGATTCCACCTAAAGGATTTTCCTTTCCATCTTTTGGATCATCAGATGTTCCGAAGGCTTCTCCGAAAATAGAACTGATATGATCCTTAAGGGAATTGTCCCCATTCCTTGCAGCTTTGATTGAATCTTCAGCAGCAGATCTATGCTCACCCATAACCTCTTGCAATTTATCAAGGCCCCCGCGCATACCGTCATTCATCTCTGAAAGGGCAGCTTCGCCCAGCGTCTCTCTTCCAATAAAGAAAAGAGCTTCGTTAGTGGACATAGCCTCTGAGAGTAAACCGGATAGGAAGGCGTTTGCCTTTTCCTGTAGATCCATTGTCTCATCATTCTTAGTGATCATATCTGTTAGGTCTTCGCCAAGACTTTGTGCAAGGTCTGAGTTTCCAGACTCGGTTGCCTTGCCCATTCTATCAAGAAGGTCTAATGTTCTGATTGCTGTTTGGTCATCTAAGTTGTACATCTGCTGCAACATTCTCTGCTGAGTATAGAACTGAGCTTCGAGTGCAGGATTAGATGCAGCCTCTTGGACCGTAGTGATATCTCCACCAGCAAATGAGGCAATCGTATCCCTCAGTGCTGTCGCCATTTCTCCACCGAGTTTGGCTTGTGCTTGCGGGTCACCTTCAGCTTCAAGTAACTGAGCTTGGAATTGAATGCCTGCGCCCAATGCTCCACCACCCATCATGCTTCCGAGATTTCCTCTTTGAGCAGTCACATACATGGTTGAGTAATCGGTAGCTAATGCTCCTAATGAGTTTGAAAGAGTTGCTGCAAGCTCAGTTGCATTTTCAATACCGAGCCCCATGTCGCTAATCGTATCACCAAAGCTCTTTACCAGTGGTCGGCCGAAGTCTGCTGCGAGTCCAATCTTAGAAAATGTATTTCCAAGGTTCGAAAGTGCATCGGAGATTGATTTGACAGAGAGACCTGTTGCTTCCGCTGTATCCTTGAACCCAGCCAACTGTTCCATTGCTTCTTGCGATTCAAGACCCTGTCGAATCATAGCCTGAGAAAGTGTTTGGAAATAGTCTGCCGTCTCAAGACCAGAAGCTCCAGCCTGTAGTGTTGCTGCGGTTAAAAGATCCATTTTTCCAGCAGAAGAAATGATTGAATCTCCAAATCTATCAAGGCTTACCCTGTTACCGGCAAGAGCCTTGGCAGTCTCGACAAGGTTTTCCTCCTTGAGCCAACCAAAATCAGCACCAATAATTGATGCTGCGACCATCTTAATGTTTTGACCGTACCTACGAGCCTCATCAAAAGTTTTGCCGAATTGAGTACCTACATCATAGATGTCGCCATAGAGAGCTCTGTGTCCAGCACTCAGAGCGTCTAAGGCTCCCATCCCTTGATAATATGTATCCATAAGGGCAGTGACACTTTTAGCAAGAGCATCCATAGCATTACTGCCGTAACCAATTACACCACCAAGAAGCTCAAGCCCAGGCACGCCATTAGTAATTCCCTGAATTGCGGTTCCAACAGAGGCAAACCCATCGACCATTGAGTTTGCAGCACCGAGCATAAGTTCGAACTGCCTACCACCAGTAACCATAGACTCTGTCAGTTGTGTTATTGCATCTTCGGTGCGACCGGCAGCAGCAGCTACCCCTTCGAACCCCGCTCTTGTTCCGTCAATACTCATTTAGAATCAAATCCTTGTTTTTTTAGCCAACTCATCTAAGTCAATCGGAGCCTTAACTCTTCTGACTTTAGCGGGCCTCATACTTTCTACATCATTATCAGTTAAATTAGCATTTTCTCTGATCTTCTGTAGAGCCTTAAGTAATGGATTCTCCTTGTAGTCGCCACTCTCAACAGCATCCTTAAGTTCTTCATCAAGGTGTGGGTTCTCTTTTCTTTCTCTGTAGTCTCTGACTTTGCGCACACCATCAGCATTCGTAAAGGATGCGAGGTATTCGACCAAGTCAAGTTGTCCCTTAAATGTCTCTTCTTCTTCCGCAGCTATCATGTGAGCATACCAGCGCCACTGAGCCCCATTAATATTTTCGAACACAGGATCGTCAACAGTGCATTGCCACATCTTGCATAGTTTAAAGCGGAGCCTGCTTACGGACTCCTGCGTTATTTTTTTAGTTTGTCCTCACCTTCGGGATCATCGGAAAATATCCCTTCAGACCCGGAGTTTAACTTCTCATATTCAAGGAACAGTTTGTTGACAAGTATTGATTGCCATGTGTCAACATAAAGAAGGCAGTTCTCGTAATCTGTATACTCCCTGTCTTCGCCCCCTTCATAGATATCTTTCAATGGGACATCGTTGATACTCTGTATGGACATAGCCAACGTGCATGCCTGAACATAAGATGCCATTTCTTTTCCACGGCTCGCAAGCTCTCTGATCACAACTCTTTTCTCAGAGTTTGTCAGTGTGGCAATTTTAAACTTATATCCGCCAATCTCAACTTCGGCAGTATTCCTTCCCAAGAAGACCAAATCTTTCAGGTCCATCAATTCTCTTGGCTTGAAATCCTTTAGAGGTTTATTACCTACAGACTCGGAGTCCATAAGCTCTTGCATCTTGGCGGTAGCACCAGTAAGGTTAGCGGGAGCTAACTCCTCTTCTTCGGGTGCTTCATCTTTGGCTCCACGCCCTCTTCTTCTGCCGCCAGCCATAGGGTGGTCAGACCCAACTTTTTTACTCATCACAACTCCTTATGCATAAGATAGTTCAGTTTACATTTTACCATTAAGACAGATAAAAAACGATACCAATTAAGGTATCGCTTTTTAAACTGAATTAGTTATTGATTGTATTTAGAAGGATGCGGAGATTAGACCTGGGAAGTCGAGAGAACCTCTTCTGGAACCAGAGTCAGCCGCAAGCTCAATGTCATCAAACTGTGTACCGGCAAGCTGCCTACCGCCACCTACACCCTGACTGAGCGCAACTGCTTCTCCGCCTCTGAGTGTATGAATTGTTTCTACAGCGACACGGCAGTTCTCAGTAATGATATATTGCTCAGCCCTGTATGGCTTGCTCAATGATTCAAACCAACAATTAACGAATGTTGTGATAGTAGCATCGTTACCGGTTCCGCTGAACTGATCGATTACTACAATGTCGAATGGGATCCTCTGAGCCTGAATATTCTGGAAGCCTCTTGAAAAGGACTCCGTAATGCTCAAGCCATCATAAACGATTCTTTCGATCTGAAGTGTGATTTCAGTTTTGGCATTCGGGACGATCTCGATTGTGCCATCGAAACCAACTTCGCCTACGCGGACAGTCTGTCTGTTCTGCTCAATCTGTAAAGACTGTACCGCACCTACAGGTTCATTGTTAACCATGATCACTATCTGAGTTGATAGTGAGGTATGTACGGTGCTGTCAAGAATGCTACCTGATTTTGGATATGTAGCCATTTATATTCTCCTTAGCTAACGCCAACTTCGATGTCGATGAAGACGAAGTTGATTGGGAAGACCGGAGCAAATCTGAGGAACACGTTCCACTGCCTTGGGTCAACCTTATCTCTTTCTACTCTGACATTCTCGAAGCTGCTGATAAGTCCTTGTGTTGCAAGTGCGCTAAGCAAACCTACAACCCTGGAAGTTATAACACCCTGTGTGTTTACGTCCTCAACCGTACCAATGAAACTCTGGAGACCTTGTCTCAGAACTTCCTTTACTCTGTCTCTAATAAAGATTATGGAAATTTCCTCATCTTCAATAAATCCGGACTGACTTGTGGTTCTTCCATTGATCACTTTTCCGCCGCCTGTGATAGGCTGCAAAATAGTTGCTCCGACACCACCAAGTTGATTCATGGTGAGTGGCTTAAGCTTCTTATCTCTAAGGATAGAGAATCCTGAAAGTTCTTTGTTAGTCAAAGGAATCGCGACGTTCTGCTGTGAAGAGAACCAACCGGCTGCTGCTGCACCAATGTAGAATCCATCGATGTAGGTATTTGTTCCTGCAACATTTCTGACAATCCTGTCAGGCCAGAAGTACATAGCTCTTTTAGTCGTGAAGTTATCGCTTAACTTGTAGTTCACCAAGTCTTCGGTGTTTCCATCAAGAACCTCTTCGGCGTCGTCGCCCTGGATTCCTTCAAGAACTCCGATGTCCTCGACTGCAACTTCTTCGTTACCAATCAATGCGTCAGCAGTAACACCCTGCATCGCACCAATGAGAGCAACTCTTTCTTTCTGAATCGCGATAGAAGACATTGTCTCTACGTGATTTACTGTGGCTCTGAAGATTCCACTCTTATTCTGTGTTGGAACAGGAACAACAATCTGGCAATCAATTGCTTCGAGAGACTCAAGAGCCTCGAACCAGTTGACATCGTAGAAGTCTGCATCGAGTTCATCGATGTAAGAGATCCTAAGACCGTCGCCATCCTGTAGGGTTCCACTATCTACAAGGTCCTTGTGTAGCATCAGTGCTGCGCTGGTATTGGTTGTGTCACTTTCGTCCTTGATAAAGAACTGAATGTCATAACCGTTAGCGATAATTGCTGTTTCGTCATCATCGTTACCAAGAACATCAACTGTGTTGTCGTCCTCGATTGACTTAACGATAAGCTCTACGCCTGTGCTTGTGTTTCCAAAGAGATATGTGCTGATGTCGTCTGCGGTTGTGTAAACAACTCCGTCAACATCTTCAACTGCCTGGACAACAATGATTGCACCTACATGCTCGGCATCAAAATCTACCTCATCAGTAGAGAATGTTCCGTCTGCGGAGGTTAGAGCGCCGTCATAACCTTGTGCGATAATCTCTGTATCAGTGTTAACAACTGTGTAAGAGAAAGTATAGTCAGAACTTGTAATGAAAGTGTTCTGTCCTACTGAACTATCAAACTGTGAGTTGTAGAAGGAAACTTTGTTCGGGAAAATCTGAGTCTCTTCGTCGTCTCTGACCACGAAGATGTTAACCTGAGTGTCACCATCTGGTTTCGCATTCTTCAATCCCTCAAGAGGTCTTGGGATGATGAACTTAAGATCGTCAATCTCGCAGTCATCTGCATTTCCACCGCAAGCGTTAAATCCACCGTCGCCGTTACTATCCCTTTCCTCTACAAGAGTCTGGGATGTTCTCGCAGGCAATGCCGGTGCAGCTTGAACTGCCCAGACGCCTGGAGCACCGTTCTCAAATGCCATTTGTGCGGCAAGAGACACTGTGTTAGTTAAGCTTGGTGTTCCATGCTTGGCTACCAATTCGTTTGCACTGGTGAAGAACTCAGGATCGTTCAGATCGAGAGTAGATACATATCTTGCTTCAAGTTCATCACCTGCTGCAAGAACCCTTGAGTCTACATCGATAAAGAATTTATCTCCGACTGCATAAGGTACTGTTCCTTCATCAATAGCGAACAATAGGATTCCATTGTCCTGAAGAAGATGCCATGTTAGACCTGTTTCTGCAAGTCCATCTGCGTCATCATCAGCCATCGCTGGGAAGCCTGCCGTTAGGTCTCCAAATTGTGCCACCCTTATTCTTCTCGAAGAGGTGATCGAGGTAATCTCGTATTTGCCAACGGAATCTCCACTGCAAATCATAAGAACCTTTCCAATATCGGATGCGGCAAACTCACCTGCGGTAGCTGGGGCTCCAGTTACGCCATTGTGAGCTACAGAGTCGTCATCAATAAAGAGATCATTTGCTCTAATCTCCCAATCGATACCAAGGGCACCAGTCGAAAGAGAGTCTGTTTCAAGTGTGAGGGTTGTGATTCCTGTGCTTGTATCGTATTCAATCTCATCGATTTCGATTCCAATGTAACCGTCGATGCAGAGACTATCACCTGGAAGCGCCTGACCCTGAGTTACCAAGTCGCCAAGGAATTCGAAGGTATCAGTTGTTCCAGTAGAATCATCACCGGCATTGAGCACGGCAGAACCAACTTCAAAGTCGGAGCTATCAGCTACGATGAATGAGTCAGCACAAATGTCGTCAGTTCCGGAAACAGCGCCTGCTGTACCGGTTTTGTAATCACTGTCGAACAGGATTGCGCCACCACTCTCGTCTCTTAATTGACCAGAAAGGGAGCCTGTTAATGTGAACTTAGCTTTGCCCGGTACCGGGTCGCCATTTGAATCTCTAATGACGCTTACGCATCTTACAGTCCATCTTTCGGCAGGAGCGGAATCGTCAACAACTGATACTAAATCAAAAGTACCGCAGGTGCCATCGATGATAACTCCTGTACCTGTGCTGAGAGAGCTTGCTGAGTAGCTCTTTCCGTCCTGATCCCCAATAGATGCACCTTGTAACTCAAGGCAACCGGTGTCTGGGTCAACTCTATAGTCAAATTCTTTGCTGAAACCGTTAGCATCGATTTCATCTTCGGTACCATATAGTAAGGTACCATTAAGGCGTAACTCTGTACGACCGCTAACTACAGTTTCAACTCCAAGCTCGAAGAATTTACCTTCTCCTGAACCTGTAGGGCTGCAATCAGAACTACCATCAGCACCACCGCCAACGGCAGATGCTACTATGATTTCTTCTTTAAGACCCTCACCGACGATGCAGGGTAACCTTAGACCTCCAGGGATAGATACACCTCTGGATACAACTCTATCCCTTGCAATCACTTTAGGGGTTTGATATCCGCTTTGACCTGGAAAATTAGGCATTGATTAATTCCTCCGAAATATTCGATCAGACTGATTCATTTGAATTCTTTTATATTAGTAGGTTAAATTATATCTCTATCGAGACTATTTCCAGAACATCATCAAACATAAGTTGCTGCGCATCTTCTGCTGTTGCGTTCGGTGGAATTGGAGTCCTTGTCGAATCGAAATAAAATACTATCTTCTCGATTACATTGTCCAGTGGAATTTCAGCTCTCCATTCAGTCAGAGTTTTTAATGTAACCGTATGACTGTACACATAGTCATTAGCATATGGCTCAGCGTTTTCGGCGGAAATTGATGTGCCCTGAATAAATAATCCATTGGCACGAAGATCGTTCCACGATACATACTGAAGCTCAGTCGATACAATTTCTGTAAGCTCTTCAAGCTCTGTATGGCTTTCTGAGTATATGGTTACGTCGAAGCTCATATCCCACAGTCCGGCATATACCCTATGTGTAGGAGTCTTTATCTCGACCAATTTCCCATAATCATTTTCTACAACATCCTTTCGATACTTGAAGGTTGCGTTTTGGTTCATAGACAGAGCCTTGTAGGATCCGCCACCCGTCTTCACCGTGATTGCAGGATAGAATTTTACATCATATCTGTATACATCAGAGATGACAATCTTAGTGGTATCTTCACTATCAATATCTCCACCTGTCATGTCAGGAGTCAATGGAAAACCAAATTCATCCGTCCTGTAGGTGTAGATATTGTCCTGCTTAAATCTTCTTCTGAGCACGTCAATAAGCAAATTCTTTGGCTGAACAATGCATACCTGTTGTATGATATAGTTATCGCTAAAGAAATTTGAGTATACCCTATGATCTCCATTTAAACCTGTTCCGGGTAAATTTTGAAGATCATTTGCCATGTGCTGTCTACCTGCTATTCTTTAATGAATCGTTTCAGTTCAGACTTTATTGCCTGATAACTTTCGTCTTCACCTATAGTAGAGTTATTAATAACCATATTCCTCGATACCATAAGTTCAACTGAGATAAGATCATCTTCTACTTTTCCACTATGTGAGTCAGGTTTAGTAGTTATCTCTACCGTGTCCCTATCCACCATAACCTTCACCTCTTCAAACCCCAAATCACTATCAATATGATTTACAAGATTTTTAATCAAATCCCCGAACTCTTCTCCACGTCTATTCCGTGGTAAATTAAATCTCAATACCAGCATATTATTTCACCTCATATTCAGTAATGCTTTTGTCAAGCTCGATTGTGATATTAATCGGCTTAAATTTCTTGTGTGTATACTGCACACCATATCTGCCTTCCGGCAATCTGACCTCCCAATACCCCTTGGAGTCTGTCTTCCTCGTCTTGATAACCTCGTTCTGCTCGTTGAACACCGCCACTTGTACGTCCGGAATGGGCTTCCTACCCTTTGACATAATCTTGCCAAAGGTTCTAATAGGTCCGGTCACATATTTATCAGAACGCTTACCAGTCCTTATTATATTCGGTTCCTCAGGTTTCTGAGATTTCAATGCTGCCTTAGGTTTTGCTGCGGGAGCAGGAGCCAAAGTCAGGTTGTTCACGGTCTTTTGAAGCTTTACAACTTTATTGTTCAACAGTTTGATGTTTCCGTCAAGAATGTCTAACTTCTTGTCCAGCTTCTCAACGAGACTTTTCATCTCATAGATAACATCAACAGCAGATTGCTCTCGTGTCTTCTCACTCATTCGATCTCCTATCAATCGGAGACTGCGTTTCCAGTCTCTACGAATCTTGTGGAAGTCGGTGTTGATGGAACCTCTAAGATAGTCACTGACGTGTTACCTACGTTCGGAGATAAGTCTTGTCCAATGTTTCCAACAACTACGACATCCTTAAATGTTGATGATGAAGACTCTGTGAAGTAAATTGCTCCATTGCCAAGTCCCATCTTGTTTAAATAATTTCCTCTGAAAATTAAGTTACCCATATTCAAGCTTGAATCCGGAGAACCTGTTGTCGGATCTTGTTGACCCATGTATACCGCATACTCTCCAATCTTTGAAGCATCAGCTACGGAACCATCCATTGTGTCTGGTCCTTCGAAGTTAATATTCTCAACTCTGAATGCTGCATCTGGAGACGCATCAAGGTCCTGAGCAATTGCAATTACAATTCCTACATTAGTTAAACCATTAGATTCATATGTGAAATCTCTAAACGTTACTCCACTTTCAATCCTACTTGAAGCTGTCTCCGCATCAGTTCCTACCAAGAAAAGGGCGCGGCTCATAAAGATGTCGCTTCCGCTCGGTACTTTTCCATTTCCAAGAGTGCTTCCTGATACCTTTCTAAGAACAGTAGATGGCCCACTACCTTCGATAAGAAGATCGTAGTCAATCACTATCTGAGATGAGAACTCAAACTCTCCTGGCCCGATTAAAATCTTCGGTGTTCCAAGGGTGTTGAAGACTCCAGTGAATCTTCTAAGATAATCAACCGCATCATTCAGGGTCGTGAAGTGTCCGTGATCCTGCTCAGAAGATACGACAATGTGGTTCGCCATCTTGTAATCAAGTCTGCTGACAAAGAACCTCAAATCAATTAGGGAGTCATCTGATGAATCCACATACCCTAAGTGAGCTACGTTCCTTGTGTGGAATGGAGATACGTTTGAAAGTCCAGCAGCAGTATCTGCACCACCCGGATTCCCAATTTCCTCTCCAGCAATTATGCATCCTCTATCATCAAGAGCGACATAGAATGAGTCTGTAAAGTCTACCCTGAACCCAAGAACTCCTGGGTACTCGTATCTGATACCATTAACTACCGCTACTCCGGCTGATACATCGAACGTGTAATATGTGCCACCATCGGTCACTGCGCTCACACCCAATCCTGATATGATACCGGAAGCTCTTAATTCGTTTCTTGGGCCTTCGATATACTTTTCAAGCATAGGCTCTGCGACGATGGTGTCATCCATTGTTCCGCTGATTCTCTTGTCTCTAAGTACTGGCACACCTACATCAGAAGAAGTTCCTAAGATAATGCCGAGAGATGTTCCAAACAGTCCTCTGCTGAGTCTGTAGTTATGATCGGCTACTTCATCAAAGCCGTAGAGATCTACTGAGATTGGAGAAGATGGATTTCCTGTAGCATTTACCTCAAGCAAAATGTATTCTAATGTGTCCGAAGAACGAATCTTGTAAGTTCCTGTTGCTCCAACGAATAATGATTCTCCAACCTGAGAGTCTGGACCTGTCACATATGCATAACCATCGGTTCCTACTGCAACCTCTCCAGTCTCTCCGCCAATAATAAACCCTCTTGATATATCCGCAACTGCCGCAGTGAATGAACCTGAACTCAATGCACCACCAACTTCCATTCTCTTTTTGTAATTGACATCTTTTTCCTGATCCATGAAGACATCGAAAAGGATTGAGCCATTTGCAGATACTGATTCTGTAAATGTAAGTTCATTAATGACTGCGGCATTTCTGATGATATAAACAGCAGACGTATCTCCCATTGCACCATCGAATGTGCCGTCATCATAATCTACGGTAACCGTGTCTCCATTAACTTCTCTAACCCTGTAAGCCCCATCATCAGTTGAGTCTTCAGAATTTGTGACAACAAGTGTGTCTCCATCCCTTACCCCGAGAGCCTCAAAGGTTCCTGAGAATAATCCAACGTTAGATGAACCCCGAACAAGCTCTGCGTCAGTGCTGTCAAGAATAATGATTTTTCCGAAATTAGATAGAAGGTGTCCATTGATATGAACGTTGTTACCTGTTGCGCCCTGATACTCTGTATCTAAAACGTCTGTAAAGCCAAGCTCTGCTGAGGCGTCAGTAGTTGATGCTGCTGACACCATTAAGGTCCTATTCTTTACATCTCCTGCGAAGTTAGGAACCATATGTGTTAAGGCAAGTTCATAACAAGCACCAACCTTTGCCTTGAATGCCAAGACAGGGAGGTGTTGATCTACGAATTGCTCATTAATTCTATTCACGATTGTGTCAAATGTCTGAATCGTTTCGTCGCTATGGTAAGCTTCAATTGTTAAAGCACTTCCGTCATCTATAGTTAGATCAAAAGAAGATACATCTGATGTAATTAGTCCAGGGATGATTCCTGATGTTATAATGGTTGCTGCGTCAGGATTTGCAACGACAACATCAGGAGTATTAGATCTGTTGTTTCTTGGTCTGACTACAGAATTTAAACCATTTCGATTGTAAGCTCCATAGATAGGCTTACTAATCGTAATTGAAATGCCGCTTTCTGGGTCGCCAAATGGGCCACCATATACATCTATTGAGGATACGCTATCTCCGGACAATGTCACGGATGCAATCTGGTATTCCTTATTATCGGCCTCTGTCGTAGAGTTAGAAAGTGTAAGGATATCAAATTCACTTACGGCCTCTTCTGGCTCTATCGGCGAGGTCAGGGCAAAAGTGGTCCTTGAGGCCCCACCTGCCTGGGTATATGTTACGGAAGACGATTCTAAAAGTAGTTTTCCAAGACTGTTCTCCGCAAACCCATCGGTTGAAGAACCAGATCTGACCCTGCCATTTGAACTTAAGTTCAAAGCAGAATTTCTGATTCCTGCGGACTGCAAGCCAGCAAGATCTACCATAGCAGTTTGCAGGTCATCTCCGAAAATTACATCGCTGACATCATCCTTATCGAAATATATCTGTTCTGCACGATGAGATGTATTCGTTTCGGAAATGTTATCACCGGTGTAGTTGATGTGTGCATTGTAGATTTTCTCAAACGCTTCCTGAGCCGTACCATCTTCCAAGGCAAGGGTAGCTACAGAGCTTTCCTGAACGATATCTGACTCCACTGTGATAGCCAAAGCGGTATGTCGATTTTTTGCATCAGGATGAATGTGAACAGAGAACTCAGAGTTAAGCTGTTCTAACTGTTGAATTAAAGCATCAAGTTGATTTCCAAGAATGGATACCTCTGCCTGAAGTAATTTAGTTGGAAAATCAAGTTTAAGCTTAGACTCCCTAATCGCTGCGACCTTAGAAACATCTGCATCAGATATTGGTCCCGCCAATACGTTAGCCTGAGTTAAGGCATCCTTCTTGATATTTCCATTGCCATCCAGAGTCTTTGATACTCTTGTAGCAACGGTGTTACCAGTTGAACCCTGAGGGTTAATACCGAGGGTTCTCTCAATTTGAATGATAGCACGAATCATGCTATTAATAACTTCGGAGTTAAGCTCCGTGATGTTATCTCTAACCAACGGAAGCTCTACCGATGTGTCTATTTTATCTGGGTAATTAGATTTTGGCATTATGACAATCCAAGGGTTTCTTCAAGGTTACTGACATCGTAAACAATCTTGATCCAATATACTTCTTCTGTGCTCGCCTGATCATGTAGGATTTCTAACCAGTAAAGATTATCGTCAGAGTTGACGGCTAAATTAATATCTGTGAATGAGGCAATAACTGGCTTATTACCGCTCCCCTGTTCTGTTGAGGTTACGGTTGATGATCCCCATACTGATGCTGTACCACTTGAATCCAGAGCTTGCGTATGGATCTCGGCAGTCCAATCATATTGAGTTGCCGACGTGGTACCTCTACTTACACCGATTATAATATCCTCAATGGTAACTCCACTTGGAGGGAAAATTCTTACATAGGCAGAGTCGCCGGTAGGAATATCCATTCTCCACCATAAACCATTTGATACATTGAAAACGTAACTATAAGTTACATTGTTCGTAGCATAGCTTGCGGGTCCTCCGGTAGCATTCACTGCATGCTCAAAGGTAATTACCTGTGTAAAAGTCTTTGTGGCATCGTAAGTGTATGTCGGAGACTCAACTGAAGTCTCCGTTACAATAGCTCCCTTTACATCCAGCTCAGCACCAACGTGAACGTCTCTGCTGAATCTTTCGCCCCAACGATCTCCGCCCTTGGCATCAATCATGTCAGGTCCATTTCCACTCGCCAAAGTGTTTTGGTTAGAGAAGTGCTGATTTCCGACAAAGCAGATGTTGTGTTCCTCTTCTCTGTCAGCAGAGTCTAAGGAGAATATATCACCCTTAGTCATACCGTCATCAAATTCTCCATACATTGAGCATCCCATCACAGTAATGTTGTTCATTCTGGTTGGGAAGGAGGCTCCAAAATCTCCAGTCCTAATAAATCCTCTGAGGAATTTGCACTTAGAAATTGTAAGGTTGCCCTTCTCATTGGAGGTATCACTTTCTTCTCCGAAAAGAATCGCCGTCTTTGTAACATCAATATCGATATCACCATCAGTATCATCACCAAGATCGAAAATGCAGCTTTCAATGTCTACACCATAGAACTGAGCGTCACCACTTGTTGGATCATAGATGTTGTAGTCTAATAAGCCAATGGATGATTGTTCAAATCGAATATCTTTAATTGATGTGAACCCGCTGGTCGGAGCAGTGATCGGCTTTGTTGTCTGAGCAAAAGCACTTCCAACAAAAACAAAGGGACCTCTTCCAATCAAGGTTCCGTCTGAAAACTCAAAACTATCTCTGAGTTTGAAGATCGTAGAATCGCCCTCTCCAGTAATTGTTACAGGAAAGTCTACCAAAAGCCCATTCTCATACAGTGCATCGTAATAATCTTTTCTGGTAGAACCTACGTCGCCATCAAAGTTGATGACCCAATTAATATAACTAACACCAGTTACTGAGGCGTAATCATGAGTGGTAGTAATGTCATAGGTGCCAGACTTGAAGTGAACAGATGGAGTTCCTGCCTTCGGGAAAATCTGAGAAAATCTTCTTGTGTAATCTAAAGCTTTTCTAAGATCGGTGAAGTGTCCCATACCGGGCTGGTTACTTACGATGACCGCATTAAGCACCTTGAGATCAAGGTCTGTAATGAAGAGTCTCATATCATAAGCGTAAGTGGTAGAACTGCTATACTCAAGGGTGTAAAGAGATACAACATCACTGTCACTGGCAGGAGATGTACAAGCTGGAGCACTCAATGCTGCTTCAAAGCAAATATTTCCGTCTGTGTTTGCGAAGATGAAAATCTTATCGTAAGTTCCTGAGTCAAGATCTGTGATATATGAACCGCCAGGGTAATCATATCTTAAGCCGCCAACATAGAATACACCAGCAGATAGGGTAAATTGATATTTACCATCGTCTAATCCGACTCCACTAATCTCTACATTCTTAACCACACCATTGCTTCTCAATTCATCAAGTGGCCTTTCGATTAATGCATACTTCGCTGATGTAGCGATATCATCAACACCAAGACCACCCTTTTCAAGAATGGAGGTAATTCTTCCTGTTCCTTCAGGTCCACCGATTACTCGGCCAGAGAAGCTACCGAAAGGTACTCTTGCGATATGAAGGTTGGAATGTGTATCAAGTTGTTTAAAGGTATACACAGAAGTTGAGATTGTAGAATTAGTATCAATCCAAGTGTAAACCTCATCCGCATCGTCTATCAGCAATGTGAACTCAACACTGTAAGTTCCAGAACATACTTTGATATAGTTATCCTTACCAAGTACGTGAAGCGCATCACCGCCATCCAAAGAAACGTCCACACCTGTTCCGCTATCATTCTTCTCAATACTGAGAGTAATGGTTTGGCCGTCAAGCTCTCCAGAGTAATCTACAATTTCGAATAAAGCATTTGTGCCGTTCAGAGTTGTAGCGTACTCAATTGCTGTTTGACCAAAGATGCTTCTGTTTTCGTCCATAAAGACATCAACAAGAGCACAGGAAAAGGAACCGCTTACTTCTTTGAAAGTAATGGATTCGATATTTAAAGTGTTGCTATAAACAAGGAACCTAAGGTCCTCACCACTTGATGACGTAAAGCCTGACGGAAGTTGTCCGTTGTCAAGTGTTAGCTCGGTTGCATTAACAGCTTCAATTACAAATGCACCATTATCGTTGGCCTCTTCTGACCCAGAGATTAGAAGAACATCTCCCTCCCTAATTCCAATCTCCTCGAAATCAGTTGAGCCTTCTCCGACGCTTACTGTTCTGAGGCCAGCAAAGAACACAAGATCTGTCGTATCAAGCTTTTCAACAAGTCCATTATAGTCTTTGCCCTTTATGGAAAAGGGCGAACCATAAACCGCAACAACTTTAACATCCTCAATGTGGCTAAATCCAAGAGCGGTGATTCCGTCATCACTTCCTTGACTTAACTTGAGGCTTCTAAAGTTATCCGATTCGTCTGGATAAATATGAGCAATTACGAGTTCTGAACCTCCTGCTTCTTGGTCTAAACGATAAGCTGTCAAAGGAATCTTGTCCTCTGCTGCTTTCTCATTAAACTTCACAATGAGTGAATCAATAGATTGTCTGGTTTTTGTAGAATCATGCAGTTCGAAATCATAAGTATCTGTTTCGTCAACCTCGATTGATAACGTATTTGAGGATGCTGTGATCTCTGCTGGGCGAATGTATCTTGAGATAACTCTGACCGCATTTGGATCGCAGACCTGCAACACCTTTGCGGATGTTAAATCTGCGGACTGCCTTGCGGTAACCAATAGCCCTGCCTGATTTGTTTTTCTTCTAAATGCTTTCCTTACTGTTCCTACGACACTTGCCGAAGAGTTCTCGGTTGATGTTCCAAATACATTCACAGACTCTACGTAACCATCTCCATCTCTTGAAACTTTATAAATCTGGTAGTCACCATTAATTAGGCTGTCGTCATCATTCTCGTCAAGAATGGTAAGAACATCACCATTCTCCACAGTAAGCTCTGACTCCTCATATGGTGATGAAAATGTAACTAAGAATGTCGGATCGGAATCGCCAACATTTTTGGCGAACGTAATCGTCTCTTCTGATATAACTGGAGTCCCTACCGTGCTGTCATCAGCAGAGTAAATCTTTGAAACTCTATGGAAACCATTGGCGTGGTACAAGTCCTGATGATTAATCTGGGACAGTGTAGCTGCGTTGATAGCTCCCTCAATGGCATCCTGTGCGTTGTCTGCCGGCACAAGTGCCGAGACGTTTGTATCATCAAAGAAAATCTGCATAGCCTCGTGAGACCTATTTGTTTCTGTGATGTCGGAGCCATCGTAATTTATATGTCCATCATATAGTGAGCTAAGGACTGCTTGCACATCTGTACCATCAAGCTCGGCAGTTGCCTCTGAGCTTGTGGAGATCGTGCTGGTCTCAACAGAGATTGCAGTAGCCTTGTGTCTATTCTTGGCATCAGGATGTACGTGTACTGAAAGTATCGAATTCATATCCTCAAGCTGAGAAACTAATGCATCAATCTGATTACCAAGTACGGAAATTTCAGACTGTAGAAGCTTAGTTGGATAATCAAGCTTAAGCTTTGTCTCTCGGATTGCAGCTACTTTTGATACATCAGCGTCGGTGACTGGACCTGCAAGCACATTAGCCTGAGTGAGAGCCTCTTTTTTAATGTTTCCATTGCCATCGACTACCTTGTCAAGTCTGCTCGTGACGGTATTTCCAGACGCACCTTGGGGGTTAACGCCGAGAGTTCTCTCAATCTGAAAAATTGCATGTCTCAGACTGTTGATAACTTCGGAGCCGACCTCAAGAATATTATCTCTTACAGCAGGAATTTCTACTGAAGTATCTAATTGTGATGGATATTTAGATTTACCCATAGAACGCCTCTCTAATTAATATTGTCACTATACAGGATGCTGAAATTAGTTGTTTTCAAGCACACGATCATCTAACCGGTCTGCCACGATTATGGCCCCACCAGTAACTACGACACCAATAGCGAGGAAACCCCACCTCTCCAACTGTGTAATTCTCTTCTGCCTCTCAAGTGCCTTAATCCTTGCGGCGTCTGCGACCACCCACTCTTCATAAGCTGTAATCTGTTCGTGCCTGATCTCCAATAGAACCTCAAGCTCGACCTCTTGTTCTTCGTTTACTTCATCAAGCTCCTTATGGAGCACAATTGTTTCTTCTTGCTGAGCTACCTTTGCTTCCAACGATTCGATGGTCTGCATTAGTTCAGTGGCTTCATCAACTGTGAATACGTATGACTCTTCTGCCAAGACTGTACCCTCTGGCAATCTCTTACCAGCATGCGCAGGAAAAGCTACAAGCATAACTACCGCTATCACCGAAAGAACTTTTCCTATAAACTTAAATGCCTTATTCATTCAGATCCACTCCAACCATTTCAACTTCTTCTTCAGGGAATTCGAATTTCTCAGGGTTAATCATAGACTCTAACTCGTATAGATCAATAGTAATCTTACCGGCAGCTAAAAACTGGGCGAGCTTACGCATGTCCTTATCAAGATGAGGGATAACGATTTTTAAGTATTTAAGTTCTTTCACATCAAACCTCGTCTTTTGAAGAAATCATCGATCTCCTCAACGGAAACCTCTTCTCCTTTATACTCTCTTTCCTCTACTTCTTTAATCTTCTTTCTTAGATCTTTTTCCTTCTGTCTTAAAGAAGAAAGCTTGCGCTCCCTCTCTTCGAAATCTTCTTCGAGATTGACCATCTCTGTCTGGCGCCTTACATTGTCAAGCTCATGCTTAAGTTTACTTTTTGCATTAAGCTTGCCTCTAACGAAAACAAAAAAGATGAAACCAAATATAGAAGTGATAACGCCAAGCACTACTTTTGCTCTGGCGCTTAACTTTTTAAACCATTTCATTTTATTCCCTACAGCAGACTTGGTGGTGGCTCCGGTGGCTCCTCGCCCTGGGAGTAATGCTCTTCCTGCTCAACCTCGTCATAATGAGGCTCTTGCAGATCGCTCGGCAAACCAAGTTCGTCCACGTATTTCTTATCTGTCCATCTTCTGCCAACGTATGCTGAGAATGCAATTCCAAGGTAAGTCGACATAATGGCTGCATCTAACGCCTCAAAGCTAATCTGAAAATCGCCAGCCGAAAAGCTGCCAATAGTAGAAAGCAAGACATTTGCAGTCGTCACCATAAACGCGATTAACGCGAAGGTAAGCATTGCATCTTTTTTGCCGGAAGTATTTTTAATCCACATATTCTCTCCTATTCAATTGTGGGCAACAATGTGTTGTCTATAATAGCACTCTTTATTAGTGTATATAGGATATCAGTTTTGTCCATTCTCTTGAGCTTAAGGTTCTGTCTTCCGAAATGTCGGTACAAAATCTTCTCTCTTGATGAATCTAATACTTCATAGATGTATTCAATATCATCTGTGAAGTCAAATCTCACAAGCACATCTCTATCTTTAATTGCTGGCATCGGCAATGTCCAAGCCCCTGGCTCGAACTCTTGTTGCAACTGCTCATGATCGCCATGCTTCAAATCTTCTGGAGCTTCCTTGAAGCTCATCATAATCCTCTTGTCGGCTCTTCTCTGATTAAGGAATTGACTGTAGCCACCAACATAAGTTGTTCCAAAACATTCAGCACAAGACTTCAGCTTCGGATGGTCTCTTCTTGTGTGGGCACAAGAGCACTTCTCTCCGTCCCAAATCCTTCTCAATAGAATGATCGGCTCTCCAGTCTGGTCGAGAAGAACTTCTTCCCTATTGAGCATTCTGTCGTAAAGGTCCATACCCCTCCAACCATTATGCTCTCCGCCGAGATAGCTTCCGCACTTCTCATTCTGAAGAACTTGCTGTGGCAGAGGATGGTGATATCCGCAGAAATCAAAACCCTGAAAAACTTTACTATCATTATCTGAGAAGTCAGGAACAATGATTCCCGTTGAATTAATCTCTCTCCCTGACTGGTAACCATCGTGATAGGACGGTGTAGCCATTAGGATGACTGAGTTATTATCCTGACATGCCACGAAGAGGCTAACCTCATCTCCTTCAACGTACACGCCAGCCGTTGAACCAAAGAGTCCCCTGCCGTCATCATGAATTACAAACGTATCCGAATCAGATAAGATTGAGGTGTACCTCATCACTTCATTTCCGATCTTAATGAGGCCAGACTCGGGCCAGCCACTTGTGGAATCTACTTCAATTCTAAGATCCGTCTCTGTTGCGCTTGTACTAACAGATGCCCTACCTGGGATGATGTAAAGACCATCATCCATTTCTTGCATGCCCGAAAGGTCCCACACATCTAACGTTGCTTCCATGGCCCTAACTCCGTAAGAGATAGTGTCGCCTGGAATTAGCCCACTGATGTCACCCTGAGTGACTGTTGATGGTGCGATGTATGAGGGATCGCCATCAAATGTGGACAGCCTACTCTCATTTTTATAAAGCAAAAGAAAGGATTCGTAATTTACGCTTCTAACAATAGGGTTGTGCCATTCGACTCGGATGGAATCTCCGCAACCAAGATCTGATGTCTTCTTAATTCCTTGGAAAAAACCTGTAAAGCCTATTTGTTTTATATCAGACGGAAGCGTTAAATTCTTAACAACAGAGAAGTCTAGAACACCATTGAGAAAATTGGAGTTGCTATCAGCTACCGAGTATTGAACCGTGTAGGCTCCCTTCTTCAGGGACTCCAGAGGATCTATGCGAACGATGACTCCATCGTCCGTAGCGGAAATCGATGACAGAGCACCGTTCCATTCTGTCTGGATAGTTCCGCTAACGATGTAGCCTAAGCCGTTGATGGAGATATCAATCGAAGTAAGATCAACTCCGTCAATAAGGTCTTCAAACTCTAAATGGATTAGCTGAGGCTGATCAAGCTCCTCATCCTGTGAAGGAGAATTGTCAGTAAGCTGAGGTTCCGCAAGGACCGTTTTAAATGCCCACAGATCATTTAAGTAATCTTCATCAACACTCTTAACCTGTACCTGCACTCCAACAACAAGACTCTGAAGGAAATCAGCTTCGCGATCAATAACTACTGTGTAATCATCACCATCAGGAGTAACTTCAGAAAAAGCTCCATCATAGCCAGTGCCGAACCCGGAGCCATCATATGCTCTGGCTCCGTTGACCTCAACGATAAGCGTAGATATGTCAATCCCGGTACCATCATCGATAATAGAAAATTCGATTGTGGTGTCGAGGTCAACATTCTTCTCACCCTCTGCGGGTGTTTTTCCTGAAATTGACAACATTAACTAAGTCCTAAGAGTATCTCTTTTTTTTCTGGCTTTTCTTGTTCCGGTACTTTGTGATAAGTAAGCAACTCATCCACATATTCCTCAGCCGCTTCCTCGCCTCTTGATTCTTTTTCGTCTTCGATTTGGGCGATGAAGGCTTCTTGCTCATCTGGTCGGTCAATGTATTCAACTCCTTCATAGGGATCTCCTCCCGTACCTTCTCTTCTCATATGCTGGAAGACATGGACAAGCTCATGGACGGGGTATCGCATGAGCACATCAAATTCTTCTTTGATGAGTTCATTATTCAATACCATTTCCCCATTAACAGTTTCGGCAGAGGTTTCGATGTCATCAAATTTGATCACAACGCCATCAATGATATCGGTAGTGAACCCATATTCTTTGCATACCTCTTTTACTACGTCTCTTGTGCGAAGTTCGTCCTTGATCTCTTTGATCAATCTGACAGAATTCTCAATCGAGAGATATAGTTTTTCGGTATTCTCGCTGGCGTAGATGATAATCATACTGATGCTTTAAGCTTTCCTTTTTGTTCTGAGTCAATAGGGGAAAGTTTCATTTCCTTTTCTTTTCCCATCTCTTCTGTTTTTGAAATAAGTTTCTTTAGGCTTTTCCTAAATGATTCTTTGGTGCTGAGGCACTCATCAAGCAGCTTCTGTATTTCTTTTTTATCAGAGGATTTTCCAAAGGTCATGTTAATCTCCTAGCTTCATGTCAAGAATGAAATTCATCTTATCAATGCCAAGAGAAAGTTCTGCCATTGTTTTGTTATAATCCTGCAAGACTTCCTTAAGCTCATCAACTCTTTCATCGTTGACTTCTTGTAGTTTTTCCTGTAGGGCATGTGCGGCTTTGGCCTGTTTGCGGTTGATATCTTTGAAATCATCCATAGCTCTGCCGATATCTTCAATTTTGCTATAAGTTAGCTCATGCTTTGAAGAAAGCTTCTTAAGAGAATCGTTGATATCAACGCTCTTAGTTTTGTCCTTTCCGGTCAAGGACCATGCCCTTTCTCTGAAAACGATCCAGGCAAGAGAAGCTGCAAGTAGCACGCCCCAAATCCCGCCCTTAGCAATTAAGTATTCGATAATTGCATCCATTAGATAATCCTCCTTGCTCTTAGGTGACGGAGCCTTGTGAAAGCAGGTGCTCCACTTGCCATGTTGGAATAGCTTCCAAATCCGCGCGGCCCAGGTCTGATGCTATTCTTCATAAACTTCAGTCTTTCTCTGTAACTGGTAAGCCAAGTGCCATAGTGGGACTGCAAGAAGTCACCCAACTGTGGAGGCTGGTAGCTAACTCCGCCATCAGTAATTGTAAAGTCACGACCCTTCTCGATGATTGCCTGTGATGCAATTGCAAAAATATATGCCCCTTCAACGATGGCTGAAGAAAATAGGGTCTGAATAATTTGGTCATGAAAACCGTAGGTTGTGAAGAATGGAATCATATTAAACTCTGATAGAGCTTGACATAAGAAGCACACAAGTGTGTCATCATCAAAAACATTGCATTCTTCTGTAATGAATTCACCGTAAGCATCCTTAACGAAAGCTCCGAATTCATCACGAACCGGCCTTAAGCCTGTTGATCTAAGTCTTGCTTTGAGGTACTTGAGGAGCACATTAATTCCATAGATTTCTGCTTCCGCAAAATCAAAAACTACATCATCTGCAATCGCGATAATGCCCGGTCCTACATCCGCAGAAAGAGTCACCTCTGGTGCTACGGTTGAGAAGAATAGTGTGGTCTCGAATTCTACCTCATCAATGATGGCAGTCCAATCGTCCATCCAAGATCCTTCTTCTGCGTCATCAGGAACTCTATAAGTATACTCGTACAGTCCAGTGTCAACAGAAAGCACACCGCGAGACGTTGCTGCCAAAATCTCCTCGCCATCGGTATTCCTTACGGAAATCGTAGGCGTAGAGTCGGCGTCAACAGCGTCTCCGCTGGCGTCGTAGAACTGAACCTGAAGAGTTACTTCTTGTCCTTGTACGGCTAATGATCTTGGGTTTGCCATTGTTTATCCTTACTTGCTGTATAGAAACTTTTTAATTCTGCGAACGTGGTAATCGAATTTACTACAGTCACTATTAAGATATTCGACAGCGAGAATGTCAGCTACATCTTCAGGATCATCCAATTGAAACTCAAATTTACCGTCACTGCCTTTAGTTGCCTTTAAGAGTGCTAGACCCCTCATAGAAAGGTACGCTGCTAAAGGTAAGTCAGAGGTCTTATATGTCGTATCATCCGTCTTCATCAATCCTCTCCTTATTAATAGAAGCTTCCTGCTTCCTGTGAGCGCCTATAGAACAGGTTGAAAATCCTTTCGGAGCCTGTCTTTTGCACCTCTCTCCATTGCCTTTTGTTGCCCCACATCGGACAAACGCAAAGCCAACGAGATGAGCAGCATCGAGCGCTTCATCTATAATTTCGTTATTAGTCTCTTCATTATCTAACTCATCCAATATCATTCCGAAAGAAGGCACAGGTTCCTCTTCTTCTTCAGCCTCTTCCATCATAATAAAAGATGGCTGAGGCTTCTCATCTACAGCCGAAGTATTGCCAGTGTATGAGTCTGTAGTAAAGAAGGATTGAGAGCCAGGAGCATCAGCAGCTAAGCTTCTGGATGACTTGATGTCAACAAGATCCCTTTCGAAATCAAAGAAATCATCGTGAGATAGCTCCTCTTCTGTGCTCATGTCAACGTGATTTTTACCTCTTCTGTTATTGTTTAAGGGATCAACTTTTGCCTGAAGCGGAGTAGCTTCAACCCTTGACATTCTTTTTCTTAGCTTATCTTTTGTCATGATTCTTCACCATTATCTTCTGTTAGTTCATTTTCTTTGCCGATATCGGACCACCATTTTTCATCTACCACATTGTCCTCACTGTTCCAAAGTTTTCTATTAAAAACTAACGGATTATATATTTGTACCTCATGACCCATCTCATCAACAATCCATCCAAGGATTTTGCAAAAGTTCTCATAAGAATTTGCAAGACACAAATCTTGATATCCTCCGGCCAAATAGATCTTGATATTCTCATTTTCAATTAACAGTTCTTCCATTGTATTTTCAAAAAGTTCTGATCCCATACTTCTATCATGAGAGTGTACTGTGCTTGCCTCAAGAAATCCTCTTAAGCTTCTCAGTTCCTCAGACTTTTCTTGGTCCTGAATTAGTCCAAGGTTGGCATATTCATATGAGAATAAAAAGTTAGTGAAAACTAAATCAAACTTCGGCACATGAGCCTTCACCTTATTCGAATATTCTACAAAGGAAGAAGTATTTAATTCTGATGCAGAATCAGGATGGACCAAAATTAGAAGGTTCGAAAATTGTTTGCCAGAAGATTCTGAAGAACTTTTGTAAAGCTCCAGACAATCTTTTGATTCCTTATGAAACCCCTTTTCGGATAGGGTTCTTGACAACCCAATCATCCGATCAGAGGCCCTGGAGGTCTTGAAGTATTCAGCATTAGCAGTAGGCTCATCGTATTTGGCGATGCCAACTAATTTTGCCTTTGCAGGCTCTGAGCCCTTATATCTTAATTCGCCCGGGTTATGCGCCGGCTCGACATCATCTTCGTTCAAGAGGATTATGTAGACGCCATAGTCACTCATTTTATAAACCGCAGTTGTAATTGCGTGTTCCACGGCAAACTTTCGACTTGGAGTTAAATAATCTCCTGGCCGGATATAGTCTGCCTCAACTGGCATGGCTCGATAATAGAACTTCATATACACCTCATCTGAATAAGCTAATTATTAGCATCCTAATGTATTAGGAGTTTTTAATGGACAAACTTGCGAGTCTCATCAAGATGATGGAATCGAAAAATCTTCATGAAGAAGTAGAGATGCTAAGAAAGTTAGCCACTTATTGCTCCGGATTCTCTTTTGCATGGATATCTCCAAGCGGAGAACTTTACGAACTTTCATATGGGACAAGCCACGCTGAGTTTGCCACAGATTATGTTAAGAAGAACGACATAGACTACAGAACAGGGATGTCGTTTACACCTTCTGATTATCTGGTTGAGATAGGGTGGGCAAGAGTTTCTAACGCATTTGATATGCAGGTTCTAAAGCTTCCTTTGACAAACCAAGCAAACATGCATATGGCAGAAATAATGGGAACATGTGTAGCTCAAGGAAAAGAGGATATAGAAGTTAAAACTATGTATGTAATAGAGGGCTCCGGAGACAATGAAAGATCTGTTGCTATGCCAGTAGTTCAATTTGTAGAAGGCTACATGCAACAGGAAGCTCAAGAGAAATTTTATAGCAAAATCTTAGATTGAAAACAAAAAAGCGGACCCTGATACAACAGTGGTCCGCTTCGATGCTTAAGTTTTAATTAACTATCTATGTGTTTGAAAAAACTTCATTCTCAAGAATCCTTTGAGCTTTTACAGGAAGGAGTTCCTTTATCTTCAGCATGTCCGTTCTGTTATAAACCCTGGTGTTCCTAAAACCATAATTGACATAAGCTGAAGAATTTTCTAATAACCATACATTTTTCATATTCGATGAAATCTTTACATGGTCTTTGTAGAACGCATGATCTCTTACATTTTTTTTATCAATAAAGAAGGTCCAGTCCGGATCCTCTGAAATGATTTGTTTGATTTGCATAAGAAGCGGCTCAAGCCTCGCCATCTCTTCTGCCTTTGCTATCGCAAGCTTAGCCGCCTTTGCTGCCTCTCTTGCTCTAATGATAGCTCCATTAGCCCGAGCTATCTCATTCAGCCTATCTCGCTCCTCCTGTGCAATCCGTTTCTCTTCTTTGATAAGGATCTTGCAGTCTTTGCAAATCGAAGGTCCGCCGGGGCGAGTCATGTGTTCTTCGCCACATTTAGCGCAGGGGAAAGGTTTGTTTAAAGATTCCAAATATGCTGGAAGTTCCACTTGCCATGCAGCTACTTTCTTCGCATGCTTAATAAATGTTGAAGCGTGAGTTTTTCCTTTAATCTTAACACAGGTTTGACAGTATTTTGATTTTATCAGTTTATCTCTATCGTGTTTGTAATAGGCATCTTTATTAATGATTGCTCCACCAAAACCATCTCCGCATAGTTTACACCTCATTTTAATTCTCCTCATCATTAGGTTCGAAATCAAATCTTATTTCAGCTCTAAAATCTTCAGCTTGATCAGCTACAATTATTTGGATGTTAAATATGTGATTACCGCCTTCATCCGCTTTCCCACAAACTCTATCGAGCATCTCTGCTGTATTTTTTGATATATAAATAGTGACGTAGTCCTCAGCTTTGTAACCCCATTTATCAATGGTTCTTTTTAGATCCAAACAGAAGGTTCTAAACGTGCTATACTTATAAGGATAGGTTCTAAATTTTGAGGCATTCATTTCTATTTGTTCCTTTTCAATCTGTTACAAAGCCGGTAGGGCAAAACTCGATCCAACCATTATCAGTTTCATTTCGTTTTAAATATATAATAGGGCCATAGGCAATAAAGCTTTTTTGATCTTCTCAACCTTAGGAGGACTATGTTTTTTGTATCTCTGACATTTCTTACGTGATTTCTTTTTTAACTTTTTCATCCACCTTCCTTGTTCATAGCTTCATTATACTTTCTGAAAAACTGTAATCTCTAAACACAGAAAACCCCCGGCTCTTTCGAACCGAGGGTTTTGTTCTAATCTCCTACCGCAAAGAATGCCATCATTTTCTCACGTTGTGCTTTGAAAAATGGAATTTCAGAAGCTGCCTCTAACTGTTCATCAGATGATCGAAATTTATTTTTCAGCCTTTTATTAAACAAGTATCCTTTATTGTAAGACTCAAAGAAATTTAAAACAAAAAAATCCCCCGACTCCGAAGAGACGAGGGACAATTTTTAGTAGTGGTTCAAGCCACTTAGATGATCAGTCAGTGACAAAGCCAGAAGCAACGCCCCTAGGGTTCACGATACCGATACCGATAATCTCAGAAACAACCCAACCGAGCTTAAGCTGCTTAGGCTCGTCTGCTGGCAATACCTCGATGTCCTGACGGACAGGCATTACACCGACGAACTCCGGATCAGCCGAGCTGAAGACCTGCTTGGAAGGAACAATCTTAGAGACGATGATATCGGCTGCGAAGATAGAACCGTAAAGACCGGTCTGGAGGATTTCTCTGTGAGTTACAGGATCAATCTGTGACGCACCTGCTGCACCGGCAGACTCCCAATCAAGCATATCAGTGAATTCGTTGATGTTCATGAAGTACTTAGCTGTAACTAAGTCCCATCTGTCAACCTGACGCTTGAGGTTAAGAAGACCTGTCTTTGCAAGAGAGGTAGTGGTGGTTACGTTGTTAAGAGTCTGAAGTGCGTTCTCGCCACCCTTGTTGTCATCTGCCGCGAAGTCAAGTGCTGCAAAGATGTTAGCATCTTCTTGAGCCTGAATTTCTTGGCGTGCCTTCTGCTGGGCACGATCGATGACGTTGAATCTACGACGCTTAACTTCGTGGATTCTGACAGTCGGGTTAGATACAACCTCGAACTCAGGAACGGTAACTCTGTCACCGAATACGCGAGACTCTGGCACGGAGCCATTGCTTGAGATAACGGTAGCCGCTACATCAATATCTCTGTCGTAGACAGGAAGAGTACCCTGAGGAAGTGGATCGACAACAACAGCCTTACGGCCGACGCCTGCGTAATCAAGGTTCCTACGAATAGGGTTAGCCATTGCCTGACCAAGAGCCATCTTACCTTCGTGAGAGAGAAGCGCACGGCTAATCATCTCATCTCTCTGCTCTTCGGAAAGAGAAGGAGACTTGGAAAGTGAAGAGTTGCTTGGAGTCAACTGCTCGATTACTGCTGCGTACTTGACAATCTGAGAGAGTGCTGCCTGAACGTTTTCTGAGCTAAGCTCACCATGTGTGTTAAAAATAGACATATATTCTCCTTACTTCTGTACACCAAGAAGGTAAAGTGCTGCGTATTCTACCTGAGCGTCTCCACCTGCTGCTGCATTGGTGGTGGATACCAAAGAGGTATCTTCGAGACGACCGAGGAAGAGTGCTACCTGCTGACCAGCAGTGGTAGTACGAAGCTTACCGTCGTTTGTTCCATCAGCGGCTGTGCCAAAGAGGTCTCCATTAAGAGCGGCAGTTGAAAACTGTGTCTCGTTAATGAAAGCGTCTGCGGTTGCGCCGTAAAGTCCAGGCTTGGTCCAAAGTGTAACCTTTCCTGATCCGCGAACAGTGGAAGGACCCACTGTGATAATGCCGGTTGTGCTTGATGCGCCAAAACCAGTTCCTTTACCTACGGTAGTACCGATGACGGTGCCAAAGAGCGTTCCGTATCCTGTAGTACCTTCATCAACGAGTCCGTATAACTCACCGTCATTGGTTACAGAATCAAGTGAAACGTGAATCTGTGGTCCAACAGTGAATACATCTGCTGCGTAAAGATCGGTAGCTACGTTGAGTGCTTCAAAAACACCAACTTCGCCGCCGACTGCAAGAGAAGCGTCGTCGTCTTCGAGGTCGAACTGACCAAGGGGCTCAATACCGGGCTGTAAAAGCTTTAAAGCCATTTTTTGTATCTCCCTTAAGAGTTAAAAGTGAGTGTAGGTAAAACATTTTACTTACACTGATGAAAAACTTGATAGTTATTCGTTTGTTAATTCAACAATAATTTCATCAATTAGATCGGAAAGCTTAATGTTTCCTTCAGCGTCTGCTGTGTTAGCCTCTTTCACCAAAGCGTTCAGTAATTCTGCTCGCTTACCTCGAAAGTTTCCTGTTGGAGTGCTTAAAGCTACTTCGTAAGATCCTTTCTGTTGTTCAAGTAGGTTTTCAACAAGACCACCTCTTCCCATCGATTCAGATATTGTTAGTGATTCTTTGTGAGCTTCGCTAATAGTTTCCGCTCCGGAACCACCAAGAGGATGGTATAGATCAGTTTGATCTGCCTCTGAACTGCCAAGTCTTTCATCATACATGCCTTTGAGCCCTGCGAAGTATGACTTAGCGTAGTCGTCCGATAGACCCTTTAAGGCGTCTTGGACGTAAGAATTAGAGTGTTCATCTGAGAACTTCTGTATCTTCATAGAATTGCCTTCTTTATTAATAGAAGTTGCACCCATAGAACTTAAATTAGCTGATTTAATAATATCATCCAAAAAAAACTCCATAGAATATTTGTTTGCAACTCTACCTCTGTAGTGTTTTAATGCGTCTTTCCACGCAGTTCCACGCCCTCTCTTCCACCTTTTAAGCTGATGCCTCATGTGCCTTCTTAGCTTACCAGGGGTCGTGATTTGGTGTTCATATAGATATCCAATAGCTCTCCAATAGTAATTTTCATCTGGAGTCTTAGAGCTTCTTGTCAATGCGCCAGTCCATACTGCACCCTCTGGGTCAACAAAAGCTAAACCGGGGGGACTTGTAAGGACCTTGTTAATAATTCTTCTTGCAGCACTTCTAAAGCCTGCGCCACGCTTAGGAGCGTTGTCGAAATCGAGAGTTATATTTGTGCCAGGAATGTCTACTGTGAATGCATCATCTTCACTTTCTGCCGGCTTAGCAACTGGGCCTCTGATGCCGGGAATTACTCCTGCTGTACCTGAGCCCTTATCTCCGGCGCCACCAGGGGTTACACCTTCGGCTCTCGCATGTTCTGCTTGTTCAAGCATGTTCGGTGCAAGTAAACCAGATAGTCTCTGTACCTCTCTGATGGTATCCATTGTTTCATCCCAGCCTTTCTGGACTACCAAATCTTGAGCAATTTCTGCTTCGTCATCAATATAGTCCTGTGACTCAGATTGCACTTCCCCAAGGGAAGCTGCGTGAGCCCTAAGTTGAGATTCATTCTCCGTCACGGCCACCTGCTGCAATGTGGTCATACCATCACGATATGTTTCAATAAGATCTACCGTCTCTGTAAGGCCAGAACTATCGGTTGTGAATTGAACGTTTCCGTTACTGAATAAGCCGATAGCTTTAGCTAATGCCTTCTCAAGATCTGAAGCAATTTTTTTGCCTGCATCACTGTTGAAATACCAAGCTGCGCCAACTACTCCTAACAAGAGAAGAGCCGTTCCTGTTCCGACGATTACCTTTCCAGCGCCACCTCCGACTGCTTCTCCGAATGCACGAGACAAAGCTTTCTCTGCCATCTTTGCATCTTCGGAAATTTTAGCCGGATCCGTTGGTGCCCGAGGACTTCTTGGGGCTGCTGGGCCGGCAGGAGTAGGTTCTGGCGCGTTTCTTCCAGCACCAGAAGCGGCATCACCTGCGGCTTCAGCACCATTAGATACAACTCTTGAGCCTGCCTCTGAACCTGCTGCTCCAGCCCTTGCTGCCGCATTATCTAATACCGGTGCTGCTGCGGTTGGATTTGGAGTTGCTGCGGCTGCTCTTTCTGCCACTCTAGCAGTATCACCTGCGGATGTTTCTACAACTTCTTGAACAACTCTAAATTCTGGAGTCGCCTGAAGGCCGGCTTTCTCCATGCCTTTAAGAACGCCCTTCCAGTAACCTGCTGAACGAGACTGCTTAAGCAACCTTTCGACAAGCTCTTCGTTTTTAGTTGTAAGTTCACCAACTGTTTTTTGCAATTCAGAAACTGTTTGCCTGTATAAGCCAGATAGTTCTGCGCCAAGACCAGAAGCTTCGTCACCAACTCGTCCAACGTCTCCCGCAACTTCTGCCGCTTCTGCGGCTGCCTGTGCAGCTTCATCACCTGATTTTGAAAGATATTGTCTGAATGTTCGTTGTGCTTCCATTACAGCAATGCGCTGCTTTTTCAATCCGGAAATTGCAACAGTAAGTTTTTTGTGTGCAGAAAATGTTGGCTTGAGACCATTTTTGGCATCTTCTAATTTCTTAACCCAATCCCCAAAAACCTCGTTAGAGAGTAGGGAGTCCCCTTTCTTCATAACTGCTTCTGGCGTTTCTCCAAAGAATGGGTTTCGCGGACTAATGATTTTGCCATTATCTATGATCTCAGACATTGCATTTGTAAGCTGCCTAAGGGTCCAGTTAAATCTTGCGGCTTGTACACCAGCCTCTTCCGCTACTGTTTTTGCAGCAGCTATTGCTGTGGCTTCTGCTGCTCTTGCCGCTCTTGCTGCTGCCGGATCTACTGGCGGCTTAACTTTGGCCTTTGGTGGGGCAGCTTTTGGGGGCGTTCCTTTTGGCTTTGGAGGTGCGCCCTTACTTGGCGTCACACTCATTCGAGTCTTAGCTTTTGGCTTTGGTGGCGTAGCTCCAGGAATTGTTGCGCCGGGCTTTGATGCAGGTGTACCTTTGGCACCAGCCGCCGCTGCGTCTGCTACTTCGTCAGTACCTTTTGCTCCGGTTTCAAAAAGCGGAACAAAACCATCTAAACCACCCGCATCTTTGCGGAGCATAGAGGCTACATATTCATCAAATATTTCTGAACTTGCAGTCTTCTTAATCATTACGCTTCCTCGATTTCTTCAATTGCCCTTTCAATCTGATAGGCTAATACCATGTCGCCACTGTCTGCGGCAGCATAAGCCTTCTTTGTTAGCTCCGCAATTAAAGACGCCTTAGCTTCCTTGACTTCTTCCTCAGAGGTGTCCTCTTCAACTTCATCATCTTCAGCAGAGTTAATGCTATCAAGAGCTGTGTCCAGTCTTTCTACACTCTGAGTAGTTCCTTCGATGCTCTGCTGAGTCTTTTCAGACTCATTTGCAAGCTCGCTTAATCCTGAAGCCTTTTTGTGCTGGAGAGCCAAATACTCAAATTTGGCCACGCTTTCAAGAACGATTTTTTCGAACTCATTAGCTACCTCTGAATCATTCCAATCACGCCTTGTAGATAGAGACTCCTTACTTGGAAGATCCCATCTATTGCCGTTATTATATTTATTCCTGTTTCCCATAGAAGCTCCTCAGTTGACCTCTTTTAATTAGTAGTTAGCTTTTGCTCTCTCTGCGAACTCTTTTGATAACGTTTCGGCTTACACCAAATTTCTCAGCCAAAGCTTGGCTGCTAATTGTGTATGACATTATTAGTTCAATTTGGTCATCTGTAAACTCAATTCTGTTATGAACCTTACGACCTTTTAATGCCTCTGATATTTTACGACGAGTTTCTTCGCTTATCGGTAAGCCTTTATTCCAGGCAGGTCCCCGATCTTTGAGTTCAAGAGTTCCTGCACTTCTTAGTCTCTGCTCATGCTTTCCACAATAACGAACACCATTTACCTTAGACCCATCAGTTCTTTCACACCCAGAAACGTTACATACCTTTGAGCCATAGTTTTTGGCAATCGTAGCTTCACGTTTATCAATGTGTTCCTGAGATTGTTTGTAGCCGACAAGTCTCTTATTCCCAAGATTAGCTTGACGAATAGCTTCTACATGTTCTTCTGAAAGCTTTTTGCCTCTGTTAGCCTTCGCAGTCTTTTCTATGCTTTCAGGTGTGTGAACCTCATACCATAGAGCTTTCTGTTTAGCTTTGGTCTTTTCAGAATGTTTCCAGCCGCCACGTTTGTATCCGCCGGGCTTTAGGTTATAGCCGAACTTCTTATCACGAGAATTGTGCTCATTAATCAAATCACACTCTGCCGCATTAACCAATTCTTTTAAATCATATTCTCCGATAATCTCAAATATGAAGTTATCTGTGCCATGCTTGTACATTGCTTTGTGGATATACTGATTGGTCTTCTGATTCTTAGCGAGATACTTGTGAGTTCTCCACCTAACTTTTGGCTGTACCGATTGGCCAATATAAATTTTTCCGCTTAAATTATTTGTGATTTTGTAAATGTAATACTTTTTAGACATTTCGTCCTCCGTGCTTACATTATACGCAAAGCGTTTCTCAGAGCCACAGAAACTCAAGGTCACCTTGAGTAGATGAAGGCGGTCCAGTTACGATAGCGACACCAGGATGCTTAGACGTTACTTGCTTCGTAGTAAGCTTCCCCTCTAATCCTACGTAAAGGGTAGCATTTACTGGGTATATCTGCGTAGTGTCATATTGATCTGTCGCATACCATCCGCGAGAATAATAGATCGTCAAACGACCGCTGGCCATTGTCGTATCATCTCCTGGCTTTGTATTGACTCTATAACTGTAGCTAACGATTACGCGAAAGCTATCATAAGTACCATCACCATCTGCATCGTAATTTAATACGCTTCCGGCAGGGATAATGATGGCACCATTTACATCGTTGAGATCAACCCCAATTGTAGATGAAAAGGTTCTGGCAATAATGCTCGGATTCTCTAAGAATCCTGTCACTTCGGAAGAGCTTACAAGCTCCCCATTCCCATTGATTTCGGTTGCATTAACCGAAACCTCTACGACTTCATCTCTTTGAGCTTTTGTGAAAGCATCGGTCCTTGCATCGTCAATGATTCCGATCGGAGCAGTTCCATCACTTACGCCACATACGATATCATTACCAAGCACTTTTAGCTGACCTATCATGCCCGGCTCAAATTCCGCTGTCATGTCTACGGTAACGCTAATCGGATTTGCGTTTTCCAAGTGAATAATTTTTAGCATCTAAACTCCATCTACAAAGTAAGTTGAAATTAATAAAAAGGGAGGCTACAAAGCCTCCCAATTCATTTTACTAAATAGATCAAGAAGTTTTCTTAATCTTCTGAATAGTCACTGTTACCATATCTCCTGCCAATTCATTCCCTTCAGAATAAAGCTGAGAGGACATCTTAGTAAGTGAGTTAACTACTTGCAACTTCTTAGCTGCCTTTTCTAAATAATCTTTTCTGATTCCCATAGCTGTAGCTTCTACAAGGTCTGCTGCAAACGATTCATTCTTACCATAAAGGCTTTTGGCAACTTTGCCTAACCCTTCAAGAACCACCTTTGCGCGAGCATCAACAAGATAACTAATGTCTTCCGCAAAGGAAGAGTCATCTGCCAAACTCTCGGCAAGGAGTGAACCAGCGCTGAACCCGTCATCCGCAGAGGATGCTGGGCAGCCGCAAGAATCAAATGCTGCATTGTGAGATGGGCATAGATCATCTGCGTAAGAAGACATATCTGAGATCTTTCCCTCAAGAGGGGCTCCAACATCTTCCATTCCTGTTTCTGGTGGGACCAGAAAATCTTCTGGTCTTGCGATTGCTTCAGCCTTCAGGGAAGAAGCAGGATCGCCTGCCTCTTCCTTTGAAGCTGTTTTCACACGGGAGTCAGATTTTGAATCATTTAGAAGCTTATACATCTCAGTTGCGATGTCGGCACCTGCGTACTTATTTCCGAACATATTTAAACCCTCCTCTATTTCCGTTTATTCACGACCAGCCGATATTCTCAAGCTGATGCTTTAGAGTTCCAGGCTGTGCTGAAGACTCTGACATACCTTCATCTGAAGTTCCAACGTTTACACCACCAAGATCAGAAGCTGTCTTAATAGTCTCTAATGGGCGCATGTTAGCGACGGTTCTCTTGAATGCTTCGAATGCACCATCATCAAAGGCCATTACCTCATCAACCTGACGGTTGAGGGCAGCCTTAGTTGCGGCAATCATTCCCTTACGCTGCATTTCCATACCAACGTCATATGCTCTTCTGAGCTTGACTCTGTAGTGCTCGCGCTCGGCTGCTGCTTTCTTCTGAAGGAATGCTTCCTTGACCTTAGCGGTGACTACGCTATCAGAAGCATCGCTCTCAAGCTCATCTTCGACTACGTCTTCTGCTACGTCCTCTACTGCATCCTCAAGTGCCTCACCCTTATCGCCCTTGTCATCTTCGTCACCATCATCAGCGTGGTTGATTACAGGGGAAGACTGGTCTGCCAACTGACGAGAAGCTGTACCGGAGTAAGCCTGATCGCCTGCGACATCTGGTCCACCGGAAGAACCGCCTGCGGCTGGGGAGCCACTTGGAGCCTTCACTGCAACTTCTTCTGCTGTGTTAGTTGTAACCTTAGACTTGGTTGGGTGCTGCCCAATTCCATCATGAGCCGCAGAAGCCATATCTTCTTCTTCAGCAGGAGCCTCTTCCTCTTCTTCCTTACCCTGCTCCATTGCCTTAGCAAGAAGGGCCTCTCTTCTTCTCTTCCTAAGCTCAAGAGCCTCGGCGATAAGAGTGTTCTCATCGGAAGAAGTTGCTGCTGTCTTAGCGGCCGGAGTTGCCTTAGGAGCTACTACGGTCTCTGTGTACTCAGCCACCTTGTTGAGAGTCTCAGCTACCAAGTGCGCCATGCTAAGAAGGGCTCTTGTCTCACCAATGATCTCTGCGGAATCTTTAAGAGCAAGACTTGTCATGCTGTTAAGATCGGACTTCTGCTTTGCAGTAAGTCTCTTGTACTTGTCGTATGTTGCAGAGATAAGTGCAAGCTCGTCAGCGGACTGATCTGCATCTGCAATTACTACCTTAAGGTTCTCAAGAACATTTCTGGAAAGTGCAAGCTTCTCAGCTTCCTCTTCACCGCCAACATCACCGATGTTAACTTCGACACCACCTTCTCCGCTTAGCTGACTCATTGCTTCCTGTGCGTCTGCAAGCGCGTCCTCTATTGCTTCGAATGCACTCTCAACTGCTGCCTTAGGATCTCCACCATCAAGAGGTGCTTCTTCTCCAAGAAGATCATCCTGAGGAAGTGCTTCCATCGGGGCTGCGTCAAGCGCTGGCTCTGCTGGCATTGCGCCAAGGTCTTCGCCAGGAAGTGCGCCAGGGATCTCCTGCGCGGTTCTGGTCAGAAGACGTGCTACGCTATCAAGTCCGGACTCTCTAATAGAAGCAACAACCTTCTTGCCATACTCTGGGCTTACGAGGAAGTCCCAGTAACGGTTAAGCTTGTTACCGTAAATGGTAGAAGCAGTTGTTGCGATGATAAGATTGCTACCTGCAAAAACCTCAAACTTAGAAGCTGCTTTGTTGATAGAACCATCAAGGTTTCTCTTCTGAGTGAAACGGGTTTTGAGTGCTGGGCCAGCGTAAGATGCTCTCTTCTGCTTTTCCTTAGTCTCTTTGTCACCTGGGTACATGCCGTCAGTTCCACCTGTGTTTGCTGGGTTCGGATGCATGTGCTTGTCGGTGTTCCAGTACTTGTGGTAGTCCTCAGACTTGTAAGTTCCACTTGGCTCTACACCGTCTGCGCCACCGAAGTAGTAAGCGTGCTTTTCAACACGTTCTTTCATACGCTCGGAAGCTCTCTTCTGCTTCTCCTTAACTTCTTTGTCTCCGGGGACCATTCCGTCAGGTCCACCTAAGTTAGCTGGATTCGGATGCATCTGCTTATCACCAGTCTCACGAAGTTTCTTTTCGTGGGCACTCTCATCTTTGTAAGTTCCACTTGGCTCTACACCGTCTGCACCACCGAAGTGGTAAGCAACACGACGACGCATTTCCGCTCTTTTACGTAATCTACTCTCGTTCATAATTTCCTCTTTTAGGGCTTTTATAGTTTTGATTTCGTTTTCATCAGAAGCAAATGCATAGCTTTCTGGTCCAACGCCACCTGTATCACCAAATGAATCAGACGGAGGTGTAACACCTGCCATCATAGTTGAATCGCCACCCGTTCCAGTGTAGTCAGGAGTATCCTCACTATCCTTTGGTGATGTGATGGTGGCTGGAGCTGCCGGATCACCCGATGTAGCATCTGGTGAGGTAAAGGTTTCCCCTGCGGGGAACTCTCTTCCGAAGGCTCTAAAGATAGGTTCGTATAGTTCAGGAGATTCATCAAGAGTTTTTCCTGATGCATTCCTAAGCTCTGCGAGTGCCTGGGCAAATTCTGATTCTACTGTCTGACTATCTGTCAAGGCAGCAGATTTTACCAATCCGCCATTATGGTTAATAAATGCTGTTACGATTCCTCGTCTCTGCCCAATAGAGCAGCCGTTTGGTCCGCAAACAGATGTTAATAATCTGTCCAACGAATCAGCCTGCGGCTCATCGAGAGCTTTAACGAATTCTCCAACATCGTTTAATCCATAAGATTTCAGTTCTGGTTCAAAGTTCTTAATTGATGCAAAGCATCTAAGTAATTTAGCTCCGGGTTCAGCGGGCTGAACAACTAAGCTGTATTCGATTGGCTTGAGTCCAAGGTTGATTTCGCCCCAAGCGCTTCTCATCATGATGTGCTGACAGTAATCTCTTGCAGTCTTTGCAGGGTTCTGGCATTCTGTGCAAACGGAAGTTTCGACAGCGGTTCCCATAGAACCAAATCGAACTACGCCAGTTGAAACCTTTCTTGCAAGATCCGGGTAGTTAACTCTGTCCAATGCACAAAGGCCAACTACCTGCTTCAACTTCTCATCATAATGTGTGTCGAGGATGATTCCTCTAATCCCGTCTACAGAGTCAGACTTATGATCAACACAGAGAGGCATTCCGATCCATGCTCTTGCGGCTACCTTAAGTTCAGACTCTGGGAAAATGTCCCCATTGTTGTTTCTGTGGGGCTTAACGTTTCCATGCCACTTATGCTTTGCGTCCCAGTATCCCCAAGCCTTTTCTGAACCAACTGATTTTTGTTCTCCACTATCATTAATGAGAGATGCTTCCGCAGCTTTCAAGAAAATGATTGAGAAATACAAAAAGTCATCAGACTTAGGGGCAAGAGACTGCACAGTGCGTGCATGCTTTTCAAGTCTTTCGGCGATATGAGGGCTCGCCAGGAGATTGGAAGTCTCCTGGGTAGATAACACTCGGGCAGTACTGCCGCTGTCATAACCTTTTTTGTGTTCAAACATATACCTATCCTTGCTCACAACTAATATAGTTTATTAGTTGATACAATATTTGTGTAAATTATTTTGATAATACGGTTAAGCCCAATACATGCTGGTTAATGTAATCCTTGGCCCTATCAATAGTAGATAGAAGGTCATCACATGCCGATTCATATTGGTCTGATTTCTCAACCAGTAAATCAAAGAAAGAAGGCTCTTCCAAGTATTCTATAAGATCGAAAATCTCTTCAATGATGTCTGCTGCCTGTTTTGAGGAGTCAGCCAATGAATCAATAATCTCCATTGTTGTCGAAATATCTTTGATCTTGTTTAATCCACGAACAATATCACGGATTTTGGTAAGGTACTTCCCTACGATTTTTGTCTGCCTTTTTACAGACTGAGCATACTGCCCCTTAGTCTTTGCAAGTTTTTCGTAATCACTTGAAATCTTTTCATAAGCCGTTTTGTTATGAATGATATTCTCTTTCGATTCTTCAATCACTTCTTCAGCATCAGCAAGGACCTTGTAGATTCTCTTGGCCTGATCTTTGACGCTTTCAGAAACTGGCACACCTGCCTCGGACTTCAAAGAATCATCTCCAACAAGGATAGTATTCTGTCCGAATCTGCCAAACAAATCATCTGCAATCTTAACGTAATCCGCAGCTTTATCAAGTTCCACAACCTCAGAGAAGTGAACCTTGTTTGGTCCAAGCTCTACAGCAATTCTTGCGGCAACAAGTTCCCTTAGGTTCTTGGTTTCCAATTTGGAGATCAGAACGAATTTACTATCAAACTCGTCATCATTTGCAAATCTGTTAAGCTCAGTAAAGATATGATGAGACTCTGTAGTCGGATAGATAAATGAACCAAGACTCTTAAAGCCGGCAAGTAAAACTTCGTCCTTAGATATTTCCAAGTCAGCATACTTTGTAGTTCTTTCATCACCGATACAAATGGCTGTACCACCAAGCTCTGCATAACATGCTTTATTATCGTCATAGGCGGCTCTCTTAAAAACAGATACTTCACCACCGCTTGATAAGAAGCCATCAAGATATACGGCGATAAAGCGTGGGCGTTTTATCTTTAAGTTTCTAATTAGACTTGAACTCAGCTTAGCAGTTTTCGAAATGCCATTGTCGTTCAAAGTTAACAATGGCAAACCTTTCCAATTAGAAAAGCCTGTCTGCATTATACTGGAATATTTTACTATAACTTTTCCGCTGCCACCATGCTTTTTGCAAAATTTGCTGAGGTAATCATCACTCTTACTCTCAACTGAAATCTTGTGACCAATGGTGATGCCGAGTCTATCAGAGAGTCCTCCGACAATCTCAAGCACTGCGGTAACATCTGCACAACCAAATGTCGCAAGACTTCCTGGCTGGATGTTTTTATAGATCTTTTTAATCTTATTTTTACTATCAACAAATACAATGTCAATAGGGAATGATACAGAGCCCATGTGATACAACACATTACTTGGACGATTGTATGGGAAAAGTAAACCTGCGGACTCTGGAAGGCTTCTGTAAGGCTCTAATCCTGCTGCCTTATCTGCAATGTCATCTGCAACATCACATTCAAACTCTGCGACAGGGGCATCGTCATCGGAGACAGTGACAAGACACTCCTTCTCCTCTGCTTCATCATCAGCTAAGTTGTAAGACGAATCTCCAACTTCCATATGCCCCATCATTCCTTCTTCAATTACTGTAGACGGATCCTGTTGATCTGGTATTACAGACTTTCCTACGGATAAAGAATCATAACGCGGCTGAGGATCCATCTGCATATCGGTTACGGGATCTCCTTTTGGAGCCATAGAACCCATTTCATGTTCCGTAGAACCTGTGTATGGCCATGCTATTTTTTTCATTTGATCCCTCATAAAAACTTGCTCAGTTGGTTAATCACAGCGGAGATAAACATAGGATCTCTGCCATTCAAAATATTTTTGACTAATGTGATACTGATACCAATAGACGCTCCACCTGGAGACTTCTTACTGTTTAACTCTGCAATGTTCAATTGCTGAACTCTGTTCTTGAGATTTGGGTAAGCTCTCTGCTGAGCCTCTGGTGACATTCTTCCGACCATAACATCAATAATAGCCTTAATCTGCTTTGCGACCAAGAGGGGGTTATTAGTTATCCAGGTTTGAGCCTCTTTGCCTAACTGAGGATTTGTTCCACTCTCTTGACCAAGATACTGATCTGCCCTATGAATCGCCTTAGAATAAGCTGACTCATGAGCTTTGTTGATATCCTTATGCTTTGAGTACTCGGTTATCAATGTTCTACTGTAGATATTGGTAAGCTTCTTGATAGTTTCGTTTCTGTCTGTTAAGTCAGAATTATTAATCTTAAGCATCAATCTGTTATACTTCACAACACGCGAATAGTTTCTTGACTTTTCGGCTGCCTCAGCAAACTTAAGAATTAGATAATCTGAAAAACTCGCTAAGGTATACTCCTCAATGTTATCCATGTCATCGCCAACTCTAACAAGAAGGTCCATTACCCTTGTGAGGATTTCTTCTTCATCCTCATCAGGTGCATCTACTTTTGGCTTACCATGATCCTTGTACTGCTCGGGGTCATTATCCCCCATCATTAACGGCTCGGTAGTTCTTTCAAGCAAATTGATGCCACCCCTGCCAGCATTTTCAGTGGCAGAATCAGTGTCCGTAAGTCCAACAGGAACATTCCTGAATTTCTTCGGCGCCTCATAATCGGATGACCAATAAGCTTTTTTCATTTTGTTTTTCCGAAATCCTCGCTATTAACCCTATCAGAGATAGAGTGGCCCTTATAAGAACCTTTTGGCTTATAACCACCAACGATATCTGAGGCAGTGAATACCTTTCCGGACTCATCAATATAAGTAGGCTGAGTTGTTCCTGACGCTGCGTCATTCTCTAAGACCTCTTCTTCGATGTCACCACTAAGAAACTCAGATAAGGAGTTTAATAAATTTTCAGCTTCAATCCTTGTTATTAAGTTTTCGGAAGTCGAAGTAGGGCCTTTTAAAGTAATTAGGACACTTTCAAATTCATTACTTCTTTCTTCATGAGGAATCTCCTCTACACAAACAGAAATTTGATTCTCAAGTTCGTTGAGAAATTTCTTTTCAAATGGTTTAGCAGATGATTCTTCAGCTTCTTTCTTGGTCATAAGATCCCCCTATAAGAGTATGAAGAATTACTATAATTCGCCGCCGCCATCAGGGGCTCCACCCATCGGAGGTGCTCCACCTTCGCCGCCAAGGTCGCCCATTGGGCCACCGTCACCACCACCGCCGCCCATGCCGGGCAATGCAGGTGGTCCGCCACCTCCTCCCATCCCTGGGAGATCTTCCATTCCTGGCGGCATCTCTTCGTCCATGCCTCCTCCACCATCGGCAGGAGCAACTGGCTCTGGGATTGGCTTTTCAGGATCGAGATTTCTAAGCTCAGAAAGCCTCATTGTCATCATAGATTCCTGCTCTTTCTGCATAATGGCCTCATCGATAAGCTCCTTACGAAGACGAGCCTGCTCTTCCTCATAAGAAATTCCAAGACTTCTGTAAAGGGTATGCTTTGAGACTTGCTTATTGGCAACATAGTTTGCCAAGTTTTGAACATAATCCATCACGTCGTAAAGATTCATATGATTGAAGTCAACCTGAGGAACAACCAATCTTTTCTGTCCATCGACATATTCAAAAAATTCTTGAATTTCGCAGATAGGTGCAAAGATTTTTTGTTCAAGCCATTTCTTAATCATGTTTCTGAAAATGTCATACCTCTGCCTTAACACTTCCAATCCAACGGAAGAGCTTGCATAGGTTGCTGATTCTTGATCCATCAAAGCCTTAGGAACCTGAAGACCAGTGTAGATGTTATTGTTGATTAACTCAATGTCTCCTGCGATATCAAGTACTGCACCGGAGAAACCGACTCGTTCAATCGTAACACCATCGTGAGTTACGAGCTTGAAATCCTTATCGTACTGAGCTTCTTCAAGGACCATCCTGAAGGAATCAATATCCGACTGAGTTGGCCTATAGCCTTCAGAGCCACCAAGCTTAACCAAAGTCAATGGATTGATCATCCCGTCTGCCTGAGCAAATTTTGATTCGCGGAGCTTATCGTAAAGCATCAAATCCTTATATACAGAAACAATAATTGACGTTCCTCTAATATCATAAGGAGAGCTTAAGAGCTTCAGGTGGGAAATATTAAAATCATCAAGTGGGATGTTTAACCCTTTCTTGACGTGCTCAAGGATCTGGCCAGGAATCCTTCTCTTCATTGCCATGTCTTTTGGTGAATTGGAATTAACCAATCTTTGCAAAGAAGAATCGGGCCTTAGCGATACAATAGTCTTATCGCCAACTGATGGCTTCTCTACATGGACATAATCTGGATTAAGGATGGTGATCCTTTTCCAAACACCGCGATCTTTGTCGAGTTCTGCATAAGGGAACGCTTCCCCCATTTTCCAGAATTCAAGTGCTGCACCGTAAACTACGGAATATAGATCGATCTCTTCAGCCATTTCAGTAAAGAACTGCTGAACCTTTTTGCTTTTGCAAGTAATGTTGATTTTAGAGATAGGGTAAGAAGAATGAAGGTTGATAGCATTACGAACGATTGGGTGAGTATCATAAAAAACTCTGTTCCACGCATTCATCGTGACTCGGTCACGAGGAAGATTCAGGTTGGCAAGCTGAAATAGCGGAGAATATACTTCTGGCCCAATTCTGTCAGAATGGGATGAGCTTGTTGGCCCAACGGTTTGACCAAATGTGGCAACCTTTTTGAACAAAGAGGAGTGAGCAATGGCTGCCGGAATTCTACTCTGACTCTTAGCGTCAATTATCTGATTTGTTCGTTCGTGAATTTCTGCACGTCTAAGCTCAGATAGGCCAGCAGCAGTCTTTTTTGAGACTGATGGATTGTGTGGCCTTGTTCCTCTTCTTGTAGTCATCTATTATGTCCTTAAATTTGGAGCGTATGCGAGCGTTGGCTTCGGCATAGAATTCTTTTTTTCCATTCCAGGCTTTACAGTGTAACCGGCAGTGGCATCGAATTTCCATGCCATGTACGCATATAGTAAGGCCATCAGTCCATCATTTGGTCCAGTACCTTTCTTAAATGTCTTTACCTGTTGTCCAGAGCTAAGTCTTGTAGAGCTTTCCATAGATGTGCAATGATCAATTAACCAATCAATATGCTCAAAGCTTT